GTAGTACACACCGCCATTCGAGCTGAACCGCAGATCGCCGAGATTGCACTTCCCTTTCATGCTCTTCACGTAAGCAGTGACCTTACGCTGAATTGCTTCGAAGTCCTTCTCGTTCCGGGCTTTGACATCAACCAATTTCATGTGTTCTCCTAGTCGGGATCAGGATTGTATCACAACCCGAGACCGCCGAACGGGCTCTTCGATGCTGCCTCAATCCGCTTGTTGATACTTTCGATCACCAGGTCACGTTCGAACGCAGACATGTTCAAGGCCGTCTCGTACGGCACGCCACCACGGGTGTACGTAGCGATGTCGATCGCGGCCTGAATCAGGCCCTTGATTTCAATCTGCATTCGATCGATCATCTGAACGATTCTGGTGTGATCGCCAGTCAGAATCATTCGGAGAAAAAAGATACAGGATTGAGCGGGAGCTCAACCTTCATCTCACCACCACAGTCCTTGCACTTCAGCGGCACGGTCTGCTCTGGTCCCCAACCGTTCAACTCAGCCGCAGCTTCGTTGATTCGATTCACCATTGGCGATGTGAGCTTCCGGATCCATTCTTCGATGAACTTCGGATCAGTGACATCGTCAACCTTCTCGACCATCGATACGAGATTGATCACGGCCATTTCCTTCACGTCTTCAGCCGTGAATTCCTTCTTGTTCGCTGAGCGATGGAACAGCTCGATCACGTCCTTGAACTTCATCGGACGAGTGTACACCTTCTGACCGGTCACGAGCTCAACGACACGCTTCTCTTCGATCAGGGTTGGATCAAGCAGAACCATCTTCTGAGCGAGCGCTTCGAGATCAACGACGTACGAGTGCTGCTTCGCTTCAGCACAGTCGTGCTTCACTTCAATTCGATACTCCGAACCGTACGTCACGAGGCGTAGGAAGAACAGGAGCGCGTCGATGTCGCGGCCAAAGAGCTCAAGCGGCTTCTTGATCGACGGAACGCAATCAGCCATCACGGCCTCGAGCGCCTTCCCGTTGAACAGCAAGTCAGGATTCTTCAAATTGATTTCAGCCAGTGCAGTCATTGGGTGCACATGGATTTCGCCGTTCTTGGTAGACGAATCAAGCTCGCCGTTCACGTACAGCGCTGCTCGGGATGGGAGCTGGAACGTTCTGCCTGGCAGTTTGATCTTTGCCAGGAGTGGATTTGTGGTGTCGGACATCAGTGTCGCCTTCGATCTAAATATGGAACCTACCTATTTACGGGCTTTAGAAAAGCCCCTCTCGGGACCACTGGATGGCAATCGACAACGACATTCTTAAAACACTGCAGAGCATTGAGAAGCTTCTCAAGAGCACGTCGTCTGCTGCTTCCGGTAAGTCAACGTTCTCTCAGAAATTCGACAAGATCCGCGGGAAGAAACAAGACGATAACTCTGGCGACGGTAAGACCTTCCAAGCTTTCACGAAGAGCATGGATAAGGCTGATGACGCTCTGCTTGGACTGTCAAGCAATCTGTCTGGCTTGAACAAGGAAGTCGGCAGAACGACGTCTGGATTCAGCGCTCTGAATGCGCAGATGTCGAAGTTCATGTCGGCTCTGCAAGTCACGCCACCAGGTGTGACACAAGCTGCAGGCGCTCCGAGAACTCGTATCCCTGGTAAGAACGGGCTTGGCGGTGTCGCACCAGGTATCACGATTCCAGCTCCAGCGGCAGGTGTAGGCGCTGCCTCGCCAATGAAGCAAGTCATGGGGCGGATGCTTCAGAACTTCGGTCAAGCATCTGTTGGTTCTGGCGGCCTTGCACTCGCATTCGGCGCTCTGATTGACGCAACGAAGCGTGTCACTGGCGAGTACTTTAATTTGGCTGAAATGGGCATGGGCTCAGTCAGCAATCTGGCGACACTCTCTAAGAACGCGCTGATGTCGGGCATGGCTCTGAAAGAGTACACGGCCCTGATCGGTTCGAGCATTAATGTCGCTTCCCGCGCCGGCAATCTTGAGAACTTCCAGAAGATCATCTCGGCGCAGGATGCCCAGCTCGCAGCAATGGGCGTGTTCGGTGCTGAAGCCCGCGCGATGCAGGCTTCGCTGGCCCAGAGCTCGGCGCAGCTTGGCGTTCCGATCGGTGATCTGACGAAGGCAACTTCATCGCAGATCGACATCTTTGATAAGCTCCGCAAGTCGTCGAACATGACGGCTTCTGAGTTCGCAAGCATGACTCGTTCTGTTGCGAACAGTGAAGAAGCTCAGAAGGAGCTGCTTGGACTGGCGCCATCAGAACGTATCGCTCGCATGAATCAGCTCGTGCAGCTGAACAGCATCGGTACGAAGATGGGTATGGCTGCTGACGCTTCCGCGAAGCTCGGCCAGGCTCTGATGGCGGCACGTCAATCGACCGTCAAGGAACGTATCGACACTTCCGGCCTGATGTTGCAGATGGGTGCGTTCACTGGGAACGGCGCCGCTGGCCAACGTGGCATGGAACTTCAAATGAAGGGCCGCCGCCGCACAGAGGCTGAAGACGAAGAACTGCTGCAGATCTCGCAGACCTTTGAGCGTTCTGCTCAGACGATGTACCAGCAGGGTTCGCTTGGCGTTCAGAATGTTCTTGATCAGTTCGAAGAACAATCCTCAAAGGGTGCGTACGGCCAGATGGTCAAGGCTGGCCGAGGAAAGTCGCTCGCTGAAGATACTGGCACGGTAAATCAAGTTGCGTTCGGACAGCACGTTGGTGAATTCGGCCAGGCAGTTGGTAAGCTCACTTCACTGTTCAACGGTTTCGAACAGAGTGTTCTCGGCCCACTCGTCGCAGGTCTTGGTGGTGGTCTGCTCACGATGTTCCGCGGTCCAATCGTGAACATCCTGTCTAAGGCACTTGGATTCGGTGGTGGAGCAGCAAAGGCTGCAGGCGCAGTTGCTTCGGCCGCTGGAGGTGGTGGAGCTTCAGCTGCGTACGGCGCTGGCCAGGCAGTCGGTAAGACGATGTCTTATTTGTCAAATGCATTCTCGACAGGTAAGAGCGCAATTGCTGGATACATCCAGAACGTAAGACTCTCGAGCGCAATCATCAAGGATGCTGGCGGCACGACAATGGAAGTCGTCGGTCAGGTCTTCAAGGATGGTATTACCGCAGTGAAGGGTAGCGGCACGATGATGGCGGACGGCATGAAGTCATTCACCTCAGTCCTGAAGGCATCCGCACCTGAAATGAAGGCAGCGTTCGTGGGTGGTCTTGATGTGCTCAAAGGTGGCGCGGGAATGCTCTGGACCGGTTTGAAGGGTATCACGAAGATCTTCGGCCCACTGAGCGGTCTGATTGATGCTGCGATCGAAATGTTCACTGGCGATATGTCGGATGCGCTGAACCCAAGTGGCGGCGTATTCAACCGCATGGGCGGGATGATCACGGCATTCTTCACAGCAATTCCGAACATGCTCATTGACGCGCTTGCGTTCGTGTTCGGTGATGAGAACATCCAGCCTCTGAAGCGCGGTTTTGACCTGATCGTCGGGTACATGAACTTCGCGATCAAGGACTTCCTCGCTCGTCTCGCAGGTGGTGCTGCTGACTTGATGGAATCGCTGCCATTCGTTGGCAAAGACTCTCGCATGGTCAAGATGCTGCGCGGTTGGCAGGATGGTCTGGTTGACTCGGCGACTGAGAACGTCGCGATGGTCGAGAAGCTTTGGGACAACAACAGCGCGACGATGGCCTCGATCTCGAAGGAGAACAAGGCAGTCGCTGACAAGCAATCAGCTACCTCAGAGCAAGCTGCCACGAAGGTCGTCGCTTCTCAGAGCAAGTTCAACAACGTGATGGAGGCCGGTGCAGTGACGGCCGCTTCTGTCTATGCCGACGCTGCAGCACTTGCTGCACCACAGGTTCAGGTTGCAAAACAGGTCAGCACGGCCCCTGTAAATACTGCTGATCAGCAGACCGCTCAGGCACAGGCCGCGGCTGCAACCCAACAACAGCAAGCTGCAACAGTGACGTCCGATCTGGCGTCGGTGATGCAGTCCATTCTACAAGTTCTACGTGAGAATCTGCCTCGTCAAACTGACAGCTCTGAAGCGCTGGTCAAGCTCGTTAAACCGCAGACCTCTTTCCAATCAGCAGAAGACGCCGCAAATCAACTCTTGCGCCGCAGGTAAGGATATTTCATGTCTCAAATGACTTCGTTCTGGCGCATCGTTGCTCCTAAGACACGTAAGCAACTGTACACAACGCTCAGCACGGATGCGTACGATCCACGCTCGACAGATATGTCGTCCATGGCTGCAGTTACTTGGTACTCGCAGATCATGCGCGGGCCAGGTACTCGGATGGCTTCGTACAAGCAGTACGACACAATGGATACCGACATCGACATCTCGCGTTCCCTCGACATTATCGCCGAAGAAATGTCCGGCAAGGATGACAAGACTGATCTGCCGTTCGTGATCAAGTGGCAGAAGGAAGACAACCAAGACGTGTCTGACACGACAGTTGTGACAGTTCGTGCTGCTCTTCGTCAGTGGGCGCAGATGCAGGATCTGAAGAAGCGCGTGTTCAGCACGGCTCGAACGATGATCAAGTACGGTGATTGCTTCTTCCGCAAGGGTTCTGACACGCGTAAGTGGACGTACGTCGATCCATCGCTCGTGATTGGTATCGAGGTTGACGAGCTCGGCACGAAGGTCGCTTATCATGTGAAGCGTCCAGCTCAACAGCAACAGCAATCGCAGATGTACACGACCCAGCGTATGGATGACGTTGACGTCGTTCCAGCGGCTGCGATGATTCACTTCTCGATGTGTGACGACATGGGCGACTCTGCTCCGTTCGGTCACTCAGTGCTGAAGCCAATCTTCCGTGTCTACCGTCAACTTTCGATGCTTGAAGATGCGGTGATCATTTACCGTATCGTTCGTGCTCCAGAACGCCGTGTGTTCTACATCGACGTCGGGAACATGAACCAACAACAGGTCAAGCGTTACCTCGAGTCGGTCAAGAACGAAATCCGTCAGAAGCGCGCGCCAGGAACGACTGCTGGCGGCAAGGCTGAAGTTGACGGCCAATTCGATCCTACGTCGCTCCAAGAAGATTACTTCTTCCCAGTCACGGCTGCCGGTAAGGGTTCACGTGTTGAAACCCTGCCAGGCGGCACTGAAGACTTCGGTACGAATCTACTCCGCTCGTTCGCTGAGAAGATCTTCCGCGGTCTGCGTATTCCGACCTCGTACCTTGGCGGTCAAGAGGGTGCTGGCGCTCAGACGAACGACGGCAAGGTCGGTATCGCGTACATCGAAGAACTTCGGTTCGCGAACTTCATCACGCGTCTGCAAGACCGGATGAACGAAATCTATGACCAAGAATTCAAGATCTACTTGAAGGTCTGTGGTCTCCGCATTGACGATGAAGTGTTCCAGGTCCGTCTGCCAGATCCAGCGAACTTCGCGCTGTACCGTCAGGCTGCGCTCGATGCCGATCTGATTGCATCGTTCCAGAACATTCAGGAAGTTAAGTTCCTGTCGCGTCGCTTCATCTTGAAGCGTTACCTCGGTCTGACGGATGACGAAATCCAGATGAACGAAGTGATGATCAAGGAAGAGAAGAACATGTCTGACAACGCGATTGTGCCGATCATGCAGCAGATGTATGACGATGCAGTGTACGCGAATCGTGCCGAGATCACGGTTGACGGTGAGAACGTTGATCAAGGTGGCGGTGGTACTGACGAAGCTGGCGATCCAGGAGCAGGTCTCTTGGATAACGACTTCGAAGACAAGCCATTCGCATCAGCGCCTGATGAGTCTCCAGAGGCAGCTCCACCTGAAGGTGCTGATGAAACTGGTGCAGAACCACCAGCGGCAGGTGAAGAACCGCCAGCAGCCGGCTAAATACAGGACTATTAGGCTAAGGAGCACTCATGCAGCTGTTGAAAGAATACCTCGATCCAAGCACCACCAATCTGACCGAAATGAAGAAGGTTGGCGGCGATCTCTACCTGTCTGGCATCATGATGCAAGCAGCACTGAAGAACGGCAATGGCCGCGTCTATCCAGTGAATGAAATCGCCCGTGCAGTTCAAGAGTGTCAAGACAAGATCACCAAGGGTAACTTCATCCTTGGCGAACTGAATCACCCAGACTCGTTGAGCATCAATCTCGCGAACGTTTCGCACGCTATCACTGAGATCCGCATGGACGGTAATAACGCTGTTGGCAAGATGAAGCTCTTGAACACGCCAGCTGGTAACATCGCAAAGGCTATCATCGAAGGCGGCGTTCGTCTTGGTGTTTCCTCGCGCGGTACCGGTAACGTGAACGAAGGCGGCGAAGTTGGTGACTTCTCGTTCGTCACAATGGACATCGTTTCTACTCCATCGGCTCCAGATGCATTCCCATCGGTAGTGCAAGAAGCTATGGGCTCGAAGAAGATTCTCTCGCTCGCTGAAGCTGTTGTTGTCGATCCAAAGGCACAGAAGTTCTTTGCGGCTGAGATCAAGAACCTGATCGCATCCCTCACAAAGAAGTAATCCATGAAGCTCCTTCAAGAAATGCTGGGGCTGCTTGAAGCCTCGGCTAAGTTCGCAACTGATGCGGACGGTAATCTGATTCCAGCAAAGCTGCCTAAGCTCAGCCTTGGCGCGATCAATGCAGCAATCTATCGTGTCGCAATCGCTTCGGTGAAGCTTCCAGCTGACGTGAAGGCTGACGCTCAGTTCACTGCAAAAGAAACAGATCGTTTCTTCAGCTCCCAGAACGACGAAGTGCTTTCGCAACTCGAGAAGTTCGCAGACGGCCGCGGGAACTATCAAGACGACGTGCTTGAAGCGTTCTACCGAGCGCTCGAAGATGTGGGTAACGAGATCATCGAGTACTACTCGAACAAAATGAATCACGCTCCAGGCTATCAAGCGCCAAAGATCGCTGCCTTCGATGCTGAAAAGGTTCCATCGTCCCGCGTGATCGCTGAGCTGAAGAAGTTCCCACACTGGGAAGAAGGTGTTCGCATTGAGAAGTGGACCGAGCAGAATCAAAAGAATGCGCGTAAAGCAAAGCACGCTTCTATGGTCTCTCCAGCGCTGATCGACAAGGTCGTGAAGGAATTCGACGCTCGCTTTGATGGCGAATTCACTGACAAGATCGCGAAAGAAATCACGCGCGATCCAGGCATGTTCGGCCTTCCAAATGGGTACGCTCCAAAGACTGGTGCAGAAGTTCGCGCCAAGATTCTTACATGGAAGCCACGTGACATCATCGAGTGGATCATCGAGAACTCACGCAAGCTCAGCCACGATGAAATTTCTGCAGCCTTGAGCAGCAAGAAAACAGTCGACGCGATCTGGGCTAAGGTCTCCAAGGGTAAGTGACCCAACCGGCCCCGGTAAATACTAACTTCATACAACAGACGAAAGGTACCGCTATGAGCGATCCACGCGAACAACTGAAATCAATGCTTCAAGACCTGATCAATGATCGTCCAGAGCAAGCTTCTGCCACCATCCACGATTACATCGTGGCGAAGACGCAAGCCCTCGCAGGCTTTGCAGCTCCAGAAGCTGACGTTGATACTGAAGTCACCCCAGAGTGATCACTATGTGCTGAAAACATCCCCGTTTTCAGCACATTTTCCGAACTGCGCGCTAAATACCACCACATGATAAAGAGTTGGTAACAACTTTAGTCACGCAGAAATTCAAATGTGGTAGCTTCATGCTACCGAAACTTAGGAGAAAGCTAATGGACGAAATCCTGCAGAAACTGCTTCAGTCCGAGCTGCTCAGCGAAGAAACCAAAACTGAACTCTCCGAGCAATGGACCACTTCGGTCGAAGCCTACAAGACGCAAGTCCGTGAAGAAACTTCGCTCCAAGTTCGTTCGGAACTCGCAGAACAGTGGATCGGCGAACGCGACGAACTCGTCGCCAAGGTCGATGGTTTTGTGTCTGAAGCACTCATGAACGAAGTTGCTGAACTGAAGGCTGACATCGAGCGCTTCCGTGATCTCGAAGCTGAATACGCTGAAAAGATTGTTGAAGAGAAGCACAAGCTCGCAGAAGAAGTCGCATCTGAACTCGACCAACTGGTTGACAAGATCGATGCATTCTTCGAAGCACGCCTGAACGACGAACTCGATGAGCTCAAGGAAGACCTCGAAGTCGTGAAGCAAAACGAATTCGGTCGCAAGATCTACGAAGCATTCGCAAACACGTTCGCTGGCGCTCACATCGACGAATCGTCGATCGCTGGTAAGCTCAAGATTGCTGAAGCTAAGCTCGCAGATGCTACCTCCGCTCTTGCTGATTCGGAAGAATCCCGCTCGACGATGGTTCGCGAAGCAAAGATGAACACGCTCCTCGCTAGCCTCACAGGCAAGAAGCGCGAAGCGATGGAAATGGTTCTCAAGAATGTCGAAACCGGCCGTCTTGAAGAGTCGTACAAGTTCTTTATCGGTCGTGTCCTGAAGGAAGATGCTGCACCAGCTGCTGCTCTGACTGAAGGTAAGACGGTCGACAAGAAGACAACGGTTGTGACTGGTGACACGCAAGTCGAACAAGTCGCAAAACAACCTGCAGCCCTCAGTGAAAGCCTGCTCCAGCTGCAGCGCCTCGCCGGTATCAAGTAACCCCTGTCCCCATTAGGAGATAAAAATGCAACTCAATGAAAACTGGACCGAAACCAAAGAGGCTCTGCTCGAAGGCCTGACCGGTTCGAAGAAGACTCTCGCTTCGACGCTGATGGATAACCAGCGTCGCCACCTCCTGGAAACTGCAGGCGCCACTCAAAACGGCACCGGCGACATCCAAGGCTTCCAGAAGATCGCGATCCCAATGATCCGTCGTATCATCCCAGGTACGATCGGTACGGAACTCGTCGGTGTTCAGCCACTCACCGGCCCAGTCGGTCTGGCTTACTCCCTGCGCTTCGCTTTCGCTGAAGCCCTCGACGTCGCTGGCACAGGCAACGACATCGGTGTGAACGACGAAGCATTCTCGAACAACGTTTCGAAGATGAAGCGCTTCTACTCGGCAAACCTGCTCACCGGTTCGGTTGGTACGTCTGATGGTTCCACGACCAATGACTCCACTGGTCTGGAAGCTCAAGGTGGCCGCACGATGCGCCTGCAAGTTCTGAAGCAAACCATCTCCGCTGGCTCGCGTAAGCTGCAAGCGAAGTGGACTGTTGAAGCTCAGCAAGACATCGGTTCGCAACACGGTCTGAACCTCGAAAACGAACTGGTCGCTGCTCTGTCGGCCCAGATCGCGCACGAAATCGACAACGAAATCCTGACCGACCTCGTCGCTCTGGCTTCGACCGTCGCTACGTACGACTTCGCAGCTCCAGTCGCTGGCATGGCTCCAGCATTCATCGGTGATCGTTACGCTGAACTCGGCGTTCTCGTGAACAAGATGGCAAACGAAATCGGTGTGAAGACACGCCGTGGCCCAGCTAACTGGCTGGTCGGTTCCCACCTGACGACGTCCCTCCTGCAGTCCGCTGCAAAGTCGGTGTTCGCTCCAGCAGTCCAAGGCTCGTTCGCTGACCCAGTCGGCAACAAGATGGTTGGTACTCTGAACGGCCAACTGAAGGTGTACTCGTACCAGTGGGGTCTGGGTGATGCATGGACGATCGGTTCCGGCGCTGCTACGGCAGACTCCGCAGCTGGTGAGCAGATTCTGCTCGGCTACAAGGGCGGTTCTTCGGAACTCGACTCCGGCTACTTCTACTGCCCATACGTGCCACTCATGTCCTCGGGCGTGATCATGGACCCAGCAACGTTCTCGCCAGCAGTTTCGCTGATGACCCGTTACGGCAAGGCAACGTTCACGAACGCTGCTACGTCGCTCGGTAACTCGGCTGACTACTACGCACGTATCCTCGTCAAGAACGTTGCATTCAGCTAATCAAACGCAGCTTCGGCTGCTTTGACAAAGCCTCGAACAAGGGACTCTTCGGAGTCCCTTTTCTTTTGTGTGTCATCTTGCCCATTGAAAATTTCGATCTAAATAGAGTTCCACCGTTGCTTTTGACTGTGGTAATTTGACCACTTTGGTCTTTATTCTTTTAGGAAAATTTATGTCTAATCAAACTTGGGTAACTGGCGTCATTGAATACAAGGATGTTCTCCTTCCACTTGACACCGAGGTTCTCCATCACAACATCGTTATCTCTGATCCAGAAGACGCTGATCACACCTTCAATGTTCAGCTAATGACCGGCCAAAGCGCTGGCGGTTTTATCGGACCAGCCAATACCTACCCGTACACTGTACTTTCAGATCGATCTATCTTCCAAGCTCAAGGCCTGTGGGGTACTGACTACCCACCTGCGCGTTTTCTGCCAGGCAAAACATACAACGTCACAGTAACCACAATGGTCAGAGATCCAATGAATCAATACAACTATGAAGGCATCGTGCTTGAAGGTGCGCCGGTTCTAACATCCTCGTTCACGGTTCCTGAGACGCTGACCGCTCCTGTGAATCTTAAGGTTGTGCGCATGCCCGGCACCATTGAGTTCATGTTTGACAATGTGACGAACGCCTCAGATTAAAACTCTAGCATCTTCGCAATCAAAGGGCCCATAGGGCCCTTTCTGGTATCCGGAATTTGGTGTATAATCCACCCATCAACCTGGAGGCCGTATGAAGTACATCGTCGAAATTCGTTCCCGCGATCGGAAGTGGTCTGATTGGGAGGAGCTCTGCGAAGAGCGCCTGGAACGTGATGAGGTTCTCGAGTTCTTCAAGGACTGCGATGACGGAATCAACGTCCAGTACCGAGCTCGCCTGCTCCCACAGTTCGGATACGAGGTCCTCACCCCGTGCAAGACATTCGTTGACGAGCCTGATCAGCGGCTCTCGCGCGAGATGCCAGCGTCTGTGCACCGCTTGAACGACCAGATCCTCTCCGCCCTCGGCGTGTAATGCCGCCGTAATTGCGTGTCAGAGATTTCGGGTTCACGGGCGTTACAATTGTTACAACCTACGACCCGAAATCAGGTTAAGATCCACTCAACGTTAAACCTTTTGTATTACTCTGAAGGAACTTTGAGATGAACGCCAAGCTGACCGCAATGCACACTCGGACGATCGAGAAGCACCCCGGCTTCGCAGTCGAGATCGAGGTGCTGAAGCATCAACTCGACGGCCGCGCTCCGTACGTTTCCAATCGCGTCACGTCCGCTCCGGTGTTCACCACGAAGTTCGCTGCCGATTCCGCTGCCGTTCGAGCTGTGATGCAGTTCAACAGCGGTGGGAACCTGCCGAACATGTGCGAACTTTTCTAACCACCGGAGAAGACCATGAAGCGTTTCCAAGCGAAGGCATTCGTTCCTCACCCTGGTTCGATGCCTCTCCCGAAGCCGGCGAAGCCGTACGACGCAACAACGAGCACCCGGATAATTCTGCTTCGCGAGCAGAGCGACCTGTCGTACAGCTTCGCCGCGGCCCGCCGCGCTGGAGCGAAGATTCACACCCTGCACTGAGCGACCCAGAGCGTCAGCTCTAACCTGATCTGTGCTACCGACATGGTAGTGCAAGCGTTACAATGAAGCATGAAAATTGCTGTCATTGGGGCTGGAATCGCTGGTACGCTTTCCGCCTATTTCTTGGCCGAGGATGGCCACCAAGTTACTGTCATTGATCGAGAACCTGAGCCCGCGATGGCTTGCACTCGAGCGAATGGCGGTCAAATCTCTGTCTGCAACGCCAGCACCTGGAACACGTGGTTGAACGTGCGCAAGGGTTTGAAGTGGCTCACACAAGCAGACGCCCCTCTCCTGATTCGTCCGAAGCCTGAACTCGCGAAGCTGAAATGGCTCGCTGGTTTCATGCGGCACGTCGTGAACGGCACGCACGAGGCGAACACGATCGAGACGATCGGTCTCGGCCTGACATCACGTTCCTTGTACGAGAAGATCGCTGAGCGCGAAGGTCTGCAGTTCGACAAGTCGAGCACTGGCCTGCTGAATGTGTACACGAGCGACAAGTCGTTCGAAGACGCGCTCGATGAGAACTGGATGTTCGCGTACGCTGGTCTTGAGCGGAAAGAGCTCACTACTGAGGAGGTGATAGCGCTTGATCCAGGTCTGAAGAACTTCAAACATCTCGTTGGCGGCATCCTGACCGAGTCCGATTGGACGGGCGATCCGCACAAGTTCTGCCAGCAGCTCAGAACGATTCTCGAGTCACGCGGTACCCAGTTCCAATTCAATCAAGAGATCGAGCTTGGAACCGTGCACGATGCGAACACATTCACGCAGAACGGCCATGACTTGCTCGGCCTGTATGATCTGGTCGTCGTCTCGAACGGTCATGAGATCAGCCAGTTCGCATCGCACCTTGGCGACTCGATGAATGTGTACCCTGTGAAGGGGTACTCGATTACGATCGATGTGGAAGGTGATGAAGCTCCTCAGTTCTCGCTCCTTGATGACGATCGCAAGATCGTCTCCTCGCGTCTTGGCGATCGCTTCCGCATTGCCGGAACTGCTGAGCTCACTGGTGTGAATTACGACATCCGCCGAGATCGAATCGATCCGCTTTTGAACTGGGTCCGTGAGAACTTCCCGAACGTTCGAACAAGCACGTACAACCCGTGGGCCTGCCTCCGCCCAATGAACTCGAACATGATGCCAATCGTTCGTCGTTCCAAGAACCCGCGCGTCTGGTACCATGGCGGTCACGGCCATCTGGGCTGGACCCTTGGTGCGGCAACTGCGAATCAGCTCGCCGAGAAGATTCAAATCGCCGTGACAGTGGGTGGCTAGCACGTAGGCTCGGCTCACTCAGAACACCCGAGGGACCTTTGCGTCCCTCGTTCAGTATGCTCTGCATCCTAGAACTCGGGTGCACCCTGCGCACTGATCGTTACAATTGATCTTTCAAGGAGAACAAGAATGACAACTTACGCACGGAAGGTGCTCGACGTAGCAGTCCACAATCTGGATCGCTCGATCGAAGTACAAGAAGCGTCTATCAAAGAGCTGCGGAATGATCTTGGCATCGCAGAGAACGATCTGCAGAACAGCTACAACCACCGCGTCGAGCTGATCAACTCGATCATCGCGCTCGACGCTCTGAAGCGAGATGCTGTCTAAGATCACGATCCCGTTCATTAGGAAGATCATTCCTAGTGTGATCGCGTCTGAACTTGTCAGTGTTCAACCGCTGACAGGCCCCGTAGGCGAGATCTTTTCGATCCGCCATAATTTAGAACTTTACTTTGGACCAGGAACAAACCAAGCCATGATGAATATCCGCCAACGCTCTGTGAACGTCAATCGTCTCGAGCTGCTCGAGAAGCTCCGCGCCAATCTCGCTGTACATCGCGCCGAGTACGAAACCGCTCTGAGCGAGTACAAGCAACGTCTGATCGACGACCTGAAGCTTGCTGTGAAGAAGGTCGGCAAGGTCGAGAATCCACTCGAGCTGAAGAGCTTCCGATTCGCTCTGCCATTCCCACAGGATTACTCCTCGCAGTACGAGGAAGTGATCGACATGCTCGAGATGTCGGTTGATGAGAACATCAATCTCGACTCCGAATCGTTCAAGGCGTACCTGAAGAACGAGTGGTCGTGGAAGGGTAACTTCGAAGCTTCCGCCGCGATGTACAAGTCGGTCGGCTCTTCGCTCTCGCTGTAATGGCACAGACCCAAGGATACTGGATTTCTTGGGTCCCCCAGAACACTGGTTGGTCTGGGGGAATCTCCTGGTTTGACACCAAGTCAGGGCCGATCTCGCGGTACAAAGCGACCGTATGCGCCTCGAAAGAGGAAGCTCAGAGGGTGAACGCTGAGCTGAAGGAAGCGATGAAGACATCCGAGGTTCTGTACCGCGTTGTGAAGCGAACCGTGACTGAGGAATACTTCTATGACTGATGACGAACGTCGCGCGAAGACGAAGGAAATCCAGGCAGAGCTCGCTCGACTGTCGGCTGAGACGAAGATCATGGAGCTTCGTCGGAAGGCGCTTAACGCCAGGTACGATGCTGCTGAGACCGAATTGCAGCTGTTCTGCCTGCATGAGGACATTGAGAACAAGGTCGAGCACTATGAAGGCGGCTACTACGATCGAGCCAGCACCGAGCGGTGGCGTCGTTGCAAGACCTGCGGAACAACCTCGGAGCGAGTGACTGAAACGCACTCGTGGTACGGATGATCCGCAATGATTGGATTGACCTCTGGCGTCGATTCACTTTCAATCTCGACGATCCGCATATTCTTGCTGAGGCGCACGAAATTTTGATCCATGGAGCTCGTGGTGAACGATCTGATGACGTTCGGCTTGAGGACTCCAAGCGTGGATTAGCAGTGCAGTACGCAGTGGCCGATCATCTCTTCAAGCAAGGGAACGCAGTCTGTCGTCCAGAGGATGGGGTGTATCATTACGACTTGATAGTGAACGGATATTTCGTTGACGTGAAGTGTCGTTTCACTGGCAAGTTCTGGCAACAGACGAAGTACGAAGCAAAGAAGGTTCCTGAGTCAGGTGACCGGGTTCTCTATCTCTGCATTGACGCATTTCCAGAGACTCGCCCTGAAGATCAGCGCTTCAAGTACATGGGCGGGTGCTGGTCAGAAAACCTCTCGCCAAGTGATTACGGGTGTCCGTACGTTGATCAGAAGAACTTCATTGATCTGGATGAACTGATGGTAATCTGACCCACGTTAGGGACTACCGATCGTAACACCCGACTTAGAATAGTCATTCCTCTCCAGTGTCTCAAGACACATTTATTGGAGAGAAAATGACTGAAAATACTTTAAAGACTGATTGGGTTCAAGACATCGCAGCAATGCACACCAAGTTCGGTGTGAACACCGTTGTTCGAGGTCTGGACAAAGAGAAGCTCTCGAAGTTCCTGCAGTTCCGCCTGGATTTCCTTCAGGAAGAACTGGACGAAGCGAAAGAAGCTCTGGCATCCGGTGAAGTCGATCGTGCAGAAGACGTGGTTGACGCCATGATCGATCTGTGTGTCGTCGCAATCGGTACGCTCGATGCTTTCGACGTGAATGCGTATGAAGCTTGGAATCGCGTGCACGGCAAGAACATGGAAAAGACTCCTGGCATCAAGCCAGAACGTCCGAATCCGCTGGGTCTGCCAGATCTGATCAAACCAGCTGGCTGGACAGCTCCTACACACGCGGACAACGTCGGGATTCTTGCACGGGTTTTCTAAACCTGAGGGTTCCGTCGGCGATGTAAATAGGCCTGTACTTACGTATAGGCCTTTTTCGCATGCGCCAGCTTGACATCATCACCATCACACCCAGCACTAACCCGGCCGTCCCATCGACGTTCGAGGTTGCTGGCGACTTCACTTCAATTTTCCACGGTAAAGAGTGGATCGACGAGGATGGAGTACGCTTCCCGTTCTACGACACTGTGGCTGGAGGTACGCTTCTTGTCGCAACTACGTTCGATGTAATCGGAAATCCAAAGTACGCAGGTCGGTACACGGTTTACACGAAGCCGACTCTTGGCGGTCTGGATTCCTCAACGTACCAATCTGGTCCTAATCGCACGATTGTTCGTGTGAATGAGGCGATGCCAGCCGGTACCTCAGGTGAACTGATCATCGGGAAGATCACGCGCGTTTCGACGTACCTGCTCTCGATCGCTGGTGAGTCAGACTTCGTTCTCACTGAACAGCAGAGCGTCACTGATCGTCCGATCGAACTCTCTGGTCGTTTGACCGTCGGTTGGGGTGAGTCGATGATGCAGAACATGCTTCGTCAAGCTCAGTCGTTCGCAGGTCCTACAGCTCCTGAGAATCCTTTCCTTGGTCAGCTCTGGCTTGACACAACGACCAGCGTTCTGATGATCCGTGGCGCTTCGGCTTGGAGCATCGTGAATGCTCAAGTGTTCGGTGCTTCGTACCGTTTCACACAAGGCGCAGCATCAACGACTTGGACCGTGAATCACGGTCTTGCTTTGCCAGCTCCATTCCACGCGGGCTTCGAGTTCTTCGTTGATACTCCAGGCGGGCTGAAGCCGATTCTTCCTCTTGACGTGACGTTCAACTCTGCGAATCAGCTCACCGCTACGTTCTCGAACGCCAGCACCGGGTACGCGATCGTTCGCGCATAAGGAATAACATGCTGTACGATGGTATCAATCTAGCCGAGCACGCGTCGATCTTGAACATCACCGTGCAGTCTGGCACGGTGTTCCCGACAAATGCAAACGTCGCTGAGCTGTTCTATCGAACAGATTCGTCCACGCTGTACGCGCACGATGGCACCACTTGGCAGGCCCTCGGCGGAGGCGGTTCTGGTGGTGGATCGGTTGCTGCTGAAGCTGCGAAACTGAGCACGCCTCGATTGATCAACGGCGTCGCGTTCGACGGTACAGCGAACATCACAATCACAGATAGCTCGGCACTGCCACTCGCTGGTGGCACACTCACTGGCTTGCTCGTTACACGCGCTTCAAATGGAACCACCGCTGGTCTGCGTCTTCCAGTAGGAACAGGTCCAGCAGCTCCAGTGAATGGCGATCTGTGGAACAGCGGATCGGCACTACAGCTCCGCGTCTCTGGGAACACGAAGACGATCGCGTTCACTGACTCGAATATGGCATCAGCAGACAAATGGTCTGCTGCTCGAACGATTACTCTCGCTGGTGATGTCACTGGCTCGACATCGATTGACGGTTCGGCGAACGTTTCGCTAACGGCTGTTCTGTCTCCATCTGCCGTTCTTGCTGCGTTCATTGCCTCTGGCGGTGGTGGTGAAGCAAGCACGTTGAATGGCCAGCCTGGTTCGTTCTATACGAACATCACTGCTCGCCTTGGCTATACTCCGCTGAACGCATCAGCGTACACCGCAGCCGATGTGCTGTCGAAGCTGATCACAGTGGATGGTGCTGCTTCCGGTCTTGACGCTGATCTGCTTGATGGTCAGCACGGTGCGTACTATCGTGACTTGGCGAACATGAGCGGTACGCTCGCTGTGAATCAAGGCGGCACAGGTGTCGGAACGATTACTGGTTTGATCAAGGGAAATGGCACAAGCCCGGTGACTGCTGCAGTTGCTGGCACTGACTACGTTCTTCCAACAGGCTCGATCACAGGGAACGCAAGCACGGCCTCGCGGATCAACGTTGGTGGCACTGCGTACCAGACGTACCGCATGAACAGCACAGGAACAACTCAAGAGTGGGGTGGAGCGATCCAGCCAATCTTGATTGCAGCCAGCGATGAGACAACTGATCTCACGGTTGGAGATGCGAAGGTCACGTTCAGAATGCCATTTGCGTTCACGCTGACTCAGCTTCCGCGAATTAGTCTTGCGGCCGCCGCCGTAGGTGAAGGTGACTTTGAAGTGGACATCAAGAAGAATGGCGTCTCGATTTTCAGCACGAATTTGACGATCAACTCAAGTGACACAACAAGCAAAACTGCTTCAACTCCTGCGGTGCTTGTAAGCAATCCAACGGTATTTGCAGACGACGATGAAGTGACGATTGATGTTATTCACGTTGGTATCAGCGTTGCTGGTGCAGGTCTGAAGGTTGCATTGGTGGGGTACCCATCATGAGCAGAGGTTGGATGAACGGAGAGGTGATCGCTCCAGAAGATGCAGTGACCAGTGGTCGTTATCGAGTGATGAACTACCGTTTGTACGGGCATCCTGAAATGTTCCTGAACCCTTACCGGTTCGGTGGAGGCACGATCACTCCTCCTCCATCATCGCCGTACTTCATTTACGACACGTTCACTGGTGCGGACGGCACGTACATCTTCGATCACGTTGGTGACAGTGGTGTGGTCTGGACTATGAAGGCTGCTGCCCGCGAGTACAAGATCACGGATAACATCGGCATTAAGCTGTCGGGGAATACACTTCTCACAGACGGTTACTACGGTGGGTACACCACAATCCTGCCGACGATTGCACTTCCAGCAGATACGCCATACTACGTTGAGTTCGATCTGACCTTCATTGAGGGAGCAGGTAACGGCCCGAACATTACGTTGTACCGCGCGAGTGGCACTGACGATACCTCCATGGACAACGCGGACTGGATCGGTCAGGTGATCCACACAGGGACTACCGGTGAACTGTTCATTAGCAGCAACATGCTTTCATCGGACACTTTGCCTGCGGCTGCTGAAACGCCTCACACATTTCGGTTCATCTTCGACGGGCTGAGCATGACGGTTAGAATGAATGGCACGACCATTCTCACCGATACCGATTCGTATTACGTGGGTCTCCCTGGCGGGTACATGGGCTTTGCTGTTGAGGATCGAGATGTACCGCCACAAATGTCGCTTGACAACTACAAGGTTGTCGTTCCTTCAACTGGTCTCGTGATCTTCAGAGATGATTTCACTGACAGTTCAGGCACGGTCCTTGAAGGCCGCGTTCCTAACATCCGCGAAGCTGGATCGACCGCGACTTGGAGCGACACCTCGAAGTTGTCTGATACGTCTCCTGAGTTCCAACTCACTGGTGCCGGTGAGGTGGGCGTCGTTCTTTCATCTGGGGCGCCAAGCGATACGGTAGCATGGACGTTCGCGTATCTGCCATTGGGCGGTGAAGTCTTGCGCTTCGAGACGTCTATTCGTAATGCTAACGGAACGAGCGCGCTCGTGCGCAGCAGCGACGAAGAAATTTTCTCTGTTGAGTTGAATCAAACCGACACTGGCGAGAATGTCAAGTTCGGTATCTTGAACGTTGGGTGGGTGTACATCGGCTCATCGGCAGACGGAGATGGTAGCGTCGCGTACGAACCTATTTTGGGTGTTGGCGGCGCGGCAGTTAAGTTCGCAGCAGAATGGGGTGGTGGATTCCTTCGGATCTTCATTGATGATGTTCAGATTTCAGAGATGGTCTGCACGACAGAGACACTGTCATCCGGTTCGCCAGGGTACATGTACTTCGAGTTCGCTAATGGGAACGTAGTTGACTATGTTGAGCTTAAGCGATTCGGATCTTCGACACCGCCTCCTGCTCCTCCAGCCCCACCAGTACCAATGTTCACGGTGAGTGCTTCATCTGGAATTCCACCGCTGACTGTGACCTTCACAGACACCTCGACAGGTGGACCGACCTCTTGGGCATGGGACTTCCAAAATGATGGTACTGTAGACAGCACTGCGCAGAATCAAATTTTCACGTTCACCGATCCTGGAACGTACGATGTGAAGCTCACGGTGACGAACAGCGGTGGTTCAAGCAACGTAGTTCAAACGGCAGCGGTCACCGTCGCTTACCCAGCGTATACGATTTACGATTCGTTCAGCGGTGCGCCGCAAGATCAGCAATTGACCGCTCACACTGGTGAAATCAATGCGTCTTGGACTTCGCCTTCTGGGTATCATCCAGTGGTGAATCCATCGTATCCGTATCCACCAGGTACCGGCTATGCGCAGTTCACGTATGCCACTGGTAAGTCAGTCGGAACCATGACCTCAGCGACAGGTTTTGTTGAGGTTGGTTTTTCAGTGTTGAATTCGAACGATAGCTTCATGCTCACGTTCTGCGACTCTCCTGCAATTGACAACTTCTTTACGCCTACGAATCGGAACGCGCCGACTGTGTTGTTCGTGAATGCCGATCCGCCAAGGCTTGAGTTCACCAAGAGCGGTGAAGGCCCTGCGTACACGTACATGACGTACAACTCCGAAGTCAAGATCGATGGAACACTGAACAGATTCCGTCTGCAAGTGACGGCCAGTACGATCGACGTGATCATCAACGGCAGTACAGTGTACACGATGGCAAGCACATTCGATTTGACAGGGAAGCACGTCAGTATTCGAAGCGACAGCGTCACGTCTTACAACGCATTGTTCTTCGACTACATCGTCGCAGGTCCTGGCAATCTGCCGTCACCACCTCCGACACCAATGGCAGCGCCACCGGCTCCGCCTCCACCGCCTCCTCCACCACCACCTCCGGCACCGCCTCCAGGAGCTGCACCATCTGCTACGCTGATCACGCTGCCGTACTCGGCATCGGTTCCGCTGGACAGCAATCTGAAGTGGTACAAGTTCGTCCTGTCTGCGACAGCTACTGTCACAATGTCTACATTGAATTCGCCAGACACGAACGGTGATACGTTCTTGGCGCTGTACGACAGTGCTGGCAACGGGCTCCAGGAGAATGACGATTCTGGCGCCAGGTACCTCAGTGAGATCGTTACTTCACTGAGTGCAGGCACGTACTACCTCGGCCTCACGTACTGGCCTGGCAATGTGAACTCTGGTTGGAATCTCACTGGTGGCTCTGTTGCTGGCTCTGATATTCTGCTGGAAGTGTCTTAAGCTGACCTGATTTGAAGGCCTTGCAGGTTCATAGATTCGGTACAATAGGCCGATGAAGAAGTTCCTGCAGGCCTTGACCAATCAAAGGCTCGAAAAACCGATCAGCGAAATTCCCGCCGAAAAACCGGCGCAAATTTTTTCGCCGATTAGTTTCGAGCGCACGGTCTTCCTGAGGGAACGCATTCAGGTTCTGCAGTCGATGTACAACGAATTCCTGCAGAAACCTGCGAAGTACGTTGTTGGGGGTCAGCACGAGCTCCAACGATCGGTCCTGAGCACGATCATGGCCGAGAAACTTCAGCTCATGGTCGAGCTGAACGTCTTGAGCGAGCATCTGGAGAAGACTAATGTTTAAGCTGATCAAGTGTTCTGCGCCTGGGTGGGAGAAGGAATTCCAAACCAGTGAAGAGATGAAAGCCGCGCTGTACAGTCACATCTGCGGCCTCTGCCGAGATGGGGCTGAGTCGTCGTACTGCGATCCAGTCCACGAGGGTTCCTCGTTCGGCGAACTGCTCAGCACCGGTTGCGGTTGCGAATTCGACGTGGAGCCTTACCCTCTGTAACACGTTACAGATTAGTTGTGTACGTCATCCTGTGGTGGAGTAGAATTCACCCATGAACTTGAACGAAGCAACTGAACTGGATATCCGCTCCGACATCGTCGTGACCGGGTACAACGGTGAAATGGCTGATTTCGATAATCCGCGCGGAGAAATCCACGGATTCCGCGCCTACCTGACGATCACCGCCGAAGACGGTTCTCGTTGGGCACACTTCGCGCACTGCACCAAACACTGGGAGCAGGAGGCGATCGCAGAGGTCGAGAAGCTGAAAGCTCGTGTTCAAGCATTCCTTGATCACGGTGCGCAACCCCTCGATCCTGCGTGTTGGACCCCGATTCAGCCGTGCTACGGTTCCGATGCGTACCAGTCCGGCGGTTGGGAAGCAGAAACGGTCGCGTGGGAACGCGAAATGGACGAAAGATTCTGACATGCCCGATTTGAAAACCCAAGTCTTCGAGGCGCTCGACACCGCCACGAAGGAGAACGATTTCTCGTACTTCGGCATGACGCCGCTCGAAGTAGCCGATGACATCGTCGAGTTCAACGCCACATTCGAGAACGTGCAGCCCGAAGAACTCGTGCCGCACATCGAGGCCTGGCTCGAAGGCAATCCGCAGGAGGACAAATGATCAGACCAATCGGCCCGTCGATGGCGTACCTGGATTTCCGTGCAATGAAGATGCACTGGGAAGCGATCTGGGAAGCGAACGACATGCGCTGGAACTACACGCTCCTGCCACCGGAGAAATTCCTGTGAACAAGATCATCGAACGAGCCTTGGAGCTCGTGAAACCCCAATTTCGCCTGGACCTCCACCATGGCTGGCATGGGATCGGCCACTGGTCTCGCGTCTGGCATAACGCCCGGTTTCTGTGCAGCGAGTTGAAGCTCGATCCGACGGTTCCCTGTTGGTTCGCGTTCACGCACGACTCGCAGCGGTTCAACGAGGACAAGGACGAGGAGCATGGCCATCGAGCCGCGGCCTGGATCGAAAGTCTGGACGGCCATCAGCTCCGCTTGAACACGTTCGATCTGCACCTCCTGAAGACCGCGATGCGTGGTCACTCTGACGGAAAGACAGAAGCGCACCCGATCATCCAGGTCTGCTGGGACGCCGATCGCCTCGATCTCGGCCGAGTGGGGATCATGCCGCACAAGTCTTACCTCTGCACCGAACCAGCGAAGCGGCCAGAGGTGATCGCGCTAGCGTGGGAACGATCAACCAGTCCTCCCGCCAGACGACTGGTTCGCTGACCCTCTGTCAGACTCCTTAAGAAAGGGCCTTCGGGCCCTTTTCCGTTTCCGGAATTAGACTCTTCACCGACGCCGGTCAGGTGTCTCCGGTGTCGCCTCGTGTCGCCGATCGGTGCCGGGTCTTTGGTGCTGGCATGACGTAAATAGGTCTCTACTCCTATGAGCGTCATTCATGTCAGAAAATCTAAACACCGCTTCTACGCACGATCTCTGGGTTGAAGCGCGGCAGTTCAAGCTGGACCTCAATCGTCCAACGCCGACCTCAATTGAAATTACGATCACGCGGCCAGTCGGTCTGAAGATCGCGGACGGAGCGGTCGTTCTGCTCGGCGAGCAGGCAATCGACGCGTCGAGCTGGCCAGAAGACGGTAAGAAGTATCTCGCCTCGACCACGTGGAATGACCAGAGCGAAGGCGCTGGATCGCTTATCAACACGTTCCAGGTCGTTGGGTTCTACAGCGGAATCATGGGTCAGCCTCTGCCTGAAGGCACGGTCACTGGCACTGAGACCACATGGACGATCACCGTCGAAGGCACGGATCCAGACACGCTGTACTACGCGTCGATCCACCCTGCAACGAAGGTCTTGCAGTACTACCCGATTGGCGTCCAATCGTACCCACTTGACGGTTCGCAGATCGAGAAGAGCTCGAACTCGTACACTGGTTCGATCCCATCGCTTCCTGCTGCTCCAACCTCGCCAACTCCTGGCATGGTCTACTTCGATCAGGCGCTGAAGTTCGTTCAGTACTGGGACGCAACGCGGAACGTCTGGATCCCAACGCGCTCTGACACCATCCAAGCAGGTGAAACAAATCCTGGCGTGATCGGTCATGTGTTCATGATCGGCGGATCGCTGAAGGTGTTCGATGGTCTGAACTGGATTTCAGTCACGGCAGCGAACATGCAGTTCTCAGCAGCTGGATCGTGGGTGCCGTTCAACTCGGTCTCTGGCGCGACGAAGCTCCCTGATGCTCCAGTTGCTGGTGACCTCGTGTACAACTACACGTCGCAACAAGTTCAGTACTTTGACGGTACAAGCTGGCAAATCCCTGGCCCAGCTACGGCTCTGCTCACAACGAGCACCGCAACGGTTCCTGCGTTCACGGTTCCATTCGCTGTTGAGTACGAAGACCTCGTCACGCCGTACATCGGAATGTTGTTCTACAACACGAAGAACCATCAGCTGAACGTGTTCAATGGCACGACATGGGAGCGCGCAAATACAGCCCAAGCCGGCACGCCAACATCCGACAAGGTCGGTATCGGCAATGACGGTTCGTACGATCAACGCATTCGCCTTGTGAACATTTTGAAGGCTCAGCTTGGTTGGCCAGCGCAATGCGTTGAGCTCACTGAAGAGCAGTTCAACATCGCGATCGATAACGCGCTTGACACTTACCGTCAGCTCAGCATCGGTGCGTACGAGCCACGGTTCATGGTCATTCAGCTGATCGCTGGACAGCAGACGTACTTCCTGAACTCGCCAACTGATCGCTCTGACGCAATTGTGTCGGTCCAGAAGATCAATCGCATGGGGTACGCCTCGATCGGCTCGACTGGCTCCGACAACATCTGGAACCAAGCGTTCATTCAACAGAACTTCACGCAGTCAATTACGAGCGGGCCGATGGTTGAGCTTCAACTGCTGTCGAACTGGACTGATGACATGACACGTATGTTCGCTGGTGACATTCCATTCGTTTGGAATGAAGCGCGCCGCGAGTTGTTCCTGAAGCGCATGATCCGCAATCATGAGAAGGTTGTGCTTGAAGTTGAACTTGAGCGCACCGAGCAAGAAATCATGATGGACCGTTGGTGCAAGCAGTGGATTCAAGGTTGGGCTATTGCCGAGTGCAAGGAAAATCTCGGCTTGATCCGTTCGAAGTTCAGCTCCGGTACTCCTGGTCCCGCTGGCACGATCACCCTGAACGGTGACACACTGCTCTCCGAAGCTCGCCAAGACTTCACGGACCTGCGCCAGCAGATCTTTGATTACGAGGTTCAGAACGCCGAGCACGGGAACGTCGCGTTCCTGATGGGCTGATCGCTATTTGTCACCTAATGCCTGTATAACTCTCACCCTATGAGCTCTCTCCCTATCACCACATGTCCAGACGGCGCAGGTTCAGTGAACACGACCGGAAATGGACTCGCCCCTGTACAGACGTACATCCAACCTGACATTTGCGTCGGTGAGTGGGAAATTCCGGCGTGCTCGGATTCGTATCAAGAGCAGCTCGCAGCAGAGAACCTGAACATCAGTGGGGCGCCACTGAATGTGTTCAAGCTCCTGGGTGTGCACGAGCAAGGGAAGTTGATTGACCTTGTCGGTCTTGGGCAAGCGCTGAACAGCTCGGCAGATGCGTTCGATCTGCTCGGAAACAATTGGCTGTCAGCAGAGACGGGCATGGCCGTGCTCACGACCCCTGCTTGGATGGGGTACGATTTTGGAACGACTAAGACGTCGTTCGGTCAGGACGTGAACGCAAAGGGCCAACCTGCCGCGCAGCACATCACATCGTTCCGAATTACGCAACCGACTGAGGGTCGCAGAGCACTTCAAGTGCGAATTGAACGATCGACGGGCGGGTACAAGGTTGACCCTCTGAAGATCCGCTTTACCGGATCTGGGAATGGTTCAGTGCAAGGTTACACTCCGGGCGTTCAGGCGGTTCCGGGCACCTTCATGCTTGCTGCAAGTAGCGCTACAAACTTCTCGGTTCTTTTCACCGGGGCCACCACGGAGGTGGTCGGTGTTTGCACGGTAGGAGTACGCTTCAATAGTCTGCACGGTTCTTTCACGATCATTCCTGGTTCGATTCCATTCGAGGCTGGCGACATGTTCTCCCTTCCGGTTGAACTTGATTGGTACCGAGTAGATGTCTTGAACTTGCCAGACGTCGCAGGTGCGGTCCTTGCCCGCATCAAGCAATCCTCAGCTTCCCGTTACTGGCGAATCGTCCCTACTTCCTTCAGTGGAGTTCATGACGATCAACCTTGGGAGGTTGAGAAGTTGGAGCTGTTCGACTACCAGACAACTCGTCTGGATGACGTTCAAGACCAACTGTACCTGGAGAATCGCGATCGGGACTATGCTAAGCAATCAGTCCAGTTCAAAGTTTCGTACCAGCCGTTCGACGCCATTTCTGACCTGTCGAAGTTTGGTTTCCAAGTTTCTGACATGTACTCGTTCACAACTGTATTCTCTACCATGATCGCGGCTTTGGGCCGTCCGATCGTGGTTGGGGACGTGCTTGAAGTACCGTCTGAGATGCAGTACGACCAGAACCTGAAACCAGTCCGGAAGTTCCTTGAAGTCACAGACACTTCGTGGGGCTCTGACGGGTACACCACTTCGTGGCGCCCAATCACGTTCAAGTTCCAAGCGACTCAATTGATCCCGAGCCAGGAAACACGCGACATTCTCGGCACCGTTGATACCCAGAAGTATGTGGTCGACGATGGTAACTTCTTCGCTGGCATCGAGCAGATCAGCACCGGTCCTCTGACATCCTCCGAAGCTGTGAAGGCCGAGGCTGAGCTGGCAGTTCCTGAGACTGGCGCGAATGTCCGTGAAGTCGCTTCCGGTATGAATCGCTTCAATCAACCTGGCAGCTACGACGGCACTGGTTTGTACGTTGAAGATGGTCTGCCGCCAGATGCGCAGCCATACACCGAAGGCTTCAAGCTTCCAGACGTCGCTGGAGTTCAGGATGGCGCGTTCTTCCGTTTGAACTACGACCCAAAACTAAATATCGCTGCACGCCTGTACAAGTTCAGCAACGTGAAGAACCAGTGGATGTACGTTGAGACCGATCGTCGGAACGAACGCTCTGCACTGAAGCCATCACAGCGCGAAATGTTCAATCAGACGAAGACAATCTCTCTCACATCTAAGACCGTCTAATGAAGCTCCTCGATCTTTTTGAATCAGCGAAATACACCCTCGAGCAGGAGTTTATCATCCGCTCGTGGGGTCAGGTCTTGTACCTTGACTACTTCGATTTGCCTGCTGGCCGCAGCACTATTGGCACCTATGATTTGGCTGTTCTCGTTCGTGAGTACAACGAGGCAATCAAGTCTGGCGATGAAGACAAGATCACCGAGCTGGATGAGTGGATCGCTGAAGGCGCGCCATTGAAGAACGGTAAGCACGTGCTCACAAAGGAAACTGTTGACGTTCTGCTCACGCGAGCGCAACATAAAGCTGGCAAGGAGATCACGCTCTATCGGTTCGATGAACGAGACAATCCATTGAAGCCAGATGCGTGGATCAGCATGACCACGAAAGATAACGGATACGCAGGCGCACGTCGTGAATACCATCTGAAGGCAGATGACCTGATCATTGACGCACATGGTCTTGCTGATGACCAGGAAGTGATCGTGAATACGAACGTGCTTCTTAAGTCTACAAACGAAGCGTACCAGCCAGAGTGGGAGAAGCCATGCTGGATCGTCGCAATCAAGAACACCCTTGGCGTCTCTGAAGAGAAGATCAAGGAGCTTGCTCTGAAGCATGACTGGGACGGAAAGAGCGATGGTCTTGCTGTCAAGAACGTGATCATGATCGTGTGGGATTTGATCGGCCATATGCCTGATCTGTCGCTCACGAAGGACTCGAGAGGCATGACACCAAAGGAGTTCTCTGGCACTCAAGGCAAGACTGGTCTCGTGTTCACGAAGGCGCACGTGATGCCGATGATCAATGGCAAGGTATCAAATTTCAACGGGCACGGCGAAGAAGAAATCGCGGCGGTCGCCACGTACAAAGGTAAGAAATGATTCTGCAGGAGATCCTTGACAGCGTATATCCGTTCAAGCTGAAGAAGCATGCTGACGGTATGTCGGCGTCGTTCGTGAATGCGAACAAGAAGCGCGTCTCGGTCTCCTTGGTTGGGTACCACATTCCAGAAACTGGTTGGTCGTACGAGATCCAGTTCGCGATCAAGAACAGCACTGAGTTAACAGGTGATGGTGATCAGTTCAAAATCTTTGCGACTGTTTCTGCAATCGTGCAGGAGTTCTTGAAGGTCAAGAGCGATTGGCGAGCATCAGGAGTTCCTGTGCTACTGTTCTGCACGGCAGATTCAGGTGGCCGTCATGGACTGTACAGGAAGCTTGTTCAGCGAGTAATCGCTGGTACGAAATTCAAAATCAAAGAACCAACCGCTCTGCCGAAGAACGTGCAAGAGTGGTGGTCGCAGCTGGAGTTCTCCGGCGACTCATACATTATGGCAACAACACTATGATCAATAACTACTGGTTCGATAATCAACTGCGGAGCTACATCCTGCAGTTCGTCTCGATCTTCCAAGGTCTGCAAGTACAGACTGGTTCTGGCGAGTGCGATGAGGTTCAGCGAATCACCGTACCATGCGTGATCGGTAACAAGGACCGTGTCGTCGCAGCTCTGCACACTGGGAATACAGACAATCGCGTGTTCAGCCTGCCAACAATGTCCGTGCACATGCAAGGTCTGCAGCTCGCTCCTGAACGTCGGAAGGTTCAAGCATTCGTGGATCAGCGAGTGACCATGAAGGCTGGTGGCGTGTTCCCGCAAGACTTGACGACCGTTAAGCGCGCGATGCCAATCCCGTACAACATGACGATCGAACTGAGCATCTACGCGTCGAACACTCTGCAACGCGATCAGATCCTAGAGCAAATCCTCGTGCTGTTCAATCCGGATCTGCAGATCCAGAAGTCTGATGGTGCATTCGACTGGACACGTCTGACAAAGGTTGAACTGACTGACATCGCGAACGAAGAGAACTATCCATCGGCGACTGATCGCCGCATGATCGTCTGGACTCTGTCGTTCGAGCTGCCGATCTTCCTGAGCGTTCCGATGGGCGTGAAGGATGACTTGGTCCGGAAGGTCATTATCCAGATTGGTTCGCTAGATACTCTAGTAGTGAATGAAGTTGACGAGAATGGAGAACTGACTCCGTTCGGCACTCCAATTGCTCGTATCGAGTACGACACCCGCGACCCTGTAGGTCCAATTCCTGACGGCCCAGTCCAAGTATGATTTCATTCAAGCAATTCCTCGCCGAAAAGGCAATGAACAAAGGCGCGTACGCTAAGGCTGCGGCCCGCGTAGGCGGAGACGCACGTATCGGTTTTGAGATCGAAGTCGTTGTTCCAGCAAAAACCGCAATGCACGTCGGTCCTTCTGAAACGAAGGACGATCCGTCGAACATCGAAGACATCCGTAAGTACGACTCTCTGAGCGAGTTCGAGGTCACGTTCTATGTGACGCAGAATGATCGTGCAAAGATCAATCGTGACTTCGGAGACTGGGTGGCAGCCCAGGAAGATGACTGGGTTGAGGGGAACTGGCACTCATTCGTTGATGACGACGAGCATGAAGACAATCCAGATCGCGCTGAGAAGAATGCGCGCCGTGAAGCCGCACGTGAGTACGACAAGTCTGACGACACCTTTGATGTCTGGGTTGATCGTGAATTCAGAACCTCAAAGTCATTCGTTGATTTCTACGATCTTGAGCCAAACTACGGCTGGCACAACGACTACACGGTGTACACGTCTGATCCACAAGGCGAGTCCGAGATGTACATGAACGGCTGGGGTGAGACAGCAAAGTACATGGCACAGCAGCTCGAGCTGATCGTAAAGAACAAGGTCGTCGTGAACGGTTCCGGCTATTCAAGCTGGAACCTTACCCATGACACCTCGATCAAAGACGATCAAGGCACTGATTACGAATCAGGCATGAACGGGTACGGTATTGAAATCGTCTCTCCTCCGCTGAAGTTCGAAACCGCGTTCACTCTCCTTGAAGCTGTTCTCCGTTGGGTAGATCGGAACGGCATGAACACGAATGAGACGACTGGCATTCACATGAACATGTCTCTGAACGACATGGCTGATTTCGATCCATTGAAGCTCGTGCTGTTCATGGGTGACAAGCACATCCTTGAGAAGTTCAATCGTCTTTCGAACACGTTCACTCGCTCGCAGATTCAGCTTGCTGCTGACGGCGTCGAGATGACTGGCACTCTGCCAAAGGGCGTGGCTGAGATTGAGAAGGCTGCTCGTGAATCGCTGAAGACTTCAGGTAAGTACTTCTCGGTTAATCTGAACCACATGCCGAAGTACCTCGAGTTCCGCGCTGCTGGCGGTCCAGGATACCACAAGCGAATCGCTGATCTGCACGAATTGATGGGCCGTTGGCTGACCGCCATGGAGATCGCAACCGATCCGGCACGTGAACGGAAAGAGTACCTGAAAAAGATCGCGAAGCTCGCAGGGCTGACATCGATCGGTAAGGCGCAACAAGGCGATTCAGTCGAGAAGTCATTCAAGGACGCAGTTCTTGGTCCACGCGGTCGTCGCTGGCTCTGGGACGGCGTCCAAAAGGCTCTTGAGTCTGGTGATGCAGCAAAGATCAAGACGGCTCTGAAGTCGCTCGTGATGGAGATCATTTCCGATTACGAAGACGGATCGCCAAAGAAGCCGACCTTTAAACAGGTAAAAGAAGCCCGTGCAATGTTCAAGCAGGCCGGAGTGAAACTGAATGATTTGCAGGGAGACGACAAAGAACTGCGCGGCGCGTACGCAAAATTCAATCACATTTGGAGTGTCGACTGAAAGTGCACTGGTTCTCGAAGCACTTTCCGGCACGGTCCTAAATACCTAGAACCAAAACCCAGCAGTCAGAATTCTGACTCTTAACCCCTCGTAGGAGATCTAACATGCCATCCCTCGTTTCTCCAGGTGTATCCGTATCGGTCACCAACGAAGCGCTCTACTTCGCAGCTGCAGCACCGACTGTCCCGCTGTTCTTCATCGCCACCAAGGCCGGCAAGACCCAACCAAATGGCGTTACCCCAGCCGCCGGTACACTTGAATCTGGTGTTGTCCGCACTGTCACGTCGCTTCAGCAATCGCTCGAGCTGTACGGTGTGCCATCGTTCCGCAAGGACTCGTCCGGCAATGAATTCCACGGCGATTCCCGCAATGAATACGGCCTGTTCGCTCTGAACCAAGCTCTCGGCGCTCTGTCGCGTGCTTATGTTGTCCGCGCTGACGTTGACCTCTCTGACGCTCCAGACACGTTCATCTCGTTCGGCACTCCAGTCGTTCTCGCAGGCTCGACCCTGTACAACGGTATCGGCAATGGCACGATCGCAACGATCACCGCAACCGACAGCAAGGTGAAGCCACAAACGATCTCGATTCTGTTCACGTCCGCAACGACGTTCGCAGTATCCGGTTCGGTCTCCGGCTACATCGGTGCTGGTGTCGTTGGTACGCCTTTTGCTTCGTCGAAGGTGAACTTCACGATCACAGCAGGCGTTGTTCCATTCGTCGCTGGTGACGCATACCTGTTCGATCTGGTTTACACCTCGGTCTTCACCGGCACCGGTAACGGCAAGCTGGTTTCCCTGGTTCCAGACACGCTCGCAGTTCCAGAAACTGTCACGATCAAGTTCACTTCGCCAACGGCATTCACGGTCGTCGGTTCGGTCTCCGGCTCCGGTACTCCAGGCACTGTTGGTACTCCGTACGACAACATGCGCATGCAGTTCACTGTGAACGCAGGCACGACTCCATTCGCAGTGGATGACCAGTTCGTTGTGACCGTCACGGAAGTTACTGTCGCTGCTCAACTCGGTTCGAACGATGCTGCAAAGCGCGTCACGATCGTTACGGCTCTCCAAGCTGCAATCAACGGCAATCTGGATGTTCGCTCGGAACGCTACGAGTACAACATCATCGCTGCTCCTGGTTACCCAGAAGTTTCCGATGAACTGGCTGCTCTCGCATCCGACGTTCTGTACGAAGCAGTTGTTATCGCTGACACCCCAATGAACAAGACGCCTGACCAAGTCGCTCAATGGGCACTGACTTCGTCGCGTACTTCGAACGAAAGCGTCGCGTACTACTACCCATGGGGTCTCGCATCGAACCTCGACGGTCGTGATGTCCTGATCGCTCCATCGGGTATCGCTATCCGTACGATCGCTGTGTCTGATCAACAAGGTTACGTCTGGTCTGCAGCCGCAGGTGCTCAGCGTGGTGTTGTTACTGGTGTCTCGAAGGTTGGTTATGTTTCCGGCATGCTCGGTACCGCTACCACGTTCGTTGAAGCCAATCTGAACAACGGTCAGCGCGACAATCTGTACGAAGCACAGAAGAACATCAACCCAATCACGTTCTTCCCAGGTCGCGGTATCTTGGTTTGGGGTCAGAAGACTTCCGCTCCAGCAAACTCGGCAATGGACCGCCTGAACGTTGTTCGTCTGGTTGCTTACCTCCGTCGTGTTCTCCGTAAGGGTGGCATGCCGTTCGTGTTCGAACCAAATGACCAGATCACTCGCGACAACTTGAAGGCAGCTGCCGATGGCATGCTGAACGACATCATGTCGAAGCGCGGTCTGTACGACTACGCAACGAAGTGCGATGCATCGAACAACACCGGCACTCGTATCGACAACAACGAGCTCTGGCTCGACGTTGGTATCAAGCCAGTGAAGACGGCGGAATTCTTGTACATTCCTATCCGTCTGGTTAGCACTGACACTAGCTTCTAATCCAAGCTAACTGTACAAAGGGTCCGGCTTTGCTGGGCCCTTTTCCATTTCTGCTATCGGAAATGGCTTACGCACTAAATAAGGCTGTAAAGCTTATCTCAACTGGAGTCAATTATGGCAACACTTTCGAATTTCGGTATCCCAGGCGCTGGCTCTGGCGTGCTGCATCCGAAGCTCAAGAACAAGTGGCGCATCACGTTCCAAGACATTGGCCGTTTGGTTGCTGGGCATAACAGCCGCAATCTGACGATGCAGTCTACCACCGTGTCGCGCCCTCAAGTAGAATTTGAAGAAGTCGCAATCCATCGCTACAACTCGACGGCATACGTCGCTGGGAAGCACACATGGTCGCCAATGAGCCTGACGCTCGAAGACGACATCGGTGGTCTCGCTTCGAAGGTCGTGAAGGCACAACTTGAAACGCAACAGCGTCTCGTTGGTGTGGATCTCGACGGTCGTTGGTTGAACACCGCTGCTACCGGTTCCGACTACAAGTTCGGCGTTAAGCTCGAACAACTGGATGGTGACGAAGGCGTTGTTGAAACGTGGATTCTGGAAGGCGTGTTCATTCAGTCCGCAGAATTCGGCGATCTGGATTACTCCGCTTCGGAAGCTGCTACGATTCAGCTCTCCCTGCGCTTTGACCACGCTCGCTCGGTCGATAGCGGTGAAGGTTACGGTACGGCTCTGGGCGGTAACGTCGCTTAATTAGTCGCGCTGTCTGACAGATTTAGAGGACCTTTCGAGGTCCTCTTTTGTTTTGCCTTCGAGCATGCATTTCGCTCTGCCTCCTCCCAGGTTTCACCATATCCCCAGGCGCAGGTCCCGTCTTTGAGCTCCACGTACACGCCACACGTTTGGTGATGGTGGTGATTTTGCAGCATCGCGGCAGGCAAGAACGCACGCTGATGGACCTCGTGATCTACATCACCGCCGAATAGGTAGCTCAATAGTGTCATGAACCGATTTTAACCCGAACCCCTGTATCGGACTTGTTATCAGTTGTAAAACCGGTACAGACTGCTTGGCACTGTTCGCTAAATACATGACATCATAATTCACTAAAAAGTGTCACATGCTTTCCTTCATTGATTTCCTGGCAGAAGCCCAGTTCAGCGACGACGATTTTGCTCGCGTTCTGAGCGTCTTCGAACGCCGTCTCCCAAAGCTCCTTGGCGCTAAGCTGTACCGTTACGGTGGTAAAAACCACGTTGAAAAGGTCGGCTCCGCTTCCCGGATCGTGTACATTTTCAATGACCGCGCATTCGGTGTTCGCTTCAAGGGCGGTCACGTTATTGGCATCGACGTCTGGTCCTCGTTCAAGGGTGGTCCAAGCCACTTCATCGACGTGCACACGCTCGCCGCTTCTTCCCTGATTGCTTCGATCAGCAAGCTCGCTGCTCTGATCAAGAATCCAAAGGAAGGTACGCACGAAGTGAACGCGGTGAATGAATCCGTTCAGCTCGATGAGATGGCACGTCGCGTTGACGACAGCGCTTTCTACAAGTTCATGGTCGCTGCGTACGGTGAAGACGGTGCACAGAAGGTTACTTGGGCTCAGATCAAGACTGTCGCTGACGACAATGACGTTCTGATTCCACGCTACATCCGTGACCAGAAGATTGGCCGCGGTCTCTGGACCTCGAAGCCAGGTGCTGGTGGTTCTTCCGAAGGTGGTGACGCCGCTGCTCCAGAAGCTGCTCCAAAGGCCGCTAAGAAGGAACCAATCCTGTACATCAAGGTCACGGCTCAGGACCCTGACACGAAGCGCTTCATCCCTGCTGGTGAAGTGAAGCAAGCCCAAGCTCTGTACAAGCAGATCGCTTCTGGCATGGCTGATCACAAGCCTTCCGAAAAGGAAATGCGCGATCCAGACACTCTGTACGGTCACTTGTCGCAACTCGTCGACATGACTTGTAAGGGTACGCTCCGCTCGCTGCTGATCTACGGTGGTCCAGGTACCGGTAAGACGTACACGATTATGCAGACGATCAAGCAAGCTGGCATGACGTCTGGTAAAGAGTACATCAAGATGTCGGGTAAGGCATCTCCACTGTCGATCTACCAAACACTGTTCATGTTCCGCGAAGGCGGTCTCGTTGTGTTCGACGACTTGGACTCGATGTGGGGTAATGAAGACGCAACGAACATCTTGAAGGGTGCTCTCGATACGTCACCAGTCCGCGAAATCACATGGGGTTCTTCGAGCACTGTGAACGTTTCGAAGATGGACAAGGAAGAGCGCGAGCAATTCAATCGTCAAGTGGACGACAAGCTCGAAACGAACCCAGAGAAGGTCAAGCTGCCTAATCAGTTCGAATTCAAGGGCCGCGTTGTGTTCATCTCGAACCTGAAGAAGGACGAGTTCGACACCGCGATCATGTCGCGTTCCGCAAAGATCTGTATGGACCTGACTCCAGAGGAAATTCTGAAGCGCATGCGTTCCGTTCTGCCAGGTCTCGGTGGTGACGACGTTCCACTGAAGGATAAGGAAGCTCTGCTTGATCACCTGATCAAGATGCACGGTAATGGCGAACTCGATGCTGTCACAATGCGTGAGTTCGTTAAGGGTCTGAACATCTTCCGCTCGGGTGCTCCGAACTGGAAGGACCTGATCCAGTATTCCTAATCCTTGATTTAAGGATTATGATAGCCGATCCTTTATGGGTCGGCTATTTTTGCATCTGCTCGCTCCGCTCTAAATAAGCGTACATCCGATCGGAATCACCATGAAACTCATCCAAGAAATTCAAACCATTGTTGAAGCCAAGGGCGTCAAAGACTCGCTCTCTGATACTCAACTGAAGTATGTTCTCCGTGGCGCAGCCACTGGTAGCCGTATCGAAGCTGATGGAAAGATCGTTTGGCCAGGCACTGCGTCGACAATCTTCAATTCACGTGAAGCTAAAGAAAAGTATGCTCGTAAGGGTGATGCATTTGCCGAGAAGATGAAGACCGGCAAGTTCAACAAGGTCGTGATCAAGGATTACCAAGCACGTGGCGCCGGCGGTCAATGGCTGACTGCTGAAACGTACGAACTGACGATCAACGAATCGTTCACGCTTGGCTCGAAGCAACACGCTGAACTCGCAGCAGCTGCAAAGGGTCTGGACAAGATGACCGTTCGTCGCTTCAAGACGATCGTCAAGTACTCGACCATGAGCCAGCACGATTGCACTGAAATCACCGACATGTTGAACACTGTCGACGCTGACAAGGTTCTGACGCGTCATGACATCGAGCAAATTGCAGCTTCAACGAACACTGATCTTGGCGAACTGCTTGATCTTTCGAATCTGAATGAGGCGGAAGAGAAGAAGACAGCAAACCCAGAATTTGCCAAGGGTCTCGAAGCAGGTATGAAGGCGCTCAAGAAGCTTCGTCCCCAAGGCAAGATCATCCCAGGTTTCGTTCATAACATCGGCAGTGCGAGCCACGAACGTCATGATGCATCGTTCGAGTACGATTTCGAATATGACGGCAAAACATACGAAGCTGCGATCCGTGTAGATTACTCGAAGTCTGGTGGCGTCAGCCGCCCACCACAGTACCACTACTCGTACTACAGCTTCAAGGACAAGAACGAAAAGAACGCTCGTATGTTCAACCCACAAGCTGACTCCGGCCCGTTCATCACGGATCTGAGCGAGCTCGGCAAGGAACTGAACTCCTGGGAAAAGCACATTGCTGATGGCTTGATCGCTCAGAAGAAGCGTTGGGAAGCTGATCTCGAAAAGATGCGTCCAAAGAAGAAGTAAATGGCCGATATTTCGCAACTCCTGAGATCCTCAGGCATTGACGCTCAGCGCACTGCGACTGATCTGTTCGGTGCCGCTGTTGAGGACTTCGCGGCAAAGCCACTGAACGGCTTGCTGAACTCCGTCACTGGACGGAACGGCACGGCGGCTCAGGGGCGAAATGATCCAGGTACATGGTACGCAACATCGTACGCTGCCTCTTTGGCGAACTCGCAGTACCGTCCGAAGTTGAAGTTCATGTTCCGCGTGGAGTTCTTGTTCGAGCCAAAGGTGCTCGAGACATTCGGCCGCGCCGAATGGCAAAAGAACTTCACCTTCCTCGTGAAGACTGTAGATCGTCCAAAGGTCGACTTCGAGTACGAGGACGTGAATCAGTACAACTTTAGAACGAAGGTCTTGAAGCAGATCAAGCACCGTGAACTGACGCTCTCATTCACTGACGACGTCGGCAATCACGTGTACGAGTTCTTCCGTTTCATGATGATGGTTCACTCACCAATTACCCGTCGCTCTGCTTACGCATCAAGTGACATCTCGGCTGCGTACGCAACGTACACCGCTGGTTCGGGCATGGAGTTCACGAAGGGTCTCGGTCCTATCAATGACTTCGCGCACCGTGGTGCTGTTGACACCGATCTTGGCAATGCGATCCGCGCAATCAAGATCACTCAGATCTTCATCAACCCTTCCGATACGCCGCCAAATGCAGCGAAGGAAGTGTCGTTCTTCTTCATCAATCCACGCGTAACCTCGTTCGACTTGGATGATGTGTCGCATGAAGCATCTGATCCGAATCTGTTCACGATGCAGTTCGATTATGACTTCATGGTCATGAGCAAGCAAGAACTCTTGAAGCCACTGAGCGCTGACAAGTCTCTCCCACCAGTTGGCACTGCTCCAGGTGAAGCTGCTCCTACACCAGGTTCTGGCACTAGCACTGGGTACGGTTCTGGCGCAATGGATCCGTACATTGGAATGCTCGCTGGTATTGGTGGCCGTGCTGTACAGAAGATCACCTCAGATACCGTTGGCAAAGCTCTGCGAACCATTCCTGGTCTCGGTTCTGTCGCTGACAACATCGGTGGTATCACGCAAGGTATTGCGCGTGACCAGCTTGCAGGGATCGGTCAAACTGTGAACCAAGCGTTCGCTCGACCAGGTCGCGACATCGTGACTGATTTGTCGACTGCTGGCCGTGATGCAGCGTCGTACATCACTTCTATTGGTTCAGGTGGATTCGGCTCAGGCCAACCATCCGTGAACGTAACTGATCTTGGCGGATATCTCTAATGCTTCTCACTGAACTCCTGGCCTATCATGGCACTGGTAAGAAACCAACAACGAAGCTGAAGCCGCCTATCTTCGTGACAACTCAACGTGAAGGCGCTGAGTGGTATGCTGCTGAGCGCGGGAACGGCGAGAATGGTGTTATCCTCGTTGGCGATCTTCAAGTGAAGAAGCCGTTCGATCTGCGTAGGTTCGATGGGTACGAGAAATACCTAGAGTTGGCTAAGTCTGCGGGGATCGAGTTCGAGGGCATGGATGTCCATAACGAGCAGTTCTTCTGCAAGGAAATTCAAGATCACTCGCCATACGATGGCACGAACTCCTCTGACCTCGTGTACATTCCGAAGTTTCAAGCGGCACTGAAGGCCGCTGGATATGATTCATTGCACATGAGTGACGTGCTCACGAATGATGAGATCGACACGTACGTGATCTTTGATCCATCACTGTTCAAGATTAAGCGCGCTGAGAAGCATCTGTACTACTAAGAACGCAATGCTTCTCTCTGAAATCACCGTCTATCACGGCTCTGAAGCTGCTCCTAAGGGGAAGTTCAAGATGCCTCTGTTCTTGACACCAAACAAGAATGGTGCTTCGTGGTATGCTCGCGAGCATGCTGGCGCCGGCAGAACTGGTGTCCTCGTGACTGGTGAGCTGAACGTGAAGAAGCCGCTTGAGGCTTATGGATACGGTCTGTGGAAGAAGATGCTTGACGTCGCTCAGTACGCAGGCATTCGTTTCAAGAACGATCCGTACTTCCAGTGCGATGAGATCAGCGACGCTGGACACTCTGGTTCGAACATCGGTGATCTCGTCTATCTTCCGAAGTTCCAGCAAGAGCTGAAGAGACAGGGATACGACTCAGTGCACATGAGTGACGAGCTAGTCGGTAGCTCGATCGAAGTGTACGTGATCTTCAAACCATCACAATTCAAAATCACCAGCATCGGCGATCCAATTTCGACCGATGACGCTTGGAAATAATATGGCAGCATCACGTGGCACAATGAAGGGTCGGTTCATTCCGAAGAACCCACAGAAATACCTTGGGAACTCCGATCGAATCATCGGTCGCTCGAGCTGGGAATTCCGCCTGTTCCAATGGTGTGACAGCACTCCAGCAGTTCTGCAATGGGCTAGTGAAGAGTTCTCCGTTCCGTACCTGTCGCCAATTGACAACAAGGTTCATCAGTACTACCCTGACGCGCTCGTTGTTTACCGTGACAAGTTCGGGAACATCAAGAAAGAAATCGTTGAAGTGAAGCCGTACAAAGAGACGGTCAGAACTCCAAAGTCAACTGAACGGGATCTGATCGCTCTTGCAATCAATGAAGCTAAGTGGAAAGCCGCTGTGCGTTTCGCTGAGCAGCAAGGCATGACGTTCCGAATCATCACTGAAAAGACAATGTTCAAGCAGGCTGGCAAATGAAACAGACCTTTAAACAATTCAACGAATCGACTGAGCTGAACACCATTCATGTCCGCCCACTGAAGTCGGTCGAGCTTCATCGTGCAAAGGAAGCCGTTCAAGCCGCCTTGCTCGGTCACCAGCTCGCAAAAGAAAAGAAGCCAACACTCGATCAGATCAAGGCTGTTCATGATCAGCTCGCGAAGTTCAAGCTCCCGTTCGTGCAGGCGATCGTGAAGGAGCTTGATGAGGTGTTCGAGAAGTACCGCGCAATGATGAACGCTGGCACAAAGCTGTTCAGCCACGGCGCCGCAGTCGGCTCGTTGAACAAGGCGATGAAGGCCGCGTTCCTGTCAGGCGACAAGGCGAAGTTCAAGGAACTGAAGGCTCAGGCAGACTCCAAGATTGCAGACCTGGACCACCACGTGGACGCCGAGGCCACCGCGCATCGCAAGGTGAAGAACTCCTTTACGGCTGAAGCAAGCATCTTCGGCACCACCCGGCTCCTGTCAACGGTCGGGGATCATGAGTACGACAAGCTGAAGGCTCTGGACTTCAGCCAGCCGCTGTACACAGGCCTCGATTTCCCGACGAAGCAAGCACATGACTTCCATTACGTCCTGTACTTCCTGACGAATCTCACTAACTCTCCGAAGCCGATCCGGATGACGAGCGCGAATGAGTTCAGAACGCACACTCGTGTGAAGTACGCGAATGATGGTAAGCTCGAGAAGCTCTTGAAGATCACGGATGATTACCTGCACTCGAACGACAAGACACTGATCCCGCAGATCATGGCGCTTGTGAACGACATTCCTTCGATCAAGTCAGCGAACGACTCAGCCAAGAAGAAGATCAAGACGGTTTATCGAGGGATCGGGATTGGTGAAGATGATGAGGGAGATCCGTCTCGCGATCAGATTATCGCCCAAGACCGCGAGAGTAAATACGTTGCAACGTCTGATTCACGGCACGCCGCAAAGAACTTCGCATTGCAGAAGGGTCACTTAGAAGACAGTGAAGAGCGCCGTTCCGCTCTCGGATACATCATCGAGTACCGAGTAACTCCAGATGCGATCCTGTTCGACACGAAGGTGATCGACACCGTGTACAACGAGTCAGAAATTTTGATTGACGCCACGAAGGCGGAAGTCGTAGAAATCAAGGAAGTATAAATGTCAGCAGATCATAAAGCGTTCGACCTGCGGTTGAACAACGGCGGATACGGCGAAAAGGTTGACGTGAACACCAGCTTCTCTGGTGACGAGTTCACGCTCCGTCTTGGTGGTGTTCTGACCGAGGTGAAGTACAAGATCCCTCCTAATCTGACAACAGGTTGGGATCTTGTGATGCAGAGCTCGAAAGAGATCAAGACGGTTCTGGAACCGATCTTCCACGCCCATGGGATGAAGACCTATGAGAAGGCGCAGCAATCGTTTGAGAAGCGACTGTACAAAGATCCTCCAACGAACGTTGATCTGAAGAAAGAACTTGCTAATGAACTCGGCGAGCTGATTGATCACTTTGAAACACTGGTGAAGTCTCATCTGCTTGAGTTCGCCACTAAGTACGTGAAGTACGAGATCGACTACCGTAAGTCGATCGTTCAAGATGCTCGTGATCAGGTTGCTCACATTGTGAAGGATCCGAGCGAGTTCAAGACAGAAGAAGAGCCAGAAGATGCAAGCACCTAAGCCAACAGTGAACATGGTCAATCCGTTGGATGACCTGTTCGACATCGATCCAGATGATCGTGACAATGAGCTCACCGAGTACCAGCAAGCCTCTGAAGGCGAAATTGCTGCGCTCGCTGCTCCGACCGAACCTGCTGAGAAGGACGAAGACGACATTGAGACCGACAAGCGTTTCGATGCCGTGTACGACGAAGCGATCGGCACGTTCAAGAATCAGATGGCGTACACCGAAATCATTGAGCCGCGTTATGCAGCTCGGAATGCTGAAGTCGCTTCGACGTTCCTGAATCTCGCTCTGCAAGCTGCAACAGCGAAGGCACGCGTGAAGACTGATCGTAAGCGTGTTGGCCAGTTCATTCCAGGCATGGGGAACAAGGTCACGAACAACACGATCGTTGCGACCCGCGAAGAGATCATGCGAATGATTTCCGTAGACGCAGACACGAAGCCGCTCTAAATACAGCTGCACAACAGAGATTATCATGCGTAAACTGATTGAAGACAAAGAAACGATTTCCGTTCCTACACTGAAGCCACGTGATCCTAATCAGCAAATTCTTGCGAACAAGAAGAATGCTGGCGGTCCTATGCGTGACAAGAAGAAGGAAATGAAGCGCGGCAAGGAAAAGTTCAAGGGCTCTTTCAAGCAGTTCATGGAAGCGCTTGACGCAGCTGAGCAGGCTGAATAATGGCCGGGAATCCTTTCGATTTCGCAAAGCCGATCATCAAGTTCAAGAAGCTTGACGACGACGGTAAGGGCAAAGAGAACAAGCCGTACACGCACGACGAAGTGATGGCGGCTCTGGCTGTCCTGCACAAGATGATTCACGCCCAAGCGGAACACTACGGTGGCTCGCATGGTAAGCTCCTCCAAGCAGGTGTCGTAGAAGGTTCACTCCTTCAGCAAGTATCGTCTGCTGAGTTCATCGTTGAAAGCGGTGACGAGCTCGAGGACAAGCTCCAAGAGATGTACAAAGCTGCAAATAATCTGCTCCGCCGCATTGCCGGACTGGAAGATCGTGGTGCAATTCAGATGCTCGTTAAGTTGATCAATTCGATCACGAACGCAGTACAACTGGCACAAAAGACCTAACAGCAGGCGGTGAAGTGTAAATAGGGGATGGCCCCTACACTTCACTTCATTCACGGTTTCAATTCGAGCCACTACTCATTCGCCTACCTGGCGAAGGAGCTTGGTGCCGTCTCGAATATCGACTACAAGTCATACCAGCCGTTGGAGAAGTCGGTTCTCGACGTAGGTCTCCATCTCCCTCACAAAGAACCGGTCATCCTGATCGGGCACTCCCTTGGTGGAGTCCTTGCGATGATGCTTGCTCTGAAGGGTCAGCATAACGTCCAAGGTGTCGTCACGATCAGCTCTCCACTTGGTGGATCAAAGGCTGCATCGCTCACTCGGTGGTTCATGAACCTGCCGATCCTGAATGACATCACTCCATCTTCGGATGCAATGAAGCTTTTCAAGTCGAAGCCAGCACCATGCTCTGTGCTTTCGATCATCAGCACTGGCGGTCATCTCCCCGCCGCAGGCGAAGCGAACGACTCGATCGTTTCCGTTCAGAGCCAATCAGCTCTGAAGTACGCCCAGAAAGTGGAGATCCCAGCGAATCACTTCGAGATCCTGATGCATGATCAGACGATCGAAGCTGTACGCGCGTTCACTCAAACATAATCTATGCTATCAAAAGAACAGATTGCGGAGCTTCATCGCTGCGCAACAGACCCCCTGCACTTCATTGAGCAGTACATCAAGATTGAACACCCATCCCTTGGTGCTGTTCCATTTGAGCTGTACGAGTACCAGCGCGATTACATCCGTGAGATTCACACGGGGAACGTGATCGCTGCATTCGGCCGTCAGATGGGTAAGACCTCGCTGACATGTGCGTACGCGCTCTGGCACTCGATCTTCAATCCAAATCAGAACATTCTGTTTGTCTCGCAGAAGGTCGTGATCGCGCAAGAGATCATGAGCAAGATTCACTTCATGCGCTCGCATCTCGCATGGATCAGCGATCTTGTTCGCGCGAACAAGAATGAGCTCCAGTTTGACAACGGTTCGAGGATCATGTCTGTAGTTGGAAATAGAAATACTGCTCGTGGAATGTCGCTGAACATGATCGTGCTTGATGAGCTTGCGTACTGGCCGGAAAAGCAAGTCACTGAGTGCCTTGAAACGATCGTGCCATGCTTGGTCTCAACGAACGCGAAGATCGTGATCCCATCGACTCCAGGTCCAAATGGCAATCAGTTCATCGAGCTGTTCAAGCTTGGCGAAGCAGGACCACTGAAGCTCAAGCCTATCAGATACTCGTACGAGCTGCACCCACATCGTGGCGCTGAGTGGATGCAAAATCAGCGCGCTATGCTTGGCTCAATTCGATTTGAGCAGGAATATGGAGCCATCGTAAATGGCTAAGAATCCGAATCTGAAGCGAGCTCACGAAACCAGTGAGTTCCTGCCAGAGAACGTCCTTGAGCTTTCACGCTGCATGGCCGATCCGATTTACTTCATGACGCACTTCGTGAAGGTCACTCACCCTACCAAGGGTTCTGTGCCGTTCATCTTGTACGACTACCAGAAGGAAATGGTCCTTGCTATTCATGAGAACAAGGACACGATTTTGCTTTGCTCGCGTCAGATGGGTAAAACCACTGTTGCGGCTATGTACATCCTGTGGTACGCTCTGTTCAACAAGGACAAGCGATGCGTGATTGCATCGAAGGCGATGGCGCACGCGGTTGAAATTCAATCTCGCGTTAAGTTCGCGTACGAAGAGCTGCCGCACTGGCTGAAAGCTGGTTGTAAGTTCTACAACCGTACCTCGATCGAATTCGACAACGGTTCGAAGATCATCTGTGAAGCTACGTCTGAAAAGACTGGTCGCGGTTCCTCGCCATCGATCATTTTTCTTGACGAAATCGCGTTCATCTCGCGCCGCATCCAAGAAGAAATGTGGGCATCGCTCACGCCCGCTCTGTCCACTGGTGGTAAGTTCATTATCACCTCGACTCCGAACGGTGACGGTGACTTGTTCGCTACGCTCTGGCGTGGCGCAAAGTCTGGCATGAACAACTTCAAACCACTCGAGTTCTTGTGGTGGCGCCACCCTGATCGTGATCAGTCGTACTACGACGAAATGAAGGGTAAGCTCGGTCCCGTGAAGGCAAAGCAGGAATTGGATTGTGAGTTCCTGTCGTCTGATGCTCTGCTTGTGAGCTCACTCCGCCTTGCGCAGTTGAAGTGGGAAGTGCCGATCTTCCAAACGCTTGGTATCAACTTCTGGATTCCAGAGGAAGAGATTGGTGGGCGGAACAAGACGTACTTGGTCTCCATGGATCCTGCAACAGGCTCTGGGAATGACTACTCGACGATCGAAGTGTTCGACTTCCCAGGGCTGAATCAAATCGCCGAGTTCAGATCGAATGAGATCAACATCCCGTTGATGTACGGTAAGCTGATGTGGCTTCTCAGAAAACTCGCGCAACCGGTGAACGGTGGTCGAGCCGAAATTCTGTGGACGTTCGAACGGAACGGTATTGGTGAAGCGGTCTCTGCGTTGTACTACAACGACGATAAGCAGGTCGAAGAAGCTGAGCTCGTGAACGATCACCCACTGAAGTTCGGTGTGTTCACGACCGGTAAGCAGAAGATTCTGTCTTGCTTGCAACTCAAGAGTCTGATCGAGAAGATCAACGGCGGCTTGAACGTGAAGTCTGAGCACCTCGTGTTCGAGCTGAAGAACTTCGTCTCGAAGGGTCAGAGTTACGAAGCGAAGACTGGTTCGACTGATGACTGCGTGATGGCAACAGTCGGTATCATGCGTCTGCTGAAGCGTCTCTCTGAGTACAACGACGGCGCATTCAAGGTCGTGAACGAGTACGTTGACCCAGAAGCAGCGATCGACGAGAACAACGACTACGTTCCGTTCGCGATCATGTGATCCTGAAAACCCAGGTTCCTTCCCTGGAGCCTGGGTGGTACAATCACGTCTATGATTGCACCTGACTTGGCGAACGCCACATTCGAAGCGCTCGCCGCCCTGTTCATCCTTAATCACTGCCGCGCAGTGTGGGGCTCGAAGCAGGCGCACGGCATTTCCATTCTGAGCACAATGTTCTTCGCGTCTTGGGGCGTGTGGAACATCTGGTACTATCCGCATCTCGGCCAGTGGTTGAGCTTCTACGCCGGCATTCTCGTCACATTCGCGAATCTGTTCTGGATCTATTCGATCTGGCTCATTCGCCGTAAGTACCCGTTGGAGGCCTGATGCCAGTCATCTCCGACACGATCGCGGCGCACGGCGCAAAGCTGCCAGATGGTTCCACGACACACGATGCCGCCGTGTACTACGCTGGGTGGGAAGAGATTCAGGACAAGCTCACCTTGCTGTTCGGCGCAAAGTGCTGGACTGATGGGATGTTCAGCGGAATGTACTTTCAGTCACCAAAAGAGTTCGTGTTCCAAGAAGGAAACGTCGGCGAAACCGAGTACAGCTACAAACCAGGATTCAGAATGTCACTATGGGCAGGTCTGCGTCTTCTAGGATACCCAATATGAGCATCGTTGTTTTCTATTTGCGACCAGACCCGATCGTTGAGGGTTGGTTGCCGCGCCACGAGGCATTCGAGTCCAGCGAGTTCGGCGAAGCAATGCGCCGCATTCAAGAGCTGCGCGACAAGGGATACCAGCACGTCGTGATGTCGTCCCAGTTCGATGGCGCGGTCGGAAAGCCAGGAGTCGATGCTGTCGAGAACGGCAAGACTCCAGACGGTCACGACTACGAGTGGACGAAGAAGCACCGCGGTGCTGGGCCGGAGTCGTCATGATCGTCTGCGTCGTGATTTCATCTGCACTCTGCGGCAGGCCGTACGGCGTCGTGATGATCGACAAGAAATACCCGACCTGTTATGACGTAATGGATGGCGTCACGGCGTGGCTTGAAGAGCATATGTCAGCGAAGGACATTACGTTCAAGCAAGGTTATTACGGCAAGGACAGCTCCGAAGTCACATGCACACTCGGTGGTGCTGCTCCGTACACTGCTACTTTCAAGAATACCAGCATTGAAAATTGCACGAGAATCACATGACTGAAGACACTTGGGAAGCGACCCTTGAAGACCTTGCCGATCTGCGTGTCGAGATCAACGCAGTGCAGCATCAGTTTCCTGGCAAGGAGGATCGGGATAATCTTGAAGCAGCTTTGAAGCCGCTCCGCAAGCGGGGCGTTAAGATTCATGAACGGCGGATTGCGCTGAATGTGAAAGAGCTTCGGTTCACAAAGCGCGCCGCCGAACTTTTGGAGATCTTTGAATGATCGAATGTGGACGTCCAGTATCCGTTCCAGGCTCAACGCCTGACTACGAGGCCGCGCTGCCAGAGCCGACGCAAGAGCTTTGCGGTGAGTACGGCGTGTACGCCCGGGTTGGCAATCTGATCTACCGCGGAACCTACAACGCGTTTGGCCGCGATCACCACAACACCGGTGGGCATGGTTCCTGGGCATGGGTGGCGCACGCATGAATGAACGAGGCAAGATCAGGCGCTTCAAAGCACAGTTGATCAAGATCTCCGAGGCATTCAATTGTCCAGGTCTGCACATCAGCGAACACGTTGCCGAGCGAATCTTCGAGCGCCACATGGCCCGCGACATTCCGTTCATCGCCGCGATCGCGAAGAATTTCTACGAGAACGTGTTCACACAGACAACTTACTGCGAACGTTCTTACAAGGTCGGGTTCCGCGGGCTGTTCGTTTGTTTTAGAGTTACGGTAGGCGCCGTTTCTGGCGAACGCCGAGCAGTCCTGACCACGACCTACGAAGGTGAGCAGGATTACTTCACCGACGAAACCATCATCTTGAAATGAACATGAAACTCAAACTCTCCCTCCTCGCTCTGGCCGTTCTCTCGCTCTCCGCCTGCAATCACGACGCTGCGCCAGTCTCGTACCAGCAACCGCAACAGCAGTACGCTCCCCAACAAGCGCCCGTGGTCGTTCAACAAGACAGCGGCATGAGCGCTGGAACCGCAGCCGCAGTCGGCCTCGCCGCTGGCGCCGTGGGTGGATACCTGCTCGGCAATCGGAACACGCCTCAGCCTTCCCAAGTTCAACAACCTACAACCGTGATCAACAAGACCGTCGTGAACAAGACGTACGTACAACAAGCCCCCACCGCTCCCGTGACCGCGCCCGTCGCGCCAGCCAAGCCTGCAGTCGTGACTGCTGTGACGCAGCCAACTCTGCCGAAGTACACGGCCGCCGTTCCTGCTGTGCCGGTGAAGAGCACTGGCACGAGCTTCGCGCAGAAGCCCGCGAGCTACGGCACGACCACGACCACGTTCAAGCGGAAATGAGCGAACGCGACGCCTTCTGGCAGGGCGTCTTTGACGGTCAAACTCTGGCGAACTGCCATGGGTCTGACCGTCATGGCGTTGGGTACGGGAACCCATGTCAAACCTGCACGAACAGCTACATCAAGATGATGACGCACACGCCTGATCAGGGCCCATGGTCCGTGTACGAGCATAACGGCCAGTTCTCGATCGAGTCGCAAGATTTTCGTCATGACGTTCTGCTCCGCGTGACCGGTGATTTCTTCGATGACACCGTTCGACGCGAGTACGCGCAGCATATCGTCGAGATCTTGAATGCGGCTCCGCAGACACTGCCGCTCTGGTGGATCCCACATCAGTTCAAGCAGCTTCGTTTGTTCGAAGAATGAAGTTGTAACGGCCGCCGATACTGTTACACATTCACCCGCAGGATGTAGTACAATCACTCATCGACAACGAAACGAGGTGATGCAAGATGTTCTACGTTCTGTTTCTCAAAGGTGAAGTGGTTGCAGTCACGGCCGAATCCCCGTACACCGGCACCCCCGCTCTGAAGAAGTTCGACGGCATCGAATACGACGCAGCCCAGAGCCGCTGGGACTGGGAGAGCCTGGAGGAAGTCGAGAACCTCGCCGCAAAGCTGACCGAGATCACCGGCAAGCTCCACATGGGCGAAGACAGCGGCCCGAACGTTTCGCCTCGCTTCGACATCTTCTGCCCGCCGGCTGTCGGCGACAAGGTCTCGTACGCCTTCAACGGCGACTACCACCCCGATGGTGAGATCGTCCGAATCACCCCGAGCTGGATGGTGATCACCTCCACTGGCAGCAAGTACAACCGCAAGAAGAACTCCGGCACCTGGAAGAAGGTCGGCGGAACCTGGTCGCTCGTGAGCGGTCACATCAGTCGCCAAAACCCCGAAGTCTGAGATAGAATCAAGAATCAACAACCTCGAAAACTGGAGCACTCATGTCGAACAACTTCAACCCGTACGCCCCGTTCAACAACACGCCCGAGCACAAGAACCGCCTCGAGAAGATCGCCAATCGCCCTTCGCAACGCCAGCGCGATCTGCTCAAGCCGGGCCGAGTCACGATCATTGACTATGGCACCTCCGGCGAAGGTCCCCGCGTCGCAGTGAAGGCGAAGTAATGAACTTCGTCGACATCTCGGTGAAGGACTTCAGTGGGAACTTCACGCACAAGGCGAAAGCCTTCGACGTGAAGACCCAAATCCTGCTGAAGACCCCGGCCTGGAGCTTGACGACCGTGCGCCTGCTCGGAACGACCGATGCGATCACGCAGTTCCTGCGCACGCTCCCAACGTTCACTGAAGCTCTCGTGCAGATGCACGTCGGCGCTGCAAAGACCCTGACCGAGGATTCGATCTCGCCTGGCTGGAAGAATCGCTCGCTCGTCGAGAACAGGAGAAAATGATGGCAAAATACTGGTCGTCCGAACCGCCCTCGCGCTGCGATGCGTGTGACACCCCGATCACGAACGTGTTCACCGACGGAAAGACCACGTACGGGCCGTGGGCTTGCATGTGCCCGAGCTGTGCGACCCTCGGCCCTGGCATCGGGAAGTGGGGTATGGGCCTCGGCCAAGAATACACGAAGCAGCCCGATGGCAAGTGGTTGAAGACGAAAGGTTGATCATGACATTCCTCGCAATTCTCCTGGGGCTGATCGTTGGTGGACTGTTCGGCTGCCTGCTTGGTTGGGTGTGGGCGCATAACACCGTGCTGAACGAAGCCAAAAAGCTTGGACGCTTCTACGTCGGGCCCGACGTGGTCGAGTGCACCGTGCATGAAGGAGCTCGATGATGGAGTACGAGTGCTACCTCCTCAATCCGGACATGGAGCTCTGCCACATGGGCGAGAAGCTCTTCGAGACGGATGATTTGGCCGAAGCCTGCTCGTTCGTGTACAACTGGTACCAAGAGAAGAACGTGGATGTTTGCGTCTGGCAACCACGCACCAGCGGGTATCGCGAGTACTACAAGGTCGGCGAATGGCCGCCCTCGGCCGCGGCTCCCAAGGATCAAGTGACCGCGCCAGAGCCCGTGGATGCGGATGATCAGATCAAGCTCGATCACCCGCGCGCGATGTGGGAAATCCTCGTGCCAACGGAAAAGCGCCAACAACCAGGCGCGTTCTATCGGACTCGGTACCATCGCGTGTGGGACGCGAAAGTCCGTGAAATTACTGGTGGTCTCACGATCCTCACGCCTGCCAAGGGGCAGTGGGTCAGCCCGAAAGGCGAGACGTTCACTGAGCGCATGATCCCCGTGCGGATCGTCGCCACCGAACCACAGATCAGCGAGATCATCGATCACACGCTGGAATACTATGACCAACTGGCAGTGCTCTGCTACAAGGTCAGCGATCACGTCATTATTCGTCACAAGTCGGAGGTTTGAATGGCAGCTCAGTATGTGTTCATGGTGAAGGGCCGCGGCGAGTTCCCAGTGGACATGCTTCGTCGCGATCAGTGCTATCCGTACCGAACGGAAGATGCGCACGCCATTCTCGGCGATGCAACCACGAAGGAACGTGAAGGCGTGTTCGTCTCGCCCCGCCCTCCGAACATCGATCGTTGGGCAAGCTTCGGCTGGCAGGTTCAAAGGACCTGCACCGTCTAAGAACCTGAATCAATTCCGCTGTCGCACTTTAAAGGGCCTACAATGGCCCTTTCTTTTTGCGGGGGTGCGCATGTTCATTGCAATGGTACAGGTTAGCGGAGTGTGGGAAGTCACAAGGTTCGAGACGGAAGAGAAGCTCATGGCCTGGGCTGTGGCCCGACCAGGAAGTGTGGACGACTACCACATCTACGAGGCGAAGCAAATCCGCGTAGAGGTGCAGGCGACTGCGAGCATCAAACGATGAAGTTCTCGATTTGGTATCACATCAGGTACTCGCTGCCTGTTCAGTACGTGGATCTTTGGGCTTGGCAGTTCAGCAATTGGTACACCAAGACCCGAAAGAAGTTCGGTCGCTGGCTCGGCACCCGCTCGCTCACGAAGCGTATCTGGGCGCGGGTCTATCGGAAGTGGCTCGATGAAGGCGATGTGATTGTTCGCGTGATCAATTGGCGGACAGCTTTGCTCGATCGCAAGGGCTATCAACGCGTTGCAGTCTCAGCCTGCTTCTGGATTTTCGACTGATCCCACACTCTGGTTCAGCGGCTCTTGGTTGAGCCGTACAATCAGAGGATGGAAAAATTCGAACAATTTCTCGCCGAGTTCAAGCTCACACCGTACTGGGCCACGATGGTCAACACGGTGGAGGACTCCCCATGGCACCGTGAAGCGAACGTTGCGCTCCATACGGAGATGTCGCTCGAGCAATTCGACACGCGCTTCGCCGCGAACTACTCGCGACGCGAAGCTCTCGTTGGTCGCGTGGCGATCTTGTTCCACGACACTGGCAAGCCTTCCGCTGAAGAAGTTCTCGAAAAGAAGGACGGCTCTGGTGAGAAGTACCGTCGGTACGCGGGGCACGAGCAAGATTCGGCCGTGGCATTCCAAGAGTGCTACTTGACGATGAGTTCACTTCGCGCGCTCTTGACGCCTGAAGAAGCTCGCGCAATCCGCTGGATCATCGAGCATCACTTGCCGTACGGGTACAAGGACAAGCAGAAGCGTCAAGGTCTCGCTGTCGCCACGTGGCACGCGCTTTACACCGCGAACTGCCGGTACGAGTTGTTCTTCGATTGCCTTCGCTCTGATGCGGCGGGTCGGATCAGTGACGACATGGAAACAAAGCTCCAGAACGTCGAGGATTGGGTCGAAGAGTTCAAGAAGATCCCGACTGCTCGCACTGCCGCGTACCGTGAACAGATCGCGTTCCTCTTGATCGGTCCTTCTGGATCGGGTAAGAGCACGTACGTTCGGCATGCGTCTCAGAACGGCGATGAGATCATCTCGTACGATGACTTGAAGGAACAGTTCTGGTACCACAAGGGCCAGGCTGAGGGCTTTGGCTTCAGCGTTCCTACTCGTCAAGAGCAGTACGATCTTGCGTGGGCTTACGCGAACGAGAACGAGTCTGAGTTCAAGAAGTTCTCCGATGCGATCGTGGCGGCTCAGTTCGAAATGGCCTCGAAGTCTGGAGCGAACGTGTTCGTGGACATGGTGAACGCGTCCAAGAAGAAGCGTGCAAAGTTCGTGGATCTTGCGAACAGGTTCAAGTTCCGCGTCGTTGCAGTCGAGTTCTGGAACCCGCTCGATGAGTTGATCCGTCGTCAGAAGACGCGGCCTGACAAGTCGGTACCGCCAGGTGCGGTGAAGCAGCAGCTTTACGCGATCGGTGGAGCATGGCTCGGATCTGAAGTCGATCGTGTCGAGTTGGTACTGCCGACCTGACATCGTTCGGCTCACTCAGAACGCACAGGGGACCCGAAGGTCCCCTTCTTGTTTAGCTAAACACCGATCCCTCTGCCTCGCACCGGCGCCCTCTCGTGTCGCCATGATTTCTGGCCAGACCGCGGATTCTCCGCGCTGGAAGTTCAACATCCTGATCCAAACACTCGGGTGTAACTTGTAACGATCTCTGTTACAATTACTACATCTTGTTGCAAATTGTAACAGATACACGAAGTCAACCTGACGGCGGTTTCCGCTAAATAGACAGCCGAACATTCAGTTCGCAATCTTGTCACTTTGACTATTTGAATTTTTACGGAGTTTTGAAATCATGGCAACCAAGCGTTCACTGGCCGATCTGGCCGCAGCATTCACATCCAAGACCAACGAAGGTGGTGGCGGAAACGCAACGTGGAAGCTGTTCTTCCCTTTCTGGAAGGCTGAAGTCGAGACCGTTTCTACGGTTCGTTTCCTCCCAGACAACGACGGTGAGAACCCAATGGGCTTCCTCGTCGAAAACCTCACCCACGAATTGAATATCAACGGCAAGCGCGAAAAGGTCGCATGCTTGAAGATGTTCGGCGAAGCCTGCCCAATCTGCGAACTGTCCTCGCGTTTCTACGACAAGAACAGCGCAGAGCACAACGAAGAACTCGGCAAGCAGTTCTATCGCAAGAAGAGCTACATCGGCCAAGTCCTCGTTCTCGAAACCCCAATCGAGCACGATGCTGAGCAGATGGTGAAGCTCATCGAATTCGGTCCGCAAGTGTTCAAGCAAATCCAAGCTGCTTTCCAAAGCGGTGACCTGGAAGAAGCTCCTTACGAACTGAAGGGTGGATACAACTTCCGCTTCCGCAAGACGAAGACCGGCTCTGGCCAGAATTCGTACACCACGTCGAACTTCGCTCCGAAGCAGACCGACGTGTCGGACCAGATTCTGGAAAGCATCACGCTTTACAACCTGGCCGAGTACCGCACCGCAAAGGTCGATCGCGCTGCTGTTGAAGCAATGCTGATCGCTGCCCAAACCGGTGGCACGTACGAAGCAGCTGGTTCCGCAGCTCCTGCTGCTGGTCTCCAACTGAACAAGAAGTCGGCTGCAGCTCCTGCTCCTGCCGCTTCTGATGACGGTGATGTCGCAGCTCCTGCTGCCGCGCCAGCCGCTGCACCTGCTGAAGGTGGCGCGAAGCTCAGCGTAGTCGAACAACTGCGTGCACGTGCTGCCGCAGCCAAGGCCGCTCAACAAGCCTAAGCTTGTAAGTTGAATGTTCGGAAGGATCCTTCGTGGTCCTTCCGCTTTTTCATTTCCAAAGGAAAATATGGGACTCAAATTTCTTGCTCAGTTCAAGAAGGACGTCGCCAAGCTCGACACCGTAGGTGTTGGTATCAAGACCGTTGAAGAATGGTTGAGTACCGGCAATTACGCGTTGAATCGAGCCTTGTCTGGCGACTTCATGAAGGGCGTGCCACTCAGCAAGCTCACTCTGTTCGCAGGTCCATCGGGCTCTGGTAAGTCGTTCATCGCCTCGAATCTCGCTCTCCAAGCGCAGAAGGAAGGCTATCACGTTCTGTACCTCGACTCGGAACACGCGATTGACGTTGACTACCTGAGCAAAATCGGTGTTGACGTTTCGGAAGAAGCTCTCACGTACCTGTCGGTCACTACGATCGAAGACGTGAACAGCGTTCTGTCTGACTTCTTCAGTGCGTACAAGAAGGAAGTTGGCAAGGACAACATGACTGGTCAGAAGACCATGATCGTGCTGGACTCGCTCGCGATGCTTTCGTCTGCAACTGAAATCGAAAATTACGACAAGGGCGTGATCAAGGGTGACCAAGGTCAGCTCGCCAAGCGTCGTAAAGCAATGCTTCGTCTGGCCGTTGGTAACATCGGTCGTCTGCCAATCTCGATGATCATCACCGATCACGTGTACCCGCAAGACATCATGATGGGCGATGGCGCATGGGCGATCACGAACTCTACGAAGTTCTCGGTCTCCATCATCGGCATCGTCACGAAGCTGAAGCTCAAGGAAGAAGGCGCCGTCACTGGTGTTCGCATGCGATTCGAAACGTACAAGAGCCGCTTTGCGAAGCTCGGTACGAAGGTCGAACTCGAAGTGCCGTACAACAAGGGGATGTCTCCTTTCTCTGGCCTGATTGAACTCCTCGAAGAGATGAGTGTGATCGCCAAGGGTACGCAGCCAGGTGAGAAGACGAAGTTCATCGGGAACGTGAACGGTGAACGGATCGTGTTCAAGGAAAGCGAGATCACAACTGAGATCGCTGAGAAGCTCTTGAAGCATCCATCGTGCCAGCCAATGCTGACTCGTGGCGCTGAACCAGAGCCGACCGCTGAAGAGCTCGACAAGATCGAAGACTAAACCAAGGGAGGCTTCGGCCTCCCGCTTAAAAAGAGAATTGAAATGAACCCATCTGCAACACACAGCTACAACGCATCGATCACCGTTCAAATCGCCGTCGGCGGTTTCATCGTCTCGTACCCAAAGTACGAAGAAGGTGTGGAGTACCCAGTGTACGTCCAAGAAGTCGCGACCTCGATCGGCAAGGCAATGCGTCTCGTGAAGACCGCGGCTGAGCAATTCAGCCTGGTCAAGAAGACGGCTGACGACGCTGCTGAGTAATGGAGCGCTATCAACTCCGGGTTATGGCTGAGAAAGCCGATCTGGACGTGCGTCTCGATCTACTCACGAAGTACATCGACTCGAACCCACAGTACTTACGGATGGATGAGGAACAACAGGACCTTCTGGTGCGGCAACGCATGATCATGGAAGAGTACGCTGAAGTTCTCTCTGAGCGCATCAACACGTTCTGATCCCACGGCTGATAGGCCGTTCCCTTAGGCATCGTTACAATTGAACTTCAACTTGTAACGGTGCCTTTCTCGTCTCTGCAATGGAAAAACAAAGAATCAATCTGTTCGCTCTCGGAACAAAGAACGAGGAGTACATGGCTGAACTCCCGACGTTCTTCGAGCAGTGGGCACAGGAAATCGAAGAGGCGGCACCGATCTTTGAAATGGAAGGCGTGCGTCTCGAAAAGCTCGCATCTGCTCTTCCACATCATCAGTTCTTCTACGCAGGTCGTGCTCAAGAAGCTCGGGCTGTTGTGAAGTGGCTCGAAATCTCGAAGGCCCAGAAGGAATCTCGGCACGTCAAGAATTACAACAACCAACCTCGCGCTCTTGGCGTGAAGGAACAGTCGCTGTACATCCAAGGCGAGAAGGACGTCGTCGAGCTGAATCAACTGATCGTTGAAGCGAATTTGAAACAACAACAATTTGACGAGATCGTCGAGGCCATCAAGCAGATGGGCTGGATGCTCGGTCACATCACAAAGCTTCGTGTCGCAGAAATGCAGGACGCGATCATTTAATGGCAACCATCTCTAACTTCGGCGCCAGCACAATGGCCGCTTCGTCAGATCCAATCGCAGTGATCGGGTACAAGGACGAAGACATTTATCTCGTTCTGAATCTGCATGAGAACGGACAAGCTGTGAAGCTAACGTTCGAGCCAGAATCGACGATCAGCAATCTCGAAACCGTTCGCGTGAACATGCTCATGATGATGCTTGCTGGTGCAGCAATCACGGCTGAGAGCACGATGAAATACATCCGTGCAAAGAACCTCGAGCGCCATTTCCGTTTCAGTGCTCCATGAAGACGGCGCACATTTGGGTACGCGACGAAGTGTACATGACTGTCGCCGGCATTGAGCCGAGCGAGCACCAGTTCTTCTGGGTGAAGTACGGCATTGAGGTCGAAGGTTCGTTCTACATGCCAGCTCGCAAGCTCGGTCGCTGGGATGGCAAGCTTCGGTACTACGAGAAGACTGGGAAGGTCTTCCTGCGTTTCCTGGCCGACATCATTCCGTTCCTCGAGAAGTGGGGATACACGGTCGAGCTCCATGATGAGCGTCGCCCAATGAAGCTCGTCGAAGGCCGTCTGCACAAGGACTGGTTCCAAGGGAAGTCACAGGTTCCGATCGAGATCCGACCGTATCAAGTTGAAGCTGTGAATGCAGCGCTTGACGCAACATCTGGGTTCGTGATCGCGGCGACGGGTGCTGGCAAGACGATCATGGTTGCGGGTCTCTGTGACGTTGTCGGCTCTGAAGGGTTCCGCTCGATCACGATCGTTCCATCCGCCGACTTGGTTGAACAGACCTCAGCAACGTTCAAGCTGTGCAACATCGAGCATGGCACGTACTCTGGCGCGAAGAAAGAAATCTACGCACCACACGTGATCGCAACATGGCAATCGCTGCAGAACAATCCGCACGTGATGGAAGACTTTCAGGTCGCGATCGTTGACGAAGCGCATGGTGCGAAGGCGAACACGATTGGCGATCTGCTCACGAACCACGGGAAGCACATTGGTTATCGTTTCGGCTTCACTGGAACATGGCCAAAGCCAGAGACCGATCAGTACACGCTGCGTGGAACGATTGGTGAGAAGCTCTTTGAGATCAGCGCAGCCGATCTGATTCAGATGGGTTACCTTGCGAATTTGGAAATTCAACCTGTTGAAATCCAAGAGAAGGTCGGCGAAGACTTCCCTGATTACGCATCTGAAAAGGCGTACACGTCGAAGAGCAAGGAGCGCCTCGAGTTCCTTGCTGACTTGGTGATCGCTCGTGCTGCAGAGCACGGGAACACTCTGGTCCTCGTGAACTCGATCAAGCAAGGTCAGCAGCTCCAGAAGCTCGTGAAAGATTCGATCTTCCTGTGTGGCTCAGATGAAACCGAAGTGCGAGCTGAATGGTACTCAACGTTCGATAAACGAGATGATCTGATCGTCTTTGCGACAGCCGGAATTGCGTCCACGGGTATCTCGATCGATCGCGTGTTCCATCTGATGCTGATCGACTCGGGCAAGTCGTTCGTTCGCGCCATTCAGTCGATTGGCCGTGGTCTCCGCAAGGGCCGTGACAAGGACTTCGTGTACGTGACTGACGTTTACTCGTCGCTGAAGTGGGGCAAGAAGCATGCCAAGGAGCGCGCAAAGTTCTACAAGGAAGCGCACTATCCAATCAACAAGGTAATGAAAGCAAAACTGTAATGGACCAAAATATTATTCACCACATTTTGAACACATTTGACGAGGTGAAGGATGCGAGCAATGGCCGTCGTTTGAAGCTCAGTGATGAGGTTATCGCCACACTAACATCTGCAGCGATAATTCGAGAAACATATGGGTGGTATGAAGAACGTGACAACAATCGTGGTGCATAATGCGAGCTAAAATTCTTGAACTGAACGTGCCGAACAAGAACGGCCGCATTTACACGACTGAGGCTGTCCAGGCCGCGATCGAGCAGACCAAGGGCCGTGACATCTTCGGCTCCATTGGATATCCCGATGACTTCAATGGCACGGTCAATCTGGAACGTGTCTCGCACCGCGCTGTGAATATCCGCATCGAAGACGGTGACGTGTTCGCTGACATCAAGATCATGAACACCCCGAACGGGAAGATCTTGAAGCAACTCGAAGGCGCTGATGTTCCTCTCCATTTCCGACCAGCCGGCTTTGCGAACATCGCAGCAGACGGCACGGTTTCCGATTACCAAATTATCAGCATCGATGTGGTGCATGACCCAGCATGACAGCTGATGAATTCTTTGAATGCCGGCCTGGCGATACGGTTCGCCTGAACTGTGAACTCTGGTTCGGCAACGGACATGATAAAGAGAAGACGGTTCTTGTAGAAAGTACTCCATTCACGGTTATCCGAGGACACCTCGGCTTTTACAACTATTACCTGTACGTCGAGACCGAAGACAAGGTTCCGTACAAACTGCAATATCAATCTTTGGAACGCGTATGATTATTCTGAACGAAGTAAACCGACCTTACATGGTCGACTCCCTGACCGCTCCACTGCCACAAGGTTCGCGCTTCCACTGGATCTTCAGTGGCCAGCAGCGTGACTTCACACTGAGCGACATCACGTACCTCGAGGAAACCGTCGGACCGACCGTGACTCTGATTATCGCTGGCGCCGAAGTCCGCGTTCCGGGTGCCTGGAACATCCTGATCGTTGACAGCGAGACGTACACGATCGATGCCGTGCCAGTTACCGCTTGCGCAGCATTCGAACACCTCGCGTTCGTGTTCTCTCCAGACGACGGGAAGCTGATCACTGAGCCGATCCGTGCCAGCGGCTGGGAACCGAATAGTTCGTGCATCTACCCGGCCGTTGAAAAGGCGAACGCGGTTGTGCATGCTATTACTCCTGGCACGAGCCATGGAAAACAAGTGCAACGGGGTGTAATCGTTGGTCCGAATGACCTCTGGCGCTACATTTCTGGATGTACCGTGGGCGATATTCTCGGGTAAAGAAACTGTTCGTTTCCCAGAACGATCCAATTTCATTGAGCTGCCGTCTGTAAATACCTCCCACATACAGGAGATTACAGATGGCCTTGAAACGAGAAGACTGCCTTGATGATGCGCAGCAAATTGGATGTGAAGTAGAGGCCGTTATGGCCGTGGCGGCAGTGGAATCGCGTGGAGGCGGCTTCGATCCAGAAGGCTTCCCTAAGACCTTGTTTGAAGGTCAGTGGTTCTACAAGTTTACCAAGGGTAAGTTCGCAGAGTCACATCCAAATCTGTGCTTCCCTAAATGGGATAAGAAGTCGTACGGCAAGACGTGGCAAGAAGAGAAGGCTCGCCTCGCTACTGCTTGCACACTGGACCGTACCGCTGCGCTGATGTCCGCATCGTGGGGCATGTTCCAAATCATGGGTTTCAATTTCGCAACTTGCGGCTTCAAGACTGTCCAGCAGTACGTGTCCGCAGTTTGCAAGGACGAGAACGAGCAACTCGCTGCGTTCACTCAATTCATCATTCACTCCCGCTTGGATGATGAGCTGCGCGAAAAGCGCTGGGCAGACTTTGCCCGCCTGTACAACGGTTCGGGTTACGCCCAGAACCAGTACGACGTGAAACTTGCGAAGGCCTACGAACAGGCCAAGAAGCAAGCTTAACACAAAACACAATCCCGAATATTTCGTACCTGTAACGGGGACGCGCGCAAGCACGTCCCTTGTTACAATTGTCTCTATTGGTTACAGTTCAAAAGAATGATTACTCACATTGAAAAGCGTAATGGCACGCAAGAAGATTTCTCACCTGCTAAGGTGAATGGTTGGGGTTCGTGGGCGTCAAAAACGCTTGGTTCGCATGTTGACTGGGCGAGCGTGGTCCTTGAGACCGTGAATCAGTGCCCAGCAGTCTGCACGTCGCTGCAGCTTCAGGAAACTCTGATCAACGTCTGCCTGAACAAGAAGACTTGGGAATACAACCGGATGGCCGGTCGTCTGTACTCTTCGTTGCTCGATCGCATTCTCTATCCAGAAGGCCGCCCAACTGTTCAGGCTTTGCACAAGGAACTCCTTGACGTCGGCATGATGGTCAAGCTCGATTACTCGGATGACGAGTACGCGCTCATTGAGAAGATCATCGATCACAAGACGAATCTGAAGTACCCACACTACCAGATCAATCAGATCCGTTTCAAGTACGCGCTGCGGAACAAGCAAAAGGGCGGCAAGGAATACGAGACTCCTCAGTTCGTTTACATGCGGATGGCGATGGCCCTCGCAGAGAACGAGCCGAAGGCCGAGCGTCTGATCCACGTCCAAAAGTGGTACGAGCATTTCAGCAACAATCGGATCAACCCACCGACTCCGAACTTCGTGAACCTCGGTACGCGTCTGAACGGGTATGCTTCGTGCTGCTTGTACACGACGGACGACACGGCTCCTTCGCTCGCTGCTGGTGATCACATCGCGTACATGATGACCGTGATGTCGGCTGGTATCGGTACGCACATCAAGACTCGTTCGCTCGGCGATCCGATTCGTGGTGGTCTGATTCAGCATCAGGGGAAGCTCCCGTACTACAAGGCGATGGTTGGCGCGATCGGCGCGAATCTGCAAAATGGCCGTGGTGGTGCTTCAACCGTGTACTACACGGCGTACGACCCAGAAGTCGAAGTGATCCAGAAGCTGCGCCATCCAATGACGCCAGCGAACAAGGCGATCAAGGGCTGCCATTACAACTTCGGTTCGAACAAGTTCCTGGCCCGCAAGGTCGCTCGGAAAGAAACGTTCGCTCCGTTCTCGTACGCTGATCAACCTGCTCTGTACAACGCACAATATGCGAAAGACCAGACAATCTTCGAACGTCTGTACACCGAGTACGAAAAGAACGCGAAGGTTTTCCTGAACGCTCGTGAAGTTGTTCTCGGTGCTCTGACCCAAGCGTACGAAACTGGCGTGCAGTACATGCACCAGACCGACACGATGAATCAACACACTCCTTTCAAGGATGTGATTCACTCGTCGAATCTCTGTGCAGAAATCGGCATTCCTACTTCGGCGTTCGAGAGCGTTGCCGCTCTGTACAAGGACGTGTACGAAGAAGGTGATGGCGAAATCGGTCTGTGCAGCCTTGGTGGTGCAATCGTTTCGAACATCGACTCCGATGCGCAGTACGCTGAAGTTGCGTACTACACGTTGAAGATGATTGACGTGTGTATCCACAAATCAGATTACGTGTTCCCGAATCTGAAGCACACCGCTCAAGCTCGCCTGTCCGCTGGTGTTGGTATCCTCGGTCTCGCGCATCTGATGGCAAAGGAAGGTCTGACGTACGACTCGCAAGAAGGTCGGAACTTCATCCATGAGCTGTACGAAACGCACATGTTCCACTTGGTGAGCGCATCGCTGCGTCTCGGCAAGGAACTCGGGAATGCGCCATGGATGCACAAGACCCGTTGGCCTGAAGGTTGGTTGCCAATCGACACGTACGAAAAGCGCGTTGACGAACTCGTGACCGTGCCGAACAAGCGTGATTGGGAAACTCTCCGCGGCAAGGTCATTGCGAACGGTGGTATCCGTAATTCGGTTCTGGCAGCTCACATGCCTGGCGAATCTTCGACGATCGCTGCTGGTACAACGAACGGTCCTTACCCGATCCGCGAGCTGTACATCATGAAGACGAATGACACGCAAGTGAATCATTGGGTCGCTCCTGACAGCACGCGTCTCGCGAAGAAGTACCAATCGGCTTGGGACGTCTCGACGACTGACATGATCAAGGTTTACGCGATCATGCAGAAGTGGACCGATCAAGGTATCTCCGCTGACTTGTTCGTGAAGCTCATTGGCGATCAGAAGATCAGCTCGACCGAGATCATCAACGACTACCTGAACATCGTGAAGTACGGCATGAAAACCCGGTACTACGTGAACAGCTTGACAAGTGACGGCATTGACCTGAACAAGTCCGAAAACGCAGTGACACAAGCTCCAGTCGCTGCACAAGAACCAGAGCAAGACGAAGCGTACTGCGAGTCTTGCGCACTTTAATTTCACATGACCTCCAAAGTTTTTAATACACTGAAGACGGCCGAGGAATACAGGGCGAAGGCGCCCTTGTTCTTCGGTCCAGACCCTGGCTTGTTCGATACAGTGAACAAGCACTACCCAAAGATCTGGACGATCTACAAGACCATGAAGTCGCTTGACTGGTCTGAAGACGAATTCGATTACACCCAGTGCCGTCTGGATTTCCAGAACTGCCCGAAGTCGGTGTACGACATGATGATCCGAACTCTCGCATGGCAGTGGGAAGCTGACTCGATCGCCTCGCGTTCGATCGCTCCTCTGATGGCACCGTTCATCTCTGACAGCTCGCTCTGGGCAGCATGGCAACGGATCTCCGACAACGAGGTCGTGCACGCCGCGACGTACTCTGAAATCGTTCGTATGTCGTTCGATGACGGTGAGAAGGTCATGGCTGACGTGCTTGCCGTAAAAGAAAGCATTGAGCGTCTTGATGCAGTTCACGCTGTGTTCAAGGACCTGCATAACGCTTCGCACGAGTACGCACTTGGTCGGATGACGATCGATGAAGCGTACGACTGCGTGTTCATGGCTGTTGTGGCTCTGTTGTTCCTCGAGCGCGTGCAGTTCATGGCATCGTTCGCGATCACGTTCACAATCTGCTCGTCGAATTTCTTCCAGCCAATCGGCAAGGCCGTGCAGAAGATCGCTCAAGACGAACTGGAAGTGCACGTTGAGCTCGACAAGGAAGTCCTTCGGGTTGAGCTCGCGACCGAGCGTGGTCAGGCCGCGTACAAGAGACTGAAGCCAAGGATCAAGGCCCTTGGGGATGCTGTGATCCAGACGGAACTGGACTGGACCGATTACGCGTTCTCAGAAGGACGTGAACTGGTCGGGACGAACGTGAAGCTCGTAAAGAACTTCGTGCTTTACAATGCTAGAGATCCATACGAATTTCTCGACATTGAAAGTGATCACAAGTTCCCGAAGACAAATCCAATGCCTCACATCGAGGACTGGATCAACATCGGGAAATCCCAAGCTGCTCCTCAAGAGCAGGACAACAACCAGTACAAGGTCGGCGCGATCGTTCGCGATGACGACGCTGTTGACTTTGATGTTGACTTCTAATCCATGACTGCCACAATCAATTCCCTCGGCCTCCCCGGCTTCACCGCTCTCGCGATCAGCGAAACCGCCCCTGGCGCAAAGATGACACGGAAATTCACCGTGAAGTTCTCTTGCGCTCTCGTTGGCGGTGATCGCAAAGAACGCGTTCTGATCAACGATCTGAGCACGCAAGTTCTGTCGGTGAAGATCCCTTCGCTGACGTTCGCACCTCGCATTCCGTCTGGTGAGAATGGTTTCCACAACGTGAGCGTCACCGGCGATCTCGCGATCCGCTTCAAAGACGACACGCAGAATGTTTTCGCTCGTGCGCTCGACTTCTTCACCTCTGACGAAGTGATCGATCAAACGATTACCTTGATCAAGTCTGAAGGTGACGTCGCTCTCGAGGCATACAAGTACTCGTCGCTCCGTTTCAATCAGGTCGATCACTCGATGCTGGACTATACGGATAACAGCGTGCAATCGCGTACCCTTATCCTGACGCCCGCTATCGTCGCCACTGCGATCTTCATGCCAGAAGATCTTGTCCTTGTGAAAGACATTGTTCTCTGATGTTCACCGTTTACTCCAAGCCAGCTTGCCCGTTCTGCGATCAAGCGAAGAATCTCCTCGTGGCAAAGGAGCTTGAATTCAACGTCGTGAATCTTGACGTTGGTCAGCCAAAGTTCGAAGATCAAGCGTACATCTCGCGCGATGAGCTCTTGACGATCGTTCCAGGTGCTCGCACGATGCCGCAGATTCTGCAGGACGGCGTGCTGGTCGGTGGGTTCACCGAACTGAAGAAGCTGCTGTCGTGAAACTCTTCGAGCTAAAGACGAGGGGAACAGGAACGTACGTTGCCATGGTCCCAACCGAAGGAACTGTTCACCTGCTCAAAGCTTGGGCAGTCCAGAATCAGGTCCCTCTGGCGAACGATCTGCACGTGACGCTCCTGTACTCACGGAACGCTCTGTATGTGAAACCTAACACCAAAGAAATTTCGGTGCAACCGGGTGGCTTTGAGCGGTTCGGAGAGGCGCTCGTACTGAAGCTCGAGAGTTCTGAGCTCCATCACCGCCATCGGGAGTTCATCTCCTATGGCGGGACGCACGACTTTGACGAGTACCGTCCGCACATGACCCTCTGCACGAGAGTCCTGTCGATCGACGAGACGAAGCTCAGTCCGATTACGTTCAGCCTGACGTTCCACAAGGAATACAACGAACCGCTTGACCTGTAATGTGTTATGATGCTCATCCACAACGGAGAAAACCATGGATGAGTACATCGTGAATTTCAGTATCAAGGTCGACGACAAGGCGACTGCCGAAGAACTGCAGAATCTCGTGAAGCAATTCATCTCTGAGAAAGCGCAGTTCGAACTCGGCCTCGAACTCGATGATCACATGAGTACGTCGATAGTGCGAGTTTAGAGGCATTAGGTGACAGATAGCGGAGGACCTTAGGGTCCTCTTTTCGTTTCCGGAGCCAGCGCAGCCCTAAATATCAGGTTCACACAAGGAGAAAGATATGGACAAGCTGGCAACTGTAATCGAAGTCTTTGGCTTCAACATCAGCCTGATGAACGCGACGATCTTCATCGTCCTGATCGGCATGCTGATGCTCTTCCGTCGTATTCAAGCATCTGAGAAGCTCGACTTCGCGGACATGATCACCAAGGACGGGCGTGCTGTTTCCCTGACGAAGGTTCTGCAGCTCATTGGTGGTATCACCGCCACATGGGTGATCGTGAAGCTCACACTTGCAGGTGGTCTGAACGAGGGCCTGTTCGGCGTGTACCTCGCGTACGTAGGCGCGATCGAAGGTTATAGCAAGTTCGTAGCTGCAAAGTACGGCTACACCGAGAAGTCGATCAAGGACGCTGATCAAGCGGCCAAGACAGAGTAATCTCTGTACACGCGGCCAGTGCAATGCTGGCCGCGTTCTGTTACAAGTCCGGCGATCGTTACAGATTCGTTTACACGAACCTCGGGATCGATATAGAATTCACCTATCGACAAACAAACGTAGGAGCTGAATATGACCGGATTGTTCGCCAAGGCAAAGACCCTCACCAAGCCTGTTACCGCTGCCAAGAAGCAAGAGCGCCAAGAGATTCCGGTCGCGCAGCTCCAACAGCTTTGCGAAATCAAGGCGCTCATGCAGACCCTCGAGGGTGTGTACAAGTCGCTCGAAGGCGAAGTCAAGGAAGCCGGTTTCGCCGAGTTCCTCACGATGACCCAGAACACTGGTGTTCGCCCTGACTCCTTCCGCGGCATCGATGGTATGGCTTCTGCCTCCGTCGAAATGCGCAAGCGCGGTACGAACTCGGCCCTGAACGAAGACGAGTGCAAGCTCCTCCGCGAGCACAACATCGAGCCGTTCGAACAAGAAGTCCAGAAGCAACTGTTCGCGATCAACCCCGCGTACGCCGAGCAGGAAAACCTGATGGCGAAGGTCGAAGCCGCGCTGTCCAAGGTGAAGGACCTGCCGGAAGACTTCATCGTCCAACAAGCCGGCGTGACGAAGTTCGTCGTGACCGACGAGATGATGGACAAGGCGTTCAAGAACGGCGACGGCGAAGTCCTCCGGATCGTGAGCACGATGGCCCTGAAGCCGAAGCTGAACGAAGAATACCCGATGGCCGAGCTGTTCGACAACGTGAAGAAGATCGTCCAGCCCGAAGTGAAGGCCAAGAAGGCGGTCCTCCCCGGCAAGAAGGCAGCCTAAGTCGAGAGATCAAGGAGATCATCATGATGTACCTTGTCTCTCGCACTCCGCGCCACGAGCTCCGCCTCTCGAAGTCCATCCGCGTGACGGTCGTGCACGCAGCTTCGAAGGCCGAGGCTCTCCGCACGGCAGCCCAGAACGACCCCGCGTTCTCCGATGAGAACGACAGCTTCAACGCGGCGAAAGCCGAGCCCCTGAAGTCCTCCACCACGTACACGTTCTGATCATGCTCGCTCCACTCGCCACTGGTCTCCGGTACGAAAGCTACTCGTATCTCTGGGCTCCCCGCCCCGAAGTCAAGATCGCAAAGTCCCAACTCGCGTTCTACGAGAACAAAGGCTGGTGGGCCCAGAAAAAGAAGAACGGCACTTGCACGCTGATCTTCGCGAAGAAGAACGAGATCATCTTCAAGACGCGCCACAAGGACATCGAGGACGGCAATCACCGGATGTGGCGCCCCGAGGGAGATCACAACGCGTTCTTCGCAGGTCGCGCGAAGTGGAACGTGTTCGTCGCCGAACTCCTGCACTCGAAGGTCACTGGCGGCCCGAAGAACGAGCTGTACATCTTCGATCAGATCGTCCAAGACGGTGTCCAACTCGTGGGTACCACGTTCGCCGAGCGGCAGCACATTCTGCACGAGCAGTTCAGCGGCACGGACGAAGGCGATCAAGTTCGGATCGCTCCGCGAATCACGCTCGCGAAGTGCTTCGACGAAGGTTTCATCGAGACTTTCGATCACCTGAAGAAGGAAGACGAAGGTCTCGTTCTCAAGAATCCCGACGCCCCGCTCCTCGCCTGCATCAAGGCCGGCTCGAACAACGCGTGGCAAGTGAAGTGCCGCATTGGCCACAAGAATTACTCGTTCTAAAATCATGACCGTTCTCTCTTTCCAATCCATGGTCGCTATCCCCTTTCGAGGCGCGAAGAAAGCGGATGTTATCGCGGCGTTCGAGAAAGCCGGCATTCCACTGTACGAAATCGCCGAGCCGAAGGAAGACATGATCATCCTGAAGAAGTTCGTCTTTGATGACTGGCCCGAAGGGCAGATCGAGTTCGTGTTCAAGAAGCTCGGCGTCTGGGACTTCAGCTTCACGGCCTGGCGGCTTTGGGCATGGGAAGAAAAGTTCGGTGCCGTCGTCGGGGACAGAGAAATCCCCGGTGAAAAGCTCGAATGGACCCTCTGAGAACACCCCGGTTGCACCACTTCAGAAAGCTGATATGTCCTACACCTTCGTCTGTTTCGTGTCCCTGATGTACCTGATGTTGCTCGCAGGCAATCACCTCCTACTGCGGAACATCTTCCTGCGGAATGCGCTGATCCTGCCGCTCGTGCTCCTTCGAATTCTGTTCCACGGAGCGTCGTACGTGCTCGATCTGATCTCGGGCTGGGTCTTGAACATCGGCGATTTCCTGCCAGGTTTCTCGCGCTCGTATCAAGATCTCGAGAACGTCGCGACTTCGAAGCGGAACCATCGCCTCACGCAAAAAGACTGGGAAAGCCTGTGATGGACGACAATGATCCGGAACTCTTGACCGAAGAAGCTCGTCAAGACATGCTCGCCTCGATGCGCAAGCGCCTCGTCCATGAACGCTCGACCGCTCTCGACATCGTGCTGTTCATGGACGTAGCCGAGCGACTCACGCCCATAAAGCTGGTCGACGCATTCAACACTTTCTGGAACGCGAGAATCTGATGGAACACCTCGTAAGCTGGAGCGGCCTTGGCCTTACTCTGCTGTTCGTGCTTTGCACGATCGTGCTGGTCGCTCTCTGGTACTGGCCTCGAAATTCTGATGGCACGATGATGAGCGCCGAGGAACTCGACGAGCTCTTGTCGAAGATGCCGTCGTCTGGAGCGACCTCAGACAAGATGATGTACGCGCTGATTGTGATCGCGCTTCTCGCAATCGCGCTCACGAGACACAGTGAGAAGAACACTCTCGATATAGACCGGTGATCCCGAACCTGATCCCGAATTGTACCGAGACGAAACCGTGATGTACTCCCGAACCCAGACGAATAGAATAACCGAACCATGAACACATGTGCGCCCGGTTCTGGGAACGGTAAAATGGTTGAATGTTTGAACTCACCATCAATCCAAATCGCATCGAACTCGATGAAGCGTACATGTCCATGGCCGAGATCTGGGCCAAGCGATCGAAAGCAAATCGACTCCAAGTCGGTGCGCTGATCGTGAAGGATCGCCAGATCATCTCGGACGGCTACAATGGTATGCCGTCAGATTCAAAGGATGATGTATGCGAGATCTACGACAGGGACGGGAACCTAAGAACCAAAATGGAGGTGCTGCACGCGGAGTCGAACGCACTTCTCAAGATCGCGGAAAATGGTGGAGTTGGAGCGCAAGGTGGAACCTTGTACACCACGTACTCTCCTTGTCTGGAGTGCGCAAAGCTGATCAAGCAATCGAAGATCCGTCGGGTCGTGTACAGGAACTCATATCGTGTGCAAGACGGCATTCAACTGTTGCGCAATTGGGGCGTCGAAGTTTCGCATCTCGCATCCGCGGAATCCGATGCGACATGCGCCGGGCACGGAAGCTGATGCACCTGCATTCGAAGCACGTTGATCCGAAGATCAATCCCGTCGACTTCATCGAGAGCGACATGGGAACTCTCCAGTAACTCTCGATCGGCCAAGTGTAACGCTTGCGAAACTCGCGCGCGGTTGGTGTACAATTCACCATCATCACTTGGAGATCACCATGTTCAAGCAACGCACTGCTACCGTGAACCGCCAGACCTTCAACCCCAAGAGCACCGCGCACGTGAAGTCGCTCGAGATCTTCCTGCGGACCGGCACCTGGGGCGATGTCTCGTTCTTCATCGAAGCGCCATTCACGGATGTCCCGACCACGGTGCTCACGAAGTTCGCGCTCTCGAAGCTGAACGTGACTCCCGAGACCGCGGCCGAGCGCATGGCCCGGTACGCCGCGAAGAACGTGCTCGTGATCGACGACATGGACGACCCGGTCGTGAACACCCCGGAACTCGTTGCGCAGGCCCTGCCGACCGTGCTCAAGAAGTACGAAGGGCTGGAGCTCGAACCCCTCCCTGCATGACAGACGAACTGTTCACTGAACTGAACGACCGCACCTTGCGGTTCGACGGAATCTCGGTGCTCGACCCTGAAATGGTCGAGCACTTTTTGCTGCGTGGCATGAAGCCAAATCAAATGCGTGTTCTCGAGCTCACACCAGAGCTCGAGACGTTCAACGAGAACGTTCCACCTGATGAACGGCTCTCGACAGAAATCTTCGAGGAACCTCAGTTCGAGGTTTCTTGGGAGTTGCCACCGAAGTACCTGGAGCTCGATGTCGAGCAGCACGTGCTGGCGGTGTTCGGTGAGCGTCTGCCTGAACTGGCGTATGACGCTACACAAACAGAGACGGCGATCACTCGTGTCGCCAGAGAGCTTGAGGAGTATGAGAGGCGAGGATTGACTGACCTGCTCAGGACAATCATTTACACGCTCGACAGATTCAAAGAGACAAACCAAGTGTTCGGTGTCGGGCGAGGCTCATCATGCGCTTCATTCGTGCTATTTTTGTTAGGACTGCACGTCGTAGATTCCATCAAATACGACGTTCCACTGGAGGAATTTTTTCATGACTGATCCAACTACCATCATCGAGTTCTATTGGTCGGCCGAGCCGAAGAACGGAAAGATGGCCTGGTGCGTGAACTGGAAGATGATGACCGAGAAGGGCGAAACGCTCTGCCACGGCGTCGGACACAAGAGTGAACGCGATGCTGCAATGAGTGTTCAGCGAATCGCTGATGCGCTCACGCACAATCACCACCATCTGACCACGCATCATCTGGGGCCGAAGCCAACATCCCCACTTGCTGATTACCATGAAGACACAATCATGGGTATTCCAGTCTAGCCAAGACCTGGAAACAGAAAAGGGACCTTACGGTCCCTTTATTTTTGCTCAGATCCCGGAGGATTAAGCAAGAGCTGCGGTAGCGATGAACGCGGTGCCGTTGAACACCTTAATCATGTTCGCAGTCGTGTCAAACACAACAGTGCCTGGCTTAATTGCGTTCACTTCTTGCGTGCCAGTTGGGCCGAAAGCAGCGACGAGAGCGGTGATTTGAGTAGTCGTGTATGTGCGGAACGAGCCAGCAACGTTACGGAATGCCATGTGATTTTCTCCTAAGGGGGAAGGTAAGAGAAACTCCACACCATGCAGAGTTCCAGCAGCTATTTAGCCCGCTGGCCGGCCGGAGTAAATAAAGAACGCCATTATGGCGTGCCATACCCATCTAGGAGAAATTGCACCATGTCGAACGCAATTCGCAGCGCCCGCGGCGTCTTTGTTGATTTTGAACTCTTGGCCATCAAGGCCCAACTCGCCGCAGTTCCGGTCCCAAAGCCAGTCTTGGATCGTCGCGTCGCTATCGAAGAACGCGAAGGGATCAAACCTCTCGCAACCCCTGCTGTCGATGAACTGCTTGCAGTTGCCGCTGCTGCAGCTGACGCATCCGCTCGCGTAGCTCCAAAGCGGAAGTAATGTTCCATTCGACGAACAATCTGTTCTTCGGGAAGAAGGACGGGAACGTCCGGATCCTGAAGCTCAGGACCGCTCCATCAGACTTTCCGAAGTTCGACACGAGTTTCCCTGCGCATGACGTGCTGTTAGACGTTACAATTGATGCTGGTACCTGGAGTTCGATCGTGTCATTGCAAGACGAGCGCCAGATCGATTATTTCTTTGTGGACTAACATGAGCACTCTTCGCCCTCTCGGGAACACCATCCTTTTCACTTTCCTCGACGCAACCAGCGGTTCAGCTGGTAAGTTCACCGAACGCACTCGCGGCGGCCTGATCATCCCTCAACTGCAAAGCACCCAGAAGGGCGAGCGCTGGGGCAAGGTCACGCACATCGGTCCTGATGTCGAAGGCATTGCAGTCGGTGAATTCATCCTGATCGAGCCGATGATGTGGACGACCCACGAAGTCTTCGAAGGCGAGAAGGTCTGGAAGACGAACGACACGAAGGTCATGGCCGTCACCGATGACGAGTCACTGACAGTCACTTGGTAATGAGACCAATCAAGGAAGTCTGATGCTGTTCGTCCTAATCACGTTCCTTGCTGCATTCCTGATCGAGGGTCTTGGGACCCTTGTGTCGGTTATCGGCCTGAGCACGTTGTTCGGCGCGAATCCAATTATCATCGCGCTCGCGATCTCCCTCGACGTCGGCAAGCTCGTCGTTGTCTCGATGCTGTACAAGTACGGCAAAGAGATGGGGAAGGTCATGAAGACGTACGCGTTCATCGCTGCAACGATCACAATGATCATCACCTCGGCTGGAGCCGCTGGTTATCTCTCTGGTGAATTCCAGAAGGCGATCATGGGTACTCAAGAGGGGAGCCTGAAAGTCTCTGTGCTGAAGGATCAGCAGAAGAAGTACGAAGATCGAAAGCGCCAGATCGATGATCAGATTGCTGCGTTGCCTGAGAAGACGACGGTGAATCAGCGATTGAAGCTCATGAACGGCTTCAAGGCCGAGCAAGCTGAACTGCAGAACAAAATCTCTGATATTGACAAGCAGCTGCCTGAACTCCAGATCCATCAGATCGGTGTTGAAGCGAAGGCTGGTCCAATTCTTTACATCGCGAAAGCGTTCGACATTCCCGTGGAGTCTGCAGTGAAGTACGTGATTTTGATGATCATCTTTGTGTTCGACCCGTTGGCGGTCTATCTGATTCTGGCAGGGAACTTCTTGCTCGATCGGATGCGACGTCTGAAGGAGAAGGCTGGGATCGTTCAAGAAGAACCGAAGGAAGCTGAAGACCCACGTCAGTTCCCAGCGAACTACGGCTTCGTTGCTCAAGAGGTCGCTGACGTCTTGCCTGAAGCGGTCACGAAGGAATACGACGCACAGCAAGCGCTCAGAGTCGTCGATCTGGCTGACTTCGAGCCGATCAATCAGGAACATAACCTGGCTGATGCGCTTCGCGAATACGAACCACCGGTGGAGCCAGTCGTCGTTCAGGAGAAAGTACCTGAGCCAGCTCCACCGGTTCCTCAGCCAGTCGTGATTGAAGAGCCCATCATCGAGGCGGAGCCAGTGCAACCGGCGACACCTGATGAAGCCGAGCGTACGCTCGAGAAGCGAGAAGAGATCACGCTCGACGATCTGATTCCTGCTCGTTCTTCCTTGAACGACATCAATCTGAACGAACCCGGTTCGAACGTGGTATTCGATTCGACACCACAAGCGGTCACGAGTCGACACTACATCTGATCCTGACCCGCTCAGAAACAAAGGAGGCTTCGGCCTCCTTTTTCGTTCCCAGTTCCAGGACGCGCTCAAGAGCCCCTCCGTTTACAATACACTTATGGCATTGAACAAACTCTGGGTGGAAGCTTACCGCCCCAAAACTGTCTCCGACGTCGTGTTCGCGAATCCCGAGGAACGCACGTTCTTCGATAACGTTGTGAAATCGAAGTCACTTCCGAATCTGCTCTTGGTTGGCGCTCCTGGCACTGGCAAGACCTCATTGAGTGGTGCGCTCTTGAATGACCTTGGCGTTCTGCCTGAGGACGTTCTTCGCGTGAACTGCTCGGACGAGAAGATCGACGCGATGCGCGACAAGGTGAAGACCTTTGCGTACACGATGGCTATGGGCGACTTCAAGGTCGTGCAGCTCGAGGAAATGGACAATCTGTCGAACGACGCGCAGAAGCTCCTTCGTTCCCTGCTCGAAGAAGTCTCTGGATCGTGTCGCTTCATCGGCACCGGGAACTACCAGAACCGGATCATTCCAGCGATGCAGGATCGATTCCAAGTGTTCAACTTCAGCAAGCCAGATCGTGATGACATCGCGCTCCGAGCTGCATGGGTTCTCGAGGTCGAGAAGATCGAGTTCGAAGCCGAGGATCTGTTGAAGGTCGTCGAAGCTGGGTACCCGAGCGTTCGTCGAGTTCTCAGCCTGCTCGAGAAATCCTCGAAGACCGGGAAGCTCGTCGTGATCGGCGAAGGCGCGGTCGCAGACTGGAAGCTCCAACTGCTGCCACTACTCGAAGCGTCGGACCTGAAGGGTGCTCGCACTCTTGTCTGCGCCTCGGCCTCGAAGGACGAACTGCAAGACGTCTATCGGTACTTGTACGACAATCTGCATCGCTCGAAGAAGCTGAACACGGTTGCTGATGAAGCAGTCGTTCTGATCGCAGACTATCAGCGGTACCACGAAGCCGTGGACGACAAGGAGATCCACATCGCGGCTCTGTTCATCGAGCTCGGAGCCCTGTGATGCACTACCACGTTGATTCACCGAACTGGGAGTACTACGTCGAGGAAGCGAAGCTTCGTGGTCTGCAAGAAGGCGCTTCGCATCTGATCGTTGCAACTTCATGGGATGATCCAGATGATTTGACAACTGAGTTCTACTTCGCGTTTGACGATGAAGGTGATTACGACAAGGACTCCGGCGTGATCGAGAAGCGCGTGAACAACGGTGGCGGGCAAATTCGCGCTGTGATCGAACTTGGCAGCATTACACACGGGTAAATTATGTACTACCAACTTAACGAACTGAAACCAGGTGATCGAATCACCGTGTACATGCGCGGGAACCACGTAGTGTCGAACATAATCTTTGTGTCGTACAGTGGCGCCGAAAGCCTTTTGTCGGCAACTGACAGAGGCTACCAGTTCTTCATTGACACTCGGTCAATTGTGATGTTCCAGCTGAATAAGCTTCCAGACTGATGCAAGAACAAGTCGACCCAATGATCCGCGAGGATTACCTCTCGCAGATCCGCGCATATGCTGTGACACTGAACAGTCACTCACCAGCTCGTGATTTGAACCAGGTGATTCACCGACTCGAGGATGCAGTGATGGATCTGTACGAGCACTCGATCCTCACCGAGCATGGATCAAGTCTTCACTACGGGGTCGCTGAAGTCTTAGAATGTATTGACTACCTCAAGAATCTAAATGGCGTTCGATAAAGAAAATTTCGATCTGTTCGCGTTCCTCGGACAGCTGAACAAGCGTGACATGCACGCGTACGAGAAGCTCAGTGAAGAGGGCAAGAAAGCGGCGCACCCATTCGTGATCATGCGCTGGTTGAGCGGCACGAGTGACCAAGCCCAGATCGTTCGACTGAACGCGACTGCGAATCGCTGCATGTTCGCTCTTGGCGAAGAGAAGGGATTGCTGTTCAAGCTCCTCGCAGCCGCGTGCACAGGGCCGAAGCGGAACCAGTGGATCAAGGGACCAGGTTCATCGAAGTCTCGTCTCGCGACAGAAGCGATCACGGCCAGGTTCGGCTGCTCGACCCGCGAATCAGAGGAGCATCTCGGGTTGCTGGAGCCCACGGACGTTCTACAATTCGCAGAAGAAGCTGGTTGGGAAAAGGACCAGTTGAAGAAGCTCCAGGTTGAACTGGGTATCGAAACCGTAAAAGTGAAACCAAAGAAGAAGTAATGGACCGTGAAGCATTGCGACTAGCAGCAGCAAGCCGTAGGAACGAAGCAGGTTACCAGCCTGTCCGAGCCACGTGGCCTTGCGAATTCTGCCTGCGCGACTTCCAGACCGAGAACGGTTTCATGAATCACCACTGCCCTGAACGAGCGAAGCTCGAGGAGATGCGTTCACCTCGTGGCCAAGCAGCTTATGCGTACTACGCAGAGTGGATGCGTCTTCAAAAGCGCTCCGTTCCTGATGCAGAACGGTTCATGAACTCGCGACAGTGGAACTACTTCTTGAAGTTCACGGATTGGTCTGAGAAGACCGCGGTTCCGAGACCGAATCAGTTCATCAAGCTGATGGTTGAGACGGCCACGCAACCAGTGCTGTGGTGTCGTGACAACACGTACGCAATGTACCTCCAGTGGTACGACAACGTGTACCCACCGACACAGCAGTTCATTGAGACGTACGACGCACTCGCCTCGTACGCTCGAGATCTGGAAGTGCCAATCTCTGGAGTGTACCCCGCGATCGGAGCAATGGAGATCGCGCGACTCGTTCGTCGCCGGAAACTCTCGCCTTGGTTGCTCGTCGTCTCTCAGAACTTCCTGAACTGGGTGCGAGCTCTGCCTCCAATGGAGCGTGATGTCCTCTCTGAAGCGATCAACTTCAGCGCGTACGCCCAGAAGCTGAAGCAGAACCCTGAACTGGCGCGTGAATTCGCGTCTGCATGTGAACTTGAAAATGTCTAATTTCGTTGGCTACCCTGAGAGCACTCGTCGTTTCTACGCCGAGCTGATTTACGCTTCGCTCTTGAACATCGCTGCGGTCCGCCAAGGATTGTTCGATGAGTACTTCAGCGCAGACTTGACTGGTGATACCTGGTTCCGCTTTGTCGAGGCTCAGCCAGAAATTCACCATCACATGGTGGTTGGCAGCGTGTAATGGACATTGACGTCGACGTCTCCCCAACATTCGATCGGACGATTTTCCCGTGGGTGCGGGCATCTGTCGTTCGTGATGGACAACTGACTCCACATCCTTGCGGCACGTACCCGCAGTCGATGCCGATCGATCCTGTCACGAAGCTCGCAGCGATTCCGTACGACGTTGCCGAAGAGCTCGGGTACTTCAAGATCGACTTCCTGAATCTGAACGTGTACCAACACTTCAAGACCCGAGGCGAGATTGAGGCGCTCCTGAAAATCGAGCCTGACTGGACGCTTCTGCAATTACAATCGAATCATCACAAGCTCTTTCAGCTTGCGAACCACGGTGAACTGCTCTTGAAGCTGAAGCCGAAGTCGGTTCTCGAGCTTGCAGACGTGATGGCACTGATCAGACCAGGCAAGCGACAGCTCGTGCCGCTGTACATGAAGGATCGGAACATGGCGCGTCAAGTGCTATGGTCTCGGAACGACGAAGGGTATGCGTTCAAACGCTCACACGCACTTGGGTACTCGATGGTACTCGTGCTGCAACTACATTTGATTGAACAGGGAAGACTCTGATGGCGAAAAAGAAACAAGGCGAGATCGATTACGAGGCATTCTTGAGTGAGCTCTCTGCACTCACCCTGAAATATCGCGTGTCGATCGGTGGTTGCGGTTGCTGCGGTAGCCCGCATCTGACCGAGCTCGAGAAGAAAGTGACTGCTGGCTCGTACACGGTTTCAGACTCATACGACGACTTGACATTCCGGACGTAAGGGGAAATTTATGGATCTGTTTCTTTCGTGGACTGGGTTCGTCATCTCGGTCATCGCTGTTGCTGCTTTCATCTACAGCGGCTGCACATTCGCGACGATGGCTGTTTCAATCTGGCGCAATGCTGGACAGCAGAGTGATCGTTGGTATGCGGCTGGTCTCGGCGTGACGACCGCGGTCTGCGCAGTCGGCGCGACTTTCTTCCTTCACATTGCATCGGTGGTCGTACGATGAAACCGAAGAACCGCGAAAACGCGCTTGCGAACTTGCAAGCGCTCATCGAAGGGACACTCGACAAGAGCACCCTGACCCTCAAAGAAGCGAAGCACATGGAGGAGATCGTGTTCGAGACGATCGTCACAAAGCTCGCAACGGTCGATGAACCATGGGAAGTCCAATGAGCGATTACGATCGTCTTCATGATGTGCTCTGGGAAGCGCTCGACATCGAGCTCTCTGACGGGCAGATTGACAAGGTCTTGGAACTTGTGCCTAGCCAGCTCGTCGCTGAAGGTGATGAGTGGGGTTGGGACACGGTCACGAGCGATGAGCTGTTCCGCTGGGCTAAGAAGAACTTCAATCAGCTCGTGTTCATGTTCGCTTATTAACAGTCTGTAAAACCTGAGTCTGATCTGAACAATCAGACTTACAATGATCTTCTTGTGATAGGAGATCGAAATGTATAAACACCCAGACATTGTTCCAGTCGAGGACAATCAATTCGACAAGAGGGTCATCCCCCTTACATGTTTTGAGAAGCATGGGAAGGTCATGGATCACACGTCGAAGGGGAAGGTCGTAATCGGCGATCTTTGCGTGACTGGGTACTTCGATGTGTACGAACATGGGGTCGCGATTCCCCATGAGTTCATCGAGGTCACGATGTTGGGTGGCTCAGTCGTTCCTTGTTTCCGGCGAAAGTCGCACAAGGACGATTGGGTGATCTGCCAGAACTTCCAGTTCCACGGCGTGTACGCACCTGAGCCTGAACCCGTGCCTGCACGTAAGCGAGCAGCGAAGACGGCTGCGGCCGTCGCAACCGCGAAGAAGCTCACGAAGATCACGACAGTGAAGCGGAAGGCGCCAGTGAAGAAACACCCGCCACCGGTGATGCACGCCCATCACTGAACCCAGGAATGCGTGAGCGTGCGTTCTTGAACATGTGACAATAGAAGGAAACCACATGTTAAGAATTTCATGCTCTACGATCCTCCAGTCCGGAATCTGCTCTGCGCGCTCACGTACGGTTCGCACCTGTACGGGACGAACACCCCAACGTCCGATCACGACTTCAAGGCCGTGTACCTCCCAGAGCTGCGTGACCTGATCCTCACGAAGACGCCAAAGGTCCTGCGCTTTCGCTTTGACGCGAATGGAGACCCTGTGGGTGGTGACAAGCCGATGCCAGACAATGGGTACGAGGCTGAGCACGTCCCCGTGCAAAAGTTCGTGCAAGACTGGCTGAGCGGTCAAGCGTACGCGGTTGAGGCCGTATTCGCAGTCCTGCATGGCGCGCACGAGCTGCATCAGCCAGCGTCTTGTTTCACTCTCGAGACACGTCGCTGGAACGAGTTCGCGCGTCTGTGCCGGATCCTAGCGACTCGGTACGTGCACAAGAACGTGCAAGGTATGGTCGGCTTCGCCGTGAAGCAGACGTTCGATTACGTTCGGCGCGGTGAGCGGCTGAACCAAGCTCTGAAGGTCATCGAGGTCACGAAGAACCTCACGACGTTCGGCGTTCCGAATACGCGCCTGGATTCGCCTACTTCGTACTACAGCAACGACGGCGTGGTTGATGGAGAGATCAAGAAGGCGATCACGTACATCGCACTCCAGACGGGTCTCGAGCTTGGTGAAGCGATCCAGCATGATCGGAAGATCTTGACGCTGAAGCTGAACGGGCGTGAGTACCTCGAGACGACTTCGCTCGAGAACTTCCTGACAGCGGTTCAAAAGCTGGCTGATCAGTACGGTGAACGCTCAACGAACGCGTCGAAGACCGACGTTGACTGGAAGTCGCTGATGCATGCGGTTCGCGTGTACCAACAGGTTCTCGAGCTCTTGAACACCGGAACGATCTCGTTCCCTCGCGAGAACTCTGATTACCTACTGCAGATCCGTCGTGGAGAGCTCACGCTCGACGAGGTGAAGGACAATCTGCGGAAGCTGGATGATCTCGTGAACGCGACTCTCGCTACCACGAACCTTCCAGAGGTCACGGAGTCCTTCAAGGACGAAGTCGAAGATGTGCTACACGCCTGGCTGAAGGCGCTGTACTGAACGAATAAGAGCTCCCTAGGGAGCTCTTATGTTTTGCGATGGCTCTTTAGAGAGCTGCTGCGAAAGCGATCACCGAACTCTTCGGTTTGATCTCGACGCCTGCTGGAACGTACGGTGCGCGTCGACGACGAACTCGAGCTGGTGTGGTCAAGTCGTACTGGAATGGTTTGCCTACAAGGCGGGTCACGTACGCGATGTCGAACGTCTTGTAGATCTTCCGTGTCACACTCGTCAAGCCTAGACGAGAGAGCTCGAACGAAAGCGGGTACTCAGCGTTCGTGCCAGCCAACCAGCCTTCAGCTACTTCGATGAAGGTCTGAAGATCGATCCCTTCCTGCTGGGCATGATCTAGCACGTACGCCGTGATGCTATCGTCGTTGATGTTATCGACGATCACGAGATAGTGCTCGCGCCGATGCTCAAGCATACTGAGCAGATGCAGATTGCCGTTGTCCGAAACCGGCTCTACGATCAGCGTGGGGATTTTGCGTTTTGACATTCGTTATGTTCTTATCTGGTTCAGGATATTTATTTCGACCGGCGAGCGCGTCGTTACGAGTTCGGCCGCCGTTACAGATTAGTTTACACGCGTTTCCAGGTTGTTGTACAATTCACCCATCGACAAACAAACTGAGGAATGAAGATGCTGACCAAAGACAAAGTTTCCACCATCCAGTCCGATCTGCAAGCTGCCCTGGCCGAAGTCGCCAAGAAGCACGGTCTCTCGATGAGCGGCACTCGCATCGTCTTCGGCTCCACGGACTTCAAGCTCACCTGCCAATTCGCCGACAAGAGCGCGACCGGCGGCGAAGAGATCGACCCCACCCTGATCGCGAACCTCCGCCGGAACGGCCCGCTGTACGGCTTCACGATGGCCGATGTGAATCGCGAATTCCAGATCCCGGGCAAGGGCACTGCGAAGTTCCTCGGCCTCCGTGGTCGCTTCGCGATCATCCAGTTGAATGGCAAGAACTGGAAGTACGACGTGAACATGATCGCCGCGATGGTCAAGGCTGCACGATAATGAGCGAACTGAAAGGCAGCACCCGCCGCGGGTATTTCGCCGGTGAAATTCTTCGAAGGAAAAGCAAGATGCCTGTCCCTCAGCACCAGCACGACTGCGATTGCTGCACGTTCCTCGGAAATGCCGGCACCGCTGATCTGTACTTCTGCCCGCAAGGCGGATTCCCGACCGTGATTGCGCGGTACGGCGAAGCCGGGAACTACGCGAGCGGCCTGTTCGCCCACGACGTGAATCCCGATCTGCGTGAAGCGAAGCGTCGCGCGCAGCTCCTCGGCCTCCTCCCCAAGGACTGATCACCATGAAGGACAATCCCCGCGCCCTGCTCACTCCGCGCCTGATGAAGCGCGTCGAGGACAAGCTCCTCGAGTGCATCGAGATCGCGAAGCAGAAATTCCCGAAGCACGAGTGGCCGATGCCGGAAGTCCGGTACGACGTGAAGAACACGGTCGGCGGCTTCGCGTACGGGCAGCAGTGGCTGATTCGCCTGAATCTGATCCTCTGCTTCGAGAACGAGGACCACTTCGTGAACCACACGGTGCCGCACGAGTTCGCACACTTGATGCAGCGCCGAGTGCACGGATTCACGAAGGAAGTCAAGGAGTCGAGCGGCGAGATCAAGATCAAGAAGATCATGGCGCACGGCAAGGAGTGGAAGGAGATGATGGGACACCTCGATCAAGTCCCTCGGAAGTACCACAACTACGACACGACCTCGATTGCGAAGCGTCATCGCTCGAGTCGAGGCGCCGTGATCACGGGAACCCAGACCGCGCTGATGCTGAAGCGCCTCGAGAACGGCGTGAAGCGCCTCCAACCGGCAGCGAAGAAGGACTTCCTGCTCTGGCTCGAGCAGCACATCGAAGAACTGCCGGAGAACGAGCAATGATCACCGCATGGATTCTCGTCGGGTACCTTGCGACGATGAACAGGCAACCGACCCCTCCTTCGCCCGCGACCTTCGCAGATGAAGCATCCTGCGACATCGTGAAACGCGCTTCCATCGATGTCGCACGCGAGTCCTCGCTGCGATGCGTCAAAGTCAATCTGGTAAAGTAAAAATGGCACACATGAAAGATCTGATGATGGTCTCGTACGTCCACCCGAAGGACTTGAAGACTCGCTATCGCCAGTCCGCGTACGACGTGCTGCCTCCCTGGGCGTTCGCAGTCCAAGACGAGATACCGACGGCCGATGAGATCGTGCTCCTCCAAGCGAATCAAGCGAAGGAAACCGAGCCAGTCGGCGAAATAGTCGTCACCAAGGATTCGAGCGGCGAGATCGTTGCCGTGACTCGTCAAGACGAGGAAGGTCGCGTCTTGAAAGTGATCGCCACGACCTCGCGAGGTGCGCAACGCCGGATGTACATCCCCGAGATCGGTGACCACGTCAAGCTCGCCGAGCCTTGGGCCTTCCGCCTGTTCGACGAGTACCGGAACGCCTCGATGTTCGAGCACCTCGCGCTTCCCGACCCTCGCGCCAGTAAGAAGCCTCGCGATTTCGCTGAAGTCGAGCTCCCCGCCGGCACCGAGCTCGGCGTCGATCGCGTGTACATCCGTCGAGGGAATGCCGAGTTCTCGTCGATCACGTTCAACTTGATCGGGTACAAGAAACCCAAGGGCAGTGGTCTCCCCAGTCGTGTGCGGTTCTGGGCGAAACTCGAGGACGTGAACCGCATGGTCTTCTTCTCAGCGACCGAGTCGCAAAAACTGGAGTTATGAAATGACACAAGAACAGCGTGGTGCAGTTCCGCCGAAATCGGGACTTGGAATTTCGACTTGGCTTTGGCTCGTGTTCGGCGCGTTGTTCGTGCTGGCCAAGATCCACAAGTATTTTCCAACCGCGTCTGTTCGCTCGTCGCTCGTACTCGTGATCTTCGGCGCACTGATCTTCTTGATCACGATTTGCAGGAAGTGGCCGCTCTGGAAGTACATGATGTTCATGTTGATGCCGGCGATCGGGTACGCTGCATTCGAAGGTGGCGGTCGCCCGAACGGCGAGTTCTTGAACCTGCACTGGCTCGTGTGGATCTTCATCGGAGCATTCACGTTCACATTCACCGCGATGGCGAAGTGCATTCACGAAGACGCGATCTTGAAAGCGCAGAACCCCGAGTACGTGACGACGATGGAGATCTTCCTGCCGATCGTTGCAGTCGTCGCGATCCTGAAAATTCCCACAATAATCGCGATCATTTTCGCCGTGATCGTCGTGATCGGTCAATCTGGTGTATAATTCATCAACACAAATCCTGGAGCATCCCGAATGACCATCGCCACCTTCGTCCAAGCCCTCAAAACCTGTGAATCCGCGAGCGGTGCAGGCAAGAAGGCAGTGATTCAGACCGCGCTGAAGGGTCTGAGCGCCGACGGCCGGGTCCTGATGTTCTACGCGATGAATCCGTACTTCACGTACGGCGTGAAGAAGTACGTCCGCCCGACCGAGTACGCGGATCAAGACGCCCCGCTGAGCACGATCACCGACGTGCTCGATCAACTTCGCGCTCGCGAGCTGACTGGCACCGCAGCGAAGAACATTGTGACGATGTTGCTTGGCGCGTTCACGAAAGAAACCTCGCACTACCTCGAGCGAATCCTCGACAAGGACCTGAAGGCCGGGTTCTCGCCAGAGACGTACAACAAGGTCTGGCCAGGCGAGCCAGTCCCGACGTTCTCGGTGATGCTCGCCGACAAGTGTGCCGATGCCGACGAGTTCGAGCAGTACGTCACGTTCCCATGCCAAGGCGATGTGAAGTACGACGGTGAACGGAACATCGCGATCGTGAAGTCCGTGCACGGCAAGGTCGAGGTCTCGAACATCTCGCGCTCTGGTCTCGAAGCGTTCCACATGAATGGCCTGTTCGATTCCGAGCTCGCAGAAATCCATGCGTATGTGAAGGAAAAGTTCGGTTGGGACGACTTCATTCTCGATGGTGAGCGGTTCGCGAACGACTGGACCGACACGATGAACGCGAAGAAGAGCGGCCTCGAAGGTGAAGACGCGAAGTCGCGAATGTTCATCCGCGCGTTCTTCATGATGCCGCTCAAAGACTGGTTGGCGCAGAAGACCTTGATCACGATGCGCCAGAACCGCGTGAACATCGAGCAAATCCTGAGCGATCTGCCGCACATCACGCGAATCACTCTCAGCACCGGTCGCGAAGTCAAGGACTACCAAGACATGACGGCGTTCTGCGACGAAGTCACGACTCCTGGTTATGACGGCCAAGCCAAGGGTCACGAAGGTCTGATTCTCAAGGAATGGGAAGCCACGTACTCGTGGGATCGCTCGATGGCCTGGTGCAAAGTGAAGAAGTTCTACGATGTCGACATGAAGATCGTCGGCTTCCTGCCTGGCCGTCCGAAGTCGAAGTTCGAGAAGACGCTCGGGAAGCTCACGGTCATTGGTGTGATCGAGGAAGGTTCGATGAAGGGCACTTTCATCAAGTGCAACGTCGGCTCTGGTATCAAGACCTTGAAGCCGAAGGACGATGACAGCGTTCCGACTCGTGACGAAATCTGGAACAGCCAAGCGAAGTTCCTTGGTGGCACTGTCGTGGTGAAGTACCAAGAGATCACGCTCGCCAAGGGCAAGACGGTTCACAGCCTCCGGTTCGGCACGGTCTCTCGCTTCCGCGATGACAAGATCATCGAAGTCGAAGATATCACCGAAGGTGCAGACGCGTAATGTTGAACGTTTTCAAAACCGTGGTCTTGCTGGCCGTATTCATCGCTCTCGGCGAGATCCTCGTTCGAATCGCTTTTCTCGGCGCAGTCCTGTCCACGACTGCGTTCCTCGTGTTCTGCTGCTTCCTAGCTTGGATTGCTCGAGGTCTCCTATGGCGTAGCTAGCCTCCTGCTAGCCCTCAGGGCCTACACTTCGTGAGAGGTGTAGGCCCTTTCAGCTTTCCGGATTCGATGCAACCGGCGACCCCTCGTGTAGCCAGATCGCCTAAATACAGCTGAAGCAGCCAGCACAGGAGCAGGCCGTGAAGTTGTATGATTTTTCCGTGTACGCTAAAAAGCGTGAAGTTCAGCTCAGTGCTGCACGGGTCCTTGCGCTCAAGGAACGACTGCACGAACCTGGGATCGTGCTTGAACTCAAACGCGAGGTTCAAGACTGGCTAGTCCTCCACCAAGAGGTCTCGCACAAGGCGTCCTAGTTCCTGGATTCAGTTGCGAGGCTGAGCAACTAGAATCTAGAGATGAGTACCAAATACATCCGTGTCGCAAGCGACCTGCACCTTGAGGGGTTCATGGGTCGAAACATCGAGACCCTGCAAATCGACATGCTTCCAAAGCATGAGAACGACGCCGAGTCAATTCTTGTTCTCGCTGGCGACATCAGCTCCAGCCCCACGCAGCTCTGCCAGTTCCTGAAGGTAATCGAGAATCGATTCCGTCGCGTCGTGTACGTGCCAGGAAATCACGAGTACTACAACAACGACTTCTCGACTTGGACTCCAGCAGTCCGTGACGCGCTCGAACAGAACTGTCCGAATACCTCGGCTGCTCTGAGCGAAGTGAAGATCGAAATCATCGACGGAATTCGGTTCATCTTCGGCACGCTTTGGGCCGATGGTGGCGACAGTCTGCACTCCCAAGCGAAGGTTGGCGCTGGTCTCTGGGACTTCAGCATCATCCGCGACAAGGGAATGCGGTTCACGGTTCAAGACATGCAGCAAGTCCACAAGGCGCAGAAGTCGCAGATCAAGCAAGCTCTTGCGATGCCGTTCGAAGGGAAGACGATCGTCGTGTCCCATCACATGCCTTCGTACCGTCTGTGCCATCCGCGTTTCGGTACCGAGATAAACGGTGGATTCGCTTCGAACTGTGACGCGATTTTGGCAGGTGACGATCACCCAGACATCTGGATTCACGGTCATACGCACGACACGATCGACACTGAGCTGTTCGAGACTCGAATTGTCTGCAATCCACGCGGATACCAACGCGAGGCGAACAAGTCCGAGTTCAACACGTTCGCGCCGAAGTTCATCGATGTCTAACGTTGTTGACTTCACTGCGAGGCGGCAAGCGAAAGTTTCGCCGCCTCCGAAAATTCCTACGATTTTCGAGATCAACGTCGAGCAAGTCGATGCGCTGATTGGCGACTGGGAGAAGATGGTTCGAGCGAATCGCTTGAATGACTACTTCAAGACGGCCTTGCCAAACGTGATCGGCTTCGACAGCACCGTGAACTACATGGCGGATCTGAACGAGATCGCTCGAGTCGAGATCAAGCTTGGGATCGGTCCTGTCGTGTTCTTCCCTGGGAACTCGGAGAAGAACAAGCTCGGCTGGATCTGCGAGTACAAGATCGGGAACGACTTCATCGCGACCCCGGAGCTCATGAGCGAGTGCTACGCTCGGACGTTCGGGATTCTGCTGTACTTGAAAGTGAAGAGAGCAGCCCTGCAAAGCGGCGCGATTTAGAGGCATTAGGTGGCAGATAGCCGCCGTTACAATCGTTACAGATTGGACCTGCAGGATGTAGTACAATTCATCCATGCACAAACAACCTCTCACTCCTGAACAAGAACAGTTCGTTCGCGAACTTGAAGGTGCCAAGGCGATCGCTGAAGCCGCTGACAAGCGCCTGAGCGATGTTCGCAAGAAGTGCAAGCACTTGTTCACGAGCTTGACCGACGAGATGCGCGGAGAGCTGAGGACGCTCTCGCAGAAGTCGTGGAAGTACGACAGCGCTGATTGCCTGCTCTGCCAGCGCTCGTTCGGATACCGCTGCCCCGACAGCCCCGACACAGTGTGTCACTACTACACGGAATCCGTGCCGTTCACTGCGCAGAACGGTGTGCGACTGGTCACCGGCGAATTCGTGGACTACCCCGAAGGCCACGACGTCGAGAACGAAACCGATGATCAGTGCATCTTCTGCGGCCAACCCGAGGAGCGCAAGTAATGGACTTCCACGACGCGTTCAGCGAAGCGGCTCTCGACGAGTTCAACCTGTACTGGAACCACGGGTACTCGATCTGGGATTTCGGACCAATGTTCTGCATGGGAGGCGAACTGTGAAGCACATCGACGGTTACATTTTCATTCCGTACGGCGGCCAACGTCGATTCGGTCTGAAGACGCACGATCGCCTTGACGGCCAGGTGGTGATGTTCGTGGATCCTCGCCCCGAGCTGAACATGATGTTCCCACATCAAACGGCCCCGACCTGCCGTGCACTCACGTGCGATCGTGAAGACGAAGAAATCATGGGCCTCGTGATGGACAAAACCGCGGACGCCGCGCTGAAGCTCGGTGCCGGCAAGAACACGTACATCAAGTTGGAGAATGGCGTGCACATCATTCTCGTCAATCCTGGAAAGGTCACCAATGTCTGAAGTCGCTGAATCCCGCACCGAGTTCGTTTCCTTCCGCGTCGACGGCGGCTGGCTCGCGGATTTCGCTCGCACCCGTCTCGAAGAAGGCGCGTGGGACCGAGCTCTCTCGCTCTTGACCGACTCGCTCGATGGCCTGACGACCGATCAAGCGGTCGCGATCTTGAAGGGTGAAGCCACCCTCACTGGCGACTCGAGCGACAAGGAAGGGATCGGGTACAAGGTTCTCCCGAAGACCGGCAAGCTCGCGAAGAAGATGCAAGATCGCTTGGACTACATGTACGGGAACATCTTCCGTCGTGGTGACGAGCTCTGGAAACCGTACGCCCTCGTGTCGGGCTGGGACAAGGAGGACTGGCACTTCGCGAACAGCTTCAAGGGCACGTACCGCATGGAAGGCGTCCGCGACGACAAGTACCTCGCGGGTCTGCGTTCCCTGTACTACGCGAACGATCCGAACAAGGACATGCTTCTGCGAATCGCCGAGCGCTGGGTCGGTGATCAAGTGATCGCGGATGTCCTGTGCGAACGCGTGAAGGGCATGCCACCGTTCTGGTACAAGGTCAGTACGAACGATCCGAAGAAGTTCATCGAGGAACGACTGAACAAGCGTGGACTTCCGATCCGTGGCGCCGTGTTTGGCAGCAAGGGCGAGATCACGAAGTACAGCAATCAAGATCTGAAGCCTGAAGACATCACGGCGCTCGAAGCCGCGCGATCAATCGAAGAGAAGGCCGACACGATCGCCCCACCCACGCTCTTGAGCGACAAGGGCGAAGACGCGATGAACGACATGGCGGCCAAGGACCTGTTCGCCGAGCTCCTCGCGACCACGACTTCGTACCTCGTGTCCGCACCGACCGACTACGCGGAACTTCGCGAGATGGATCGCGTGTTCGAGAAAGGCGTTGACACCCTGCACCGTCATGCCACGGGCGATCAGTGGGAGATGATCGACGAGCTTCGCAAGAAGTTCAGCACCGAGCGAGAACGCATCCTTGGCGATCAAGTCCGCGCACAAGCCGACGAACATGGTGGTTGGCTCGAACTTCCGCTGATGTATAAGGGGAAGCCGTACACGAAGCAGCGCACATTGCGAGTGCCGAAGAATCCGTTCCTGTACTGGTCGCTTCGGTACTTCAACTTCGAAGATCATGGTCACGCGAAGCCGCACTGGGACTTCGTCGCCGGCTCTGGCCACAAGATGATGAACGACGATCCGTACCACACGGACTGGATGCTCGGTGCTGGTGTTCCGCTTGACGAGGCGTACAGCCACGAAGACGGCAGCTTCGGTGAGATCGTTCGCTCGAGCTCGTACGAGTTGAAGAACAAGCTTGTTCGAGAGTACACGGGCCATGCGTTCACGACGCTGACCAAGGGCGACAAGACGTACATCTCCGGTGAGGTCGTATTCCCGAAGCCGAACGAACGAGTTCCGACTGGTTCAATCGCGATCGTGCCGCATGCCGGCCCAGAGTACCAGCTCGCCATGGAGTCTGCGAACATGGAAAGCCTCGAAGGATATCGTGGCTGCATCATCTGCGAAACTGGCGGAAAGCTCGCGCATCTCGTGGTCGTCGGTCGAGAGTTCAAGTGCACCGTGTTGATGATGCCAGGCGCAACGAAGATGTACCGCAAGGGTGATCGGGTCTCGATCGACCTGAATGAAGGTACGATCACGAATCAGATTTTCTGATACAATACGGGCTATGAAGCCCGTTAACAAACCGAATCTTGGCCGCCAGCCGCTTGGTCCTCTGATCAAGTCGTCACTGGCGGCCTTCGTGCAAAAGCGCGAACCAGACGAGCTCGTGATCGTGCATCACTACACTGACACTCGCACGAAGCTCCAACTCGAAGTCGAGCGTCGCTCCAGCACACTGGGGCTCTCATTCGAACGAATTGTTCTCTGATGGCGCAGCAAGTCTTTCACAAGGAGCTCACGCTCCGCGAGGGCTTCCTTGTATCTGAACTTCCAAAGCGCTCGCGTCTGATCAATGGTCGAGAGGTTGGCCTCTGTTCTGGCATCAAGCTATTCACCGCAATGCAAGGTCGGCCGATCAAGTGCTGGAAGTGCGAAGCGGTCGCTGATCGCTGGATTCTCGGCAAGGGTAAGAACGACAAGCTCAGTTCGCCAACGCTGAATCTGTACGCGACTCGCACTGTGAAGCGGAAAATGTTCGGCAAGAAGCGAGTTCTGCAAGAGCTCGTGATGATGACACGCGATCACATCATTCCAAAGAGTCTCGGCGGCGTGGACTTGAACGAGAATCTCCGCCCTGGTTGCGAAGACTGCAACTCTGATCGTGGCCATGCAATGGATGAAGCTGATCTGCTGTTCATGGCGAATCATCCCCATCTGATTGACGAAGAGCGTCGACTTCAGGGTCTTGAGAACCAGCGTCGGGCTGAGCTTCGACGACAAGAGCAAGCTCGAGCTCGAGACGCCGCTCTAACCTGATCCAAATCTGCACCCCCTGATCTTTCCTTGTCCGCGTACAATGAGGTACGCAATAAACAAGGAAAGAAAATGGTTGCAGAACTCAAAGAACACGTCAACAAGCGCTCGCTTGTCACAGCCCGTACAATCGACGGTCTGTTCCCAATTGAAGGCGCTGACGCAATCGAAGTAGCGCAAGTCGATGGCTGGAAAGTCGTCGTGAAGAAGGGCGAGTTCAACGTGAACGACCCCTGCCTGTACTTCGAAATCGACAGCTTCCTGCCTGAAGGAAATCCCGCTTGGCAGTTCCTCGTGGACAAGCAACCGAAGGTGTTCAACGGCGTGCGTGGTCACAAGCTCAGAACGATCAAGCTCCGCGGTCAGATCAGCCAAGGGTTCGTAGTTCCGTACAAGGCGTTCCCAATCGTTGTCGCGGCCGTGACGAACGACACGACGTTCCCAGTCCCTGAAGAACTGCGCGCTGAGTTCGACAATCTCGTGTTCGGTATGCACGAGCACGAAGCTCAGCTCGACGCTCGAGACATGGACTTCAGCGATCTGCTTGGCGTGACGAAGTGGGAAGTCCAGCTTGCGGCGAATCTGCAAGGTCAAGCCGAAGGTCTGTTCCCGTCGTTCATCCAGAAGACGGACCAAGAGCGTTGCCAGAATCTGAAGAACGAAATCTTTGGGTACGAGGACCTCGTGATTCCGGCTAATGAGCACCGTCCAGAAATCGTTCGGAGGGCCCTGGCGTCGCCTGATGACGCGTACGAGATCACGGTCAAGCTTGATGGCTCGTCGATGACGGCGTTCGGTCGTGGCGTCATTGAGCAGGACGGCGAACAGTCGCACCTGAACATCGATGTCGGCGTATGCTCGCGTAACCTGCAGCTCAAGGTCAACGAAGCGAACGCAGAAAACTCGTTCATCAAAACGTCGACAGACTCTGGATTGCTGCAAGCGATCATGTTCTACGTGCGTGAAACTGGTGAATCGATTGCCGTTCAAGGTGAGCTCATGGGCCCGAACATCCAAGGCAACCGTGAACAACTCACGAAGGCGGCGTTCTATCTGTTCGACGTGTACCTCATCAATGAGGGTCGGTACGCCACGCCGATCGAGCGCGGTGAAGTGTTCCGCAGGCTCGTCGAGCTTGGTGCGAAGATCGAGCACACGCCGATCAAGCACGCGAAGACAACGCTCATTGAGCTCGGCCTGAAGACGATCGACGATCTGTTGAAGTTCGCTGAAGGTCCGTCGATCAAGCACCCGATCCGCGAAGGTCTCGTGTTCAAGCGACTGGACGGCAAGTTCAGCTTCAAGGCGATCTCGAACAAGTACCTCGAAAAAGAGAAGGACTGATCATCCCGACGCGAACTCGAACCCTCGTTACACTCGTTACGAATTCGGGTTCGCGGATGTAGTACAATCACTCATCGACAAAACGAGGATGACCATGAAGCAAGCCACTCTCGACGCCGCTTTCGCAGCGCTCCAGACCGAAATCAAGAACGGGACCGAGTACCCGGACGCGATCTGGAAGATCAGCCAACGCTTCAAGGTCGATCACGAGATCATCGAAGCAATGTACGACAACCTGTGAGCACGACCATGGCACAAATCCTCTCCCGCGCTCGCCCCAACACCGCTGCGAACGACGCTGCGATGTACACCCCCACGCAGCAAAAGTACGACATCCGCGACAAGCTCACGGTCGATCAGTCGTGCAACGTCGAGTACGAGCGGAAGATGATCGTCCGCGAGCTGAAGATGTCGCTCTCGCGCGAAGAGCTACTCGCGATCAAGACGGCCAAGCGCTGGAATCTCTGGAGCGCACATTCGGCCCTGACCCGCTGCATCGTGGCCGAGTACGAGCTGAACATCGACGGGCATCACATCACGCAAATCTGGCGCGATGCCGAAGCACGGTACCCGCTCGTGAACATCGCCCGCACCGCCTGCGAATTCCACCCGTGCGAACCGACGAACTTCGCGCTCTCATGCATCAAGCGACTCTGGGAGAACCTGCAAGTCGCGGAATTCATCGACACCCATCCTGCCATGACGCGGTATGCCGAAGCGCTTGACAGCTTCGCCGCCAGAAAGATCTGAAATGAACTGCTCACCCACCCTGACTCCCGAAGAATTCTCGGACGTGCACAACGGGAAGTGCAAGCTGTGCTCGGTGATTGAACGCCTGAGCAACGTGGTCGCCCCAGCGGTTCTTGCAGAACTGCAAGCAGCAGTGGACCTGTTGAACAAGGGTCTGCAGCGAGCGTACGATCTCGACGACGCGGAATGGGAGCGCAAGCACTCGATTGCAAAGGCAATCGGCGAGGCGAATGGCTTCAAGTCGGCCTGGAGCATCTCCGAAGTTGACAATTTCACGGCTGTTCCATTCCCGACCGCGACGCAAGTTACGTACATCGACCACTGGGGTCCACACGAGGTCTTGGTGAAGATCAAGCTGAACAGCACGTGGGAAGATCTCTGGCGCGCTGCAGATACCGCGATCGCGCTCAGCACGGATCAGCACCACATTTTCATCGAGCGCTTCAAACTCGCCGACGACGGTTTCACCCTGATTCTCTCCACTGGAAGCTAAATGAATCTGACTCTGATTTGGTTCTTGGTCTTGCCGATCATCGGCGGCGCCACGATCTGGCACTTCAATCGAAACACGAGCGCTGGGGTTTTCCTCGCGCCGATCGCTTTCGTCCCTGGCGCGATCCTGATCGGTCTCGTGTTCCTGATCTCGTACGGCTCGGCCGTGATCGACACAGAGATTTGGAGCGGCCAGGTCGTTTCGAAGACTCGAAAACACGACACGTACGAGGAATCGTACGAGTGCAATTGCAAGAACGTCTCGCGAACAGTGGGCTCTGGCAAGGATGCTCGGACCGTGACCGATCGCGTTTGCGACACGTGCTACCGAACGCACTACACCGTGGACTGGGATTGCCAGACGACCGTTGGCTCGTTCCGGATCGACCGCAAGGACAGCACATGGCGCTCAGTGTACGACTCGGCAGATCCTGCGCGGTACACGTCAATCCAGAAGGGTGACCCTGCGGCGAAGACAGCGAAGTACACGAACTACGTGCAAGCCGTACCGAACTCTCTGTTTGCTGCAGTTGGAGAGACCACAAAGGCGCGATTCGCTGGAAAGCTCCCCGCGTATCCAGATCAGATCTACGACTTCTACCGAATCAATCGGTTCCTGTCCCCTGGGTTCTCGTTCCTCGACGCTGGAAAGTGGAACGAAGACATCTCGAACATCCTTCGTGATCTCGGCCCGGCAAAGCAGGTGAATGTGATCGTGGTTGTCGCGAAGACGGACGATCGAGCGTACACCGCTGCACTGCGTGATCACTGGGAAGGCGCGAACAAGAACGACGTTGTGCTCGTGATTGGCTCCCTCGACGGCACGAAGATCGAGTTCGCCGAGGTCATGAGCTGGACGAAGAGCGAGATCTTCAAGATTGAGCTGCAAGACCGAGTGCAAGACATTGGCGTGATCGAGCGGAATCAGATCATGAGCGCCGTGCAACAGCAGATCGTGAAGAACTTCCAACGTCGCCATATGCGAGAGTTCGAGTACCTGAAGGGCGCGATTGATCCGCCGATGTGGCTCCTTGTCACCCTGTTGATCACGCTCGTCGCTGGTTATGGTATTGCTGCAGCAGCCCTGACGGGTGCTCTCGATCGCTTCAGTGGTCGCAATCGCCGTGGAATTTACGGTCGCCGAGTTTTTCGTTAGGACATCATGTTTCGCTTTCTGTTCAATTGCTTTCGCAAGACGCCCGTGACCCCGCTCGCTGAAGACCAAGCGACCCTCGAAGGACTGGAGAAGATCGTGCACGACTTCGGTATGCGAGTTCACGAGTACATCACGCACCCTCTTGCCGACAAGGTCCAAGCTCGCAAACTCGAGGATGTGCTGCAGTACCACGAGGAACTTGTTCACTGCGCTCGCGCGAACATCTCAACCCGAAAACTCTGGAACACACTCGGCTACAACTGAGCTAGAATTCAACTCTCATCAAACCACTGGAGAAGATCATCATGAAGAAACAAGTTGGAATGGCTCTGTCGAGCCTCCTGGTCCTGATCGGCACGATCGCCCTGATCGCGCTGCTCGTGATCCCCTCGTACATCTCGGCCGCGAACTACGGGAACAAGGTCGAGAACACGCTGAACGCGAAGATCGAAGACAACGAGAACATCTACGCCCAAGGCACCCAAGCGGTCATGGAAATCGCGCAGGTTCCGACGATGATGAAGAACGATCTTCTCGAGCTCGTGAAAGCCGAAATCCAGGGGAAGTACGGCAAGGACGGCTCGCAAGCTACCGTGCAGTTCCTTCGTGATCGCAATATCCCAATCGACGCCTCGATGTACAAGGCGATCCAACAGCAGATCCTCGCGTTCCGGAACAAGTTCGAAGTCGCTCAACGTGAAATGCTCGATCAGCGGAACACGTACCAAATCGCGCTCGGCACCGTCTGGCAAGGCATGTGGCTGAAGTTCGCCGGCTATCCGAAGATCGATCTGAAGAAGTTCACGATCGTGACGACCGAAAAGGCTCGTGCAACGTTCGAAACGAAGCGTGACAGCGGCATCAATCTCGGTGGCCTTCGCCCCGCTCAGTAAGGACTACGGCCATGTGGAAGACTCTCAAGAATCTCGTCGTTGAAGACGACTCCAGCGGCCAGTCCGCTGCTCCGAAGACCACGACGACCGCAGCCACCCCGCTCGGTCACGCAGCTCCGGCCTCGACCGCAGTTGCAGCAGACAACAAGTTCGTTCAAGCACTGCGCGGTGCAATCAAGAACCGCGCCACAGCGTTCACCTCGCTGCTCGCAGCCGCAGACAAGCTCGTGACGATCATCCCCGATCCCACGACTCGACTGAAGGCCGCGTTCGCGACGGTTGCTGGCGAAGGTCGCGGCGTGAAGGAAGTTCTGGGCGCTCTCGAGATCCATGCGTCTGACTTGGAGGGACAACGCCTGCAGTTCCAACGTGCGGCCGAGGAGGCCAAGAACATCGCTGTTGGTGGACTCCAAAGGGAGCTCGACACGATTCAACCGAGTGTCGCTGGTGCACAAAGCCAGATCACCTCGATGCAGACGCAGATTCAGTCTCTGAACGAGCTGATCGCGCAGAAGTCAGCACGTGGTGCTGAGCTCACGGCGCAGATCTCGACCGAGAACCAACGTCTCACGACGTCGCAGCAAGAATTCGAAACCGCGCTCACGATCGTGAAGAGCGAGCTGGATGGCCAGAAGGCGATCATCCTGACCGCACTGTCCTAATCAACGAAACTGGAAAGAAAAAGATGGAAGATTCCGCAAAGACCAAGTCGTTCTGGGCCCGACCTGAAGGCACCACGGGTATGCTTGCGCTGGCAGCCGCCGGTGTTGGTCTGTACATCGCAGCTCCCGCGCTCCTCGGCTTCATGACGATGCTCACGGCCCTGCTCGGCCAAACGATCGCGGCAGTCTCGCTCGCTGCAGTGCTCGGCGCTCTGCTGTTCATCATCAGCGACAAGAAGTTCCGCACCCTCGGCGCGTACATGTTCAAGAGCGTGATGCGCAAGATCACTGGCGTTTTCGTCGAGATCGATCCAATTGGGATCATGAAGTCGTACATCGAGTCGCTGATTGGCAAGCGCGAAGTGATGGAAGTCTCGCGTGACAAGCTCAGCGGGCAGATCACGGTCTTGAAGAAGCAGATCAATCAGAACTCGTCTGAGTACGACAAGTCGATGTCGATGGCCGCGCTTGCTCACCAGAAGGGGAACAACTCGGTGTTCAGCGTACAAAGCCGCCAAGCTGGCCGTCTCGAGAAGCTGAACAGGGACTCGCTCGGCCCACTGCTCTTGCAGATGGAAGTGCACCTTCGCGCAATCAACAAGTACCACGAAGTCACTGGCACTGTGATTGACGACTTGAAGAACGAAGTCTCGGCCCGCAAGATCGAACGCGACATGATCTTGGCTTCGCATACGGCAATGAAGGCAGCCAAGCGAATCCTGAACGGTGGCGGCGATGCGAAGGAGCTGTTCGATCAAGCGATGGAATTCGTGGTTGAAGACTTCGGCATGAAGATGGGCGAGATCGATAGCTTCATCGAGAACTCGAAGGGCTTCGTCGAAGGTCTGGACATGCAGAACGGTGTGTACGAAGCCGATGCGCTGAAGAAGCTCCAAGCCTGGGAGAACAAGGCCGACAGCATCCTGCTCGGGAACTCGAAGGCCCAGCTCCTGGACAGCTCGACCCTGACGAGCTCGCTGAATGTGAACATCGGTGTGCCGGCTGCGACGGTCGTCGATTACTCGAAGCTGATCAAGTGATCAACCTGGGCGAGCTCTGACACAAAAGTGCTCGCCCAGAATAGAATTCACTTCTCATCAAACCCCTGGAAAAAAGAATGAAACTCAAAGTTGTTCCGAAGATGCTGCTCATCGGCCTCGTGGTCGGTGGTGCTTACTTCGGTATCCAAGCTGCGCTGAACAGCGGCTACCTGAAGCCGAAGGCCACGGTCGCGGTCTCGGTTCCCGACAAGATCGACTTCGGCACCGCCGCTCCGGTCGTCATTCCCGCCGCAACGAGCGCGATCACCGCCTCGGCGAGCACGAAGGAAACGATCCGCATCAAGTCCATTCCCTGGAACGGCACCACTGGTCTGCAGTACGCGAAGGCCGCTGGTCTGTTCAAGCAACGCGGTCTGAACGTCGATGTGCAACGTGAAGACGACTACGCGAAGCTGATCGCCGACATGGCATCGTTCGCGAAGGATCCGAACACCGGTTCGCACTTCACGATCATCATGGGCGATGGTCTCCCAGCGTACATCATCGGCCTGAACGAAGCACTGAAGCCGTTCAACCAGTCCGCAGCGATGATCGCCGGCATCGGGTACTCGCGTGGTGAAGACAAGTGCATCATCGACGGGAACGCTGATCCTCGCGGTTCCCTGATCGCTGGCTACCTCGGCGATGGCGACATCAACATCTGCATCAAGTACGCGGCCGACAACGGTATCCCCGTGAACTCCGATCCGAAGACGTTCGATCCGAACGCGATGAACTTCCTCGGCACCGGCTCTTTCGTCGAAGCTGACGAAAAGTTCATCGCCAGCGCGAAGTCGAACTACACGTCGGGCGGTTCCTGCGAAGATCGCAAGGTCGTTGGCGGCGGTACCAAGAAGGTCTGCGTGAACGGCACCGCCACTTGGACTCCTGGTGATACCAAGGTCTTCGGTGAACTGAAGAAGCTCGGGAAGTCGATCAAGGTCATCGGTTCCACGAAGGAATACGCCTGGCAAATGCCGACTGCTGTGATCGGCAACAAGCAGTGGATGGCCAAGAACCCCGAAGTCGTGAAGGCCATGCTTGCAGCGATCTTCGAAGGTGGTGAAAAGGTTCGCTCGAACAGCGACGCCCTGATGATCGCCGCAGCTGAACAAGCTCGAGTGAACAACGAAGGTGATGCAGCGTACTGGAGCACGATGTTCAAGGGTACCACTGAAGTCGGCCCGAACGGCAAGGCGATCAGCCTCGGTGGTTCCACGACGAATGGTGTGTCTGACGCAGCCTTCCTGTTCGGTCTGAACGGCAACGACAATCTGTACAAGAAGGTCTACACGGTGTACGGCAATATCGCAGTGAAGTACTTCCCTGATGTGATGCCTGGTGGTCTGGTTCCTTACGAGCAAGCTGTCGACAGTTCGTACGTTCAAGCTCTCCTCGGTCAGTCGACGAACGTAGCTCCTGCTGCCGTGCCGACCTACACCGCTGGTACCGAAACGTTCGCATCGAAGTCGTACGCAATCGAGTTCGAAACTGGCAAGGCAACGTTCACGCCGAAGGCTGTCGCTGTTCTGAATGACCTGCTCGATCAAGCTGCTGTGACGTCGCTCTCCGTGCAGATCAATGGCCACACCGACAACGTCGGCAATCCAGCCACGAACCTCTCGCTGAGCAAGGCACGAGCTGACTCGGTGAAGAACTTCCTGTCGCAGAACGCGCCGAAGAACTTCCCTGACGAACGAGTCGTTGCACGAGGTTTCGGCGATACGCAGCCAGCCGCCGATAACGCGACTCCCGCTGGCAAAGCGAAGAACCGCCGAGTCGAAGTGATCTTGAAGAAGTAATCCTTCATTCCTGATCCCAAGGGCAGAGTCGAAAGGCTCTGCCCTTTCTTACTTGTACTTGTCAGCACTCAGATCGTGTGCGATCACGCTGACCTTCACGGTGCCTTGCTTTGAAATGATCGCGTGCTCTGCGCGATGATGACCATCGAACAGGTGCACCAAACCATCAGGGGTCTTGATCCCTGTTGGCGCTCCAGGTGATGCAGATTTCGGAGTCCACGAATCAGCAATCCAGTCCTGCGTTGCTCGCAGATTCTGAACTGGAATCTCTTCCAATGAGAAGTCAGCTCGCTTGTGATCGAACACGATTCGACCAACGTGCTCGTACGTGAACTTCGACATCGGAATCGTGATCTTGCGATGCGGAAACCCGAGCTCACCGTTCTCGTCATCGAAGTCCTCGTCCTCGTAGTCTTCGTCGTCCTCGACCTGATGAATCTCATGCAGCTTCATGGTACTAAAATTTCAGTTATGATCTCAGCTCTATTTACTCCGTACGCCTTGGGCCGAAAGCTCTCGGTAAAGTTCCTGGCCGGTGTCTCTCTGGCGACACTGATGGTGTTCTGGGCACTCGCTCCAGCTTCGACAGGTATCCCTACACAGCTCTCGATCGTTCACTCCTGGAACACCCTGGCCCTCGAGCAAGGCCTTCTGCTTGAGCTGTTCCAGTCGACGATCGTGATTTGGAAAGCTCTGTTCCTAAGTGCATTCATCGCTGGTGGGATCGCAGCTCTAGTCACGGCCGACATCTTCAAGCCCGTTGGCACGTTCATCGCGTCGATGCGCTTCCTTGGTTTCGCTGGCTTGACGTTCCTGTTCACGATCTGGACGAGTGATGGGTCACAGTTGAAACTCGCGCTCCTCACGTTCGGCATGACGGTCTTTTTGACGCGCTCAACGATCGACATGGTCAAGAGCATTCCACAATCCGACATCGATTACGCGCGCTCGCTTGGTCTCAAGGGTTGGGGCTTGACATGGGAGCTCGTTGTTCGTGGCCGCTCCGCTGACATGCTCGACTTGGTTCGTCAGAACGCAGCCGTTGGGTGGACTCTGCTCTCCATGGTCGAAGGCCTGGTCAGATCTGAAGGCGGGATCGGTGCTCTGCTCTTGAACCAGAACAAGTATTTCAATTTGAGTGCAGTGTTCGCGATTCAACTTACGATTCTAGGGTACGGCATCATTCAAGACTTCGGTCTTAGCTACCTTCGTAGCGTGCTTTGTCCTTGGACCAAACTTAATCGGAGCGATAAGTGACCAAACCATTCAGTCCCGCGGAAGCCCGCAAAGCCAAGCAACAATCGATCCCACCGGAAGTGATCGAGGTTGTGAACACCATCCTTGCTCGGGAATGCTCCCAATCTGGGTACGCAACCATGCTCGAGGAAGACGTGATCACTGCGATTCTCGAGGCGATCCCCGCCGCGACCCGCTCGCAAATCTACAAGGACCACTGGCTCGATTTCGAAGAAGCCTATCGTGCTCAAGGATGGAGCGTCGACTATGACGCGCCTGGGTACAACGAGAGCTACAAGGCGAGCTACACCTTCCGCCCGAAGCGTGGAGGTGACCGTGACTAAGCTCATTCAAGTTTCCCTGTACACGAACGACAAGAACGATGGGACGGTGCTTCATCTCCCAGTGCTTCCTCCAGTTGGCGCATTCTTGAACTACGGTCAACGTGCGTACACCGTGATCCGCGTGATCTTCGATCTCGAGATCAGCGATCGGTACAGCGATGTGCGGAACACTACGAAGATCAAACTCCTGCTTGAAGAACGATGAGCTACGAAAAGAAAGAGCGACTGCTCACGATCGAGAACGTGAACTTGCAGTACGGCGAGAAGGTCATTCTGCGCGATGTGAATCTGCACGTTGACAACATTGTTCGGCCGGGGATGCAGCAAGGTCAAGTGGTCGCGCTGCTCGGTCTGTCGGGCTCTGGAAAGACTCAACTGTTCCGATGCATTGCAGGTCTCCAAGCTCCGACCGGTGGTGTCGTAAAGCTCATGAGCGACACTCAGGTGAAAGCGGGCGACGTCGGTGTGGTGCAACAAGCATACCCGCTTCTCAATCACCGGACGATCTGGTCGAACCTGATGCTGGCTGCGCACGGCAAGAAGGAGAACAAGGAAAAGGCGGAGAGCCTCCTTGCGCACTTCAAGCTGAGCGACAAGAAGAACTCGTACCCACTCGAGCTCAGTGGTGGTCAACGACAGCGTGTGGCGATCATCCAACAGCTCCTGTGCTCATCGCACTTCTTGCTGATGGACGAACCGTTCAGCGGTCTCGATGTGATGGCGAAGCGGCGTGTGTTCGACACGATCAACACCGTAGCGACAACCGACGAGTTGAACACGGTGATCTTCACCACGCACGATCTGGAAGCAGCGGTCACTTTGGCCGACACGATCTGGATCATTGGCCACAAGGAAGGCGATCCTCCTGGCGCGACCGTGTTGAAGCAGCTCGATCTCGCGGCGATCGGCCTGGCCTGGACGCCTGACATCCAGCGCCACCCTTTGTACTTCCAAACCGTACTCGAGCTGAAAGAGCTCTTCGCATCACTGTGATTTGCAAGTGAACCCGAATTCACTTTAGCCGTTCATGCTGAGTGCACGATAGAATTCACCTGTCAACAACATCATCTGACTGGAGTATTTCAAATGGCACTCAAGCCCGTTCCCAAGCTCATCCTGATCGCCGTCATCGTTGGCGGTGTCGGCTACGGAGCCACGAAGTTCATGCCCGCTTCCGCTCCTGCTCAAGCAGCAGCACCGATCGAAGCACCCACTGTGGTTGCACCGCCCACTGCGCAAGTCCAAGAAGCACGCGCAGTTCCGGCTCCGGCCCCAGCACCTGTGAGCGAGCCCGTTCAGCAAGCGCCGGAACGCACCTTCCAAGCCGCTCCCGCGCAGAACGACGCCGGCATGAACGCCCTGCTCGGTCTGAAGAAGAAGTAAATCGATCATCAACTGGAGTAACGAAATGAACAAGAACTACCGCGGCTTCGCATTCGCCGCCTTGGCGCTGGCCTCTTGCGCTGCACTCGCAGCTCCCGTCGGGATCGCCTCTGGCCAACCCACCGGCACGAACTACCCGATGGTCGAGGACATCAAGAAGGTCTGCTCGGCACCGGGCTCGCCGATCAACAACAACGTCAGCGACGGTTCGCTCGACAACCTGTTCAAGATTTACGGCGACAAGAACTCGCAGTACGCCGTGGTCCAAGCCGACGCGCTGGTCTACCAGCAAGGCCAGGACAAGAAGATGATGGACCGCATTCTGACGGTCTTCCCGTTCTTCTCGACCGAGATCCACCTGGTCGCCAAGGACGGTTCCCCGATCAATTCCCTGGCCGATCTGCAGGGCAAGCGTGTGGTCGAAGGCCCTGAAGGTTCCGGCACCTGGGTCACGGTCCAAGTGATCAAGGCCCTGACCGGCGTGACGTGGCAGCCATTCTTCGCGTCCCAACAAGACGGCTTCAATGCCGTGATGAGCAACCAAGCTGACGCCGAGTTCATCGTCGCTGGCAAGCCGATCGGCATGCTCACGAAGGCGAGCGGCTTCAAGCTCGTGCCGCTCAAGAATCCGAAGCTCGACGAGTTCAAGCTGTACACGAAGACGATGATCTCGACCGGCTCGTACGCCTCGCAGAAGACCGCGGTGCAGACGTACAAGGTCGACAATGTGCTCGCAACGTACGCGTTCAAGAACCAGTACCAGAAGGAAATCGGCGATCTGGTCACGTGCATCACGAAGAACATCGGCCGCCTGCAGACCGAGCCTGGCTTCCACGAGAAGTGGAAGGACGTCGATCCTCTCGACATCCAGCGCATCGACTGGCCCACGCACCCCGCCGCGCTGAGCGCCATTCAACGTGAAGCGAAGGCACGCAAGTGATCGATCACAACCCAGACCATCTGGATTTCGCGATCACGCCAGAGCGACAGGCCATTCGACAATTCCTGTCGAAGCCCGCACCAATGCCTCAAGCCTGCGGTTGCATGGGGCCGCAGGCGATCGACGGAAGTTCCTGGGACCCCAGCTCTGGCACGAAATACGAGGACATCAAGCGGTACCCTTCCTGTCCTTGCGCGATGCAGTGGCATGAAGAAATCGACGGTCAGTTCTACGTGATCGACGAGAACAGATCACCTGATGGGATCACGCACACGGCCACTCTGGTCGGACCGGTCGGAGGACCGTACAAGAAGTAAGTTGTTGGTTGGTTGTTTTCTTAGGTTGATCTCGCCAGAGTGATGACCTGGCGAGCGAAGGGCAGAAGAGGTACGGGTACTCCAGCCGTATTCCTTCTGCCCTTCTTCTTTGCTCGGGTCCGGGGTGACCTCCGGACAGTGTATAATTACCATGTTAAGCGATGTTTCAATGACCCGGTCAGACCGGCCGGGAAATGAAACCTTTAGTTTACTTTTTGAAACCTGATCACTTTTAAAGGCGGAACCCGAGTAAATTTGGTGATACATCCGGAAACGTCCTTCGGTTAGAGTACAATACATCTACAGCGTCGAGTAATAAGAGACAAGAACGCTGCAATAAAACTACATTTTTTGGACGAGGTTTTTTGAAAATTATGGCAAAGATTCTGTTCGTGTCGTCTTCCGTGCAAGCTGCTCTCATGACGCAAGTGTTCATTCCCGAGCTGATCGATGGTTTCTGGAAGAACCATCGCCCCGCTGGTCATGGTGAAGTTTGGAAGGACGTCGACGTTCAAGTTACCGTGGATGGCACGCTCGGTCCGGTTGGATTCGATGCGCCGCGGAACTACAACTTCCTCAACCTGGATTTCGCTCTGCCGAACGAAGCTCGTCTGGTTGCAGTTGCACAAGGTGCGAAGGCAAGCTCGAACTTCAAGTCGGTCAAGAAGGAACTGATCGAACTCGGTCGCATCGTTGGTTCGCGTCTCGCTTCGCGTGATGCAAACCCTCTGAAGCTGTTCCGTGGTAATCACAAGCCTGGTACGCAGACGGTTTCGTCCGCTCGAGCTCGTGCTGCCGCGAACGCCATGGGTTCGGCCGGTACTCAAGCCCTCGGCCTGGTCAGCGTGCAAGCCCCATCTGCAATCGTCGTGACTCCTGAAGTCGCAGGCGCTCGCAAGATGACCGGTCCGAAGCGGACCGTGACGAAGGTGAAGAGCACCCTCCCAGCGCGCTCTCCCGAGCAAGTCGCAGCAACGAAGGCGAAGCTCGCCGAGCTGCACGAGACCGTGACCACGACCTCGCAAGGTGCCACGGTCCGCCGTGTCCCCGCAGTGATCGAAGCATCGACCCCTGCTGCCGAGTAATCCTCGGCAAGAAGAAGGCCTGGTAACCCCAGGCCTTTTTTGTCACCAAAATTTGGACGTTACAATTATGATCATGTTCCTGAAGCGAGTCGGCGAAGACCACCCTGGATTCCGGTACGGAACTCCTGACGAGACGCGAGTGCCTCCCTGCTTTCGAATGGAGAAAGCAGAACTCGGAGCGCAGCGCGACGAGTGGATCAAGAATTTCGGTCGCGAGTACGTGATCGTCGAGCAGCCCTGATCCCTGTCTCAGGACGACGGCGCCGCGCTAGATAAATACAATTACCCTAAGCTAGAGCGATAGACGCTCTCAGCATCAACAGCCAAACGAGGAGCTCGCCATGGCATCGAAAACAGACGTCACCGTCTACATCGGAAGGTTCACGCCTTTCCACTTGGGTCACGCGCATGTTCTGCGCCAAGCCCTGAACAACTCCAAGCTCGTCATCGTTCTGCTCGGTTCGGCTTATCTGGCGCGATCACTGAAGAACCCCTTCACGTTCATCGAACGTCGCAGGATCATCGAAAGCTGGGTCTCGGCCGAGATCATGGCCGGCACGATTCCGCACGACGCCGAAATCCACTTCGCTCCGCTCCGCGACTTCACGTACAACAACGCTCTCTGGATCCGCAATGTCCAGGAGAAGGTGAAGACGATCGTTCGCGATGTGGCACTCCGTACGAATCAAATCCTGACCGACATCCGTGTCACTGGTTCGGATCGCGATGAATCGACCTGGTACCTGAACGCGTTCCCGCAATGGAAGAAGGCGCTGGTCGAAACGTTCCGTCACGACGGTACCGGCGATCTGAGTGCGACCGAAGTTCGTGAACTCCTGTTCTCCGGCCGGGCCATGGAGCCGGGCGTTGCTGAACGCCTGATCGCGATGCTCCCACGTACGACCTATGAATGGCTAGTCAAGTTCGCCGACTCACCAGAACACTTCCGGTTGGCACGGTGGTACGAACAGAACAGAGCCTATAAGGAAGCCTGGTCGGTTGCACCGTACGCCCCGATCTTCACCACGGTCGATGCCGTGATCGTTCAGTCCGGTCACATTCTCGTCGTCGAGCGCGGAGCTGAACCGGGCATGGGGCTCTGGGCTCTGCCTGGCGGATTCCTGAACACGAATGAACGGCTGCGTGATGGCGTTGTCCGTGAAGTTCTGGAAGAAACTGGGCTGCGCCTCGCTGACGGCAAGAAGGCGAAGGAGATCACGGAAGACATTCTGAAGAATTGCATTCGTGAACAGGAAGTGTTCGACGCTCCTGATCGCTCGATGCGTGGTCGAACCATCACGCACGCGTTCTTCATTCGTCTCGATGACACGAAGCCGCTCCCCAAGGTGAAGGGACAGAACGCGCCACTGCACGAAACTGGTGGTGTCGCCGAAGTCGAGACTGCGAAGGCGTTCTGGCTGCCAATCAACGAAGCTCTGAGCCGCTCGGAGATGTGGTTCGAAGATCACCACGCAATCATCGAGACGATGATTGGCGGAAAGGACCTGTAATGCTGATCTACCTCGCTGCTCCGTACAGCAACGTCGAAGACAAGGACGAGCTGATGAAGAAGATCATGACGTACTCAGGTGCGTACATGCTCGAGAACAAGGGCTCGCACATCGTGTCGCCGTTGTTCAATCACTACTCGCTCGAGCATGTGCCTGAGCTCGGTGGAACGTACGAGTTCTGGGAAGCGTACTCGGCTGAACTGCTGGGTGTCTGCAGAAAGATGATCGTGCTCACTCTGCCTGGCTGGACGAAGAGCAAAGGCGTGCAGTCCGAGATGATGATCGCGAAGTCGCGTTCCATCCCGGTTGAGTTCGTCGAACTGTGTATCTAAAAGGTAAGATTCGGACCTTCCTAATCGAATCAAAACTGAAAGAAGAAAATGAACTTTCCTGGTGGCAACAAATTCATGGACCGTATGTTCCGCAAGGCTGATGGCGTTGTGTGGGACCTGATGAGCGGCAAGATCGGCGTGCAAACGTCGGAAGGTATCGCAACGATCGCCGGTGAAGGCGACGACGCGCAGATCACGCTGAACGTGATGGACGAATTCGGCCTGGCTCTGCCAGCGTTCGCCCAAAGCACGCCAGTCGCGTCGATCAACGTCGGCGACATCATCTACCGCGGCAAGCGCGACAACGTCTCGTTCGTGATCGGCAAGACCGACAATGGCAAGTTCAAGGTGATGAGCACCGATGGTGTGACCTCCACCTGGACTCCTCCGAAGGTCGCGATGCTCGGCTTCGAAACTGGCGTGATGGTTCTCCGCTCGCTGGCCACGATGCTGCCGAACGGCGACAAGGGTCTGGGCGCAATGCAGAACATGCTCCTCCCAATGATGATGATGGGTGGCGGCGAACTGGGCGGCGACATGGAAAGCATGCTCCCCCTGATGCTGATGTCCCAAACCAATGGCGGCGACGCTGGTGGCATGGGGAACATGATGCAGACCATGATGATGATGAAGATGATGAAGGGCGACGGCGGTTCCCTGTTCGGCGGCAGCTCGAAGAAGTCGACTTCTGAAAGTGGCCGCACCCCTTTCTACAAGGGCTGACCGAAGACAGCAGCGCTAGCGAGAAGTACCACACAGGTCTCCGATCGCTAAGCGCTGCGGAAAGCCAAGCACTGTCAGACATCAGGATTGTAGGCATGCGGTTCTATCCAGGATCGTTTGATTCTCTGATCCGAGCATCGCGCTCTCCTGACACCATGATGACCCGGTTATACTTGGTCTCGGAAGTGAACAACAAGTATGATCAACATGCTGTGATGGTTCACGATGGTGAAAGAAAGATCGCAAGTGTTTGCGCAGAAGATGCACCGAAGGTTCGAGCACTGCTTGAAGCATGGCGAACCGAAAGTTCATCGGATGATGTGCTGGTTTGCTCGATTGAATATGTCTCTGAAGCGTTCAACGCGGAGAAGTTGTTCAGAAACCGCGGTACTTTGAAAATCCGCGGTCGTCATCGAGTGAATGAGCGCCTTGCTCGCAAATACGTCAAAGAGCGTGGTAATCGGATCGATCCGAAAACGTTCGAACTAGTTAACTGAAGGAAGAAAAATGGGAAACGCACGTTGGGATGACAGAGCGTACAAGTCGTACGCTGATACCACGAACTACCGCAGTGCAAGCATCGACAAGGTGTTCTCGCACAAGGTGAATGAAAAGCTCGATCCGCGGAACGTGAAGGTCGGCAAGGGCGATCGCAAGGGTCTGCAGCTTCGCGAGTCGATCATCAGCGAAGAAAATCCGAATCCGACCCCGATCATTCTCGGTCTGGACGTCACTGGTTCGATGGGCCAGGTCGCTGAGCAAATCGCGAAGGACGAGCTGCCGACGCTGATGACGAAGATCCATGAAACTGGCGTCGTGACTGATCCGCACGTGATGTTCATGGGGATCGACGACGTGTTCGCTCAAGGTCATGGTGCTCTGCAAGTCTCGTACTTCGAGCCTGATCTGCGGATCGTCGAGCAGCTGCGGAACATGTGGCTCGTCAAGAACGGTGGCGGGAACGGTTCCGAGTCGTACGACTTGGCCTGGTACTTCGCTGGTCGGTACACCTACCTCGAAGGCTTCGAGAAGCAAGATCGCAAGGGCTTCTTGTTCACGTTCGGTGATGAGCCTGCACCGTTCCAAACTGTCAGCCCCGGTCATCTGGAGCAAATCTTCGGCCCTGGCGACTACGAATCAACTGCACCTGCAGTGAGCCTGAAGTCGGCACAAGCGAAGTACCAAGTGTTCCACATCGTGGTTGAACGCAGCTCCAGCAGCCGCTCCCTGCGCAAGAGCTGGACGGATCTGCTCGGCAATAACGCGATCTTCCTGCGCGAAGTGGAGTTCCTGACTCCTGTCGTTCTTGCAACGATGGCAATCGCGAACGGCGCGAACATCCAAGACGTGATCGCTGAAAGTGAATGCCCTGCTGAACTGCGGCACGCATTCGCGAACGTGCTGGGTGAATGATGCTCGAGTACAAGATCGCTGCGGGTACCAGCATTCGTGAGCTGGAAATAGCGGTCCAATTCTGGCTCGATCTCGGATGGTCACTGCAAGGTGGTGTCGGAGTTGGGCCGTACTTGTACCAAGCTCTCGTTAAAACCAAAACTGAAGAAGTGTAAATGTCTGGCTCTACTGTTGCAGTTATCGGTGCGAATTTTGGTGATGAAGGCAAGGGCCTGATCACTGACTTCGAAACCCGTCGTCTGAATGCGAAGCTTGTCGCGCGCATGAATGGTGGAGCTCAGGCAGGACACACGGTAGTCACCACCGAAGGAGACCGGCATGTGTTCGGTCACTTCGGTGCTGGCACCTTTGCAGGTGCTGACACGTACCTGCCAGCCACCTTCCTTGTGAACCCTCTCGTTCACGAAAAGGAAAAGAATACCCTTGGCGCGAGAGCTACAAGAACGTTCGTACATCCACATGCACCTGTCTCGACGATCTGGGACATGGCATTGAATGCGATCGTTGAGCTCTCGCGCGATAAGCCACATGGCTCTTGCGGCCTTGGCATCAATGAGACCGTGACTCGCACTATTGCTGGGCACGGTATTCTGTTCAACATGCTGAAGACTCAGACGGTCGAGCACGTTGCTGGTGTGATGAGCCTGATTCGTCGTGACTGGATTCCAGAACGGATCAAGAGCTTCGGCATCGATTTCAATTCGCATAGTGATCAGCTGCGTGCAAAGCTTGAGCCGATGCTGAACGTGCTGAATGACCTCGACTTCATGCGACACGCCCAGCGGCTTGTCGATGCAGCCGCTGGTCTTGAACTCGGTCAGCCGACGATTGAAGGCAATCTTGTGATTGAAGGTGCGCAAGGCTTGCAGCTCGATCAAGACCTCGGAATCTTTCCGCACGTGACTCGTTCGATGACGGGCCTCGGATCGGCGATCGTGACTGCGAATGAACTTGGCCGCAAGAGTGTTCAGCCCGTGTACATCACGCGTTGCTACCTGACTCGCCATGGTGCAGGGCCACTCGAGCACGAGAAGATTCGATTCACTGAGCAGAAATTGTTCGATCAGACTAATCAACCGAATCAATGGCAAGGTACGCTTCGGTACGCACCACTGAATCTCGTGCAGCTTGAAGACTTCATTCGCCGCGACTGTGTGCGTGGTGCTGAATTCGCCAGCCGCATGAAGATCGAACTGGAGCAGCCAACGATCGCGGTCACGTGCCTCGATCAGGTCGGCTCTGAGATCTCGATGTTCGGCGCAGATCAAGAATTAGTCACGATCCCGACAGAGAATGCAGCTAGCTACATTGCAGACACGTTGAAACTCAGGTTGAGCCACTCGTCCCGCGGCCCATCTGCTGCTGACGTGCAGTTCATGTAAAATTGATCTATTGAAGAGGTGTGCCGAAGACCTCAATGAACTTCGGCAGTGAGCGATAGACGCGAGCTAAGAAAAGTAGAGGAGCTCTACCAAATGTCACAAAGAACCGCAGCAGAATTCCTGGCCCCGAAGGCCACGGACATCAAGTACACGCACGACGATCAGCTGATCATCAGCCTGATCTGCCGTACCGACTCGTACAAGTTCGGTCACCCGTTCGCATACCCCGAAGAAGTGAAGGGGATGTCCTCGTACGGCGAAGCCCGTGTCGATCGGAAGACCACGATCATTCCGTTCGGAATGCAGATCCTCGTGAAGAAGTTCCTCACGCAACGGATCACCATGGCGCACATCGACGCTGCTGAAGCATTCGCGCTCGCTCACTTCGGCCGCCCTCTGTTCGCTCGCGCTGCCTGGGAAAAGGTCGTGCAAGTGTACGACGGCTACCTGCCCCTGATCATCCGCGCAGTTCGCGAAGGTACGAAGATCACCGGTGGCCTGCCGATCTACAGCGTGACCTGCCTCGACGAAGACCTGTTCTGGATGTCGAGCGGTATCGAAACGCTGATCCTTCGCGGTATCTGGTACCCGACGTCGATCGCGACGATGGACAACTCGATCAAGCGCGAAATCAAGCACTACTACGAAATCACCGGCGCAGACATGAATCTGCTCCCGTTCTCGCTGCACGACTTCGGTGGTCGCGGTGTGACGAGCTCGGAGCAAGCTGAAATCGGTGGTGCAGCGCACACCGTGAACTTCATGGGTTCCGACACGGTCGAAGGCGTCCTTGCGGCGAACTTCTACTACAAGCACGCAATGACTGCGTTCTCGGTGTTCGCAACCGAGCACAGCATCGAATGTTCGTTCGGTGGTGGTCGTGAAGACGCACTGCGGTACATCCGCCAAGTGCTGAAGAACGCGCTCCCTGGCTCGATCGTTTCGTTCGTGCTTGACGGGTACGACGTGTACCGTGAAGCCGAGCTGGCCTGCACCGTGCTGCACGACGAAATCCTGGCGACGAACGCGAAGGTCGTGTTCCGCCCTGACAGCGGCGACATGATGGAAGTCGTTCCCCGCATCCTGCTCCTGCAAGCGAAGTGCTTCGGCACTGTGAAGAACTCGAAGGGTTTCCTGAAGGTGAACACCGTCGGCATTCTGCAAGGCGATGGCGTTGATCACCTTGCGATCACCTCGCTGCTTGGCAAGCTCCTGACCATGGGGTTCTCTGCTGACAACGTCGTGTTCGGCTCGGGTGGTGCTCTCCTGCAGAAGGTCAATCGCGACACATTCAAGTTCGCACAGAAGGCCTCCGCTGTTCTCGTGAATGGCGTGTGGAAGGGTATCGCGAAGGATCCGATCACCGACCCTGGCAAGAAGTCGAAGGAAGGCATCCTCACTACCGTGCGTTCGCGCATGACTGGTGAACTGATGGCTGCTCGCCTCGATCTGGCGCCGCTGAACGAAGAATTCGAGGACCTCCATGTCCTGGTTTACTACTACGGTCAGCTGTACAACGAGACCACGATGGACGAAGTCCGCGAACGCGCAGCAGTCTGATCATGCAGAAGTACGACCTGACCGTTCTCACGAAGTTTGAACCTCAAGCTCGTGAGATGTGCAAGAACCTTGGAGTCAACCCTGACGAACAGGTCCATGCCGGTGAGTACGGTTGGATTCAACCTGCATGGTTCGCCGAAGCCGAGAGGCTGGCAGTTCTGTTCGATCGCCTGGTGCTCCTAGGGGTGATCGAACAGAAAGCTGTACAGCTTATCACCCTCCCTTAAACGGTGTCCCTGAACACCACCTGATCACTCCGGAATATGAACGTCGACATCGCGATCTTTGATGACCAGACCCAAGACCCGAACGCATCTGTTCGGAATGCCGTGCACTGCCTCGCATGGGTGCAGGTCGAAACCCAACCGTCGGTGCAGAATCCGAAAGTCCCTGATCTACTGATCATCGCAAGCGGTGGCAAGCAGTACCGCTTCACGAATCCCGCGTTGGTCTCGATCGGTCATGGCCGCACTGTGCTCCGCGTGTTCGAAGCACGTGACAGCGGTTCCGTTGGTGGTGTCGTCGAGCGCATGATCGTGATCATGGTTGCTGGCGCCCTTGGCGAAGCACTGCACGACTGATCATGAAAAATCTGATCATCGCAGCTCTGCTGCTCGCATCGTCTACTGTGTTCGCGCATGGTAGCTCCCATCCAAAGAAGGAAGACCCGCCTCCGCCGCCAGAAGTTGTCGCGACTGGAAAGCCTTGTTGGATCCAGGTGAACGACGAGCCGACGTACATGAACGCGAAGTTGATCACGCAGATCAGCAAGACGCGTGTATGGAACAAGAAAACTTCCGAGTACGACCTTCCGGCGGTGTTTTATCAAGCAGGTAAACAGACAGCCGTGGCTGCAACCCCGAATCCTGAAGCGGTCATGAAAGACTTCATGGCGCAAACCGACAAATGCAAATGAGATCACCATGCGCTGGGCCCAATACCACTCCAAAGGATATGAGTGCTCTTCGCGAGGCGATAAGCGCTTCAGCGCTCTGTTCGCTCGCCTTGCTGATGGAAGAACTATCGAAGAAGGGTATCAGCTGGACGTCAAGGGATACCGACAGCATTCGAATGAGTGGCGAGCCGGCAAAGGTAAGCCTCCACTTAACGGCAAAACAAAGGCCGAACTCTGGGCTGAGTATCTCGTACTCTGGGAAACCTGGGCAAGCGAGAATCCCGAGCTGATCGTTGAACTAGAATTGAAATCTCGCGATAAAGTTCTAACCGATATGTTCGCGACGACAGACGTAAACCAAGCGCACGCACTGAGCGTGATCATTCGAAACATGCGTGAGAACGCGAGAACAGGATTCACTTTTTAATCATGCCGAACATCCATCGCCAAGTCACCGTCGTCATTTCGCCCGACGAAGTGATGAACATTCTCCGCCAGCATGGTCAAGTTCCTGAGAACGCCGTCGCAAAGTTCTCGCACCGCGTTGGTGACAGCCGTGGGAGCGCATGCTCGGCGCATGCTCCGCACGTTTCGTTCACGTACACCGAAGGCCTGACGCCGACCAGCACCTACGGTGGTCCGGGCTAACTATGTACGGGTCCGTCGATCTATGATATAAAGGTTCCTGAAAGGAACCCGTATGATTCTGAATCGACGGAAGCTGATAAGCAGCAGAGAAGCAGTTGAGGCAAAGTGTCAGCACGACAAGCCTTGTTCTGATTGTCCATGGGCTCGTGATTCACTTCACGGCTGGTTAGGTGGATTTTCACCTGACACGTGGACAGCGGCTGCGCACGGCGAAGAGGTAATTTGGTGTCACATGCTAATCGGCGCGCAATGCGCCGGTGCTGCGATCTACCGCGCGAATGTTGCGAAGAACACCAGATCCGATCAGACTCTTCGTCTCCCAAAAGATCCAAAGATGGTGTTCAACACGCCGTTCGAGTTCTGGGATCACCATACGATCGCGCCCAGGAAGGACAAGAAATGATCCAGCTTCTCTTGACATTCACGACACCTGTGTCGTACACCGCGCAAGAGCTCACTGCCGTGATAAATGGTCGTGGACCGAGGCGGTGGCAAGCAAAAACCGTTCGCGTTTCGCAGATGCTGAAGATGGCCGCGGGATCACGGCGGCTCACGGTTGACCGGAAGATCATCGTGAACAAGCTCATTGTCACGTACTCAGGTCCAGAAAGCGTATTCGAAGAGATCATGAAACGGGCGTAGAATCCTTAAATAGAAGGAACTACCTGCCCTGAACATGAAACTGTTTGAACTGAAATCCCACCGTCCGCGCGTGCACACACCGGACACGATGGATCTGTACCTTGATCTGTCCGAGTACGGCATGAGCGACGAAGTCGACGTTCAAGTCGAATACGAATACGAAGGTGAGTCGCACACCGATCATCCTTACGGTTCCGGCACCGCTCGTGAACATCACCCAGCTCGCCTGACCGTCGGTGAAGTGAAGACGATCCGTGACGAGCCAACGTACGATCAAGACGGGAACGAGAACGGAACTCCGCTGCCAAAGGGCACCGTGATTTCGAATCTCGAGTGGTACAAGCATGCGGACAGCCTGCACGACTGGATCGAAGAGAAGGTTCAGAGCAAGCTCGCAGACATGGCCGACGAGAACTTCGAAGAGCCAGATCGCGATGATTACTACGACGCGTACTCTGATTACGACGGCCCTAACTGAGAACCACTATGAATCTGACTGAAATCCGCGGCGCAAAGCCGCACAAATTCGCCATTGTCTATGAAGGATCATGGGAAGGCGAAGACGAGAACCACACTGAGTACTCGATGCTTGATGTGTTCGAAGTCTCTGCTGCCGATCTGAAGAAGTTCGCTGCCGCGAATGACTGGCCTGTCGGCGAGTTTATTGATGGCGCCGACGGTAGCGCTGAAGCAGCCACTGTTCTTGCGAAAGCACTGGAAGCTGGACAGCTCGGCAAGAAGACCGGAAAAGTTAAGGTGTTCGGTTCTGATGTCGGCGTCGAGAACGTCGAATCTGCAGATAGCAGCGTCAATCTGTTGTTCCCTGAGCTGTAATGAAACTCCAAGAACTCCACGAAGCAGCTGAAGGATCGGGCAAGACGATCATCAGCGATGCGTCAAAGACCTTGCGTGGGATCGCTGCAAAGCATGGGCTCGTGCTGAAGACGAACCCACGCGAAAACAAGACATCCTTTGTTTGGGACCTCGGTTTCGAACCAAACGCGGCGAACTACCACAAGATGCATTCGGGTGAAAGCGGCGTGAACAAGCTGTTCACTGATGCGATCGACAAGTTCTGGCAAGATGTCGCGAAGCTTCCAGGTGAAAAGTTCTCGAATGGTGTTAAGCTCGAGCCAGGCGTGAAACCACGTCACGGCTTCGGCCACTCGCTGAAGATCATGAAGTGATCCCGAAGATCAAGGTTCTCGAACAGACGATCTTGATCTACAATAGAAGTACTGCAGCAATGCAGTGATTGCCGTAATTCGGACTGACTTGATGGATTTTGGACGGGGGTTCGACTCCCCCCACCTCCACCAAAAGAAGCTTGATCGCAGGATTCTTCTGATGGGGGTGCCATGGTTTCGACAAGGTTACTGAGATGACGTACGCGGCAGGAGAGACGACCGACCTAATCGGCGTAAATGAAGTAAATGCTAACTCTGATAGCTTCCGTCTCGTCGCCTAAACAACGACCCCGGTGAGGTCAGCCGCCTTATAAAGAAACGGTTAGAAAATAGAAAGTTGATCAAGCCTCGGCCGAAGTCCTTTTGATTTTTCGCTACAAGGACCTTCGGGTCCTTGTTTGTTTTCTGGGCCTGTAAATACCGGTTTCATACACAGAGACAGAATCATGGAACCAGCTCGCATAGAAGATTACTTCTTCAAGTCCGTAGCAGCGATCGGCGACACAGGCGACACCGACGTGCATCATTTCCAGACCGATGATGAGGACTACTTCTTCTCGCCCGGTGCGAACGAGTGGCCCGATTTCTTCACTGACGGGGTTGAAGACGAGAATCCGGCGCAAGGAAAAATTCCTGCAGAAAAACCGCGCAAAATTTTCTCGTCACGCTGAACCCGCCCTAAATAAGCCGTATGATCCTCTCTGAACTCCATGGCGGCTTTGAAGGCCAAACACTCGAACAGGTCGTGAAGGCCTTGGTCACCAAGAACAAGCTCGGATCGGCTGATGGTTCGAACGCGATCGTTCTATACGCGCCTTCCAAGAGCTACGTTTACCGCGTGTGGGTAGACGATGCTGGGTACGAAGAGTGGCTGAAGTACGCGGTTCAGAATCAATCGAATCCGCACGTGTTGAAGGTCCTCTCAAAGGTTCGCACTGTGCAGCCGAAGCTGGCCGGAATTCCTGACGGAAAGACCGTGAAGTTCGTGAAGCTTGAAAAGCTCGGCGATCTGACGATGGAACTCGCGAACACGATCACGACCGCGTTCCAAGCGGCTGGTGAGCTTGGTGAAGCCGAACTCAGAGAGATGGAGTACGACGGCTTCGTTGAGACGATGAAAGAAACGGCCGAGATGTACACCGATGACGGTGAAGGCGATCACATCGTAAAGACCATGAAGAAGTACGATTCGTTCTTCAAGTTCTACTATGAGCTTTCGGTCGAGAAGGGGTACCGCGACATGCACGCTGAGAACTGCATGATGCGTGGCTCTGTTCCTGTGATCATCGACCCATTGCATCTCGATGAGAACATCATCTCGGCCTCTGACATGGTCGGTGCCCTTGACCTCGGCGGGCGCGGTCCTCGCTAACCCGAACTATTTTCGGAAACGGATTGTACAGGTCTCCGGGTCTGTGTATAATTCACTCATGCGCCTGTAGCTCAACGTCGGAGCAGTGGATTCTAAATCTGAAGGTCGTGGGGTAGGCACCCACCAGGCGCACCAAATTCTGGAGTAGGAAATGAGTAGACGCAAACAGCAGGGCGATGCGCTTTTCTTGGCCATTCTTGCCGTGGTTGTCACCCTTGTGGTGATCGCCTGGATTGTGCAGACACAGTCCACCTCTTTCTAGTCGTAAATAGTTTCACCAACCAAAGGAGTATTCCATGAAGCTGTAGAACCTCAAGTCGTACCTTTACACGATTTCTCGCCGCGATCTCCCCCTCGCGCAACAGGCCGTTCAAGCTGCCCACGCTGGCATCGAGCACGCCTATCAATTTGGTCGCCCTGCCGATCACCATCCCTCGTACATTCACCTGACGATTCGCGACAAGCATCAGCTTGAGCAACTCCGTGCGCGTCTCCACAGCGCAGGCATCGGCACGTCCGAATTTCACGAGCCTTACCAAGACTGGGGTCTCACGGCAATCGCTTGCTGTCTGACCGAAGACAATCGCAATCTGCTCAAGGGCCTTCAGCTCTGGCGCCTTCCAACTCAGGAGATGACATGAAAATCACGTACAACGAAAATCCAATGGCCGCAACGATCGAGCTCGATGAGCATGAGAAGCGCGAGCTCCGCAATCGAATCGAGATCAAGGAGCTGAAGGAGCTCTTGTACGACACGCACTTCCATCTGGTCGACGAGTACGACGGGAAGTACTTCGATCTGGCGAAGGCCCGAGAGAATGTGGAGCCTTCGTACTATTACGCGGACGACACCCCGACCTGCGGTCTCGAGAAGCGAGTCGAAGAACTCTACCAGTACGCGCTCAGTGAACAGACGAGCTCCCACGCCGGTGATTGCACGTGCTTCGCCTGCTCCTGCACGAAGTGCTGGTTCGAAGGGATGCTCGGCATTGATACGATCAAGGGACTTGGGAAGCACGAAGGTCACAAGATCTACGCAGCTTTCAGCAGGGAAGGTATGACGGTCGATCGCTTGATCGCTGAGTGGGAAGCTGCTCCTCCTATCGTCGCAACCAAGGACTGGCATGAGGGTCACACTGACCGTTGGAATGCTGAACGAGCTAAGGCGCTCGCCTGGTTGAAGGAGTACCGGACGTTGGTAGGAACCACGACGGTCACCCCGGTTGGTGTCGATCGGACTCTGTGAAACGCTATCTGTCACCTAATGCCTCTTAATTCACGCCTCACCCTAAAGGACTTCACATGACGTAGGTTTACCCCACTTCCTTCGACGAGCTCAAAGCAGCGATGCAATCAGGCACGCAAACGAGAGGGATCAGCTTCTGGGAGCATGGTTCACTTGTCTCACGCCGGTTCTGCGATCTCATGAACCCGAACCCGCAGATGATCTGGCGACTGCCTGCTTGGTTCACTGAGCACGCGGATTGGATTCGCGAGACGCTGATGCCTCACTTCGAGAACATCGCGATCTACCACCAATGGCACGATTGCGGTAAGCCGTACTGCAAGACGATCGACGAAGACGGCAAGGTCCATTATCCAGATCACGCTGAAACGTCTGCAAAGATCTGGAATTCGCTCACTCAAGGACAAACTGACCCTTGGGCGAAGGACAATCGTTGGATTGGTTGCCTGATCCGCGATGACATGCTTTGTCATCAACTCCGTCCAGCCGATGCAGAGGCTTTCGCCTTGAACCCGAACGCTGTCACGCTTCTCACGACCGCATTGTGCGAGCTGCATGCGAACGCCTCCATGTTCGGAGGTCTCGAATCCGACTCTTTCAAGATCAAGTACAAGCGTCTTGATAAGTGCGGTGCTACTATTCTCAATAAACTCACGAAGGAATAATCATGGAATTCAATTCACGCTCTACCTATCTCGCCGCCGTCAAGGACTGGCAATTCAAATACTTCTCGAAGATCGCCGAGATCCGAGCGATCAAGCTGAAGTTCAAGGACGTTCATCGTGAACAGGCGAAAGGAAAGTTCGCGCACGTGTACGGTCTTCGCAGCGAACTGCACGACGCGCAGAATGATCTTGTGAAGCTTGTCGTTCAGCGAGAAGAAGGCCGACGAGAAGCACATCGTCAGTACATCGCCGCGCACTCCTGAACCAGAGTTTGTACGTCAGCTCGAGCTGGGTTGACGTACAATGTGGTTACTCGCTAACACTAACTAATGGCGAGAATGAATACAGAACGAGTTTGGTACAAGGCGAAGCTGCTCCCAGCAGCCCAGTCAATTTTTACAGAAGGTTTCTACCCGGAACCGAAGGCTAGAACTGGGTCCCAGTACGTGTACTTCACTCAGGTGGACTCTGCTCCTACGAATTCGAAGGTGCTGATTGCATCTCGACTCGCGGAGAACTCTTTCCGTATGTTGACGTTGGAACTGGCGAAGCATTGTCTTGAACCAGGCGATAAGGCAACGCGCGCTGAGATGAGTGAGCTGAATCGTTTAAGCGCGCATCTCGAAAAGCACGTATGACCCGCAATCTCTGGCTTGATCTCGAAGACACGATCATCGCTCCTGTGACGAACGGCTGGCCTCAGACGTCGCTCGTGAACGAGGAGAAGATCTTGGCGTTCATCGAGGAATACAAGCCAGACCACGTGCACATCTTCTCGTTCGCAATCTGGAACCAGTTCGAATTCCGCGCGTTCCAGTTGTTCACACAGCCGATGATCGAGCGCGTGCTGATGATCAAGCTTGACGTGATTCCAACAGTCGATGATCACATCATCAAGGCCTGTTGCCGCGTTATGAAGATGGCGCACGAGTACGTTGACTTCGAGGAGATGAGCAACTTCTGGGGAAAGCACGAAGCATTCCGCCTGTTCCTCCGCGATCGGTACAAGTCAGGATCGGTCGAGACTGATCACGTTCTGCTCGATGACGCCGTGTTCAACGAAGAATTCGTGTGGCCTGATCTGAAGATCAAGGGCCGCGTCCTGAATATTGATCAAATGAAATGACGTTCCTTTCATCATTCACTGCGCTCCCAGCAATCGGTCCAGAGAACCGAGTACAGCAGTGGGATCGAATCACTGACGTGAGAATAACAATTCCAAGGAGAGAACCAATGGCCCAGAACCCTGTATTTGAAACCTTCGATGAAGACGCGATCGTGACTCGTGAAGGACTGATCCGCGCACTTCAAGCCGGTAAAGTTCGAGTAGCATTCACGACAGCAGACGGCTCGCCGCGCGACATGGAATGCACGCTGAACGAAAGCCTGATTCCTACTGAGCAGCGTCCTGTGAAGGCGCCAATCACTACTCTGCAAGACATCGCGTACGCACCTGATCCGAGAACGATCGCCGAAGCTACCAAGGTCCAAGACCCGAATTTGATCAAAGTGTACGCGCTTGACCGTCAAGGCTGGCGTTCGTTCCGCTTTGAACGACTACTTTCCCACTCAAACCCCTGAAAGAACATGGAAGTTAAATCATTCCTCCTGCAAACTGGTCAAGAGATCATTGCTGAAATCGTCGCGCACTCGTCTTCGGATGAGAAGTGGACAATCCACAATCCACTGGCCGTGCACATCATGCAAGGTCCAGACGGCAAGCCACAGCTCGGCTTCGCACCGATCTCGATGATCCACAAGACTGACGTCGACATCGTCGTGCACCGCACTTCGCTGTTGCTCGAACCTGTCGAAGTCGAAGAAGCGGTCGCGTCCTCGTACATCCAACAACAGACTGGCCTGATCGTCGCTCCAACGGCGCTGGGCAAGCAAATCCTGCACAGCTAAGATGCTAGACCTCTTGAAGAAATACGGCGTGAAAGCCGGCCTCGCAGCAGCGATTGTGGTTGCACTCACCGTGATCCCGCTGTACTTCCAATACAAGACGACCGTTGATTTCGATGCTAGAATCACGGCTCTCGAAAAGGCTGCAAAGTGAACGCAACTGAACAATTCCGGCAACTGGTCGAGCAGCTCGCATACTACGATCACGAGAACGACACGGACGTGGTCTCGCAGACCGTGATCCTGGTGAACGACCTCGTTGCAGAACAAGCGACGCAGGCCGAAGCAATCGATGCATTCACCGGGTACGCTGAGGCTCTGGCTGAAATTCTGGATGATGCCGAGCAACGCACGCTCGTTCAGTCCGTGTTCAAACAGATTCCGACTCTGCTGTTCCTGTAAGGTCTGTCCTGGAGTAAAATAGCACCCATCACGGGTGCTTTTTCGCATCCAGCCTAGCCGATCCTGTAAATAAAGACGAACTAAATCATTAGGAATTTCGTATGAAGATGCTGCAAGAACTGCTCACGCTCCGTGAAGCTTTTGAAAAGATTGAGCTGAAGGACCTGATCACTCACTTCCCAAAGTTCCACGGTAAGGCTCTCGAAAAGCTGTGGGGCGGCTCACGTCTCGTTTGGAACGGCGACGCGTTCTTCACCGACAGTCAATGGGGTCCTGCGTACAAGAAGTCTGTCGCTGCTTGCGAAGCGTACGCGAAAGACGGGTACAACACTGACGCAACGATCTCGCTCGACACGGGTGGTATCGGTGAATCGCACCACGGTGGTGACTTCACGTTCGACATCGAATTCAAGGATGCCGATATGCAGGAAGTCTATTGCGGTTACCGCACTGAAGACGACACGCTGTTCATCGGGTTCGACACCTGGGTCTCGGAAGACGCTTTCAACGAAGCTTGGGACAAGGAATTCCAGAACGAAACCGGCGAAGAATTCGATCACGAGAACGATCAGCACCGCGAAGTGTTCGACAAGGCATGGGCTGAGTACCAGCGCGAAGGCCTCGGCATGTGGGGTGTTCTGTACTCGATCACGCACGGCGACGATGCATACACGGCTGAAGCAACTGATGCTCAACCAGGCGGCTTCTACCGCGGGATCTACAAGAAGATGAAGGCTGATCAGGGTAACGAGATCATCGATCTTCGTCTGGACTGATCATGAAATTCGGTCTGATCGTGGAGATCAACGAACTCCTGAGCGAAGGTGCTGCAGAAGGTTTTGATCCAAGCGGCAAATTTGTAGGCTGGTCACTGCGACTGCTGGCGACTGCCTCTGGCCACAAGGTCTCTCCAGGTCTTGGGGCCATTCATGGTGACGTGATCTTCTTCAAGAACGAATTAGAAGCCCGTGCAGCGGTCAAGAAAGCTGGCATGGACGGATTCCGGTTCGCGACTCCAGCAGAATTCAAGCTCCTGAAGGCGAATGGATTCGGTATTCGTCTGAAGGAAGAAGTAGTCGTGCACGACATGGGCGACGGCCTGAAGGCTTACTCGATCTTGAAGGACAGCTCCTGGCACAAGAACGCCTACAAGGAAGTTCCGAAGGACGCCTGGTCGATCGGTAAGTTCGTGACCCTGCACAGACAAGATCGTCGTCAAGACTGATCCCGAGCGAGATCCCGTGTGAGAACGCCGGATCTCGCTATATAGATTTATAATTCATTCATGCGCTGCTGCAAAGCAACGTAGACAACCGGATAGAGTAACTTCAAATGTACGCAACGTCAGTAACAGTCGGATATACATCAAGCCCAGTGCTTGGTGGTACCTCGCCTGCGCTCGCCTTGCCACTGGAGTTGACCCTCAGCTAAAGTTCTAACGAACCAAACGCAACGAGGGTCTAGACGAAAGTCGAGACCCTCGAGTGGTATCTGGAAGTTGATAAACGGTCATCCTGATAACTGATGAGTCAGTGATGATTAAGAAGATTACAATAACTCATCGACGCTGATTGAACATCGTTTCAACAGCAGCAAATCTGAAAAGATCTGCAGTTCATTAAAAATTTAGAACACCAATCAAGCGCGCAGCTTGATGATCTGATCCGGTCTCGCAGATGCGACAAAGGTGAAAGAGAATTACTGCGCAGCTTTTACCCGGTTAGCTCAGTTGGTAGAGCGGCGTCATGACATGGCGTAGGTCGTTGGTTCAAACCCAACACCGGGTACCATTGGAAATCGCTCTTGTGACATCTTCTAACATGGAAAGATTCGCGGTGAGTATCGTAAAAATGCTGGTTTCGAGATCCAGCTGTCATTCGAGTGATTCCCAATGGTAAGAAAATCCTTGTTGTGAGGGTGGAAAGCGGAACACTGGCCATTTCGGTAAATCCTTTTGGTTGCACGCAGTTTTGAGTACATTCAACAGTCAATGAGGTATGGGCCCGCTGTCCTTGGAGAGATAAGCTCGCTGTAAACGAGTGGCACGCAAATAAGTCTGAACTGGTTCGATTCCAGTCGGTCCCACCAAATAACTTTCGCTTCAACCGTTGTGGTAACGGCCCGACTTTGAATCGGTGGTCACGAAAACTGATGAGGTTCGATTCCTCGTAGCGATCCAAATTGAAGAACACCTTGCCCAGGTGGCGGAATTGGTAGACGCGCAGCGTTGAGGTCGCTGTGTCCGAAAGGACGTGGAGGTTCGAGTCCTCTCCTGGGCACCATGAAAATAAGAACAAAAACAAACACGGAACGATGTTGTCCTCGCAACATCGGGAATGTGAGGTCGCAGAAGCGATCTAAAACCGAGGCGTACTAACCGTACTGATGAGCTGGTGAAACTCCAGCGAAACGCACTGAGAAAAGTTCATCGAGGTAAGAACTCTGAACGTAGTACCAGTAGCGTATACGGGACAATGTGGTGAAGTTAAATGCAGTGAGTGCACTTACTGTATGATGCACCTTTGGTCAGCTTACATGCTGGTCAAGTTCAAGATCGGACCTTGATCGTTGCACCCGACCAATTTGGGCTTAAGCATTGGGGTTGCGGGAACGCCTTGCAAGTGTTCTGTCAGTGGAGTTCGATTCTCCCTAGGTCCACCAGAATGTTTCTCATTGTAGACAATGTACACAATGAGAAACAGTTTAAGAATGCACTTTGTCAGAGTGTGGTGACAAGTGGACGTCGACCGGGTTTGGAACCTGGAATATGCCGGTTCGAGGCCGGCCACTCTGACAAAGTGCATTCGATCGGAGATTAGCGCAGTCTGGTAGCGCATCTGCTTTGGGAGCAGAGGGTCAGAGGTTCGAATCCTCTATCTCCGACCAAATATCTCTCCATGACACGGGGAGTACAATGTGATAAGTTCCGTGTCCTTAGTCGGTGAAAGTTCGCGATAGCGCCGGAAACGGTTTGACTCGAGCAAGATGAAGATCGCTAGATCTTGCCGGGAAGCACTTGGTTATGCTTCAGCTATTTTGGTAGTAGCATGTGTGGGATATGCAGCCCTTTGGTGGGAAGATCACAGGTTCAAATCCTGTCTACTGATCCAGGTAAGTCTCAGTCCTTCTAATGACTGAGTGGTGGAACGTCGCGTTGAAACCAATGCGGCCCCAGAACGTGAAATTGAATGTGGTCTGAACATCATTTGTTTACCACAGGAGAAATCATGTTCAAAGTTCAATACGATGTCAATGTTCCAGGCGCATGGCGCGGTGCTCGGACTCTGTCCCCAGGCGATCTCGGCGAAAACCCTTCGGGGTGGACGATCACGGGTGTTGTCCATGAGGATTATTTCGAGTGGGTGAATTACTTTGAAGCGAAGCATCCTACCTTCGGGTGGGTACGTGGAGACTTCGAGTCGGAAATCCAGGCAAAATCTAAGAAAGCGTTCGCGCACTTCTTAGAGAATCATCCGCCAAATGAGTGGGATTACGGCGATATCTGAAAGAACTCTCCTCGGTATGAGATAAAAAGGCCGTGAAATTCTGGGGGATTAGCTCATCTGGGAGAGCGGCAGCTTTGCAAGCTGTAGGTGATCGGTTCGAGTCCGATATCCTCCACCAAATTTGATCCTAACGGCGCTAATAACCGAGATAACGCCGTGAAGAACATGAACTGCTGGCAAAGTCGATAAATTCCTTCTCAGGATGTGCAGTTGTTCAGGGTCAATTCGTTTATTGGTTGTAGGTGCTGCCCCACGTAAAGTACAGAACCTTCAGAATTCCGTGATCAGATACGGCCGCCTAACAAGCGGCAAGAGTCCTCTGATCGCGATCCAATTTCGACGCTAGTGTAGTAGATGCACGCCGTCCATGAGTGGCGGAAGGAAAGGTGCAAATCCTTTGTGTTGATCCATCTTTGCGGGTGGTTTGTGGAATACGTTTAGCCTTCCAAGCTGAAAGATGCAGGTTCGAACCCTGTCGCCCGCTCCATATCTGAACGCTCTTGCGGTAAAGAGTGCAGCGCCTGCAGCGTGTCTTCTCCCTCGAGGACAAGTGCATTCGAGAGCGTTCAGATATGGGTATTCGTCAGAGCTGGAGAGCTGAAGCGGGCTGTAACCCCGTTCCTTATAGGTGAGCAGGTTCGATTCCTGCAGTACCCACCAGAATTTTAGGAGTTCAAATTGCGTTGTAAACCAGGTATCCTCGCCGAGATTATCGGCGGTGTAGATGGTCTGAACAAAGGAAAGATCGTTGAAGTCGTTGCGTTCGCAGGAATGCACGTTGAATTCGGTCCAATCTGGGAAATCAGGTCACGCACTCTCGATCTCGTTTCTGAGTACGGTGGAATGTCTAAGGACGCGCACTGTGCTGACATTTGGTTGAAGCCGATTCCAACGGATCCGCTCCCACCAAAGGTGAAGACAAAAGACCTCGAGCTCGTATGATCGTGTGTCTCTGCTACCGAGTCTCTTCGAATGAGATTCGCGACGCAGCGAAGTTCTTGAACGCGAAGACCATTGAGGAACTCCAATGTGGTCTCGAAGTCTGCCAGAATTGTGAAGTGTGCAAGCCGTACATTGAAGCGATTCTGCAGGAAACGGTTCCTTCCGTATCGCATGGGTTAAGCGATGGTGATCACGATACCACAATCGAGACGCGGCTACTGTGTTAATGTGGTGAGATGTACTCTAGAGTCTCGGCCATGAACGTTCCTGTTCATTGGAGATACGAATATTCCCTGAGTTGGTTTATGAGAAAGTTCACGTTAACAACTGCTCAAAGCTGGTAGGTAAGCTACAAGTCGTAATGTTGGGAAACGTCGCGCAGATATATGCCCTTGTAGCTCAGTGGTAGAGCACCCGCCTTGTAAGCGGTAGGTCGCGAGTTCAATTCTCCGCCAGGGGCACCATGAATTATTGCGGGGTAGGGGAGTCTGGTCGTCCCCGCCAGTCTCATAAGCTGGAGATCGTGCGGTTCAAATCCCACCCCCGCAACCAATTCCCTGAGTTGATGTTGAACTCTAATACAAGAAATCATCACCTGCCCTGTTACGCTAATTGGTAGTGCGGACAGTTTCAAACACTGTTGGTTCTCGGTTCGAATCCGAGATGGGGCACCAGATTTGCGGTCGTGGTGTAATTGGTAAACGCCTCCGGTTCAGAACCGTAGTCCTGTGGGTTCGAGTCCCACCGACCGCACCAGAACGAAACGTGCAGCAATGCACCGATATCGCCGAACGTGGTAGGCGTAGAGCATGGGCTAAATCGATGATGCAGCATGCCGCTAAGTAACAACCAACTCTTGTTGATTATCAGACTAAATCATCAGAATTCATGCGCGTGTTGCGGAACGGCACACGCTGTCGGTAAAGAGCCGACGACCCAGACGTTCGACTCGTCTTAAACTATGGAGGGGATGTAGGTTCGAATCCTACCGCGCGCACCAGGTTTTGATCGATGCCTTAATTGGGTATCTGTGTTCCAGACGGATTGTTCTTCGGTCTGGACGTGAAGTACTCGCTCCCACAGAGTAAGAGAACATGAGGGGAGTCTCGATCAAATTAGTTTGGAGTCGTGGTGTAATGGTAGCACACGTACAAACTCGATTTCTCCATTTTGTCGCTTCGGCGACCGCACTGAAATTGATTATCTCCCGTAACGAGCGGGGACCGCGGTTCGAATCCCGGTAGACTCCACCAAATATAGGCATGACGCTGAAATGGTTTCAGGCCGCGGTCACATCGCGGATTTAGGGAGTTCGATTCTCCACTTGCCCACCATTGTTTTGAGAATGTTTATCAGAAAGTCTAACCGCTGACAGTTGGTTATCTACTTTTACTGCTTAAAAAATCCGGAGATGGTTCAATTCCTCTCATGGTCTGCTGGTGCCGGAGACCAATGCCCAACTTCACTTTTGTTCGGCGTTCTGATAAACATTTTGAAAGAGTATCATGAAAATGGTAACCCGCGACGATTATCCTAATTTGGATCCGGAAGTTTCAGTGCACAATTGCACTGCAGAAAATCCGATGCCTCCAGAGGTTGGAGATCGCGCTCAAGAGCTGAAGCAGCTTTGGGTACATCATGATACTGAAGAAATTTGGGAGAGCGATTCAGGCCGCTTTATGCGCGTTCGCTGTCTGCACTGCAAGTACGAGTACACAATCGACTTCGGTGATGATTGAGATTTGGGTCCTTAGCACAGCGGTAGTGCGGCTCCTTTACACGGAGTAGGTCGTAGGTTCGATCCCTACAGGACCCACCAAGTTTTGTCACCCTACCCAAGGGGTCCATGAGAGTGGTTGGAAGCATCATGGCAAGTGTTTACGTAGCTCAGTGGAAAGAGCGCCATCCATCGCGTGGTGGAGACGCAGGTTCGAATCCTGTCGTAGTTCCGTGACAAATTATTTTGCTGCTTGGTAAGACAAGCTAACGGAGGATGGGAAGTACGTCGCCATGAAGGCGATACGGCGGATACCCCACCGGCCTTGCAGCTCCAATTTGGAAGATGATACCTGATGGTGACGGTGGCTCCCTGCTAAGGAGTTCGTCCGGTGATGAACCGGATTCGGTTCGATTCCGACCTCTTCCTCCAATATGGCGCATTGACCTGTAGTAGCGCTTAAATGCAGGGCGATATGGTATCAAGCACGAAGGCTGCTCGAGCAGCTAGAGGCAATGAGGTTCGAATCCTCCCAGTGCGCCGCCAATTTAGTGGAGTGAGACATGAAACTGCGAAACATCATCCTCGCTCTGAAGGACCAACTGCCGCTCAGACGGCTGATCAGAAATCTTTGGAACGGTCGTGTGACTGGTCTGACGCATCCAAGAACGCACTTGAATGCGAACGGCAAACCAAAGATCATGTACAACACAAAAGCGACTGCAGTGAAAGCTGCAGCTGCGATGGCCGCGAAGCGTGGCGTACCGTTCGGAAATTGGAAATGCATGCATTGCGATGGTTTCCACATCGGCAAGAACCGATCGTACGACAACTTCAAGGCAAATCAGAACATGGAAGAGTCTCCCTGATGGTGATGGGGTCCGCCTCGAAAGCGGTTCTGTCCACGCGAGTGGGCAACGGTTCGATTCCGTACTCTTCCTCCAGAACAGTGGGTGGGTTTGTGGCAAACCCGGGAATGCAGGTTCGAGTCCTGTCCCATCCACCAATAGTTGAGGGCCTTCGATCGCATCGAGGGCGTGGTTAGACTGCGCAGTCGGACGAAGATCGTGGCCACGGTCAATGTCCTAAAAGTTGTTTGGTATGTGAGGTTCAACTCCTCACCAACTTTAACCACCTCATTCAATTTAAGCGGGACCGCTGGGTCAACAAGTCTGCATAAGCCGGAGGTGCTTGCACCGAAGAGAGATACAGCCCAGGTTAAAACCGCTTTTGGAGAGTTGTCCCTGATGGTGATGGGCACCGCTTGGAAAGCGGTTGCACTGCGAAAGCGGTGACGGTTCGATTCCGTAGCTCTCCTCCAGAATTCCGCGCGAATGGCCGAATCGGTATAGGCAAGAGGCTTAAACCCTCTTTGTTGTCGGTTCGAGTCCGACTTCGCGCACCAAACATGGCCTCGTGGATAGTGCAAATCGGTACAGCTACCGGGTTTAGAACCCGGACCATTGTGAGTTCGAGTCTCACCGAGGCTACCATGAATTTTTGCGGGCATAGCTCAGTTGGTAGAGCACCACCTTGCCAAGGTGGATGTCGCCGGTTCGAGCCCGGCTGCCCGCTCCAGATATGCGTGAGGTCGTGGGACCTATGGCAAAGCGCGAATCGGCCGAGAACGCGCCGAAGTCGCTTGGTTCGACTCCAAGCTCCCGCTCCAATATTGGTGTTCTAAATTTATGGAGACGTGGCAGAGTGGCCTATCGCTCCGGCCTTGAAAACCGGCGACCCTTAACCGGGTCCGTGAGTTCGAATCTCACCGTCTCCGCCATCTATGTTCAGTGTGGTGAGCAATTGTCGAATTGGTACAGCCCCTTGCGTTTAGCGAGGCCACTTTGCGGGTTCGAATCCCGTCACTGAACTCCTCCGTTACAGTCGTTACACATTCACGCGCAGGATGTAGTACAATTCACCATCGACACTGAAACGGAGATCCTCATGACCGAAAAGACCATCGACGAAAAGAAGCGCGAATTCTACGTCGGCCACGTGAACAGCGGCCTGGAAGGCGCGAAGCGCAAGATCGCGAAGTTCGCCGCCGACGTCGTCGAGAACCCCGAGCATGCGATGACCTGGTCTGACGACACGTTCACCACCGCGGCGAAGCACACGATGTACACGCGGATCGCACAGGGCCTGGGCCGTGAAGAATGCACGCTCCAGATGGTGTACGACACGCTCCAGTCCGAGTTCCTGAGCAAGGCTCGGTACATCAACAATCGCTCGACTTCGACCGGCTCGAACCGCATGGCTGACTGCACAGTCTCGGTCCTGGCCGAAGAGCTCGAGTTCCTGGGCCGCGGGTTCCTGGGCTGATCAGATGAGCACCAAGATCTACCCGATGCAGCTCAGCGAGAGCACCGCGCGGAAACTCGTGTCGAACCACCTCAGGGTTCCGTTCGAACGTGAAATGCGCGCGCGGTACGGAGACGTCTCGCTCACGTACTACGCCACTCTCCAGGAGAACGGCGAGGTCGATGTGTTCGTGCACTACGTGAGCGAAGGGTTCGGCATCCAATCGGCCGGCCCGCTCATTCGCGAGAAGATCCGGCCGTACGATGCGGAGCGGATCGCCGAGCTGGAAGAACAGCGGAAGTTCGAGATCGCTCGTGCCGAGTACGAACGCCGCCAATCAGTGAAGGCTCTCGCCGAGATCGACAAGATCAAGAAGAAGCTGTTCGCCTGATCCCACCCGACGCCGAACCTTATTTGAGGTTCGGCGTCGGCGTTTCCGGAGCTAGAATCCGGGAATGGCTGAAATCACAGAACAGGTTCGAGCGAAAATTCAAGCAGATGCCACGGCCCGGCTGAAGGAGCTTCGTGCTCGGAACGTAGGCTCGGAGGAACCAGGGGCCCTCTGTGGCACCGTTCCAACCAAGCCCAATTGGCTAATCATCGGCAGCACGGCGGCGTACCGGTGGTTCCCGGACATGCGGAAACCGGCCGATCTCGATCTGCTCACGCCAGCAACGATCAAGACCTCGAGCACCCAGCTCTGCTTCGTAGACACGCAGTGGCACGCAGCAGCCGAGCATGTTCTGTCCGTGAATCGCGACCCAGTGTTCGCGGATCCAGACGTGCTGTACACGCTGAAGGTCTCGCACGCGCACTGGAACATCAAGTGGCAGAAGACGATGGACGACATCGAAATTCTCCGCCGCAAAGGGTGCAAGCTGAACTTCAAGTTGTACGAACATCTCGTCGAAGTCTGGACAGAGATTCACGGCAAGAAGCACGTGAACATGAACCAGTCGATGGACACGTTCTTCAAGGATGCCGTTCAGCGCGAGTACGATCACGAGTACCTCCATGAGCTCGTCGCGTTCAACGGTCGACCAATGCACGAGCGCCTTCGTCCTGACATCGGTACCGCATGGTGTGACCAGAATCTGTTCAATGCTCTGACCCCTGATGAACAGGCGCAAACAGTCCTAGAAGAGATAATGGCTACTGCTATCGAGCGTTCCCGTCTGAACAATACGGCCCGTAAGAGCCAGAAGTTCGCGGCGATGAACAGAGCACACTTCCTGCTTTGCACATCCATGACCAAGGGATGGTTCGCGCGGTACCTGATTTTGAATCGATTTAACTTACTTTATGAGCGAAAAGAAGAATGGCTGACGATAATGAACAAAGCGCTTTCGGTGATTTCGACAGCACCGACTCGAGCGTGTACACCTCGAAGCAATTGACCCTGCTTGCTCTGACCGATCCTTGCGAGGCCCTGCAGATTGTGTTCGCTGGTTTGTCTGGCGACGCTGAAAAGGAGGACTTCGATTTGGAACAGTTCTGGAGCGAATGCTATCCCGAGCTTGAAGATTTCTCGGACGGTAAGGAGCACTACCTCGGCCTGACGTACCAGCTCGTGCATCAAGAAGGCGGCCACGAAGGTGGCGGCGAATCTGTCGATCGCGTGTACGCGCTGAAGGACTTCGTGAGCGGTGATGTGCACGCATTCATTCGCCAAACTGGTTACTACTACAGCCATAACGGCACAGAGTGGGACGATGGTCTGAACCAGGTGTATGCCCGCGAAGTAATGATCACGATCTACGAGGATAATCCGCATGTCTGAAGAACTCACCAAGAAATTCGCGAAGAAGGATCCTGTCGCGTTCGTGACGGCGCTGATCCGCTCACTCGGATATTCCACTAACCAGGCCGGTCGGTACAAGTACAAGAGTGATCTTGAACATGACGACTTCACGATGAAGCTCGTAGCCGAAGACGGTGGTGAGGGCGACGGCGCTCCGATCAGCCTCGTGTTCGAGGTCCAAGAGAACGGAAAGCATGTTCTGTACTTCGAAGTGACGGGAACGTACAGCTCGTGGGCCGACACCGAGTACGATAGCGATATCGTGATCGTGAAGCCGAAGCAAGTGAAAGTAACCCAGTGGTTCCCCGTATGATGCTCGAGGATTATGTCGCGCATCTGAAGGAACTGGCTGAACAGTTCCACACGGAGTGGGTCAAGAGCCGGGTAACCAATCCACGGGAGTGGCCTCTGATGATGAACCAGGCAGATTGGGACGAGCAGTTCATGGCGTTCCTCACAGGCGATATCGACGTATGAAGCTCTGGCGCTGGGAGCACGGTCGTCAGGGCGGTGGATACTCGAAGTTTACTCTCGCGTATTCCACTCGTCTGAATTTCGACATGTACATTCTGCGCCTACCCAAGGGCTCAATGGTTCAGGAACATACCGATCCAAGCCCAGAGGGTTTCGAGCATCATCGTGTGAACATCACGCTTCGCTCTGCAAGAACAGGTGGATGCACGTACTTCAGCCGAATGCGAGCGCCACTGCATTATCACTTCAGGCCGGACGTCATGAAGCATCATGTGACGGCGATCATGAAGGGAAATCTCTGGTTGCTCTCGATTGGTTGGCTTCGCCGAGCCCGCTAAATAAACAGCCTGACATTCAGTCAGCAATTTCTGTTTCTATTTTGGAGTTTGATAATGAAGACATACTTTGGCGTTTCCCGTGATCACTCGGTCAGCATGCGAACAATCGTACAAGCTGCTCAGAAGGATTACAACGCAACTATTCTCGCCACTCAACGCGCAGCAGCCGCGAACAACATCGAGACCGTGCTCTCTGTTGTACGATGTGGTGGTAACGTCGAACGAGATCTGACTCTCGTACCGATCGGTTCCGTTCCCCAACTGAAATCCTACGACGCTTACGGTAGCAGCACTCCGCTGTTCGAATCCGTGAACGTGCTGATTGACGACTTCCTTCGCCTGCCTGATGCGCAAGACCCTGAAGTCACGTTCATCGTGATGGCCACGACTGACGGTGAGAACAACTCTGGCCGCACCACTGGTCCGCAACTCGCAGCTCGCATCAAGGAGCTCCAGAAGACCGATCGTTGGACATTCGTGTTCCGCGTTCCGAAGGGCGATGCTCGTGATCTGATTCGCCTTGGCATCGAGCCAGGGAACATCCTCGAGTGGGACCAAACCGAGCGTGGTGTTCAAGCTGCGTCGCAAGCGAACGATCAAGCGTTCGATGAGTTCTACAAGAACCGCGCATCTGGCACGAAGAGCACGAAGACGTTCTACACCTCGATGAAGGACGTGACTGTTTCCGAGGTGAAGGCTGTGCTGACAGACATCTCGAGCGAAGTGAACCTCTGGCCAGTCGCCACGAAGGAAGAAGGCACGGCGATTCGTGAATTCGTTGAAGGACGCCTTCATGGTCAAGCGATGCTGAAGGGCGCTGCGTTCTATCAGCTCGTGAAGAAGGAAGACAAGATCCAAGCGAACAAGAAGATCGTGATCCGTGACAAGAACAGCGGTGCGATTTACTACGGTGACGCGGCACGCGACATGGTCGGTCTGCCAAAATTCCAAGACGCTCGTGTCCGCCCTGAAGATCATGGCCTGTTCGATGTGTTCATCCAATCGACTTCGGTGAACCGCAAGGTGAATGCGAACACGCAGCTGATGTACTGGCCTGGCGTAGGTAAGGCATTCAAGGAAGGGATTAGCGCGCGATGAGCACACCACTTCTGAAAAAGCCGTTCAAAAATGAACACGGCCAAGTGATCAACATCGGTGATACGGTAATTGCGATCGCTCAAGGGTACAGCAAGCGCGTTCACGTTCGACTCGGCGTGTACGTTGGTCTTCGCGAAGACTCGCGTGGGAACGTGACAAGCGTGACTGCTCGAGTGAACGTGCGTGATTGGAAGTACGATCACATCAAAAAGGCTGGTGAGTACCGAACGATCTCTCGCCTGAGCACGCTGCCGAATCAACGAATTTATCCAACGGAGGCCGTTCATGGCTAAGAAAACAACTCTCACTTGGGAAGAAATTCCGGTCATTGGTAATCTTGGGCACACCATTCAGCCTGGCGATCAAGTGTTCACGTTCACGCAAGTGTACGGACGTGGAACTCGCGTTTGTCGTGGTACGTACGTTGGAACAAAGAAAGTACCTCACAGGTACAATCCAGGCGAGTTCCGTGAAACGTACGTCGTGCAACGCGAGGATGAGAGCTACACTGTGCTCCATTACGCAGGGATGGTCCCGACTGGGACGTCGCTGGATGACCTCCATGATCGCGTGATCTGATACTTTCGTTTTCAAATCCAAAGGGCCTTCGGGCCCTTTTCTGTTTTCGGCTTCAGGTTCATTCAAGAGTAATCGCATGTATCCTCTGTCCTGGACCGGCCCGGTTGGCCGGCGTGACATAATTAACACATCCACTTAGTAAACATCCGCAGTTTGCTAAGTAGGATACGTTCCAATTCTCTAAACACAATGACCCGAATTCTCTTCATTCTCAAAAAGCGCCCCGCTGGGCCGTACGATTCCTGGAGCTACACCACCGACGGCCGCATGCTGCCATCTGGTCTCTCCATCTCCGCCACTCAAATGGCATACGCACTTGACGATCTCGGCATCGAGAACAAGCTCGTGCAAGTGATCGACAACAACTGCATCGATCGCGAAGTGACGGCTTACAAGCCAACGCACGTGATCATCGAGGCATTCTGGGTTGTCCCAGAGAAGTTCGACATCCTTCGCAAGCTGCACCCAACGGTCCGCTGGATTGTTCGGAATCACTCGAAGTCCGACTTCCTTGCGCACGAAGGTGGCATGATCGGTTGGGCGGTTGATTACATCCGTAATGGCATCACGCTCGCGTGCAACTCGCCAGAAGCGACGGTTGATTTCCAGCGCGTCGCAATCGCTGCTGGTGCCGATCCGAAGTACGTGATCTACCTGCCGAACTTCTACCGTGTCGAGCCATCTGACACGGGCCTGCCTTCCATGCTCTGGAAAGCTCTGCGTTACTTCCGCATCTATGGGAAGCCGCCTGAGCGCACTGGCGTGATGAACGTCGGTTGCTTCGGTGCCGTGCGTCCGCTGAAGAACCACATGCATCAAGCGATGGCTGCAATCATCGTGGCCGACAAGCTTGGCCTGAAGCTGAAGTTCCACATAAACGGCAATCGGATCGAAGGCAAGGCCGAGTCGATCATCTGGGCTCTGCGCGCTCTGTTCAAGCGATTCCCTCAGCACGAGCTGATCGAACTCGGCTGGCTTGCGCACAAGGAGTTCACTGAAGTCGTGCACACGATGGATGTTGTGATGCAAGTCTCGAACAGCGAGACGTTCAACATCGTGTCCGCTGATGCGGTCGCGCATGGCGTTCCTGTTCTTGTCTCGGACGAAATCCCTTGGCTTGACGGTGAGTACCACGCGAATCCGAACGATGTGCACGACATCTCGCATCGCCTGATGAACCTGTACCTCGGTAGCGGGAACGGCATGCTCCAGTCCGATCAACGCAATCAGCTGCACAAGTATGCTGATCGTTCGACCTGGATCTGGGGTCAGTACCTTCTGGGTTCCGACGCCTGAGCGACACCCGGTTCGATCTGAACTGAGCTAAACAAGAGGGACTCTTCGGAGTCCCTCGGCCGTTTCTGGTGGCACGTCGTCCGTCCTGGAACCGCAGTGCTCCATGCAATGCTGATCATTACAATTACACATGAGAATCGTAAATTTATTCGCAGGCCCGGGCACCGGCAAATCCACCACCGCTGCCGCGCTGTTCACTGAGCTGAAGTACCGCGGCATCAACTGCGAGTACATTCCAGAGTACGCGAAGGACGCTGCTTGGGAGGGCCGCGGCAAGAAGTTCTTCCGCGCTCAACAGCTCATTTACGGGAAGCAATCGTTCCGCATCGAGCGCGTCGCCGAAGAAGTAGATCTGATGGTCACTGACTGCCCGCTGATGATGGGCTTGGTGTACATGCCAGAGGATTATCCAATGCCTTCGCTACGTGATGTGATCGTCGAAGATCACGATCGGTACGACAATCTGAACATCTTCCTGAAGCGGAACAAGCCGTTCAATCCAAAGGGCCGGAATCAGAACGAAGCAGAAGCGAAGGAGCTCGATCGCGACATCAGGAACATGCTCATCGATCGTGACGTGAACTTCCATGAGCTGGATTTCAGCCGAAAGAACGTGAAGGAAATCATTCGTCAAATGATCAACGTTGGTTGGGCGAATGACATCCCTGCGCTTCTAAATAAGTGATGCTCAAGTATCTCTTCGCTCTTCTTTTCTTCGTACACACGAGCACATTCGCTGCGCAACTTCCTCCGCTCCCAATGGAGGAGTGCGTCGCTCAAGCTCCGTACGGTTTTCCTGAATCCCAAAAGCAGAACACCACCAAGGTCTGCCGAGTAGGGTACGCACTCGAACACGACAACGTCGCGAAGATTCCTGCATGGGTCTCGTACACGTTGACGCCAAAGAAGGCGACTGGTTGCTTCGCACGCACTGACGATTTTGATCGTGATCGCTCGCTGCCAGTTCTGTTCGCAAGTACGCCAAAGGATTACGCTAAGAGCGGGTACGACATGGGCCATCAAGCGAATGATGGCGACATGCGCTGGGACCTGCAAGCAGAGGAAGACTCGTTCATCCTCTCGAACATGGCACCACAACTGCCTGGTTTCAATCGTGGTATTTGGAAGAAGCTTGAGGATTACACGCGTGGTTGGACGATCAGCCGCGACAACGAGCTCCTGATTTATGTCGGCCCCGTGTACGATCGTGCACAAGACCCGACGATTGGTAAAGGTTTCGTGACTGTGCCGCACGCGTTCTACAAGATCATCGTGGACACTGAGACGAGGGAAGTTCAGCCGTTCCTGTTCAAGCATGAACCGTCACGTGCTGATCTGGGGATGTTCATCTCGTCGATCGCTGAGATTCAGCGTCAGACCGGGTTGGTGTTCCCGCTGCCAAAGCGCCCAAAGATGTCGAAGACTCTTTGGCCAGTGAAACTTAAGAGCGCAATCTCTTCAAAGACCTGCAGCATCCAATGAGCGAAATCAATCCAAAGAAACCTGTTGTTCGAGGTCGCGCCTCGATCGTGCACTCATCACTCGAGGTCACTGTGCTCTGGAAGAGCCAGCTCGAGAAGGCGATCGCATGGTTGATTGAGCGTGAATTCGAATTCAGTTGGGAGGTGAAGGTTGGCGACAGCATCACCCCAAACACGTACACCTTGACGGTGCACGACATTCCTTGGGCGGACAATCTGAAACAGTTCGCCAAGGTTCTTGAGAAGTGTGATTTTCAATCTGACATATAGGAGGAAGCTATGTCACAGCTAAACGCGGAGAACACAACGGTGTTCCAAAACACTCTGTAAATGGAGTCTCAAAGAAGTTCAGACGGATGTCTGAGCTTTACAAGCACTTCGCTATCAATATGTCCAGCACTCTGGACTTCAGCGACGAGGCTTTACTTTCCCTGTACAATCACGAGTCATACGGCCGTCCGCTCAGTGCGAACAACGGTTTCGGTTATGGCAAGCAGTACCTGAATTTGCAGGTCACGTCTTGGCGTGAAGACCTCAGACGAGGTTGGATCTTCAAGCATGAGCTGTACTCAGATCCGAACTACCCGCATTGGTGGCTCGATTCGGTACTCGCTAATGTGTTCTCAGGTTCGACGTACCAGGAGATCCTGAAAGAGTGCACGTTGTTCTAAGCTTGCAGAGCTACAATCCTTGAATGGATCAAGAACTAAAAGCTGTATTTCTGGACATTGACGGTGTGCTGAACAACTCGCGTTCAGTCGCCGTCAAAATCGGCCCTTCATCTGAGGGTCTAGCAAAGCGTGTCCGAATCGAACCACTGCCGTTCGTTGTTCAGTACGCGCTGAAGACGATCGATCCGGTCTGCGTCGCATTGCTGAACAAGCTTTTCGATGCAGATCCTGAGCTCGCATTGGTGCTCAGCTCGTCGCATCGCGCATATCTGATGGAGACCGGGTACTTATTCAGGTCGTCTGAGCACTTGGCTGCTCTTCGCCATTATCTGACAGCAATGGGTGTGAACGTTCCGCGGACATTCTCCGCGACTGCACGTTTGCATAAAGAACGAGGATACGAAGTCGATGACTTCCTTTGCCATGCGTACGAGAACGGAATCGACATCGATCGGTACATCATCCTCGACGATTCGAAGGATTTCCTGCCAGGGCAGCCACTGATCTGGTGCGACCCTGAGTATGGATTCAGCTACGCGAATTACGTCGAAGCGTGCAAACAACTCGGCCTCCAAGAACCAAGCGTGATCCTTTTCTAACATGATCAGAACAAAGCACAACCCAACGATGAACCTCGATAAGAACACTTTCGGAAAAGCCCCAGCGGCAATGTACCTGGTTGTGCTGCTGCAAGAGCGAGACAATCAAGCCCTGACTCGCAAAGTCGCTCGCGTGATCGAGAGCTTCCGTGAACTGCTGAACGACATCGTGGCGTGTCACTACCAGACCGAAGAGCTGAAGACCGCGTCGTTCAACAAGCTCCTCGAGATGATGCACGATCGGATCAAGATCGCGACCGCTCAGCTGCCTGATGAATTCATTGGCCACATCGTGCGGAACATCCTGACTGGCGAGCTGAAGACGCTGAAGCGGCGCGCAGCCCGTACCGGCCATCTGCAATCGAGCATTGCACGGAAGACGCCAAGCGGCTGGACCGTGCCGATGGTGAAGGCCACGCCACTGATGAACGAACCGTCTGAAGAAGAACGGATGAAGCAGCTCCAAGCGAAAAGCTCGGCCTATCTCGCTCGCAAGGGCAAAAAGAACACGTTGTATTGAAATGTACGAATTCGAATTCATGAAGGACTACTCGTTCAACAGGCACATTGAGCCTGGCGAGAAGGCGACCATTCGGATCTTGGACGCTACCCCGTTCAAGAAGTTCTACTACGTGCACTCGCACAAGCCGGACTTTAACGAGATGATCTTGCGGCCTGAGCTCTGTGAGAAGGCCGAAGATCGGTACCACATGCCGATCGTTCACGATGGTGAGCCCAAGATTCTGAGCATGCGTGGCGCAACGTACAAGCAGCTCATGCGCAAGGTCGAAGAGATCGAGCGTGAACGCAAATACTGGGAGGGCCTTGCACTGAGTCAGAAGGAGGCCGCCCGCCGATTCAAACTTTCAAGGATGCAATATGACCGCAAGAAATGACATCACTGGCGACTCGATCGCCACCAAGAGTTCCACTGAAGCGTACCGCGACGGTTGGGACGCAATCTTCGGCAAGAAGGCCAAGACCGCAACCGTGATCAAGGTCGAAACGCCTGCACCGACCGTGGAAGTCGAAGTGCAGAACGAGCGTGACGCACTGACCCGTCAATGGTGGGCGTTCTGTGAGAAAAGCCAACCGCGTTCCAAGCCGTTCCCAACGTTCGCGGAATGGGAACACGCAGTGTCAGCAGGGAAGTCGCTCGATGAGCTGTGAGTGCTACAAGATCGGCGGGCGCTTCATAGCTGAAGACCCTGACTGTCCTGCACACGGGACAGTCGCGCAGATGGAGCGCGATCAAGAGCAACTCGAGCATGCTGAGATGGAAGATCGTATCGCCTCGCTCGAGTCTGAAGTTCAAACGCAACAAGCGCTGATTGAGAAGCTTTCAGAGGTTCTCTCTATCTTGCTCGGTGCACTAACCTAAGGAAACATATGTCTACTATTCTCCAAGAAGCACTTGACGCAGCCGATGAGGTAGTTGCTGCACTGAAGGCAAAAGGCATCGATGCACAAGAGTATCGCGAAACCATTGCCATCGAACTCTTCGACGAAGGGTTGCTGGAAGGTAACTATGATTCGTCTTGCGATATTGGCACGCACGGTCTGCGAGCAATTCAGGAAGACGAATACGACCAGCACATGGAATTCTCGGACGACAAGCCCGATTGGAATGACATGCTGTGCCAAACGAACCTCAGCTATGTTTGGTTGACCTAAGTATGCTTAAATTTAAGAGTAGAAACGTGATCGAGGTCAGCGACTGGGATGATCTCGTAGAGAAAACGTACGGCAAAATCTACAGCTTCCAACAACAGGAAGGGTGCCAATCACGAGGTGTTCACACCATTCGTGTTCCGGAAGAATGCGAAGATTATGATCAAACCTCAATTCCTGAAGTGATCAATGGCGAAGAAATGGGCGTGTCGTTCGCGGCATGGCTGGCCCGCAATCCGAAAGAATGGAACGGCGATCCTAAAGAGAAGCGATTCCTGGACTTGTTCTGGAGTCGAAACTTCTATCCAGAACTCCAGGTCGTCGCGAATGATCTGCACGCAAAGGGCCTGATTCCGGACGGCGAGTACGACATCAACATCGATTGGTGAGACCTGATCCTTCGTTGAAGTGGCCAAAGGGTGGCTAACACTTAGAATTGCAAGTGTTAGCCATTTTAATTTCAACAAAGGATCGAAATGATTTTGTTTGGTTTGGGGCTCCTCGAGCTCGCGTTTCTGGGTGTGTTCTTTCTGCTCCTGATCATTGGTGCAGCACTGGACCGTCGCGGTGAATCTTCACCGAAGTGGTGGGTCACTGGTATCGGTGGTGTCGTGATCGCTGCATACTTCTGGAAGGACTTCACGCTCGCCACCCTCTGGGCTGACGTTCAAACGTTCGCATTCTGGAAGCCATTCGCGCTGTACCTGATCGCTGGTGTTCTGTACTCCGTGGTCGAATTCGCGCTGAACGTGAAGCGTGCTCGTACATTCCTCGGTGATGCATGGAGTTCGGCTCTGAAGAGCGCCGAATCGAAGCTGAAGGTCGATGAGTTGACGGACGCAGAAGCAACTGGTCGGAAGCAGGCATTCGTTGCACGCTTCCTGGGCGACAATCGTCGTGCTCACGAGATCGTTGCAGTCACGTCGAACGATGGTCTGACGATCGAACCAGTCGTGAACAAGAAGGTCCTCGCTGATCACATCTCTGCATGGACCCTGTTCTGGCCGTTCTACCTGATCGCACTGGTCGTTGGTGATCTGTTCGTCGAGATCTTCAACCTGATCGCTGAACTGTTCCACTCGCTGTCGGCACGGATCGTGAAGCTCTCGTTCGGAAATCTGTTCAAGTTCTGATGTCCGCTCAGTACTACGTCTATCGAAATCTGCGAATTGAGAATACGTTCTCCGTAAGATTTCGTGGACGAGTAGTTGATCGCCTCACTGACTTCGTCGCGCGTAATGTGCGATTCCAAGTCAGTGAGGTTGGTCGGCTTCGAGTCCTACGGGAAAGGCAGAAGAATGTTCACGCGTTCGTTCGGGCGCGAGAATACGAGCCTTTCGAATTCAATGGATCTGGAATGAAGCAGATCTCATACAACCCATACAGAGCCAGCACGTTCATGTGCGATGGGGAACCAATCATGAAGGCAGACGTCGTTCTCTTTCGTGGAGGAAAGTGCTACCTAGTAGAATGAAAAACATAATCAAGACATTTGAGCCGAACACGAAGGGGAGAGACTTCGTGATCGGTGATTTGCATGGTGCAATCTCTTGCCTGCGCAATCTAATGAAGAATCTGAACTTCGACCCTGCGGTCGATCGGATGTTTTCAGTTGGGGACCTTGTTGATCGTGGTGAAGACAGCTTGGCCTGCCTTCGTCTCCTTCGCGAGCCGTGGTTCTGTGCTGTTCTGGCGAACCACGAGCAGATGATGTACGAGGCGTTCAACGGTGGTTGGATGGGATCGTACTGGTACCAGAACGGCGGTGGGTGGGGGTACAACTCTGCCTTGTTCGCCGATGCACTCAAGAAGCGCGATAGGGACCCCGAGTACCCCCTGCCTGCAATGACTGATGAGGACTATGAACTCATTGATCTATTGCCCCTGGTGGAGGAGATGCCATTCCTGATCACGATCAATATGACCGATGGTCGGAAGTTCCACGTGCTTCATGCTGAGCTGCCGCCAGGTCACATTGGTCTGACGGACTCGGATCTGAGCTCGCCAGGTCGAGTGAAGGAGCTCGCAACGATTCAAGCCGGTGACGGTGACGCGTTCATGTGGAGTCGGTTCATCTTCGGCCCGTTCAACGGTGCGAATCTGATTGATCAGCGTAACAAGGTCATTCGAACTGTGCAGTTCCGATTCAAGGGTTCGACAGGTCCGTTCAATGATAAGCTCTCGCACATTATCAGCGGGCACACGATCATGCGCGCTCCGTTCACCCTGTTCGGACAGACGAACATCGACACGTGCGCGTACGCGACTGGTGACAAGGAACCGCCGAAGTACGCGGCCCTGACATGCGTGGAACTTGGAAGCTGGTCGTTCTATCAGGCAACCCCGACCACGTTCAGAACTGTGGAGCCGTTCGTCGTAAATACCGACGTAATCAATTCTCTGAAAGAACCAAATGAAGCTCCTCTCTGAAGCTACTGTTGACACGCAATTCACTGCTCTGATGGACAAAATCCAGCAAGCGATCATCAAGCTCGAGGGCTTCGTTGGCGAAGATTTCGTTCCGCTGAACTCGCAAGTTCTGATGGTCGAAGTTGCTGGTGAAGATCTGTCGAAGCTCGCAAAGAAGCTGAAGGCGCAGCGCGGATAATGACCAAGGAACTTCGGTTCCCCTGCTCACCTGAACAAGAGGACGTGATTGCTGATCACGTCCTTTTAGGGACTGAGCTTGGGATGCAACCAGATGAACGCGCCTGGATTCTGAGTCACGCCAGAAAAGTGTATCCAGAAGGCAAGGTTACAGCGGCCGATCTCGATATCGAGAATGGTCAGTGGGTCGTGCAGATTCAATCGTAACCAAGATCCCTGGACGGCCACTTCCACTCAAATCTTACAATAGCTTTATCATGTCGAAACAACCGCGTACTACCAAGATCAAGCTCCCTAAAGAGCGAAATCAAAAGCTGCACCAAGATCTTCTTGGCTGCAAGGGTGGTCGTATGCGTGACAAGAAACGTGAAGCTCAGCAAACCCCAGATCGCCGCATTGACGGCGACACTTTAACTTTTTGATTCTTTACATGCTTCCCATTCTCGCTCTCGAAGACCTGACCTCTGACGCCACGATCCTGTTCACGCGTGCATTGCTGAACAAGGAAGTGTCCTGCTTTGGAGAAGACGGAAATGGTCTTCATGGCACGAACGACCGTGCAAAGTTCTTCACGGTCGATAGCCTCCGCGTTATCATCAACGAAGACATCGATGAAAACCTGACCGGCATTCTGCAGTTCCATCTGGATGGTTATCACGAAGCACAGTGCGGTGCTGCCGTGACGGACAACAATCTCCGCATTTCCCTGAACAAACTGTTCGCAGCCGAGATCATCGACTCCAAAGACTGGTCTTGGGCTCCTCTGAAAGATCAAGGTGACGAATTCGTCGCGATCAATTTCGACGTCTATAAAGTCCTGGGCTGGTAAGCTCTTTTGCAAGCACGATTGGTGCTTCATTGGTCTGACGTACGAACCTTTGGACAAGCCTGAACTTCACGTTCACGTTTGTTCAAGGTGCCGGAAAGTGAGTACGGTCGAGATCCCGAATTCGGAGTCCCGTCCTCGCTCCTAAGTCAGTACAATCACAGAACTTTTGGAGAATAAGAAATGTTGATTCACGGTAAGAACCTGTTCCCTCTGGAACGCGCCATTCACGGCATCAAGATCGGCTACTTCATGGACGCCGCTGGAAATGTGTACAGCACCAGGACCGGGAACACGCTGAAGCAGCTCAGCGGTTCGTACACGAACAGCGGCCGATACTTCTCGCTGACGCGGGTGAACGGTTCGCGGTACAGCCCGTCGATCTCTCGCCATGCCACGCTTCTGGTCGCCGATGCAAAGGCGCACAAGGACTTCGTGAAAGAAACCTCGGTTCCCGCCTGGCCGACCGAGCCGACCGCTTCCGTTCAACCGCACAAGAAAGTCATGATCATTCCGACCGCTCGCAATCACGCCGCCAATGTGCATGCTGGTATCGCCTCCAAGGGCTGGCTGATCGGCCAAGTCGTTGGCGAAGCGATCATCTTCGGCTCGAAGCCGACGGTGCACACGACCGATGACAGCGTACTGAACGAACTCCGCCGTCTCGCTTCGAAGAAGCCTGGTACGAAGTTCGTGAAGCTCAAGATCGAGTCGGCCCTGACCCTCGGCGCCGAAGTCTGGGAATGACCACGTTCGAAATCGTTATCGCAGTGGCCGTGATCTGCGTGGTCTGGTCATGCGCAAGCGTGTACTGGGTGGTCACGAAGATGGTTCGACGAGGCGGCAAGAAGGACGCAACGACCGACGCGATCATGATGATCCCGATTCTGATCTTTCTCTGGATCGCGCAACTGGCGCGGCGGCGCTGAACCTGGAATTATTACAGGTTTATTTCGGTCCTGGCCCTGTAGTCCTAAGACTACAGGTTAGAATACCCTATCTTCACCGCAGTTGAGGCCTCATGAAAGTTTACTTAGTTGGTGGCGCAGTTCGTGATAAGTTGATGGGACTTCAGCCGAAGGACCGAGATTGGGTTGTGGTTGGCGCCACTGAAGCCGATGTTCAGAAAATGTTGGCGGATGGTTACACGCAAGTGGGGGCAGACTTTCCGGTCTTCCTCCACCCAGAGACGAATGAAGAGTACGCGCTTGCTCGCGTTGAACGCAAGAACGGCGTTGGGTACCACGGTTTCACCGTGCAAGCCGATGCATCCGTGACGATCGAAGAAGACCTGGCCAGACGCGATCTGACCGTGAACTCGATGGCCATGGACGACGATGGCAAGATCATCGATCCTTTCGGGGGTCTCCGGGATTTGCGAAATGGCGTTCTGCGGCACACGACCGAGGCATTCGCTGAAGATCCTCTTCGCGTTCTTCGCCTTGCTCGCTTCGCTGCTCGACTCCCTGCATGGCGCGTCGACGAAAGCACGAAAGCGCTCTGTTGGAAGCTCGCGTCTGAAGGTGAGCTGAATCACCTCTCGATCGAACGGATCTGGGCCGAGTTGGAGAAGGGATTCGCCGCGAAGAACCCAGGCCGCATGCTCGAAGTTCTCGAGCGGACTGGTGCTCTCCTGTTCTGCGACACTCTGTCGGCCGTGTTCGGCCCTGGTCTCGAAGACTCGGCGTTCAAGGTCTTGAACACCTTGGCTGCGGTGCCCCAGGAGAAACGATTCGCGGCCTGTGTAGGAGCTATCGCTCTTCCAGACAGTGATCTCCCGGGCGCATCGGCACGTGTCCGTGAGTGCCTGAAGAACGTGACTGCCCTGAGGAACGCGAAGTTCACGTGCCACGATCTGGCCGAGGTCTTGAAGCGCTCTCGTGCTCTTGGCGAAGGTCCAGCGTTCAGCGACTTCTTGTCGGCAGTCGTTGCGATCGAGAGTGCTGGAACTCGACTGCCGTTCTCGATGAAGCAGCTCGCCTTGGCCGCGCACATCATGAAGGGCGTGAAAGCGATCCAGTTCCCTGGTATCGTCGGGAAAGCTCTCGGTCAGGCGATCGAGAACCAGCGAGTCCAGAACCTCCAACAAGGCTTGAACATCCCGATCAACGTGTAATTCTCGATTGGCGTGACGTTACAATAACCTTTTGCTTCAAACACATTAGGAAATAAATGTCACGTCAATCGAAGAACGCGAAGAACATTGCCCGCCGGAAGATGTACACGGCAATGCACCTCAAGGGTGAAAAGGGCCCGTCGCGTACCACGCCGCTGCATGGCAAGCGTTGGACCTATCGCTCGAACCCAGAGGTTGCGAAGCGAAATGCTGAAGCCGCAAAGGCTGCAGCGCCGCAAGCTCGAGGCGGCAAGAAGATTCTCGAAGGCGCCGGCTCCGCAGCCGCGTAATGGGAACGCCGAGCTCAGCTCGGTTCTTCAACGTCTTTCTTGACAGCGACGGTCCAGTCGCTGAGTTCGACAAGTCGTTGGCGGAATCGGGCCTCCACGCTGAAGAATTCAAGATGCTTCCAGGGATTTATCTCTGGCTTGACATCACTCCTGGCGCTGAGACCGCGATCGAGACTTTGAAAGCTCTCGATGATGCTGGTCTGATTCGCGTCTGGATTCTGACGAAGACCCCAAGCAACTCGCCGTACGCGTACACCGAAAAGGTTCTGTGGTACCGCAAGAAATTCCCATGGCTTGAAGATCGCGTGATCATCACGCACGACAAGCACTTGATGGGCGGGCCTGGCGATTACCTGCTTGATGATCGGCCGCACAAGGCGAATGCCGATAAGTTCAAGGGGAACTTCGTGTACTTCGATCCAATGCTGCCGCGCACCTGCTGGGAAGACTTCATTGTCTTGATCTGCAAAGATCTAGAGGCACGTGGAGTTGAACATGGTTGACCTGTTTGGTGGCCGCCCGATGAGGTTCGTGCGACATGCTTTCGTGGATGTCGTTTCCGGCGCGACTGTGAACTACTACATCGATCGGAACGGCAAGCACTGGTTGGCATGCGGGCCTTGGTCCCTGTTCAGGATCGAAACGGCGCATTCTTCGCGGGAATTTTTCCAGCAAGAAAATCGGCGCTGAAAATTCCGCATGTCAGAATTTTGGCTAGGCTTTGTCGTTGGTGCGGTGGCTGTCATAACACCACCGTTCCTCGTGTACGAGTGCCTTCGCAGGATCAAGCGAGCGAATCCAAACATGTGAATTAGTTAACACTTTCGCACCTTGCTCATCCCGCGTTACACAATCCACGTGTATCTTGTTGTACAATCACCTATCAGCACAATGATGTGGTGAAATTAGTTCAACAACGAAAAAGGTTTTGTAAGTGAAAAAGATTCTTTTGGCAGTCGCTCTGACCCTGAGCATGGGCCTCGCATTCGCAGGCAACGGCCATGGCAATGATAAGACCCCGACGATCGGGAACAACGGCGGCGGGAACGGTGGTTGCGGTGTCGGCCAGCAGACGAATGGTTGTGGTAACACCGTCCCGCCAGTTGTGGTGCCTCCAGTTGTGGTGCCTCCAGTTGTGGTGCCTCCAGTTGTGGTGCCTCCAGTTGGCAACGGTGGTCACAACGGCCATGGCGGCGGCGGTCACGCGCACTCCCATGTTCCGCAGCCGCCGATTCTGATCCCTGGTCAGACCGGGCCGCAAGGCATCCCTGGTGTCGGTACTCCGGGTGACACAGGAGCGACTGGAGCGACGGGCGCCACTGGTGCGCAAGGCGCCCCTGGTGTCGGCCTCGCTGGTGACACTGGTGCGACCGGAGCCACTGGTGCAACGGGTGCTGCTGGTGTCGGCACTCCGGGTGCGGCCGGCGCCGAAGGCAAGGCTGGTGCGAATGCTCCGGATGCAGTCACTGCACAGCAACTCGACAGCTCGATCGTTGCATCGCAGAAGGTGAACCAAGCGCAGATCAACAGCTTGCGTGAACAGGTCGAGTCGAACGCGAAGGCCGCTTACGCTGGTACCGCCGCTGCTCTCGCGCTCCAAATGCCTGCTCTGAATCCGAACAAGCCCGATGCCACGACCGTTCGCCTTGGTGTTGGCTCGTACAAGGGTCAGTCCGCCGTTGGTATCAGCTTCCGTCGCGGCAACAAGGACGGTGACTGGTCGGTCTCGGGCGGTGTGTCTACCACGTCGCAAGGTACTGGCGTTGCAGTCGGAGTCGAGCACTCGTTCTGATCTGACCTGATCGCTCCCTGAAGGCCTGCCTCGTGCAGGCCTTTTTAGTTTGTCCCATTCGTGGGACGAGGGGGCGTTCAGTTCCGAGTACAATACGGATATGGGCATGATTAAGATTTACGCGGGCAAATCAAAGCCCGCAAAGAAGAAACCAGGCTGGAAAGAAGCGGAAGCTGAACACCAGGCCTGGTTGAAGAGCGTGAACTCGATGTCGAGCGGTTTCCTGAGTGGTATCCAGTCGAAGGGCCGCGGACTTCGTGGAAAGAAGATCGATCCGGTCGTTGTACCGGTCGCGAATGCACGTGGGGCTGCTCCAGTCGGACGGTCCCTGGCGACACCAGGAGGGTCTACAGGCACACGGTACGTCGCGCCTGAGGTGCTATACAAGGAAAGTCCGGAGATGCTCCAGCGTGAACTGGCAGCACGAGAACGAAAGTTCAATGCAGCTCCAGCTTACAACAAGGGCGGTGACGTCCTGATGACAGACGACATGATGGCCGACATGATGGCAGGAAAGTTACGACGCAGATGACAAATCAAGAATTCGCAAAGCGCCTGATCGAGATCGCTCGTGTTTACGGGTGGTCGGGCGACTACATCGAGATCAGCGAGTTCGTGCTGTACGTCGCGAACCGATGCGGTGTTCCGACGACGCACGACGATGTTCAGCCATACGAGTTCGAGACTGACGCCGAGCTCGATGCATTCGAAGACAAGACTTTCAACGAGGTAAATCATGAAGCTGAACGAACTGGTGAATGTCCAAACGCTGGAAGCTGTGCAGAAAGCTGTGCAAAACTCCCAGAAGCTGCTGGCCGCGGCGGACTTCTTGGCGGACAACTCACCCGAGGTTCTGGCTGCTGAACAAGCGGTGTACGAGCTATGGAAAATCGATCCGAAAAAAGCGCAAGCCCTGTGGGAGGAAGCGTTCCCACCTGCCCCGAAGGGTGTGACTCCGTCGTTCATCCACCGGAAGGCGATGTCGGAGGGCCTTCCGTCCTGAAGACCTTGCGATCGCTGGCAGATGGAGTCTTGAATGGTGATCTGCCAGCGTCAGCAGCGAAGGACATTGCGAAAGAGCGAGTAAAGGTTTGCGAGTCGTGCGTGCACTTCACGTCGATCAGTCGCCAATGCAGACTCTGCTGGTGCTTCATGGATCTGAAATCGAAGATGCTCTCTGCAACCTGTCCTGCGAAGAAGTGGTAATGTTTTTCCTCGAGCAGTCAATCACGAAACCTTACTGGGAGCCAACGCAAGAGTACATCTGGCGCAGGATCAGGAATGGAAAGTACGCTGACGTTGGAAAAACCGGCGTCGTGAAAATTATCGGTGGGAAACAGACTGTGACGTTCGCGATTCACGATCATGGTTTCCCAGTCGCTTGGTTGTACCTTCGTGCTCGACCCGGTTGGAGGGCTCATGAGGTCCATCAAGCGTTCACGCTGAAGAAGTACCGAGGTCAAGGGCTCGCTCAGAGGTTGTACAAAGCCGCGATAAACACTGACGGAATTCTTCTTGCAAGCGGTGAAACGCACACGAAGTATTCCGCAGCGCTCTGGAAGAAGTTCATCGCCAAGAAGCAGTTCAACATCTGGGCGCATGACTTCAAGAACACGAGATCGACGAGTACAGTCGAGGTAGAGGACGGCGAGATTCAGTGTGCTCTGCCGATCTATTTGTTGTCCGCAAAATACGACGTTAGATTCGTCGCAGAAAGAAAAAGATGAACTTTGCTCCGCTCCATGTCGGTACCCCGACGTACAACGCAATCGAGACCGTCTCTGGCCGGTACTTCGACCCGGTGAAACCAGATCCGGCTCAGATCGACATCAATGACATTGCATGGGCTCTGTCCCGTCAAGCTCGATTCGCTGGGCACACGATCGGTGAACCGTACTACGTTGCTCAGCATTGCCTGCTCGTCGATACGATCGTTGATTACGTGGGCTCGGACGACTCGACTGGAGCTGCGCGGAAATCGCACCGTTGGTGGTTGGAAGATCGTGGACATAATGTCAGCGATGTTCGGATCAATCACGTGGCAATGGGCGCACTGATGCATGACGCAAGCGAAGCGTACCTGATCGATCTGCCATCGCCAATCAAGCGTCATCCTGATCTTCGTGCACCGTACAAGGAGCTCGAGAATCGAGTGCAAGCCGTGATCGCGGAAGCGCTGGAGCTGCCTGAGCTGAACGAGGCTGAGCTGTGCTCGATTGAATGGGCGGACCTGGTTGCCCTGCAAGTCGAAGCAGTTCACCTGATGCCGTCCCGTGGCCGAGGCTGGGGCAATGATCTGCCACAGATCACGTTCGACGATCATGCTCTGTTCGAGCAACCCAAGAAGTGGAGAACTGTCCAGACGGAGTTCCTCGCTCGGTATGACAGAATCAAGACAGACTTGTTCTTGGCAAGGTGAGAGTTATACAGGCATTAGGTGACAGATAGCGTTCAGCCTCCTTCGGGAGGCTGTTTTGTTTCCGGAACACGCTAAATAACGAATCATCTGCCCAGGAGACTTTAGATGTCTGATTTGACCCGCCTTCGTGAACTCGCTGCTCTGCTCCGTCCTAAGGAACAAGTCGTCGAAGACACGCGTACTCAATCCGCTACTGATGCATTCGACGGTATCAAGTCGATCGTTGAGGACGCACTTGGTGATCTCGAAGACAAGCTCGGCGAAGGTGGTTCGCTTGAGACGCTTCTCGACAAGCAAGGTCTGACCGACCTGGATAAAAAGGCTGACGGTGATGGCGCTACGATGCTGCACCGCCTGGCTGTTCGCACGGAACAGTACAAGAAGGAAGTTTCCGACGTCCTGCTTGAAATTGAGCTGATGCTCGTTTCCGACGGTAAGTAATGAACTTCCGCCAGCTGAATGAAACCGACGGTGGGTTCGATTATTCGGGCCGCACCGCTGCAGGGATCGACAAGATCGGTGCCCTTGCAAAGCACGTCGTGAATAAGTTCGCGGGTGCAGCAGCTGGCGCGAAGTACGGTCTTCAGCGCGATCAAGCGATTGCCGCGAAAGACCAGGCAAAAGACCAAGCGAAAGCTGGTGCTGATGCAGAGGCTGAACAAGCCATGAACACCCCAGGGTTTGCCTCGTTCACTGACGTGAACACAGCGCAAATCACGATCGCCGGTTTGATCGTTGATGCTGAACCCCGTGAAGGTGTGCAGATCGCTCCGTTCGAAAGCTTGAATGCTGCGCACTTCTTGAATGCTCAGAAAGCAGTTGAAGTGATGCAGAAGCGCTTTGACAAGTTCATGAAGGAACTCGTTGCAGACATTCGCTCTGCCTCGTACATCAAAGACTACGAGAAGAACGAAGTTCAAGAGCGCTTTGAAGACACGAATCCAAAGCGTGAAGCGAACTCCGAAGAGCTGCTCCATAAGAACGGATACGGCGAGCGGAATGCATGGATGCTCGCTCTGACGAGAGATGACCCGAACATCGGTACACGCGCGATCGTGCAGATGATCGGCAAGATCTCGAAAGACCACGAAGACAAGAATGGCTCTGGCGCTGACAAGACGAAGTACTTTGCCACTGGTTTGAACCTGGTGAACGTCGCCGGTTTCCAGATGCGCGCAGTTCAATCTCGTCTGGAAGGCGTGATCGCAATGCTTGATGAGCTCGAGAGCGAGCCACGTCAAGAGACCGCTCCTGCAGAGAAGCCTGGCGCTGATCAAGTTGATCACGCGCAGAACAAAGAAGTCCTGACGGGTCTTCGCAAGTACAAGTAATTCGTAACGGTTACACACCGTTACCCAGGATTACGACTTTGGTGGTATGATTTCATCATGCACACCACTCCTGAACTCTGGCTGGTAATCTTCGTAGTCGCAGTCTTTGCGCTTACGATAATCGGCGGCCTGATCGGTTGCTGGTGGTTCTCCCATCATCCGTCGAATGATCTGGACCTCTGGAACGAAACGGGGTTCGGTCGATTGACGGATCTGTGATACAATAGAATCCACAAACCCGCAGCAAAATCATGAATCCCGACACCGCAATCCTCCTACTCAAAATCTGCTTTGGCGCAGTAGGCGCGGTCGCGATGACGGTCTCGATCGTCGGTGCTTTGCGCTCCGTCGAGCGCCTGGACAAGAAGGATAAAGAAGAAGATGCGATCTGATTTCAACAAGCTCCTGACCGAGCGCGAGCGTTACGGCTCTGACCGTTCGTTCCACAGCGTTCGTCACTCGAAGCAGTCCGCTGCGGACGACTACTACGGTGGTCGCCAGAGCATGAAGAAGCGTCACCGCCTGGCCCAAGGTCGCGGTCACGGTCTGAAGCAGTTCAACGAGAACTTGAACCCGCTGAAGAACTTCCTGCGCGTGAACGTGGGCCGTCCTTGGGACAAGATCTACAGCGAGATCCGCACGAACTTCGATGCTCGGAAGGTGATCAACAACCACATCCTCGAGCACCTGTTCCAGTACGTCGAGAAGGACGTGAAGATCATCGACGGGAAGCCACACGTCCTGTTCCAGTACCGCGGTGGCGGGAAGTGGGAGCACGTCTCCGAGTCGTACAGCGACTACTACATCGATCCTCGCGATGGGATCATGAAGGAAACCAAGCGGAACGAGACCAAGCGTCGTCGCGAAGCTCGCCAGGCCGAGAAGACCGAGCAGCTCCTGCACAAGGTGAAGCGCGTGATCGATGGCGGCACCGAGCTCCATCGCCTGAACGGGATCTGGTACGTCATCGAAATCAAGGACGTTCCTCCCCCTCGCATCGAGTACCAAATGCCGTACGGCTGGAACATCGCCGATCGCATTCGTTGGCGGAATATGACCGACGCTGAACGTGTCGAGCACGGCACTCGCCGCGAAGTCCACGATCACCACCCGATGTCGCTCGAGTCCGACGATGGCGAAGCGTACAAGTACATCGATCACCAGCGCTTCAAGTACAGCCACGGCTGGAACGCCACGCTCTTCAAGAAGTACTACGCTTCGAAGGTGACCGCCTCGGCGAAGATCCTGAAGGAGCACGGTCTTGTCGGAACCGCGCTGCACGACGATGACGTCGGTGTTCTCTCCCATCGCGAACGCTCGAAGTACCGCGAATGAGCTGGTTCCTGCTGCTGATCTGGTTGCTGTTCCTCGAAGTGAGGAGCCGCAGGCCAGGTAAGCGCAGGAAATACCGAGACTCGTACCGCTGGCCAGCAAAACGCAAACCTCCTCGGAGACGCAGATGATGATCGGCAAGAGCAAACTCGCGTTCCTGAAGCTTGGATACGACAAGCCGTTCAAGCCGCACTCAAGACCTGCGATTGCCGATTGCCAGAAGCTCGTTCAAAAGGGCCTGCTTCTCGACTACGGTGATGACCACTTCAAGGCCTCTGAGAAGGGTCGAGCGCACTGGACAGTGCACAAAAACCGACCATAGCCGGTCTGCGTAAATACTTTCGCGAACACAACAGACTTTAATTTTGCGGCCTTAGTCTGTGGCCGGTTGAAGATGTTCGGAAAGTAGAAAATGATGTACTCATCAAAGTTTGCCGTCGCCATCAAGAACGCCGGCAAGATTCTCCGCGAAACGTCGAACTCAGATGCTTTCTCGGTCGCTCTCCCATTCGGTGCAGAGTATCAAATCCACCTGAAGAACATGAACTCGGTTCGAGCCTTGGTGAAGGTCGAAATCGATGGCGTTGACGCAACTGGCGGAACGCGACTGATCGTGCCTGCAAATGGCGTGATTGACCTCGAGCGTTTCATCAAAGAGAACGATACGAACATCGGCAATCGGTTCAAGTTCATCGAGCGCTCTGCGAAGATCGAGAACGGTCCTCGCGGAATTCGCGTCGAAGACGGCCTGGTCCGAGTCGAGTTCGAATTTGAACGTGAACCTACGCCAATCAACGACCATCAGATCCGTCACCAGCTCCTAACAGACACGTACTTCACGAAACATCTGGGCGGTTCGCTGAGCGGCCATGGGTACACGACCACGAATGCGATCGGCGACACCTGGCTGAACGGAGGGCCTCGCGGTCAGATCACCTATAGTGCTAACAGCGCTTCGGCATCCGGTGTCTCCGGCGTCGCCTCTGGGGCTCTGGGCAGTACTACGCATACCTTCACGCCATCTTCTGTGAAACAGGCGGCTTTCTCGGCACAAGTAAATGACGTCGGGATCACGGTTCCTGGCTCGATCTCTGAACAGAAGTTCGTCCAAGGCGCGTGGTTCCCAACTGACGGCGTGAAACACGTAATGGTGCTTAAGATCGTTGGCGAACTTCAGGGTAAGCTCGTCGAGGTCCCCGTTACCGTGAAGGCCAAACCAACATGCGTAACATGCGGCACGGTTAACAAAGGCAATGCTAAGTTCTGTCGCGAATGCGGCACAGCACTGACTGTCGTATAAAAAGGCGGCGCCGTACAAAACACCGATAAACCGCCCGAAATCGGCGTGGAGCTGGAACCACGTACGGCGCCGCATAAAACCACCTTAGCGAGCATCACCTTCAGTCGAGTAGTCCGCTGAGTACTCCGGAAAGTCGGTCGGCTTTAGAACTCGCTTGTGCAGAGCTAGGGTGAAAGCCCATAGCTCTGATTTGATTCCTCGTATCGAACTGCAGTCCTCTGAGTAGATTCCAATTGGTGTCTCAGAAAATCTGCATGGCACACCATTGTCGTCATAGTAAACGGCGCGAATGTCTCTCCACGATTCTCCATCTTCAGTGAACTCCATTATCCGGTAGTTCCAATGTCTCAAGGCAACTTTATCGTCCTCGATAGGAAGCTCATTACGGTTTGCCGGCCGTGCAGATCGACGGCGCGGTGAAGCAGGCGATCCGCCCTTTGGTACCCGTGGTTCGTTAGCTGGTCGAAGTCGACGCACAGGTCGATCTTTTCCTGATTCGTCATCTTTGTCCATTGTGCCTGTCCATAAGTCTTGCGTATCTTGAGCCACACATGCGCGATTGGCATGTGCAACTCAAGTGCAAAACTCTCGTCTAGTTCATCATTCACGCTGCTTTGACGCGGAATTCTTCCTTGTCATGGCCAGCTTGAACAGCTTCCCGCAGCCAGCGTGGCGTACTCCCTCCACCCGACCACTTGTTCCCATTCTCGTCCGAGTACTTCACCGCCTTCGGAACTCCAGCGAGAGGTCCACGGTGAACCTTCTCCTTCCTCGACTTGCTGTGCACTGCTTGAGCGCGCTTTGACACGACCTTCTTCGCGGGTTTCTGCTTCGCGACTGCCTTGACCTTCTTGAGCGACACACCATCTGCAGCGTACAGATCGGCCGCGGTGATGCTGTACACGGCGATTGCTTCGCGAATGCGCTTGATCACGCCATCAGCTTCGCGCTGACGCATTGCGTTCGCTTTGTCTTGGAGCGCAGCTATTTGCGCCATCAATGCTTCGTACGATCTTGCCATTCTTTGCTCCTCAGATTTGCTTCAACCATTCACGGATTTTCTGGCCGTCAGATTCGACGTTCGCCAGAATGCGGCCGATCAAGGCCTTGTCGCGCTCATTGAACGTGACACAGTTAACCTTCAGAGCATGCAGCAAATTCGCGCAGTACCCCTCAGTGATGTACAGAGCCCACGCAAGTTCGCGTTGTCTGAGTTGTTCAAATGATTTGGCTGGGTGATTCTGCTTGGCTCCAAGTCCGTTCAGATAGTTCGTCAAGACTCTGGCAGGCGGCTTTGGCGTCTTATTCCGCTCTCGTACTATTGACTCGAAGTCGATGATTTTGGCGGTACGTGGCTTCATTGCGGGCCGTCTTTTCGGTGCAGCTGCTGGCATGTATCCTCCTAGAGGTTGGGCGATTTAATAAAAAGTGTCCTGAATTAGGACACGTGTTCATTTTAATTCGTGAACCTGAGTCCGACTCCTTGTTACCTTCGTTACGAAGTGGAACAATTAAATAGACCGGAGGTCATGATATGAAATACTGGTCGCGCGTGCATTTGCCGAATTACGAAGAAGGTGCAGCGAAAATTATGGAGTGGGTCGAGCAGCGGAGATACACCAAGAACGGACACTTCTGGAACCACGTTGGAGCGACAGTGCTAAGGGCGCTCGCTCCTGGACTGTTCGAAGATTTGAAGCCATATGGTGTCGTCACGTACGCAGCAATTCTCGTCTCCCCTCCAGGCCTGATGAACATTCACATCGATGACGAAGCAACGAATCTCGGTGTTCAAGCTCGTATTCAGATTCCACTGAAGAACACTGCTGGTACCGAGACCCGTTTTTACTCAATTGAGCACGCAGTTCCTATCAAGACTCCAACCACGAATGGTCTGCACTTCTGGCGGTACGATGAGGAGCAGTGCGAGCAAGTTGACATGGTCAGCGTGACTGAGCCGACCATTCTCCGAATCAGCGCGCCGCACGCAGTTTACGTGCCGCCAAATGCGCCGAAGCGATACGCCTTGACTCTCCGCCTTACCAATGATCCAGTGAGATACCTAGATGAGCACTCCTAAAAACATTTCAAGCCTGTTCAAAATCGAATGGGACAAAGTTATCAGTCAAGTTCAAGAAATCTCGAAGCTCGAGAAGGTTAGTTTCACTGGTGGTGGATGGGGAGGCTGGAGCCTGACGTCAAACACCGGGAAGTTCGCCGATGGTTGGGAAGCCGGTCAGCTCGCGTTCAAGCGCGACGAGGACGGGAACATCTACAAGGATGAAGAGCTTGCCAAGAAGCTTGGCGTTCAAAAGCACGGTGCCCATAACAAATACACCGAGATCGCCACGCCAGAGTTGATGTCGTGCGTTCAGCAGGTTGCGAAGTACGGTCTCAGACCTGATCGTGCCAGAATTACGCAGCTCTCTCCGACTCAACACGCGCAATGGCACACAGATGGAACGCCGGAGATCGACACATTCCGCGTGCACTTCGTATTTGAGACGAACCCCGAGGCGTTCTTCTATACTCAGGCCGGAACATTCCATCTTGAAGCACGGCAAGTGTACATGGTGAAGGTGAATGATCTGCACAAGGTCGAGAACCTTGGTGAGACAAAGCGAACCCATCTGATCATGGACATCTTCGCTCCACGGGCAAAGTACTTCTACTATGTTGCCGCCCTATAAGTCACTCGACTTCAAGTTGTTGTCTGATGAGGCGATCAAGAAGATCGCTGATTTTGTTCTGGCAAAGCCTGAAGTAATCCAATCACACGTGTCTACCGTGACTGGTAAGTACGATGGGATCAGCTATCCGAAGCCACAAGCATTGACGGCGATCTTGGGGCTGATCAGAGCCGAGTACAAGATCATCCGTGAATCTTGCACGCTGCCATTCGAACCGTCTCTGATTTACTGCAAGCCAGGCACTGTCGTTCAGCGCCATGCCGACGGAAAGAAGTCAACTCGGATGTGCACGATCATTACGCCGATCCATCCATTGACTGAGTACGCGCCAACAATGTTCTGGCAGAGCTGGAACGCGAGATCACCACGCGCGGTGCTTACGATTGATAAGCTCCCTGCACTCGTGAACATCCAAGAGCTGCACAGTCTGACGAACGGCTCTGAGCCTCGATTCAACTTCCAACTCGGCTTTGGCGAACCGTACGAGGTCGTTCTTGACTTACTTCAGCGGGGTGAGTTGTTCAAGAAGCTCGGTGAACGTGCAAGTCCACTTGTCTCTGAACTGAATTGATCGAGCCTCAAGCAGGGGCGTGTGATTCCGATGGTACAGAACTGGAACCATCTCAGCACCAGTGAACTTCATTCGATTGGCAAGCTCAGGCCAATACTTCTTGTACACTTTGTACTTCACGTACCTTGAGTTCTCGAAGATTTTCGTGGCGATCTTGTCTTCACCCATAGCGAGTCGTTCAATTAATGGCTCGCGCATCATCGACAGAACAATCTCAGGCGTGTGCTCAAAGAATCCGAGTCCACCGAGAATACCTTCGGAGATTGCATATCGATACCAAGCGAGAATGTGCTCGAGCTGAACGTACTTCCATTCAGTGCCGAACTTCTCGAGGTACATGTCACCGTTCCCCATCACTGGCAGACCGTTCCACTCGTTCCAAATCACATTCATGAGCTTCATGTGTGGAACCATGCCGAACGTATCAGCCTGAGATTGAGTGAACATCGTCCGAGCTTCATTCGTCACGATCCAATTCTCGATCGTGATCATGTAGTACTCGGGATTCAGATTCATGCTCTTGCAGAACTGTTCAACATACGCGATCTCATGAACGTTCTTGTCTTGCGTGAATCTGAACGTGGCGATCTTGAACGGCACGTCGGCCTCAATGAACGCCTTCACGACTACTTCGCTGTCCATGCCGCCACTGAGCATCACAACTGGAATCCGACCGAGGCTCTTTGCCTGTTCGCTCAGGAGCTTTGCAACGTTCACGCACTCTTCACGGAATGTACCAGGTTCGCGAGTGCAACGAGAGAACGAACATTGCAAGGTGTTCTCAGCGATCTTATCGTTCGGGTTGAACAGCCCGCCCTCGTATCCGAACTGAACGTGATCATCAAGTGTAAAGGGTAGCATTTTGGAATCGGTAAATACTCGAGCAAATATTTAGAAGTGCCCTCGATGTCAAAGTACTCCAAGAATCTCGTGATCCCTTTCGAACTCGATCTGTTCCCTTCAGTGAAGGCTTCAGGTGAAGGAGCGCCACTGGACAAGCTTGGTCACTTCAAGTACGACAAGAGCTCGCTGCCGCAAGAGCTGATTGAGTTCATGCGCGAGCGTGATCTACAACCAGGACATTGTGAGGTGTTCTACACTCCGCCTGGCGCGTCACTGCCGATTCACGTTGATGGCGAGAAGCTCTCTAATTTGGCGAAGATCAATTGGTGCTACGGCGGACCAGGGAGCATGATGACTTGGTACAAGCTTCTCGTGCCTGAATCAGAGGTTGAACAGAAGCAAACTGGTCTTGAGACCAGCTATCTGATTCCGTCGTTCAAGCAGTGCCGAATGATTCACTCTGCGAAGATCGGGTTGCCTACTCTCGTGAACGTTGGAGTGCCGCATGCCGTGATCAATCCTTCACGTGTCGGACGATGGGTGCTTAGCGTAGTGCCGTACGACCTGCAATTAGGCAGCAATCTGTCATTCGACGTTGCTCTGGAGCGGCTCAGCCGATAAACTCTGGGAGCGCTTTCTTACTGAGGTGTGCGAGATTACCGTACTTCTGAACAGAGCGCTCGAGCAGATCTTCGCACTTCTCCAAATTCATCGTGGCTCGAGTGAAGATCATCAAGATCTTGATGTGATCGTCGTGATAGGAACTGCCATGCTTTGCTCGCACGTTGTTCCAACCGAATACGTTCGTGTCTGTCCGCGCCAGTGGCAGAATTGGATTTGAATTGCTCGCACCAGGAACGCATTGGCGAATGAACAACGTCTCTCTTGGGTTGTTGTCGTACAGCATGATTCGGAAGCTGGACGGCATGTCTTCCCATGGAGACTGATCACGATGAAGACCAACTGGTCGTTCACTTGACCATAGCGAGAACTCAGGCTCTCCATCAAATGGAAGCGCCTTGATGCCTTCTGCAATCTCAGGGAATTCAGTCAGAACATCGTGCTTGTTCTGCTCCCAGATATCGTCAAGCTGATTCGGAGAGTTCACACTCAAGAACGTTCGGTCTGCTTTGTACGCATCACCCGCAACGTCAGCTCGGACCTTGTTCACGGTTTTTGCGCGCTCAAGGAACCACGACAAGAACAGCTCAGGATCGTTCGGCTTGATTGATGGAATATCAAGCGGAAGGTACATGTACTTCCCGTACTTGTGCTCAAGAAGACCGAGCTTGATCCGCTGGCCCTTGTACCTCTTGTCGAGATACGCGTTCCGCCATTCAATGATGTTCTGTCGTTCAGTGCTCATGGGTTATTTAGCCTAGCCGCGCCCCGTAAATATCAGATGAAAGCACGCCAAACTACCATTGCAGATCGTCCCCAGATTGAAGCGATCGTGAAGTCTAACCCGAAGATGTACGGAGCTGACATCACTCGGTATCACAGCATCACGATCCATCGATTCGTTGGGCACGTGGTTGGCGATCTGGCGAAGACTGCATGGTGTGTCGAAGACGACGAGGGTCAGATCGTCGGACTGGCGATTCAGTTCTGGTGGACCTCAATGCCGGCCTGGTCGATTGCCTCTCTGTTCTTCAAGAATGAACCTGGCAAGAATCAGTTCAACGCGCACAAGATTGGCGCCGTCCTGGTGAATGCGATGTGCAAAGAAGCCGAATCCCGAAAGATGTACGACTTCTACTACGTAGTAAGAGATAATGAATCTCTTCGTAAGAACATGAGCTTGAGCGTGAACGACGAATTCACGGAGAGGTACGAGATCAACGATCTGTTCCTGCTGCATCCGTACACTTCGCCGATCTACCCGATGTTCAAGAACATGCTCGGACACGTAATTGGGCGGAACCGCAAACCAGTGGTTTTCCGCCTTGCATCGCTTAAGAGCAAATATAGGCCGTCTGTATGGGTGTGAACGTTCTGATCTTCACTTGCGTCTCTGGACGATTGTTCCAGCGCGCGATTGGAGCGTACCAGGTTGCTGGGTTTCTGCGGCAGCATGGGTACTCAGTGCAGGTCGTTGACTTCACAGACAACTTCACTGAACAGGAATTGAAGAAGGCCGTCGATCTTTACGTCGACGAGACAACCCTCGCTGTCGGCGTTTCAACCACGTTCTACAGTCATCTCGAAAACAAGTTCATCGCCGCGAAGAAGACCTTCGACGCGATCATTCCACAGGAACTTGAGAACGCGATCGTGTACTCGAAGGAGAAATTCCCGAAAGTAAAGATCGTTTTCGGTGGTTCGCGATCACTGGCAGGCGAGGCAATGCCTTGGGTTGACATGGTCATTCACGGGTACGGTGAAGACAAGTTCCTGACGTACTTGGATGGTCTGTCTGGGCGCGCACCAAAGATCTTCTCGATCGGCAAGCCCTTGCGCGTGATCATGGACGATCCGCCGAAGAAGCGATTCGACATCCAAGAGCTGAGCCATCAGTTCGCGCCACAGGACTTCGTTCTACCTGGTGAAACGCTCCCGATTGAAATCAGCCGTGGCTGTATCTTCAAGTGCAAGTTCTGCGCGTACCCGCTGAATGGCAAGAAGAAGATGGACTTCCTTCGTTCCGCTCAGTGCGTTCAGGAAGAGCTGTTGCACAACTACGAGAAGTACGGAACCACGTCGTACTTTATCGGCGACGACACGTTCAACGACAGCACATTCAAGCTAGAGGCATTGCACAAGGTAATCACCGAGCTGCCGTTCAAGCCGAAGTTCACGTGCTATCTGCGACTCGATCTGCTGTACGCTCATCGCGAACAGATCCAGCTCCTCGATGAGATGGGTCTTGCTTCACCGTTCTTTGGGATCGAATCGCTGAATCAAAAGTCAGCCACCTCGATCGGCAAGGGCATGAAGACTGGCAAGGTCAAGGATTTCCTACTCGAGCTCTATCACGATCACTGGCGCGGAGAGAAGCCATTCACGTGCTCGTTCATTGTCGGTCTGCCGCATGAGACCCGTGAAACCGTTCAAGAGACATTTGAGTGGGTGAAGAAGACTGAACTGAGCTCGACGTTCTTTCCGCTGAGCATCTCAATCAAGTCGTTCTACCAGTCCGAGTTCAATCGGAACTACAAGGATTACGGGTACGATCTGAAGGATCCAGAGACCGGGTACTGGGAGAGTGAGAATTTCACGCTCGATTCGGCCACTGAGATTGCCGAGCAGTTCAACAAAGAGCTGATGTACACGAACGATCGGCCGAGCTCTTGGTTCCTGATGACGATGCTGAATCACGGGATGACCCTTGAAGAGGCACGAAAGGTCTTGGTGAAGGACCTGCCTTGGCCGAAGATTCTGCGGACAAAGCGGGACAAGGTCGCCGAGTACAAAAAGCTTGTTCTGCAGAGCTAAATATCCGGTTAAACTTGGAAGACTCATGCACAAAGTTACCTACAAATACACGCATCCGACAGATGCCACTGGCCTGATCTCGATGACGACAGAGGAACTCGCGTACCGCGACACGTTCCTGACATGGGCGTATCAGAACGGCCTCGTTGCAACAGAGACCAGCATTGTCGACACAAAGACGATCATGCACGAAGTTCTGTGGAGCAACAAGATCGCGTTCGACGCTTTCCGTGGTCACTTCGGTCAAGAGTACCACACGTTCGTTGATAACATCCTCGCTCAAGTTGAAGCGAAGGGTGGCTCGCACGAACTGATCGAAGCTGACATCGCCTAATGCTGTCACTGGATGAAGCTCAACGGGCGCTGATTCTCAAGAAGCTTGCGCCCCTAGGACGTGTACCTCGGTACGATGCGGAGGCGCAGACCGTCACGCTCTCCGAGACATCAGCACGTCGCTTCATCATTGATGGGACCGCGTGCACCCAGCGGCCGCGTTCAATCGCGCTCCAGGACCCAAAGGCGTACGATCCGTCTTATCTCGGATTTGGTATTCACGAAGCCCTCAGTGTTCTGATCCAAGACGACTACGCACTGTACGCGACTCTGTTCGACACCGTCAGACAGATCGATTCGACAGCAAGCACAATGTTCGGTTCATGCGAGCAGGCGGCGTTGATTCTGTCGCATAATTCATTCGGTGAAGAGCTGTTCCCGCATGTTCATGCCAGATCGATGATGGACACGCAGACTCTGTCGCTGTTCGTGAATTTGACTGGGACTGACTCAGCAACCCTGACGCTATTCGATCCGGTCACTGAAGACTCACGAGTGTTCAAGAACGGATACACCGATCATCGCGTTGTTGCGGTGCACGCTCGGAAAGCCGATCAGCGTGAAATCAAGATCGAACACGGGTCATTCATCCTGTTCGACGCTGCGAAGACACCACACAAGTTCTCGTACAGCGACGACATCTGGCTCACGTTCGTGTACGATCACGTCAATGGAGTCAGAGAAGATGTTCGCGCCAACTCCCTTTAAGATCCTTTTCGTTCAGCTCCTGGCATGGATCGGTATTCCGGTCCTGCTTTGGTATGGTTCATGGGTGCACATCATCGGCGCCCTGCTGATGTACACACTGTACGGTGGTGCTGGAGTTTCACTGACGTTCCATCGGATCCTGTCGCACGCTGCGTTCAAGTTGAATCCAATTGTGCGGAAGATCATGATCACGCTTGCGAGCTTCGCGAACGTCGGATCACCAATCACCTGGGTTGCCGTACATCGAGCGCACCATCGGTTCGTTGACACTGAACGCGATCCGCATTCACCACATCACATGCCGTTCTGGTACATGATGTTCGGCACGATGTACTCACAAGTCTCGGTGAAGTTCACTGTCGATCTGCTTCGTGATCCATTCTGTAGGTTCATCCATAAATACTACTTCGCAGTTCAGCTTCCATGGATCGTTCTGCTGTTCTTGCTTGGCGGGTGGAAAGCCGTTCTTGCGTTCCATCTCGTTCCAGGCGGAATGACATGGCTTGGCGGATCGCTCGTGAACTACTTGAATCATCTACATGGGTACAAACCATTCGACGGTCAGGGAACTAGCACGAACAATCTGATCACTGGATTCTTGGTGTTCGGAGAAGGTTGGCACAACATGCATCACGCGAAGCCGACCACACCGACTACGAAGCTGAATTGGTGGGAGTTCGATTTGGTTTACCAGATCGGCAGACTGATTGGAACACCAAGGGGCAAGAGATGATTTACTCAGTCGAGAACTGGGAGCTTGTTCAGCGTTTACGGGCTGACAAGCAGGCGTTGATGGATGAGTACACTGGCGCAGCGAACAGAACGCTGAACAAAGTGAACGCACTCACGAAGTCGAACAAGATGCTGTTCGATAAGCCGATGAGCGTGCTTCCATACATCTGGGATACTAGGCTCTGGACGGCCGATGAAAAGATTGGTGCAAAGATCGACACAGTTGGTCTGCTTCAACCGCCGAACCCATTGCCAGTGGGGAACACGATCGTACAAGACTTCCCGTGCATTCGGCAATTCTTCTGGGCTTCACTGCTTCCAGGTGGAAAGATCAATCCGCACGTTGGCGTGAACGGCATTCTGTACAAGCGAATCCCTGATCATTACCGCATTCAAATCTGCTGGTTCCCAGGAACGGGCGCTGCATTTCACGTTCAAGATCGATTCATCGAGTACAAGGAAGATGCGTGCTTCGGCTTCGAAGACGGTAATGAGCTTCACTGGGTCGAGCATCATGGCGATCAAATCAGAACCACTCTCATTCTTGATGTGTGGCGTGATCAAGTACCTGCGCTGCGCGCACCTCATCCAGATGCTGTTCTCAAAAGTTGATCTGGACATCTCGTTCACGAAGCAGGCACGTCGTGGAAAGTACGTGCTTAGCTACGGGCCGATCCATTACTACACCGTTCTCGGTAATCCATTCCCGTTCAAACTGATCAAGGCCTGGAAGCCGGACCTTGTGCGTTGGGTTGAGATCACTGGCACGCAACCAGCTGGTCCGCATCGTGATCATGGGATTACGACCACGTTGAATTGCTACATGGATGCTCCGTCTGGCGAGACGAAATTCTGGCGTGAAGGCGCGAACAGTGCTCCATTCCGTGTAAAGGGCGCCGTGACATCGAACGGGTACGTGCAAAGCACACTGGATTTTGTTGATTCATTCAAGGCGTTCACGGGTGACGCGTACCTGCTGAACGTGTCTGAAATCCACTCGGTTGAGAAGGAAATCGACGTCAATCGGCGGTTCATCCAGCTCTCTTGGAACACCGTACCGTTCGACCAGGTTCTGAAGCTCGTTCAAACGCCGTTGTAGTAAAATTGGTTCCATCATGGAACCGAAACTTCTGACACGCGATGCCTTCCGAGAAGGTGTGTTCGCACGGGACAAGCACAAGTGCGTGTTCTGCAGCGAGCCTGCTCAGGACGCGCATCACATTCTCGAGCGCCGTCTTTGGCCTGATGGCGGGTACTACCTCGAGAACGGCGCGTCTGTTTGCGGTGAGCACCACATTCTGTGCGAGCAGACTGTCATTTCGGTCGAGCAAGTTCGCGATGCATGTGGCATTCGCCAACCGCACGTTCCTCCGCATTTCTACCCAGATCACCAGTACGACAAGTGGGGCAACCCTCTGCTCGATGGTGGCAAGCGCGGTCGTGGTGAACTGTTCTTCGACGAGTCAGTCCAGAAGGTCCTTGGCCAAGGTGGCGTGCTCGATCTGTTCACGTTGTACGCGAAGTACGGACGGACGTTCCATCTGCCATGGTCTCCTGGCATTCACGACGATGACAAGGCGCTGAAGGACTGCACACAGTTCGAAGGTAAGCGCGTGATCATGTCGCTGAAAGCCGATGGTGAGAACACCACTGGGTACTCGGACGGGCACATTCATGCTCGCTCGATTGACAGCCGAGGCGGTGAAGATCGCGCTTGGGTGAAGCAATTCCTGTCTGAGAACGTGTGCTACAACTTGCCTGAAGGCTGGCGAATCTGCGGTGAAAATCTGTGGGCCGAGCACTCGATCAAGTACAGCGACTTGAAATCGTACTTCTACGGCTTCAGCCTGTGGAATGAACGGAACGTCTGCCTCTCGTGGGACGAGACGATCGAGTATTTCGCTCTGTTAAACGTCACTCCAGTCGACGTGCTCTATGACGGTATCTGGGACGAGGCTGCGATCAGGAAAATCGAGAAGACGCTTGATCTTGAGAAGGTTGAAGGGTACGTGATCCGACTCGCTGAAGCGTACCCGTACAGCCAATTCAAGAGCTCGATCGCGAAGTTCGTCCGACCCGGGCACGTACAGACATCTAAGCATTGGCGGGCAGGTAGCCGCTTCACACCGAACAAACTAGCATGAGTGATCAACTTCCGTTCCTGTTCTCTGACACGTACACGCTCGAAGGGTACGTTCCACCGTTCGGGTACTCAGACACGCTCCTGAATCTGGAGTCACGTCGAGTCCAAACCGGTGGCCGAGGCCGAATTCACTTCGGTGTCGGGTACGATGATGACGAAGGCGAGCCAACGTACGAGCTGCGGTACTCGGTCACGGTTCTTGGTGTTCCAATGCCAGGTGATCACGACTCGGCGTACGGCGTGAATCGGATCAGTCAACATGATGACAAGTTCACGATTGCCGCTAAGTGCGTGAACGCGTTCTTGGATAACAAATGGATGTGCGATAAGCATCCAGAAGCTGCGAAGTTCTTGAAGGAGAATGCGAAAGCGCTGAATCAGTCGAAGCGGTACTGGTCGGCACAAGAGCACCTGAAAGAGATAGCGAAAGAGAAGATCAAGCTCGCGCAGATGCAGCGAAAGATTCAGCGTGCAGAGCTTGTTGCTCAGCTGAAGGCGTTCGAGGTTCTAGAGGGTCGGCAACTGAGCGACGAAGAGCGTCAGCAGAAGTGGGCCGAGATCAGTGGTGGCTTGCCGTACGGGGAGTATCAACCGTGAATGAAGACGTTCGATACTACCTTGGCTTGGTGGTCCTGCTCACCCTTCTAGGCGTGCTCGTTCTGATCAGATAAAAAGAAGGGTCTCCATTTCGGGAGACCCTTTCAAAGCCCCGAACCAGCAGCGGGGCGGAGACATCCTAAAAAGGGGGCTCTCACTTCACACGAAATGAGAGCCCCAGAGTGAGCCAGCTGAGGAGGAGAAGAGGCTGCCTTGGAACAGCTGCTGGCTCACGGTTTATTCTATCCAGACTTCCTGGGATTATCCACGTCCAGGTGAAACAGTCTGTAAGCGCTTCGCGCTTGAACCCGCTCTCAGGATCTCGTGCAATTGCATTGAAACATACAATGATGTTCTCGCATCAATTTTGTAATTTTGGAGTTTCAAATGTACCTGCACACCGCCGAACCGAAGACCGCCGATCAACTGCTCGCTCGCCTCCGTGAGATCGAGCGTGGTGCCATTCGTCGCGCTACTCCCGACGGTCTGGAACAACTCCGCGTCGATGCATTCCGCGTTGATGGTCCTGTGTCGGTCGAGACGATGGCCGAAGTGAAGCGCCGTCTCGATGAAGACTTCGCGAACGCCGGCGATTACAACCAGGGTCAGTACATCGTTCACAAGTGGGCGAGCTGATGAGCCGTGAGAAGCAACAGGCGCTGATCGACATCTGCTTCGAACTCGTCAGTGTTTCACTGAACAGCGTGTTCCTTCAGAAGCTGGATCGCGAGAGCCGGATGGAGTGGGTCGCACAGCAGCTTCGCGACAGCGGTTTCGACACAGTTCCTTGTGGAGCGAGCTGGGGAGTCTTGAAGCCACCACCCCAGATCGAGTGCCCTGATTGCCGTGGCACTGGAGAACAATTCGGTTCGTTCGCATGCGATGAGTGCGATGGAGTCGGCACAGTGGAAGCACCAGAATGATCGTTTACGTCACTCGCCCTGATAACCACGAGCTCGTCATGGGTGGGTGGCGTGATGTGCGAGTCTGGACAAAGAAGCCAGACTTCCATCACACCCCGGTTGGTGGCTTCAACCCGCTGCCGCATGAAGATCCTCGCGCCACGTACCGTGATCAGGGCTGGGGATCCAATCGAGTCAATCATGGGCAGCCATTCAAGCCGCTCACGAAGCAGGACAAGGATCTTGAGCAGAACGCTTGGAACCTGGTTGCCTGGTCCGCCTGCGCGAAGGGTGTCAGTCTCGAAGACTGGCAGACCTGGGCACACACGATGCCATTGAATGACGACGGCACAGAGCAAGATCCGACGTGGGGGTACGACAACTGGTCGAATCTGATGTTCCATCGGACCAGAGATTCTGACCTCACTTCGAACGTGCACTACAAGCGATTCCTGATGGAGGTGAATCTGAAGACGGCCCAGTGCAAGATCATCGTGCCACGCGTTCACTGGTACGATCCGGACAATAAATCGCTCGGTGGCACGTATCACTCCGCCGAGACGCAAGAAATCTCGCATGATTTCGCAACTCGCATGAACTACGCGATCGCTGAAGACGACGACATCCCGTTCTGATCTGTATTTCATTTCATAGAAGACCTACAATACACGCATGACTATCAAATCAAAACACATTGCAGTCGGTGCAGCCGTTCTCGCAGTCATTACCTTCGTCGCCTTCGTTTGTACGTGGCTGATGTTCATGCACACCGAGACGGTCGATCCTGGCTACCATGGCGTGATCATCGACAAGCCATACTTCGGCGGCCATCAAGGTGTTCGAGACGAACCACTGAAAGAGGGCCGGATTCTGCTCTTCCGCACCTCCTCGGTCGAGGACGTTCGAATGACGCCACAGTCGCACGTCGTGAAGGTCGATGACTACTCGTCGAAGGACAACATTCTGCTTGACTTTGAAACCACGATCCAGTTCCGAATCACGGATGCTGTGAAGCTGGTTGACAAGTTCGGTGCAGGTTGGTTCGACAACAACATCAAGAATCAGTACCTGGCGATCGTGCGAGAAGCCGTGAAACGGAAGACGATGACGGAGATGATGTCTGATGTGAATGCTGCGCAGCAGATCGATGACGAAGTCACGAAGGGTCTGCAAGCACTGGTCACGAACTCCAATCTGCCGATCGAGATCTTGAATGTGTCTATGGGCCGTGCAAAGCCGAACGAGAACGTGCTCGCTCAGATGAACGAAACCGCTGCGCAACAGCAACGGAAGAAGACACTGATCGAAGCTGAAGCGGCTGAAGTGCAACGTAAAGCCGAGCAGACAGCGAAGGCTGCAGCTGATAACGCGTACCGCAATGCGATGGGTCTCTCGCCAGAGATGTTCATCCAGCTTGAGAGCATCAAGCGGTACTCCGATGCTTGTGCAAAGTCTGCGCACTGTATCGTGACCTCCGGCCAGACGAACATTCAAGTACCGGTGAAGTAATGTACGACCTGAACGCAACAATTGACAAGATCTTCTCGCTCGCGAACCGAGACAAGAAGGCCTCGTACGGTCTGCTGGACCTGACGACTCGCCTCGGCAATCTTGCCCTGACGATCGAAGCTCAAGACAATAACGAGCCTCACCGGGGCCTCGCAGGTGAGTCGGCCGAAATGGTGATGAGCGCTATTGCTGTGATGGGCCGGGTGCTACAGGGCCACCCTGATGCAACGCAGGTCATGTGCGGCCTACTGCGAACTCGGATCGAGCGCTGGAACGATGGTCTGCCGCCTCCCGGACCGAGCGTCTCGACGAACGGTATCCTGCAAGCAATCGCCATGCGTCGGAACAACATCGAGTCGATCGATCTGCCTGAGCCTCCGGCTCCTCCAGTGATCACAATAAAGGTCGCGCCCAAGGTTCCTGATCCAGCTCTGCTCGGTACTGGCCGTGTGTACGTCACGATTCGGAAGCATCCACTCGGAATGCCTCAGCCGACTGGTACTCGTCGCGTATACCGCATGGATCAGAACGGTGAAATCCTTCGGATCGGGATCGGCAAGGAAGGTAATCAGGGCTGGACGGTGAACGTGAACAATTTCCAACCAACGTTCCTGACGTTCCGATTGGAGCACGACCGTGGTCGAGCAGTGCCGATGCTCGAGGCGCTGGAATATTTCAAACGACACAACCAGTAACGTAAATAAGGCTGACTTAATTTAAGATTCAGCCATGGCATTTTCCCTCCTGCAAGAAATGGCGAAGCGTACCTCCGCTTCGCAGTTCTACGAACTCGGCAAGAAAAAGTACGGAGCCGAGAAGGTGAAGTCTCTGACTTGGCCTGAAATCGTAGTGATCGCAAAAGAGAACGACGTTCTCATTCCTAGCGGCCTTCCTAAAATGAAGGTCGCTCGGGGGCGTTTTACTCTCGTTCCAGCAGATCATGTTGAGAAGGAAGAGCCAAAGGCTGCCGCCCCCGCACCAGCTCCAAAGGCTGAACCAAAGGCTGCTCCTGCACCTGCACCAGTTGCAGCTCCTACGCCAGTCGAAGCCCCAGCCGAATACAAGCGTCCAAATCTGCACGGTGCAGCGTACTTCTCCGAGTGGAGCCGTTTCTACGACGCCATGAAGAAAGAATGGGGCGAATTCAAGCTGAAGCGAGTCGAATCCGGTAAGCAGACACGCGATCGTCTCGGCACAATGTGTGGTGACAAGCTCATGGTCGACGAGAACACGCACAACGTGATGGGTATCTGGACCGTGTCCGGTTCCGACAAGATGATGGGCCGCGGCTTTGTCGTGTACGGCAGCGGTTACGTTGCTAAGAAATCTGCTGCGAAGGCAGAAACTCCGAAGGCTGAACCTGCACGTGAAAAGCGCAAGGGTGGTACAGCTACTGACGCAGAAAAGAAGGCCGCGCTTCTTGACGTGAAGCTTGCAATGCGTGATCGCGATGCACAAGGCGCCGATTGGGGCGAGTTCAGCACGAACGGGAACGCCATGACTCTTGACGTTCGCTATTGGGGCCGCTGGGAAAACCCAGAAGGTGAAGAAGACGAAGAAGACTACGACTGGCAGAAGCTGTCGGCCGAGTCACGTAAGAAACTGGAGCGAATCCTCGGTGACATCGAAAAGCGTCATCCAAAGGTCGCATTGTCGTACAGCACAGAAGAGAAGAACTGGCTGGTCATTCTCGCAAATTAAGGTATACAATCATGAAGATCCAAGAACTCCTCTCTGAAGGCATGTACGTAGTCAAATCCAAAGACGGCGTTGAAAAGCGCTTCAAAAAGTCCGACTCCCCTGAAGCCAAGGACTGGGCTGCTAGCACCCAGAAGAAGGCAACGCTCGCGAAATACTCGCAAGCATGGTGGAAAGACAAGGAAGACAAGGCAAAGTGGAAGTGGAATGACGCTGATGCTGTCTATCCATGGACCGAGATCGATGACGATGAGCTGAACTCGAGCATGGTCTCGAAGGCCACGTTCAGTGGTGATCAGAAGATCAATGATTACCACATCCAAAAGGAATACTCGACCACGGTCGACGGCGTGAAGTGCGCTACCGTTGATGTGTTCGCGCAAGTTGTTCACAACGTGCATGACCTCGGATACGACGACGAAACGATCAAGGGCATGGATCTTGATAATGAAGACGGCGATGTTATGGACGGCGAAACCGTCACGTTCCACCGTGATCCAAAGAATCCAAAGAAGCTCGTGAGTGCATAATGAAGCTCTTTGAACTGACTGCCGATCTCGAAGCAGCGCTGAACGACAAAGCGAATGGCGCTGATGAGGTCGAGTACAAGGGTAAGCGGTACCGCCGCTCCGGCCCAAAGAACGCGACGAGCAAGCCAGGTCGCTGGAAGCTCGTTGAGGCAGTCGTTCAGGCCAGCTTCGGCAAGCGCCGAGGCGTCGAGCAGGACACCGGAATCGAAGTGCCTAAGGGCTATGACCGCTTTGAAGTCGAACACACCGAGGGTGAGAAATCTGCTTGGGTGATCGGCATCAAGGGGAACACGAAGACGAAGATCTCCCGTGCAGATCTGGTTCTCGCTCGTGAGCTCGTGAAGGCGTACAACAAGGGTGGTAAGACGGACAGCGGCTTGAAGCCAATCTCGCTGATGCAGGCGTTCGGCTCGAAGGAAATGAACGTCTTGCACGACAACGGTATCACGTTCGCTGAGAAGCCATACTGGCACGACTTTGAAGAAGATGGTCGGCGCGCCGACAAGAACATCCATCAAATCGCGCTCAAGAAGGTCGAGAAGCTGATTGGCAAGATTCCTGAGTACTCGGCCAAGGAAGTGTACGGCACGGACGTGAAGCAGAACGGTATGCTTGGTGATGTGAAGAACATGCCAAAGGAAGCCGTCGTGATCATTAAATTCAGCGACGGAACGCGCTATCTTGCTGACACCACGCAAGCTCGCTCGTACATTCGCATGTGGCAAAAGATCGTGTAATGTTGACCTTCAAAGACTTCATCGCAGCTCAGGCCCTTTACGAGGACATCTTCGTAAAGGGTGATGAGCTTCTGGCTGCCGTGAATACGAGCAGCACCGTTCGTAAGCCATCAACTCCTACGTCGATCAGCACGAATCTCCGTCCACTTGGCCGTCAGACAGGTCTCACTCGTGGTCTTGATGTGTGGTACGCTTTCTCGTACAAGCCATCGGACGAATCTGGTGGCTCCACTGATCTGCTGAAGTCTTTCAAGGGTAAGGGCCCGTTCAAGTTCACCGATGCTCGTCGTGAGAAGTTCATCGATGACACGACAACGCACATGGCATCCGAGTTCAAGAAGATGAACCGCGTTCCAGACGTGATCGTCACGCCTCAGTCTTCGAGCGTTGTGGTTGCTGAGTTCGCTACCGCTCTCGCAAAGAAGCTTGGCGTTCAATCAGCTAAGATCGGCGCGTTCAAGAAGGCCGACGCTATTCAGCTCCCTGAAGACAAAGAGAAGGCGCTCACTCTGATCCAGTCGAAGTACATCGACTTGGACTACATCCTCGAGAAATTCAAGGGTGACGACAAGCAGATCGACGTCGTGATGCGCGAAATCTCGCTTGCTGTCTATCGCTCGATCAAGAAGCACGGTCACATCGTCGCGAAAGAGCTGCCGAAGATGTTCAGCAAGTTCGTGAAGAACATTGTTGACAATGCGCTCGAAGGCGATGATCAGTACATCCTGTGGGACAAAGACGTGATGGTCGTCGATGACGTGCTCTCGTCTGGTGCCACAATGAGCGATCTGTTCCGCGCTTGCAAGGACCTGCTTGCAGCAAAGGTCTGGGGCTGTACCCTGTTCGCACGCACATCAGCCGCTAAAGAAGCAGAATGAAAATCAAAGAACTCCTGACCCTTCGTGAGGCTCCGCAAGAGGAGTCTTTTGAAGCGTACATTGATCGCCTTCAAGCAATGGGCTTGAATCCGCTTGGTAACGGTACGAATTCGTACGTGTTCAAGCACCCAACACTGCCAAACGTCGCTGTCAAAATCTTCCTTGACGACGATCGCGGGTACCGTGATTACCTCGAGTTCTGCATCAAGCATCCGTCGAACAAGTACTGCCCGAAGGTCTTTGAGACCGACGAGTTCTCTGAACAGCGTCGTACAAAGTACTTCACGAAGGAACTGCACGCGAACTGGAACGTCGCGCGCAGCGATAACGAGCCGTACTCGATCACCTTCCTTGAAAAATTAGATCCAATCACCAATGAGGCGATGGACTCAATGTTCGAGCGTCTTGGCAAGATCGCTGGTAAGAAGCTTGGAGCTCTCGCCAATCTCGGTGCTGATGGCTGGACAGCTATTGCAGCTGACGGCAATGATCATGATCTGCAGCAGCTTGCTCAGTACTTCGTCAGCGAGCTCAAGAACGGTCACAAGCTCGACATGGGCAATCGGAAGAACTTCTGTCTGCGCGGCGATCAATTCGTTTTCATTGATCCCTTCTTTTGATCGTGCCTGAGGATGTTCTGCTCTATAATGAGGGCATGAAATTCTCACATGTTAAACAAGCCGATACGCCCTGGAAGTCTGATGGACTCCGGGGCTTTTTCGAATATCGCGATCTCGGCATCAAGGACGCGACCGATGGTCAGGTCATTTGCCATCTGGTCCGCGCCGCGAAGCCAGCAGACGAAGGCACGGGCTGGCACATCCACGTTCTGAACTTCCAGATCGTGATCATGAACAAGGGCTGGGCGAAGTTCATGTACGGCGATCAATCAGTTCTCGTCGAAGCTGGCGACGTCGTTCATCAGCAGCCAGGCCTGATCCACTACCTGTACGACTACTCACGCGACATGGAGTACACCGAGATCTGTTCTCCTGCCGATTTCGGATCGCTTGAGGTACATGGTCACAACGTCCCAGTCCCGAAAGCATACGGCGTCTTGATCGTACCTGAGGTAGAATAAGACCTTCACGCGAACAAACCTTGAAGTTTCGAGCAAGTTCGCTAAATACAAATGTCCTGAAGTGATGTCGCAGAACATCGATCGTGATCCCGAAAGTGATTACACAAAGATCGAGAACATGTTACATTACTTCTATCGACTCTAACGAGTCACCAAACTAATTCATTCAGAAACACTTCGGTAGCACAACATGAACACCGCACGCATGATCAATACGAATCGATTCTGGCAGCAACGCCAGACGTTCGATCGTGCATGCGAGATGAAGCATGAGATTGATACCAAAGGAACGCCCCAGGTAGGAGGCTCGACGGAAACGCTCTAAGCGAACCGAAAAGCAAACCAAACCTGGGGAACTACGAAAGTGGTTCCCCAGGGTCGTTTCTGGAACACCTTAACGATCGTGACGATCGAGACCCTCGGTTTAAGAGACACCGAGCTACCAAAACTCCGGACCGCGATAACTCTGGCGAGTAGTCTTCAGCCAGACGAGTGCGAAAAAGGCAAATTGGTTTTATGCCTCTCGATTCGAGAGGCGTTATTTCAAAACGTGCAGATAGGATTCCGAGGAAAGCTGAAGGCCAGGATTCGGAGGAAGCAGTACGTTTTGAAATAACGGGTCGTTGACAGAGCGGCAGATGTACCTCCCTCTTAAGGAGATCTAGCAGGGTTCGACTCCCTGGCGACCCACCAAACATGCCGAGATAGCACGATGGTCGTGCACTTTATGTAAGAGCGAGTGTCTACGGGAAACACGGCACTTGACAGAAAAGAAACGGATGGTGGTTCAAATCCATCTCTTGGCGCCAAACAATGGGACTTTCGTATAGCTGGTGCGTACGGGAGCTTGAAAACCTTCAGGAAGCGGTTCGATTCCGCTAGGTCCCACCAATTTGCTTCGTTCGACTACCGGTTAGGTCGCTAGCCTTTCAAGCTGGAGAAACGGGTTCGACTCCCGTACGAAGCACCAGAACAATAGGGTTGAAATCGAAGTGGCACGAGATACATGGCTTTGACCCATGGTAATATCAGGTTCGAGTCCTGACAGCCCTGCCAAACATATCAGCGTCGTCTAAATGGTCTAGGACATCAGACTTTCAATCTGAGCAATGCGGGTTCAACTCCCGTCGCTGATGCCAAACAATACCTTAGTAGCTCAGTGGTAGAGCACCGTCTTGATAAGGCGTAGGTCGTTGGTTCGATTCCAACTTAAGGTACCAGAATAATGGGACGTTCGTATATGGGTATTATGTGGCGCTGTCTACGCTACGAAACGGGTTCGAGTCCCGTACGTCCCGCCAAATTCGTGCGGTAGCATTATGGTAATGCGCCACCCTCATAAGGTGTCCCAAGTGGGTTCGATTCCCACCTGCACGACCAAGTGTCCTTTGCTCCGGTGTAGCTCAGCGGTAGAGCAGCTCGCTGTTAACGAGTTGGTCGTTGGTTCGATCCCAGCCTCCGGAGCAAAGAACATTTCTATTCCCCTGTACTCTAATTGGTAAGAGACCTGGCTGTTAACCAGACGTAAAGGCCGTAAGGCGTAATATGCAAGTTCGAAGCTTGCTGGGGGAGCCAAGATTAAGAAACCTTACTCACGCGGTCACTCGCGGTCCCGTAGGGTTTATGCGCGGTTAGCTCAGTTGGTAGAGCAAACGACCGATAATCGTTAGGTCGCTGGTTCGAATCCAGCACTGCGCACCACAAATTATGCCTCTTTAGCTCAACTGGATAGAGCACTGGCCTACGAAGCCGGGGGTTGCAGGTTCGAATCCTGTGAGAGGCACCAGAATATTCCGACCGTCAGTGCAAGGTTATCCTTCTACGATTCCCCCTTGCGCGATCTCTTTGTCGGACGAAACATAGGTCCTTGGTGTAATGGCAGCATGACGGTCTCCAAAACCGTTCGTGGGGGTTCGAGTCCCTCAGGACCTGCCAAGATAACGGTGCGTTTAGGAACGGACGCTTAATTGCCAACCCCACATAATCTGGCGGCCGAATAACAATGTGCACTTGACAGAATGGTAATGTCGCTGGCTGCAACCCAGTTGTTCGGGGGTTCGATTCCCTCAGTGCACTCCAATTACGACAGGAGCAAGGCGCCCTCGGGCTTGTGGCTAGCTGTGGAAAGTGACCCTCCACCTCCAACGTCGTTCCAATCAAAGCTTCGTCGTTCCATTCACACGGGTACGCGACTCCGTTTCTCGCAAGAGGTGCAGGGCGAAGCAACGCAATTATAGGTGAGCCAGCGGCGCTGGACAAGAGCATCCAAAGCTCGAAGTTGGTAGTTCGACTCTGCCATCGCCTGCCAATTATAGGTGATCCATGGGCCGTGGACATGAGCCTCCAAAACTCGTTGGGACAGTTCGACTCTGTCATTGCCTGCCAAAATTTATGGTGTACGTAGTGTAGTGGTCTGCACCCTAGGCTGTGAACCTGGTAGTGGGAGTTCGATCCTCCTCGTACACCCCAGAATATGTTGCCTCGTGATATGGAAATCGCCCCTGGCTCTGACCCAGGTGGATGACGGTTCGATTCCGTCCGGGGTTGCCAAATACGCCTTGTGAGTGAATGTGGAGAGCACAGCGGTTTCGTATTCCGCAGGACGCAGTTCGACTCTGCGACAAGGCACCAGAATTATTGGGGTATGACATGGACGTTGGCCTGGGCTTTGACCCCGGTGCCGGTCGGTTCGATTCCGACTACCCTTGCCAAACACCGCATTAGCTCAACTGGATCAGAGCGTCGCACTCCGAAGGCGACAGATGTGGGTTCGAATCCCATGTGTGGTACCAAAATTACGCCGTCATAGCTCAGTTGGTAGAGCAGTTCCTTGGTATGGAGAAGGTCAGGGGTTCGATTCCTCTTGACGGCACCAGTTTAGCACATGCTCGGCATGATAACACAGGGTCATTGATCCGGACATGTTCGATCTGCGGTCTGACGTAGGAGTACGGCAAAGACAAGCTCGGAACGGGAACTCCCATGTGCTGATTCATTACTTGAAAGGAGCGCGTAATGCGTACGTCAGTTTCGACGCCTAGCGCGTCTGGTAAACGCCATACACTTTGGGTGTATGGCGTAAAGGTTAGCGCATCGGGCTTTTAACCCGTAAGGTCAGAGTTCGACTCTCTGTGCACCCACCAATCTGAAGGCCTGCTCGAGAAATCGCGCGGGCTTTTTTCGTTACATCAACGCGGTGATGTTACAACTCGGGTTGTACAATGCAATCATGAAACACGTACTCACCGCCCTTCTGATCGCTGCCTCGCAGTCCGCGTTCGCTGGATTCTTCAGCGACAGCTTCGACATCGAGCTACAGAACATCCTCACGGTCCGAAAGGATTCCGTGACGGTCGAGCTGCACGCGCCAAAGAAGCAGCTGCAGTCGAAACCTGCCGTGATCTTCATGGGCGGATGCGACGGCTCGGTCTCGGACGGTGCGAAGGTCGTGATCAAGAGCCTCGTCGATCGAGGTGTTCTCGTGGCCGAGCTGAAGTCGCTCAGAATCTGGGGCCGCAGCGCGAACGCCTGCACCGGTGAAAAGGGCGCCCTTGAAGGTTGGCAGCGAGCGGAGGAAGCGTACCGAGCCCGTGATGAACTCGTGAAGCGAGGATTGGCGAACGAGGAGAACGTCGGCCTGGTCGGTTTTTCACATGGTGGATGGGCGATCTCGTACGCAGTGTTCCTGAACTCGACGGTCACGTACGAGACGAAGAACTTCAAGCCCTTCAAGGCGGCCGTGGCGTTCTACCCATGGTGCCAAGAGGACTCGCTCTCGCACGATCTGCGAACTCCGACCCTGATGCTGATCGGCGCGAAGGACACGTGGACTCCGCTCGATCGCTGCACGAGACTCGAAGAACGTGCAAAGAAGGCTGGCACGCATGATCAACCGCTCGAGCTGGTCGTGTACGAGAATGCATCGCACTCGTACGACAACGACAAGCCGCGGCGATCCGCTCCGACTGGCAAGGGTTTCGCTGACCTCTGGTACGACAAGGAAGCGACTGACGACTCGCTCGCCAGGACGATGGCCTGGTTCGAGAAGTACATGGAGCTCGGGTCGGACCTCTAATCCGTAACCTGAATTCGCAGTCTACCCCGGCTTTGTCCGGGGTAGAATCGTTTCCATGAACACCATCAAACGCGTGATCTTCAACCCGTGGTTCATTGCGCTGTCCGAAGCAGCCGCATGGGCCATCATCGTAGTTTGTCTCTTCCTGGGAACCGCTGCCAAATGACCACGCAAACCATCACCCCACCGTCGCCGCTCTTCCTTCTGTCTGAAGGTCGATCACTTTTCGAGGGTGCGCTCGCCGTTCTCCTCACTCCTGCGCTCTTGGCTGCGGCTCCGAAGGGTGATGGACATTCCGTGTTCTTCATGCCTGGTCTCGGTGCGAACGACCCGACCACGAAGCCAGCCCGTCTGTTCTTCGATCGACTCGGGTACAACACGAATGGTTGGGGCCAAGGACTGAACTGCGGACCACGACGTGGTGTTCTGGAGACCATGGCCGAGGACATTGATAGGCTGTACGACGAGACCGGTCCGGTGTCCCTGGTGGGCCACAGCCTCGGTGGTGCGTACGCTCGATATCTGTCCGGTGTTCGACCAACGAAGATCCGTGGTTGCTACTCGCTCGGCTCGCCTTTCGCTGGTGATCTTGCGCATGCCACGAACGCGTCGCAGGTGTACGAGCTCTTGAGCGGCACGACTGTCCATGACAGCGAGCTCTTGAATGCGATCGCTGCGACTCCATCCGTTCCAACAACCTCGTTCTTCAGCCGCACCGACGGAGTCGTGGCTTGGCGCTCGAGTCTGCAAGTCGAAGGTCCGCAGTCCGAGTCGATCGAAGTCCGTGGCTCGCATATCGGCTTGGTCACGAATGCGTCTGTTTGGTACGCGTTGGCCGATCGTCTTGCTCAACCGCAAGGTCAGTGGGAACCGTTCGATCGTCCGACAGGTTCGGGTTTCCTTTATCCGAATCCGGCACGATGAAATTTCGCGCGATTTTTCTCACAAAAATTTCCCACGACGAAAAAAACCGCATGGCGGGAATTCGTTGGGGAATTCACGACGGCAAGAAGTTCCTTCGGTTCGACTTCTGGACCACGAGCTTTCGAATTACGGGGATGCGATGAAGACAGTGAAAGACATTTTGTTCGTGGCGGCCATGATCCTCTGCATCAGCGGAGTTCTTTACCTGCGGCAGATCTGGTAGGATGAACTCTCTGTAAATAGTGCATCATTTACGGAGCCGTCATGGAACTTACCAAACTCAAGCAGCTGGCCGAATCTCGCCAGTCCGATTTCAAGTACACCGAAAAGCACGTCAAGGGCGCGCTCTCGAAGGTTATCCTCGAGCTGGAAGGTTCGAGCTCCGGTGCGATGTCGCGCTTGATGACTCGTTATCAGCGCCTCGATCGCTCCGCTAAGCTCCTCGCTGAAAAGCGGAACGAAGTGAACGCGCAAGTCAAGGACGTTGCTGACCGTCTGTTCGATGCCGAAGACGCAGTTGCTACTCGAATCATCGAGACAATCTCGTACACCGTGATGCTCACGAAGTCCGAGAAGGCTGCTGACAAGGAAGACAAGAAGAAGATCGATTACGAGTCCGCGTTCGGCGAACTCTCGCGTCTGGTCCCTGATCTCGAAGCTGCCGTGAAGAAGATTATCGAGAAGCACACGGAAATCATTCCAGCGAAGGATACTCCTACCGCTCTGCGCGTCACATCGAAGATCGCTGAATCCGTTGCTGGAACGATCCTCACGAAGATCAAGAGCTTCGTGACCTCGATCAAGGAATGGGCAACTGGATACGACTCGAAGCTTTCAGCTCTGAAGAAGAAGTTCCCAGTTGGTAAGGTTGTTGCTGAAGCGACCTCGAAGGCATTCGTAAAGAAGACCGACACAGGCGTGCCATCGACTGCAAAGCAACAGCGCATTGCACGTGACTACTTCGACAAGAAGTTCCCAGACTACGAGCTCCCACTCACGGTCAAGAACGGTCCAGACGGCTCGAAGTACTTCGCAACGACTGCTTCGACTGACGACTGGGTGACCTCGAAATCCGGCTGCTGCCGCGTAGCCGCTGATGGTACAATCACTGGTGTGACACTGAACGCGTTCATGAATCTTCCAACTGCTACCGAAGGAAAGCTGACTGAAGCGGTCGGTTCGAAGAACGTGAAGGAAATTCTGCGTGGTGTGAAGTGGCATCAGACAGATAACGACTGGCACTCGGCGAAGAGTGTTGCGCGCGAGATCTTCAAGCAACTCGACGATTCGGATATCGACGTGATGCTCGCTCTGCGAAATGCTGCTGAAGTCCAGCGCAAGAAGAATTCGTTCCTCGGCGCTGCTCTGGCTGAACTCGCCAAGGACCAAGCTGAAAAGCTTGGCACCACGAACCGCGACTAAAGATACATGCCTCTGTAGCACAACTGGATAGTGCAGCCCTCTTCTAAAGGGTCCGTTGTAGGTTCAAATCCTATCAGAGGTACCAAACTCCTGGCCCTGTGCAAGAACACAGGGCCAGTTTTGTTTCCGGGGTCCGTTACAACTGCAGTCCGCTGCTTGTCAAGCGTTACATTTGAAATGTGTACAACCATCGCGGTGGGGATACTATTCAACTGTCAACTTCGACAAACAACCTGTGAACTTAGTTAGGAGATTCTCATGACCGCAGCACAAACCGCCGTTTCCACCCCCGCCCGTCATCTGACCGTCGTGTCCAGCGGCAAGGCCCCGAAGGCCAAGGTCGCGAAGACCACGAAGGCCAAGAAGCCCGCCGTCGCCAAGGTCCGCGCCCCGGCCAAGGAGCTGATGGCCGCTCGCCGCCGGATGTTCTTCGGTGCCTCGTACATGAACGGTGTCCTGGGTGGTTTCCACCGCGACGTCGCCAAGATGGTCCAGCACGCCGCCCACCTGAAGCTCGGCTCGCCGTCGCAGCTGAAGGCGCTCAAGGTCGAGACCCTGCGCGAGAAGCTGGCCGACGCCATCCTGTCCACCCCGAACGGCTCGGAACCGTTCTCGATCAAGCTGCAGTAATCTCTGCACGCCGATCCACCCTCTCGCCCGCGGCTCATCATCGCGGGCGAGACTGTTTCTGCACGCTATCTGTCACCTAATGCCTGTAATCTCGCGCCTCTCAGGTGTCTTTTGACATGTCTGGTCGTGCGCAGGGGGATGTCGCCGCTAAATAGACTATCATAAGAATCATCCAGATCCAACACAATGAGCGCCCCCGCCATGAACCACGACCACGAGCTTTTGAAGGCAGTTCTCGACTGGATTGCAGCCAGTCTGACTGTAGCAGCCTTCGTTTCATGGCTTCCACCTATCGTGACTTTGCTCACAGGAATTTGGACAGTGACACGCCTGTACGAGGCAATCACTGGGAAGCTGTTCAGCAACACGCGTATCGCAAAGTGGCTGACTGGACGTAAGCACTGAGGATCGTTACAGGATCATCCTGAATTTGGTGTATAATTCACCAACACTTCTGGAGATCCTCATGATTCAACTCGGTCAAATCCAACAGAACTTCGACGTCCTGCTCTCGAACGAAATCCGCGCAGTGATCAGCGTCTCCCCGTACGGCACGGGGAACATCGCCCGTCTGTCGAGCACCTTCCCCGAAGGTCCGCGCGCAGTGATCGACAAGGACACCGAGATGCTCGACATCTTCAGCTTCCTCGAGACGTACCGCCGTGAAAAGGTCGTGATCATCGATGGTGTCGACAAGGCTTCTCCCGAGGTGATCGCCCTGCTGAAAGGCGCGATCGACGGGGCAATCATGTACAACACGCTCCAGGTGCACCGGAAGTTCGACTTCAAGGCCGCGGTCGTGATGGCCGCGACCGACATCGAGAACGTGGACAAGGCGCTGATCCGCCGCTCGCTGGTCTGCATGCCGCGCTGATCCAGCGAGCTCCATGAACACGGGACCTTAGGGTCCCTTTCTTTTGCTCGGCTCACCGAGAACGCACGAGGGACCTTAGGGTCCCTTTCTTGTTTAGACATACAGCCACTGTCTCCGTGGTGCTCTCGTGCGGCCTGTGTAAATACAGGGCAGCACGTGCTGCGTTATCTGGAGTTCCCTATGTTTGATTTGGTTGCTGGTATCGCAATTGGTACCGCGTTCGCCCCGTTCTGGATTATGGTCTGGAACTTCGCTAAGGCGAAGTACGTCGCTCGCGTGGCCGCTAAGAAGTAAACAATGAAACTGTTCGAGCTTCAAGACCAAACGTTCGGCGTTCCTCGACTGTCGTGGAACAGCTCGCCAGACATCGGTTGGTGGCGTGACGGAAAGGTTCTCCGCGGCTACCACGGCTCGAACATGAAGTACCTGGAGTCGTTCGCCAAGGACGGTCTGAATCGAAAAGATTCAAGCACTGGCATGATTTCACTTGCTTACGAACCATTCACTGCCCGCGCATTCGCTGCGATGGGTGGTGAAGCAGAATTCAGAAAGGCCGGCGCGAAAGCGAAGACCATTCCTGAAAACGAACGCATCACTCTTGTTTTTGATATTCCACAATCGTTTGTTCAAAAGTACGAAGACCCAAACCTCCGAGGCAATGACCCAACCCACCTTGCACGTTTGAGAAACAAGGAAGAGTACGAAGCATGGACAGGTACGGACCAACAGTACTACCAACTCTGCGAGCTTCGTGTCTCGTCAGAAGTCCCCGCAAAGTACCTCGTAGGATACATGATTAAGTAAGCAGAAGGACCTGGTCGATGATCATGGAGAAGGCTTGCTGCAAGACCTAAATACTTTTTAGATCTTTCTCAACCTGAGTACGGGAGCGGTTCTTACGGATCGCTCCCGTTTTCGCACATATAATCAGATACAAATGGACACACAAGAAGAACAGTACGAAAAGGCCGCGCGAGCTGGGCTGATTCCGTACATCCGAGACGACGCAGGCACACCGCACTATCTGATGATGGTTGCATCGAATCCGGTGTATGGTGGCCCGCGACCGATGATCAGCAAGGGCAAAATCGAAGACGGCGAGAACACTTTCGAGTGCGCAGTTCGTGAAGCCGAAGAAGAGCTTGGGCTTGTTCAGCAGAATATGCAGAGCACCCCGTTCCTCTTGGCCGATGAGCACGTCACGCTTCGATCGGGTGCGTATCAGTTGACCGTTTACGCCGTTCAGATCTATGATCGGTGGAACTTCGACAAATGGTGCGATGAGACCGAGTACACGGCATGGTTCTCGCTGGAGGAATTCCGTGAAAAGGGACGTAGAGACCACATCCAGTATGTGGAGAGACTTGAAGCGATTTTGAGATCGTAGAAAGAGAAAGTAGTTCAGGAGAATAAAAATGGCTGGCCATAGAATTTTGAAGTTGGATGTTCAGGGTACCCCTGACAAGTGGATTGATTACGAACAAGCGATTACGTACCATGCCAAGGGCCTGGTGGCGTGGCAGCTCGGCGATGAAAATCACACACGCTTCCGTGGCGGTGAAAACCGAATCACAGGCCAGATTTCGCAAATCTCCTCAGCTCCAATCATTGCTGTGCGCGGCGAAGGCGCTGGAAAGCGCGCGAATCGCGTCCCAACTCTGACGAACCCAGAGCTGTTCGCCCGTGATCGTCACACTTGCGCGTACTGCGGACGCACGTTCTCTGAACATCGTCTGACTCGTGACCACATCATCCCGGTCTCCCGCGGTGGTAAGGACATCTGGACGAACGTCGTGACTGCTTGCGATTACGACAATCACAAGAAGGACGATCACTTGCTGCAGGAAATCGGCATGGAATTGCTGTACGTTCCGTACACGCCGAATCGCGCTGAGTCGCTGATCTTGAAGGGTCGTAAGATCCTCCCTGTTCAGGCCGAGTACTTGGCACAGTTCATTCCAGAATCGAGCCGAGCGCATTCGATCCTGAACGAGTTGATGAACGTTCACTAAGGACAAAGGGCTGAGATAAATACGTCTCAGCCCTTTTTACTTATGCACATCAATCCTGACACCGCTGTCGTCGAGCTTGGCGACGTTCCTCTCGATGAGATCGAGCGAGTTCTTGGCGTGATTGAAACCGACTTCGCCGAGAAGTGGGTCTTCCGCGGTTCGAAGCTCATGAATCAGTCTCGCGTCTTGAAGGCACGGACGATTTCCGAGTTTGATCTTCTTGCGAAGGAAGATGCTGACGCTCTGTTCGAATTGCTCGAGCCGATGACGCGCCCGTACATGGGGAAGGACGACAAGCTCGTCTATCTCGATGTCTCGTCGCTTCCGAATTCAGCCGCCTCTGCGCTGCACGTCGATTACCTGTGGATGCAGGCCGTCGCTCGTCGAATCCGCATTCCAATCAAGACAAATCCGAGAGCACTGTTCGCTACAGTCGACTCGAAGAATGAAGTAACCGTGCACAACTTGAAGGTCGGAAAAGCGTACAGCACGAACAACATGATCCCGCATTCGGCTGCGAACTACGGTCCAGATCGCTGGCACGTGGTGTTCGATATCCTGACGAATGAAGAGTACGAATTCCTGACGAAGACAAATCGCATTACAGAAGCAGTGTTCAGCCCGTACGTGAACGCAGCTCTGAATCCAGTCCTGGCGCATCGCTGCCGGACTTTAATGGCTAAATATCCTGCAAATTAACTAACTCTGGTAACGACATGAAAGTCACTGAACTCCTCACAGAAAAGAAGCATTCCGGCGCTTATTACAACGCTGGCTACGATGCAGAAAAGAAGGCCGTTGTCGGCGCTGTTAAGGATTGGGTCGAGCGAATCGGCGCTTCCCCTGAAGACCTGGCTGCTGCTTACCTGGAAGCCAAGAAGCTTCCTTCGTACAAGGCGCTGACCAAGATCGCTCCAGACATCTCGAACGCGCGCGAAGCAAAGAACGGCACATTCTCGTTCAAGCACCCATCCAAAGCCGCACACTCTGAGGCTCCAAAGTACAACGTTCGCGCATCAGGCCAAATTCGTGGATCTGACGCAGGTTCGTACTACTCCCCAGGTACACGCCCAACGCACCGCCTGGCATCACCAAAGCCACGCCTCGTTGCTGGTAATCCAGTGAAGTCGCTCGTGCTCGTGTACGATGGCGCTTTCAAGGAACTCGTTCTGAAGGCCCAGAAGGTTATTGCCCGCGACACCGTCAAGTAATTGAAACACTGCCGTGGCTTCGGTCACGGCAGAACATGAGTACCACATGGAATACAACGTTCGAATTGCATCCTTCTTCTGCATTTTCGCGACCCTTGCTACGATGGCAGGCCTGACGTACTGGTACTGGTTCGATCCTCTGTACCACGTGTACACGCTAATTGCTGGTATTCCACTCCTGTACACATTTGGCGCGATCTTCGGAGCCGTTGCCGAGCTGTTCGGCTTTGAAGCTGTTCAGCCTGAAGAAGGTGAACAGCAGGAAGAACTCTCGTACACGCCGATCGACCCAACCGAGTACGACGTGACCACATCTGAGAATATCGTCGGCACGTACAAGGGCGAGAACATCTACGAGTACCTGATGAACGGTGGCGAAAAGTTCTGGTACTACAATGTTCTGCAGGAATCTGAGTTCGAGAACTTCCACGCACCTGAAGGTTCCTCATTCCTTCTGGTCCAGCCTGGAATCCTGTACGTCACGGCCCCGCCTGACCACGAACCTGAACCCGAAAATACTGCAGTCTGAACTGCACCCGGCGTCATAGAATTCATTTCTCGACGCTAAATACAAACGCTGCAGAAATGCAGCGCTGCTTTCGAACCGAAGATAATGGGTTATCGGCTAAGTTTCCCACTATCATCTCTTTGTTCGAGCATTTTAGCAGCCTCTTCAACACTTACTTCAATCTCATTCAGCCGCAGCAAGTTGGTTATCAACTACTACGACCTGGACCGTCCGCCCTGTAGAAACACTAAACTCTCTACTGGGTAACCCGTTGACTCCTCTGGTTATTGGAGCGCCTCGCCGAGAGGGCAGACTTTTGTCTGAAGATCGGCTGATGTTGCAAGTACAAGGAACTTGATCGGATACCGCAACTTAAATCGCGGTGTAGGCGGAGCCCATGCTCGAAAGAGATACTCTGCTGAAGTCTCCAACAGCAATTTTTGCTGGATGGGATTGTAGTAAGTGCTGTCACGCGCCTTTGTTCACTGCGCTAAAGTGAACCGATAATCAGGAGAGAACTCATGAACATGTACACCGACCACGCCGCTTCTCTGAACGCCGTTCAGACTTCCACCCCACAGACGGAAGCAATTCCTGGCCGCGAAGCCGAGATGAAGCTGAACAACGCTGGTGGATTCACGTTCACTCTTGATCAGTGGGGCGTCCTCGATCGCTTCATCATGATCGGTTCCGAGAACGGGAACTACTACGTCGGTCAAAAGGACGTGATGAAGCAATCGTTCGCGAACACCCTGAAGTGTATCGCTGAAGACGGTCTGCGTGCTGTCGCTCGTGCTCTCGAGTACTCAACCTCTGGTCGCGCTCCGAAGAACGACCCTGCTCTGGTTGTGCTCGCGCTCGCCGCATCGAAGGGAACGCCTGAAGTTCAATCCGCTGCTTACGACGCCCTGCCAAAGGTCGCTCGTACCGGTACCCATCTGTTCACGTTCGTCTCGATTCTGAACTCCCTCGGGAAGTGGAACGCCGCTGCAAAGCGCGGCCTGGCGAAGTGGTACACGAACCGTTCGATCGACAAGCTCGCGATCCAAGTGCTGAAGTACCAGCAGCGCAATGGCTGGTCGCACCGCGACGTCCTGCGTCTGGCACACGTGAAGCCGCAGAACGACATCCAGACGAATCTGTTCAAGTACATCACGAAGGGTGGCGACGCTCTCGTGCAAGGCTCGCCGATTCCGCAGCTCGTGATCGACTTCGAATTCCTGAAGCGCGCCGAGTCGGCCAAGGATGTCGTTCGTCTGATCGAGTCGAATCCATCGATCGCATGGGAACTCGTTCCTACGCAATTCCTGAAGGATCCGGACGTGCTGATGGCGCTCCTCCCTTCGATGGGCATGACCGCTGTGATCCGTCAACTGGGTAAGCTCACTGCCGCTGGCGTGATCAAGCCGATGTCGGAAGGCGAGAAGTTGGTCGTCGCGAAGCTCTCGGATGCCGAAGCAATCAAGCGTGGCCGTGTCCATCCGATCACTATCCTCCAAGCCCTGAAGCAGTACCAAGCTGGTCATGGTGAAAAGGGTTCGTTGGTCTGGTCTCCAGTTCAACGCGTCGTGTCGGCCCTGGATGACTCGTTCTACTCTGCGTTCACGCTTGGCGAGGACAAGAAGGAGAATCACTTCATCGCTTGCGACATCTCCGGCTCCATGACCATGGACAGCGCGAAGGTGATCGGTTCGCCGAACCTCTTGGCTGGTGAAGTGGCTGCGGTGTTCGCGATGGCGATCGCTCGTACCCAATCGAACTATTTCCTCGCTGGTTTCAAGCAGAACTTGGAACCACTGAAGATCTCGCCGACGATGCGTCTCGCTGACGCGTTGAACGCAATGCGTGCTATGCACTGGCAAGGCGGCTCGACCGACTGTGCTAAGGCATTCGAGTACGCGCTCCAGAACGGTATCGCGGTGGACAAGTTCACCGTGATTACCGACAATGAAACGTACGCGGGTGGCCAAGCCCCAGTGCAGGCGCTCAAGAAGTATCGTGACCGTACTGGTCGCGCTGCGAAGTCGATCGTGATTGCTACCTCGGTATCTGAATTCACGATCGCCGATCCGAAGGACGGTGGTATGTTGGACATCGCAGGGTTTGACTCGGCTGCTCCACAGATCATCGCTGATTTCTAATGTAAGTACGTTTTAGATAGTCCATGAAAGCTGCAGTTGTAGGGTATGGTTTCGTGGGTAAAGCACTAGGAGAGGCACTTGAGGTGCCTTTTCTCGTTCTTGATCCCAAGTTTGAGAAGAGTGTTCAAGGACTCGATGACATTCTAGAGTTTCAACCACATGTGATCTTCCTCTGTCTTCCAACTCCCACGGTCGATGGGAAGTGCGATGACACGTTGATCATGAAGTACGTGCAAGACTTGAAGGATTACCAAGGTGTTCTCTGTATCAAGAGCACAATCCCAGTAGGGACGGTCGAAAAGATCGAAGCAATTCTCCCGAACGCGGTCCTTTGGCCGGAACTGCTCGTTGAAAAGACGGCAGTGTTCGATATGGTCCATCCATCAATCACCGTGATTGGTACTCGCGATCGCGCGCAGTACGACTGGATGTACTGGTTCCTGATCGAGAACACGAAGATCAACACAGATCTCGGGAAGTCGATCCATCGCTGCACAATGAAGGAAGCATCCGTGTTCAAGTACACGGTGAACTCGTTCCTCGCGATGAAGGTCGTGTTCATGCACGAAATGTACAACTGGCTGCGAGCGCGTGGCGAAGAGCCTTCGTACAAGATCCTGACTGACATGCTCTCCGTCGAAGGTCGAGTCGGCGCTTCGCACATGAAAGCTCCTGGCGATCATGGCCTTGGTTTCGCCGGTTCTTGCTTTCCGAAAGATACGCAAGCGCTTCGTCACCAAGCATCGCTCGATGGCGTGCACCTTGAGCTGCTGAACGCTGGCATTCAGGCGAACGAGAACCTTCGCGCTCTCTAAAGTTCGTTACAGAAAACACGAGCTCCTAACCCGAGCTCGTGTTATAGTTTCCGGTAACTGGAGAATTTTATGCGAAACAAAGTGGTGCTCGTGCTTGACGTGGACATGATCGCTTGCGCTGAGCGATCCCCCGAGGATTTCGTCGAGAAGCTGAAGCTCGCCGTGCGAGAACGTCGGTATCACAACGTGTCTGTCGAAGGTCGAACAGTCGGTGACGTCGTCTGGTATGGCCGGATGAGCGACTCGCCCACTCTGCAAATCAATGGCCTGCGCGCCGAAGTGATCTCACATGGAGGAACGTGATGCCACAGAATCAACTGAAGGTCGATCACCCAGTTCTTTTTGACGTGTGGTGCACAGCCACGAAGGAGAACGCCCGATTCTTCGAGTGCAGCTCGCCAGCGTGCCCACCTGAGTACCGTGAAATGTGGCTCGCGTACGGCCCTTCATCGCAGCGCCCTTCACTTTCGCAAGTGAAAGTTGGCGATCACGGCGTCCTTGAGGCGACCGTTCGAGGTTGGATCTTCGTCAAAGACTGACCCGAACCCTGGTTCACCCGAGCGTTCCTAGGCTGTATAGTCTAGGAACGCTTTCTTCATTCAGGTGTAGATCTTTATGGACTGTTCGGTTCAGTGCAACCGGCGACACCTGAGCCACCTTCAGAGATGCACGATGGTTCCAAATACTCTTGACGAATTCCGCTCCACGCTCCTTGACATGTACAAGGGAGACGGACACACGTGCCTCGTTATGCGCGTTCCGAACTCGCTGATTCGCGAGGCGATCGACGAGATCCATGCTCGCGCCGCGTACCACGAGCTCTTTGGCGACAAGCTAGGCATTCCTGATCCGTGCCAAAAGATCATCGGCCAGTACTTCGTGCAGAACCTTGAAGATCGCATTGATCTCGACTTCGTAGAAGTGCAAGAAGGAACCTGAATTCGGGAGGGCGCTTTTGGCGCATTGCACTTACAATAGTGCAATGAACCAATTCCAAAAGCTCCTGATTTCAGCTCGGTACTGGTTGCTCGGAATGGCCGAGCACGACCCGAAGTACTTCAAAGTCATTGAGGCCATGGAGCTTGGCCTTGAGCATCACGACGGCCATCGCAATGGTGGCGACCCAGAGTTCGTGCATCAGCTCGGCATCTTCCACTATCTGCGGACGATGCACAAACACATCCGCAACCCCGTGACCGTGTACATGCTGGTCTTCCTGCATGACGCGCTCGAGGATCCGAATCAGCAGTCGAAGAAGGAAGGCAAGCCGCGGTACATCGCGCCTTCCGAGATCAGCGAGCAGTTCGGTGATGCCTTCCTCGTGAAGCTCAAGAAGATGTCCAAGGAAATCCTCGGCCAGACGAATCCTGACTTCTCCCTTGACGTGGTCTTCTCCGATGAGGACACCAGCGTTGCGAAGGGCGGCGATCGAGTGAACAACGTTTCCTCGATGATTGGCGTGTTCAAGCGCCCGCGACTGATCAAGTACGTGAAGGAAACCGTCGAGGAATTCTTCCCACGTCTGAAGCGCTCACGTCGTCTGTTCGCTGATCAAGAGTCGATCTACGAGAACATGAAGCTTGAGCTGTCGACGCAGATCGGTTTGATTCAACACATCCTCGATGGGTACGTTCCCCATGAACAATAACTTCGTTCCTGAAATTGGCGGCGTGTACAAGTTCGCGTCGTGTGGTGTTCAAGTCGTGCTCTCAGAGCCGATGAAGACAAGTGGTGGAGTGATGTGCGTGAAGACTGCACAGATCTTCATGGACTTCGACGGTGAGAAGCGAATCCTGCTGAACAGTGATGGGACCGTGTTCCACTACCCAGCGACTGCGCATCCAGACATCGGCTCGATCACGAAGCACTTGGAACTCGCAGCTGAATCGCACGAATCCAAGGGCTGGACGTGGAAGCACTTCAATGAAGTCGTGCTCCGTGTTCCGGCCAAGAAGAAGAAACGGAAAAAGAAGTGACAGTGAAAATGATCCTTGCTGTTGATCAAGGGAACGCGATCGGCTGGCAAGATGGGCGCCTGCCCTGGAAGATTTCGCGTGACATGCTCCGCTTCAAGGCGCTCACAACGGGTAGTACTGTTGTGATGGGTCGGAAGACGTTCGAGAGCCTTGGCCGCCCGCAAGGTCTGCCGAATCGGCAGAACGTCGTGATCACCACGCAGAAGCACGACATGACCGGGAATCCGCTGTTCTTCCGCGATGGCAAGGATCCGTTCCGCTCGTTCGTGCAAGTGCATCAAGCGTGCCTTGGCTGCGAACCCGCGGATCTGTGGGTGATTGGTGGTGGAACGCTGTACGATGCAGCTATCGAACAGAGCTTGGTCGATGAGATTTATCTGACGCTGGTGCACACCAATTCGGGTGCTGATGTTCAGTTGAAGCATGATCTCGCGGCATGGAAGCTGTTCGTTCTGCGCGAGCAAAGCCGAGGAAATATCTGGAACGTCGCCGAGTACGAGCAACACCAGGTAGAGGGCGATGTTCCCGCGGTAACTTTCATCACTTTAAAGAAACAAAAATGAATCCGTTCAAGCGCACTGGTTTCGATTCGATCATTGGCAAGGGCATGGTCGTTCTTGGCGATCTTCTCCTGCAAGAAGGCACAACCACTGTGATTGACGGCACGCTAGCCGGTCAAGACATCCGCGTTCATAACACGACCCCTGACAAGGTTGATGTGAAGACCACTCTCGTCGTTGGCGGATCGGTTTCAATCGCGCGTGGTGATCTGAATTCCGGTGGCACGATCCGAGTGCCGAACGTGACGGTCGCTGGTGTCCTCGAATGCGAAACGCTGATCTGCGAAGGCCGCCTCGCTCTGAAGGCTGGTGCGAAGATCGTTGCGAAACAGATCCAGTACCGTGACATCGTGATCGAGAACGGCGCAATCGTTCTGAGTCAAATGATGCACCTTGATCACATCTCTGCCGGGGAGCAGACCTAATGGCCCTCACCTACCTGTTGGTTCAATACGCGGAGGCCGATCACGGCGCGCATCTCCGCCAGTTCTTCGGCGATCTCGACGAGGTCCAAGCGTTCCTGACCCTGCCAGAGAACGCATGGCAGAAGTGGGAGATCCTGAAGATCGAGAAGCAGATCAAATACTCGAACAAGGTCGTGGTCAACATCTGGCCCGACGAGTCCACCACCCCACCCAAGGAGGCCTTCCTATGAAATCAGGACTCGGCGTTTGCGTCGTGATCGGCGCGCTGTTCCTTGGGATTGTCTCAGGTCTGGTCTTGATCAAGACTCGGTACGTGCGTAATCAACCAAAAACTGCTGTGACGGTCACAGTGACCGAACCAGTTGCAACCCAAATTATCAATGGCGCCATCAGCGCTCATTGCAAGTACGCCCACTACATCCATGGTGGGTTCGGCCTCGGGAATTGCGAGGAATCACATCCCAATCCTGAGAAGACCGAGTGAATTGCGACTAAACCGCATACAATCAAATCTTCAGTGATTCATTCTGTTGCGTACTTGAGAGAAGAAGTGCACAATTCATTGGATCGTCGAAACCCTCTCTTTAGCTTTACCACTGGAGCATAACTCGCATATGTCAGCTCTCAAGTCTCTCTCGGCGAAATACGCAGAGAAATTCGCAGCACCGGAAGTCATGTCGCTCGAAGCGTACCTGGACCTGTGCAAAACCGAACCTCTGGCATATGCCACCGCCGCAGAGCGGATGGTCGCAGCCATTGGCCAACCTGTTGTGGTTGACACGTCGGAAGACCCACGTCTCTCGCGCATCCACAGCAACAAGAAGATCCGCACGTACGATGCATTCAAGGAATACTACGGCGGTGAAGATCAGATCGAACGTCTCGTTGCGTACTTCCGCAATGCAGCCGCAGGTCTGGAAGAATCGAAGCAGATTCTGTACCTGAAGGGTCCAGTCGGCGGCGGGAAGTCCAGCCTGGTCGAGCTCCTGAAGGCTCTGATGGAAAAGCACCCGTTCTACGCTCTGTACGATGCGAGCGAAAAGGATGCGGAACTGCGGACCTCGCCAGTGTTCGAATCGCCGCTCGGTCTGTTCAACAAGCACGACCCCGATCACCAAGCGGTTCTCGCTGACTCGGGCATCCCAGTGGGCTACGCTGGTCAAGCAGTTCTGTCGGGCTGGGCACTGAAGAAGCTCGAAGAATTCGGCGGCGACATCACGCGTTTCAGCGTCGTGAAGCTCTGGCCGAACAAGGACACGCAAGTCGGCGTGATGAAGGTCGAGCCGGGCGACGAGAACAACCAAGACGTCTCTGTGCTGGTCGGCAAGACTGATCTGCGGAAGCTCGAGAAGTTCAGCCAGAATCACCCGTACGCTTACACATACGGTGGTGGTCTGAATCGCACGAACCAAGGCCTGATGGACTTCGCCGAAATGTTCAAGGCGAACATCAAGACGCTGAACCCGTTGCTGATGGCTACGCAAGAGCACAACTACAACGGTACCGAAGCGATCCCAGCGATGCCTTACACCGGCATTATCTGCGCGCACAGCAACGAGTCCGAGTGGTTCGCGTTCAAGAACAACAAGACGAACGAAGCGTTCCTTGACCGTGTGTACATCGTGGACGTGCCGTACTGCCTCCGCGTCGACGAAGAAGTGAAGATCTATCAGAAGCTGATCGCGGGCTCCTCGCTCTCGAAGGCACCGATGGCTCCGTACACTCTCGAGCTGCTCGCTCAGTGGATGGTTCTGACTCGCCTGAAGGAGCCAGAGAACTCGACGCTGATGGCGAAGATGAAGGTCTATAACGGCGAGAACGTGAAGGACACGATGCCGAACGCAAAGCCGTACGAAGAGTACCGCGATGCTGCCGGGAACGACGAAGGTATGAGCGGCCAAAGCACTCGATTCGCGTTCAAGATCCTGTCGCAATCGTTCGATCTGCGCCCTGAAGAACAACAGGCAAACCCTGTGGATCTGATGTACGTGATCGACGCCGCGGTCAAGAAGGAATCGCTGCCGGAAGAAACCGAGAAGAAGCTCCTGACGCTGATCAAGGATCTGCAACGGAAGTACTTCGATTTCCTCGAAAAGGAACTGCGCGCTGCCTACCTCGACTCGTTCAACAGCTTCGGCCAGAACATGTTCGATCGGTACTTCCTGTTCGCTGAAGCCTGGATTGCTGATGAGCAATGCCGCGATCCGGAAACTCATCAGATGATGAACCGCGAGAAGCTGAACGCAGCTCTCGAAGAGACCGAAAAGCCGGCTGGGATCGTGAATGCCAAGGACTTCCGGAACGAGATCGTGAACTACGTGCTGCGGTACAAGAACAAGCACGACGTCGCTCCTCGCTGGAACGAGTACGAGAAGATCAAGGTCGTGCTCGAGAAGCGGATGTTCAGCGCAACCGAGAACATCATGCCAGTCGTGTCGTTCGGTCCGAAGGGTGACAAGGAAGCTGAAGAGAAGCACACGAAGTTCGTCGAGCGCATGATCGAGAACGGGTACAGCGAAAACCAAGTGAAGATCCTGGTGTCCTGGTGGTCGCAAAACAAGAAAGCTGCATAAGCTAAAGCAGCTCTGAGAGGGTGAAGGCGGAGTGGAGGATATCCCTCCGCCTTCTTTAGTTTCGAACTAGGACAAGTATGGAAAAGCTTCCAGTAGCAACATATATTTTCGTGGATCGTCGGAAGACGGGCCGCGGCAAGTCGCTTCCGAATCGTCATCGTCTGCTGCGTCGGATTAAGGACGCGATCCGCGCATCGCAACCGCAGGACATCGATGCTGGTGGTGTGAAGGGCGCTGCATCTCCGCAATCGGCATCATCTGGGAACGCCGTGAAGGTCACGCGGAACTCACTGCATGAGCCGACGTTTCATTACGCGAGCGGTACCGGGAATCACAACATCGTTCTGATCGGAAATGATCAGTGGGAACGTGGTGATGACTTCCCTCTGAGTGATGAAGACTCGGGTGCAGGGAACGGCCAAGGCGGACCAGGCGACGATGGTGAAGACGACTTCATCGTGAACATCTCGCGTGATGAGTTCTACAATGTGTTCTTCGAAGATTGCGAGCTGCCGAATCTGCAAGAGACGCATGAGAAGGAACTGCCTGAGATGGTTCCAAAGCACGCTGGCTTCCAGAAGGAAGGTAACCCAGCGCAGCTGAACGTGATTCGCTCGTACAAGAACGCGCTGCCACGCCGTCGTGCGCTGACCACCGAAGCACGTGAACAGCTCGAGGAACTTGAGGCCGAGTACGAGAAGCTCATGAATGAGCTGGGCTCGCAGTTCACGCTCGCATCGCGCGCTGAAGTGATCCAAGACCGGATGGCCGAGATTGAAGAGCAGATCACTGCACTCCGCAGTCGGATCAGTGCTGTGCCGTTCTTCGAGAAGCTCGATCTGCGGTACACGAAGAAAGAGAAGGTCATGGTGAAGTCGGCTGACGCCGTGTTCATCATGCTCATGGACATCTCTGGTTCGATGGACGAGACCAAGAAGCGTCTTGCACGAAAGTTCTTCTCGCTTCAGTACGCGTTCATCAAGCGTAAGCACCCAGGTACGGACCTCGTGTTCGTGGCGCACACTGAAACGCCTGTTGAAATGCAGGAAGAAGAGTTCTTCACGACCCGTAAGAACGGTGGCACGATCGTTTCGCCAGCGTACAAGCTCGTGAATGATATCGTGAAGGCGCGGTACGACGCAACGCAGACGAATCTCTATCTGTCGCAAGCATCTGACGGTGACAACTGGGACGATGACAATGCGGAGATCATTCCAGAACTCGAGGACAGTGGCCTGCTCTCAAAGCTCCGTCACATGAGCTACGTTCAGGTCGGTGTTCCGTACGACTACGGCGGCTACTCGTTCGGTACCTCGATGTTGACGCTGTGGACGACTCTGACGTCGATCGCGAACACATCGAAGAAGCTCTCGATGGTCAAGATCGCTGATGACACGCAAGTGTTCGACGCGTTCCACAAGATCTACAAGAAGAGCAATCAGACGAAATGAAGTCACAACCCGGTCTTCGCAAGTACCGGGTTGTTTACTGAATATGATAGACTGATCATAAGGACTTAAATGGACAAACTCGTCATTGACTCTCGCACCGACTGGACGCCTGAAATCCTGCGCCGTGCTTGGGACGAAATTGCAAAGATCTCGGTCGAAGAGCTCGAGCTGGTTCCTGGCAAGGACCTGTACCCGAATCAGTTCGAGATCGTTTCGGCCGAGCAGATGCTCGATGCGTACGCCTCGATCGGTCTGCCAGTGCACTACAATCACTGGAGCTTCGGCAAGGAATTCCTGCAGAACCAGAAGTCGTACGAGAAGGGCCAATCCGGCCTGGCGTACGAAATGGTCATTAACAGCAATCCTTGCGTGAACCTGTTGATGGAAGAGAACCTTGCGTACATGCAAGTGATGGTCATGGCGCACGCTGGCGTCGGCCATAACGCAGTGTTCGCGAACAACGTGTACTTCAAGGAGTGGACGGCTGCAGGTTCGATCATCGACTACATGCTGTTCGCACGTGACTACATCCGCCATTGCGAAGAGCGGTACGGCGAGCGTGAAGTTGAAGAGGTGCTCGATGCTGCGCACTCCCTCGCATCGCACGGGATTGATAAGTACAAGCGGAAGCATCGTCCGCATCTGAGCGAAGAGCAACGTCTGAAGAAGCTCATGAGCGCCGATGACCAGCGCCAGCGTGAACTCGACGTGATCATGCTGAAGACGTCGCTGAATCGCGCCGATGAAGAAGAACTGATGCTCGACGAAGGCGAATCGTTCGAAGACGGCGAAGAGAATCTGCTGTACTTCATCATGAAGAAGTCGCCGAATCTCGAGCGTTGGAAGCGCGAAGTTATCCGGATCGTGCACAAGATCAATCAGTACTTCTCGCCGCAAGGTCCGACGAAGACTCTGAATGAAGGTTGCGCCACGTTCTGCCACTGGTACATCATGAAGCGTCTCGAAGAAAAGGGTATTATCACCCCCGACGCGTACATGGCTTATCTGCACTCGCACAGCGGCGTGGTCTTCCAACCGTCGTACAAGAGCAAGTACTACAGCGGCCCGAACCCGTACGCCCTTGGGTTCAACATCCTGAAGGACGTGAAGCGGATCTGCGAAGGCGGTGAATGGATCGAGAAGTCTAGTGGTCGTGAATGGGTCGCTATCACCGACGAAGACCGCGCATGGATGCCACATCTGGTCGGCAAGCGCTGGCAAGACATGATCAAGGAAGCTTCGTTCGAACACCGTGATGACTCGTTCATCCAGCAGTACCTGTCGCCGAAGGTCATTCGTGACATGAAGCTCTTCACTGTCGGAATTCGGTACTCGGAAGACGAAGACTACAAGCACCCGACTGCTACGGCTACGGTTGACGAGATTCACGATGACCTCGGTTACGCGAACATTCGGACTGCTCTGGCTCGCTCGAAGGAACGCGTGAACTACGTCCCGCAGATCGTGGTCGTGGACGCTGATTTGGAAGGTGACCGCACTCTCCATCTGCGGTACGATTCGTACATGGGCCGTGAGCTCGATGAGTCTGACGCCGAAGAAGTCGTGCAGTACCTGGACTTCCTCTGGGGTTACCCAGTCAGGCTCGAAGCATGATCTTCCTTGTTGCAGGGTCCGTTCGTAAAACGGACTATGAAGGGGAAACCAGAAGCTTCAAGGTAATCCGTCTCGTCGAAGCAGAAGACGAGACGGAAGCTGACCAGAAGTTCAGCGAGTACTTCAGGGCGAAGACTCGTGAGTACAGCACGTACTACTCGGCAACGGCGGACGAAATTAGTGAAATGATCGTATGAATACTGAATTCCAAACTGGTGACCGCGTGATCGTGAACGGGCACGGCGATCTGTACTTCGAGTACGAATCCCGTGCGTTCATCGGGAACGCGTGCACGGTCCTGAAGAAGACGAAAGGTGGTCTGTACCACGTCTCCTTGGACAGCGATCCGAAGAAGACGTACTCGCTGGCGAAGCGCAATCTTGACCCGATTCCCGATTACAGCTTGCCAGCTTTCGTGCAGGCAACGGAGCCCGGGGCAGTGCAGTACGAGATCATTTACAAGATCCCACCTCGGGGACCGAGACAGGTCTTCTACATCGAGCCTGATCCGACCAAGATCAAGCGAGCGAAAATACAGGCATTAGGTGACAAATAGCGTTCAGCTGTTCCATTGAAAATTCCGTTGTAAATAGAGTTCCACCGTTGCTTTTGACGGTGGAACTTTTATTGCTTTTACAAAGGAAAATTTCATGACAGCAATTTCTCAACTCGATCTTTCTACAACCTCGGCAATTCCAGCAACGCCACCCACAGGTGAACTCACCGTCACGGCAAAGGTTAGCAACAACAGCGTGCTTTACGGAGCACCGTATACCCGGCTGACAACCACAGATGAGTTTGGCAAAACTCGCAGTTTGGTGATCACTGACACGCCATCACTTGTTCTTGAAACTTCCGGTGGCAATGTGACAATCCCGACTGCCACAGCAGCAATTCCTACGTCTAGCTTCGCAACTGGACACGTACAGTTTGGAAATGCCGGTACCCCCGCAGCATCCCCATATTTCTGGGGTAGTTCAGACAGCACCAGCGCATATCTTGCGCTTGGGTACGATATGGCTGCAACAGGTTATGGACCCGCATCTGTGCCGACGACGATCATTATTGGTGGCCAACACAACATTATTTCTGATCCAAATTTGACATATTCGCCAAATCTGGCGCTTGGTCTGAATGTGCTGTCAAATGGAACGATGCTCTTGCAAGCTAAGTCAAACCCTGGCACGAGCTCGTCGTATGTCACGCTTCAAGCAAGCACTGGTATCGTCTTCAAGGACAATGCGAACGTGGTTCTGGCGACTGTGACCTCTGCAACAGGCAATCTCACGTTCCTTAAGAGCTCCGGCACGATTTCGTACAACGAATCTGGCGGTAACAAGCGGACGGGTGTGGCAACTCTCGTTGGTGGTACTGTGACGATTTCAGTGACAGGTCTTGCGTCCGGCAATCGCTTCTTCCTGACGAATCAGAATGGTGGCACAGCCCCTGGTTCGTTGTACGTCTCTTCGTGGAATTCGTCTGGGTTCACGATCAGCTCGACATCGGCAACTGACGACTGCAAGGTTGCATGGCTAATCACGAACAGCAACTAATCAGGTCCGCCTGAAATGAACGAGGGACCCTAGGGTCCCTTTCTTGTTTAGCCTATCACCTTCGCCGTTCGAGTGCAACCGGCGTCGCCTGGTGAGACCGAGCCGCTATACGACCCAGGTACCGAGCCTGGCCTTCGCCTCGTCGAACGGAATTCCGAGACCGGACTTCGTATCCCGAAGAACCAGGCTGATCACCCAACGTTCTTCGTTCGTGCTGTTGAACACTGCATGTGGCTGCCCAACGTTCACGAGGGTTGGTGTGCCAATTGATTGCGCATGTTTTGGCCGAACATCAGCTTCATTGATCTGGCCGTACGAAAATCCACAGATGTTCGTGGACGATTTGATCAACGAAGGATCATTCAATCGGTACCAGATCATCAAGCTTCCAGCCGCCCCGTAGCAGAAGTTCAGCTTTGCGAAGTTGTTCAGCTCGCCGCTGTCAAGGTGAACCCTGAGCTTCGCCTTTGGCGGGGTGTGAAAGATCTCGCAGACCGCGACACGCATGCCAATGCGATTCAGGAATTCCAGCAGCTTCATCGGGAGCTTTGCGGCTCCCATGGTCGTATGCAGGAACGATGTCCGTGGAACTTCACGGACTACGAGTGGTTCAAGATTACACTCGAACGGGAGTTTGATGTTTGCCGCGTACATTTCGTGTCCTAATGACCTTGATGACATACTGGCCTAAATCAAACCTACCGAAACGCGTATCCTTTGGGCGAGCATGATGATGACCATGCTCCCACTCACCGCCAGTAAAGAGAAGAAATTCCAACCAGCCCTGGTCAAGAGGGCCTTCGGAGTCGTGTGCGAAGACTTGGTGCGCGGACCCCACAAAGTGCAGCCACCCCAGAGGAATGAGGTAGCAGAACAGGAGAGCGTTCACTCCAAAAGCCAGCAGACCGAGAACTGCTCCAGCGACGACGAGGCTGTAGTAGTTGTGCAGGAATCGATGCATCGGATTCCGGTACAGTCGGCTGATTACGCGACGATTGAACGTCGTTGGTCGGTTCTTCTTCCAAAACAGATACTCCCAACCAGTGTAATGCGGATCTTTGTCAGTGTCAGAGTACTTGTGGTGCGAAGAGTGCATCCCCGCCCATTGAACCGTGGATCCATAAACGGCAAGTGTGCCTAGGATACCGAACGTCCAGTGCCAGAACTTGCTCGTCTTGAACGCAGCATGACAGAACAGACGATGCAGGCCGACCGTCACGCCCATCAAAATCCAGAGCGTAAAGAACAGCATTGGCAGCAGCCAAAGCAGACTAGCCGCGCCCGTGCAAAGCAAGTATCCACCGTACAGCATCGCCGCGAAGCCGACATACGACGCGATTGGCGTCATCAGCAGGCGGTGTCCGAAGATTTTGTCAGGCCTAGTCATGGAATTCGAGAAGAATGACGTCATGAAGCGCAAGCACTTCACGAGGTTCTGATGTTCTAAATGTTTTTTCTTCAGTGAACTCTTTGCCGTTCACTTCGACCGAACCGAGACAGACGAGAAAAGCGCCGTGCATTGTCTGCATCTCGCCTTCCTTCAGCTCGTGCTTCGTAACAGTAGGAAGCTTCCCGTCGTTGATCTTTGCTGGGATGCAGATCCGGGTCGTTGGTTCGACGTACGTGATCTTGAACTCTCCACCTTGACCGACAACCTCGTGTTCTGAAGACAGAACACCAGGAACCCGATCCTTGCGGAGAACACCATCCAACTCGAACTGAGCCCGACCCTTAGTGAACAGGGTCAGAGCTTCAGTCATCATTGAGTCGCCGTCAACCGTCTGCCAACACCCTTCAGGGAAGTCGCGGAACGTGATAATCCATTTGAACGCCCGCTTGATGCGGGTTTCATCTTTCTTATCTGCTCCGTGGAGGGTCTCGAGCACGGCAGGACCTTAAGCTTGTGCTTCGCGGACTTCTTCGAGCACTTGATAGATCAGAGCGCGAAGGTACTCTTCTTGCCAGTCGCCAACAGTCTGAGCCACTTCAGGTGTAGCCACTTCCATGCTGGACTTGTCGACGGTAGTTGTGCCACCCAAGCCGACTTGAACGTCCGCGCTTGGCGTGACGTCTACGACACGCTGCCATTCAGTCGTTGGCGCATAGCTGCGAACGTGTTCTTCAACATTAACTCCCTCAGCAGGAATTGGAATGTTCAGTGAACGTGCGAGGCCTGGCGCGCCATCAGGCGTGTACTTCACGACCATGTGATGAGTAGCCATGTCAGTCGATTCAACGACCCAAGAGAAAACGAAAATTGTCATGATGTTCCTTAGAAGTTCGAACTATTTATTCTGGCCGGATTAGCCGTTCATGGCGCCGTACGTGTTTCCCCAACCTGCGGGCCAGCTGATAATACTTGTGTTGTCAACGGCGGTTCCTGGGGGTCCACCACCTGCACCACCTGTTTGGCCGGCGTTCACGCAACAACCGTCAGGTCCACCGCCACCAGCACCCCAGTTACCTTGGTTGCCGCCGGCCCCGCCATCACCACCGGCAACAGCCCCACCGATAACTCCGCGACCTCCACCGCCGCCAGCGTAGTCCCAGCTCGCATTGCCACCGCCAGCACCGCTTGCAGCGCCAGCACCGCCAGCTGCGTAGCCGCCGCCGCCGCCACTACCGAATCCACGGCCTCCTCCGCCACCGCCTCCTCCGCCATGATAGTAGTTCGTTGTTGGGTACTTGCCGCCAGTTGAAATACCATTTCGCGCTGCGCCGCCGCCACCGCCACCACCGCCGCCGCCACCAATTTGGCCGTAGTTATAGAGTGTCATCGACCCGCGAGCAACAAGGGCTGGCCCACCGCCACCACCGCCGCCGGCTCCGCCGAGAGTGCCATTGTTTGAGGAAGCACCACCACCGCCGTTTCCACCTCTACCGATGATGTATGAGTTGTTTGTAAGAATGATGTTTGACCCGGCAGCATAACCCTGCCCCATGTCCCACGCCCAGTTTCCAGTACTACCAGAGTAACAGACGTTGTTGTTCACGATGTCCGCGTAAACGGGGGAACCACCATTCCAGCCGTTCGCGAGAAGCTGATTCCGCAGGTTGTAATCCTGTGTGGCAGAACCGAGAGTCTGCCAGAATGTGAACGTTCTAGTCACATTCCGGAACGTGCCAACTTGAAGTGCGCCAGATGATGCAATCGTTCCGTACCCACCGCTTGAAGTACCAGCAGATACGTAATTTCCTGAGCCGTACCCGCCGTTATTTCGGTAGTATTCGCTTAGTGAAATTGGATTACCACCACCGAACTCACCCTGGAGCGTGCTGAAAGAAACTGAACCAGTTCCGATCGTCATCTTAGTATCTCCAGTTGTCGGCCTCGATCAGGACGTTATCCGCCAGATCGCGCATCTGCATCGCCATACCACCAGGGCCTTCAGAGTTATTGATCTGGATTTCAATCAGATTACCACCTGGAATGAGATTGAATGTGTTCGAAGTGTACACTGCGCCGAAGCCCATGTTCGTGGTCAGTCCGATTTGAACACCGTTCACGTACATGTCGGTCATGATATTGTCGGTCGAACCAACAAGCTTACCTGTGACGTTCCCACCGCGATTATTCCACCAGACTGAACGCCACCAGATTGAACCTGTGACCCCGGCCGCTTGAGCATTCTGATTCACCCACAACCAGTTCCAGATACCGGTATTCCAGCCAGGAGAAACGCCGTTCGTGTTGATACCGAGCGTTCTACCTTGGGAGGTGAACATGTTACCGAGAGTCGTCGCGCCCCAGTTGTTGAAGAAGCCGAGCACACGACCGAAAGAGCCGGCCCAGATCGGATAACCTGCACCTTCAGATGCGATCGCCCAACCAGCACCACCGCCTCCACCACCGCCAGCTTCCGTGTATCCACCACCAGCATAACCTGGTTGGCCAAGATTACCGCCATTGCCGCCAGCGCCAGACAGTCCGCCGAGATTAGCACCACCAGCACCACCACCGTAGAATTCAGAGCGTGCGCCCCATTGGCCAGCGCCCGGTCCACCGAAGTTATTTCCTGGAGCTCCACCGCCACCGCCACCTTGCCAGCCAGCTCCACCGCCACCACCGCCACCAGAGCCTCGGTTGTAGTACGGAGTCTTGCCACCAACGTATTGACGACCACCTGCACCGCCACCGCCACCACCGCCACCACCGGCAATGATGCCGTAGTTGATCAGGTATGTTGGGTGACGAAGAACAAGTCCATGACCGCCCGTACCGCCTCCACCACCGCCAGTTGGAGGATCTCCGCCGTTACCACCGCCTCCGCCCTGACCGCCGCGGCCAACAATGTACCCGTTGTTGTACAGCGTCATCGTTGAACCAGCAGGAAGTGCATCAACGAAGAACGCGGCATCCGTAGAGCCGTAACCCGAGCTGAACACGCCAACACCTGGATTGACCGTGACGGTCGCAATCAGAGGAACAGCGCCATTCCAACCTGCAGCCACAGCCGCCGCAGTCACGGAGTATGTCGCGCCTCGGTCAGAATAGATCGTGTCATTGAACACGAAGTTCTTGTTCAGACCTAGGAAGTTGCCGATCGAGATCGTGCCGGTGTTTGGCACGGCGCCTTGTTGATACGCGCTCGTAGGAGCAGGGTTCGAAACGTACGCGCCACCTTTGTAGTACTCATTCAGGCCGATGGGTCCACCACCGCCGAACTCATTTTGGATGTCTAGAAGACTGGCTGGGCCGGTAGGAACTGTCATGCTTGACCTTTAAGAGCAGCGATTTCTGCTTTCAATGTTTTCATCTCGGTATTTAGGTCCTTCAGAGCCTCAATCAAAAGGCCAACCATGTTCCCGTACGCAACAGACAGAGTACCGTCAGCATTCTCAAGGACAGCTTCAGGCAGAACTGCTTGAACTTCCTGAGCGATCACACCAGTTCCGCGCTGTTCATCTTCGATTCGAGTGAAGTTCACTCCGCGAATCTGCTGAACCCGATCCATGGCACCAGTGATAACCTCGATGTCCTTCTTCTTGCGGATATCCGAGAAAGCGGTAATGTCACCAGCCATCGTCAGATTGCCGGACATGTCCATCTGGAGTCTGTTCGCCGATGCCGACCAACCACCGATACGGAAGACGTTGTCAGAGTCGAGACCCATGTTCAAACCGAACGCACCAACTCGGTGGAACGACATTGTCGCGCTTGTGGCACTCGGAGCGAATGCGCACATATTACCAGACTGGCCTGTGTAACCGGTTCCATTCGTCGATTGGAAGTTCTGACCGCCAGTCCAGGTGTATGTGCCGCCGAGCGCGTTCGAAACGCTGTACGTATTCGATGCGTCAGTTGCAGAGGCTGCGCTTGTCGCGTACCCTGCATTCGTCGCGTACCCTGCGTTTCCAGTGATGTTGATCGTCCAGGTACCAGAAGCGCCACCGCCAGTTGCTGATGGAGCTCCGATCGAGTTGTACGAAATGGTCGTGTTCGCACCACCATTGAATCCTGTACCGGATGCAGCACCTGCTCCGCCATTGTTGAACGTGACGGTGTTCACCAATCCAATGTTGATGCTCGCGCTGCCGTCAAAGGCCACACCGTTGATGGTGCGGGCTGAAGAAAGCACTGCTGCAGCTGCAGCAGTTCCTGTTACGTTGATACCCCACGTACCAGAAGCGCCAGTACCCGTGAGAGATGGGGCGCCGATCGAGTTGTACGAGATTGTTCTAGCAGCCGATCCGTTGAACGTGCTGCCAGAAGCTGCGCCACCACCTGCACTTGACAGAGTGAGCGCGAAATTTGTGTTCACTGCGATGTCAGCAGAACCATCGAACGGAACACCGTTGATGTTCCGCGGCGTTTCCAAACGTGTTGCCGTCGTTGAAGTCGCTGCATTCCCGGTGATTGAGATACCCCAGGTACCTGTTGCTCCAGTACCATCCAACGCAACAGCTGCTGGATTAGAACCTGCAGTAACGCGACCCTTCGAGTCAACAGTGACCGATGTGTACGTGCCAGGAGTACCGACGTTCGTCAGAGCAAGTTGAGCATTACCGGCCGTTGAGCTTGCAAGATTGTCAACGGTCGTCATGATACCACCGCCAACATAAACGTCAACGACAAGATTACCGCCGCCGTCGAATGTCAGTCCATGCGCTTCCTTGATCGAGACAAGACCACCGACTGCAACGTTCACGCCATTGCCGGCAGAGGTGATAACTGGACCAGAGATCGAGGTGTACGTGATTGGATCAGTGCCAAGAGCCGTGATTGTCGCGATCTGAATGAACGTACCCTTACCATTCACTGTACCGCCAGCAAGCGTGAAAACGGCCTGCTGAGTCATCTCATTTGGATCGTTCGCGTCATTTGCGCGTGGCCAGGCACCAGTTGCTGCAGTGTAGATACCGTTCTGGCTTGCAGATGCTTGGTCCTTCACGAGGACACGATCACCAACCGAGAGAGCAACACCGTCAACAGTTTGCAGACCGCTCAAGGTGATTGGAGTTGAAGTCGCGACCCGAACTGGAGTCGTCCAGTGCAGACCTTGAACGTACACGTCCACGTAGTCTTTGTTCACGGCATCAGAGCCGGAAGTCGGAGTCGGAACACCAGTGATCTTTGCACCACCAGACAAGATCAAGTTCCCAGTGATCGTGTCACCGGACTTCGAGACCTTCGTGCTTGTGAGCGTGCTCAGAGCCGAGGAAACCGTAGCTTGGCTGATTGATGTCAGGTACGAGTCAATTCCAAGGATACGATTCACGTCAGCAGAAGAAGCCGTCAGAGCAGTCAGGAACGAGTACATTCCTGTGCTGAGGTGCTTGTTCGTATCTGCGATGTGGCCATTCACTGTCGCAGTCAGAGTCGTCAGATCAGTGAGCGCCTGTGGAACTGCGTTCAGATTCGCAGCAGTCAGAGTCGGCAGATTCAGCGCATCGAGGAACGTGTTCTGATTCGCTGTCAAGTGCAGCGTCAGATCAGTCATGTGACCTGGAAGCTGATTCACCGAGGTTGCTGACAGGGTCGGCAGATTCAGACCATCGAGGAACGTGTTCTGATTCGCTGTCAAGTGCAGTGCGACATCAGAAGCGTGTGTACCGGCAGTCGAGGTGATCGTGTTCAGCTGAGTCTGAATCGACGATGTGACACCGTCAACGTAGTTCAGCTCGGTAGCCGTGAGCGTTCCAGCAAGACCATCCAGCAGAGTGTTCTGTGCTGGAGTCAAGTGCATCGCGTAATCGGATTCGTGCGCAGCACCGAGGGTACCGACGTTGATGAACGTCCAACCGAGCGTCGTCATGTACACGCGGAGCTGTTCAAGGTCCGTGCGATAGAAGAACTCGCCGACGTTAGGCGTAGAAGGATCAACGGTACCAGAAGGTACCGTCAGATTCATAATCGCAGAACCTTCTACGATTTGTGGACGGTCAATAAGCATAAACGTTCTCTGAAGTGACCGTCTATTTATGATCAGCCAGGCATTCCGTTCGCAGCATGCGTGACGTCACGTTGCTTCGCCAGATGGATGTACAGCGAATGGAGCATCACGTACAGATCGATGTGATTCGCCGTCTGACCGATTTCGTCACCGGTTGCTGGATTTACCAGTGGGAACACGCCTTCTGGATTGAATTCAACCCGAACTGCGCCAACTGGAGTAACTGGCTGATTGAAAGTCGTACCATTCAAAGTAACGACGTCTTCCTCAGTGAACGTGACGGTCTTCGCACCGGTCAGTGGATTGTCAAGAGTCACGCCCTTAGCACGGCGCCATGCCAATGCTTCTGCTACTGTTTCGCGATAATCAGCCATTTTCGTTTTCCTTCAATTTTGCTTCCAGTGCTTCCACCTTAGCTGTCAATTCTTTAATGGCCTCAATGAAGAGACCTGCCATATTTCCGTACGCAACAGACAGCGTGCCGTCTGAATCTTCGTGAATCACCTCAGGCAGAACAACTTGAACTTCCTGAGCGATAACTCCGGTACCACGAACATCATCTTCGATACGAGTGAAGTTCACTCCTCGAAGCTGATTAACCCGAGCCAGAGCATCAGCGATTACCTCGACGTCTTTCTTCTTACGAATGTCAGAGAACGCGGTGATGTCTCCGGACATTGTCAGATTGCCGGACATGTCCATCTGGAGTCTGTTCGCCGATGCCGACCAACCGCCAATGCGGAAGTAGTTGTCAGGGTCAAGACCCATATTGATCGCGTACGCGCCACCTCTGTGGAACGACATCGCGGCGGAACCGCCATCAGTAGAGTACGCTTCCAGTGTATACGTGGTTTGACTACCTGAGTACGAGCCAGATCCTTTGTTTGACCTGAAGTACTGAGTGGCTTCTGGCCAGGTGTACGATAGACCAACTGCACCAGAAATAGAATTCGTGTTCCCAGCAGTCGTTGCTGAAGTTGCGGTCGTTGCTGTAGTGGCCGTTGTAGCTGATGTGGCGGTCGTTGCCGATCCGGCCGTCGTAGCTGACGTGGCAGTGCTGGCATTACCATTCAGCGTGCCATTCAACGTGCCATTCAACGTGTTCGTGAACGTGATCTGCCCATCCGCTGCAATCGCCAAGATCGAACTGCCGAGCGCTCCCAAGTTACCGCGGTACAGAGTCGCAGTGCCATTTGGCGTATCAGGTGTCTTCAGAACGAAGTTGTTCGAAGCAGTGACGCTGTCGCCAAGCTGAATCGCTCGTAGTTTGAGATTGGACATCGGGTATTTATGCCGCTGGGACGAGCATCTTTTCCATCAAACGCAGGTTAGCTTCGTTCCGTTCGAAACCGCTTGGAAGTTCACTTGCCATGGCCATCTCTTCACGAGTGCCTGAGATAGCGAGGCCATTCTTCAGACGGAACTGGATATCGTCGTTCACGAGCTCGTCAATTGCGAGACGGGCGCGTTCACGGATTGCGTTCTGAATCCATTCGTCAGCACTCAGAGCGACATAATTTAGACCCTTGACTTCAATGTCAGTGAGTTCGATAGTGAATGTTTGAGACATAGTTTTCCTTATCCAATGAGGGTAATTGTGGTGCTGTTGTGATTTGATCTGTACATGCCTGGGCTGTTACCAGCCGGACTTGGCGCAGTGTTCACACTGATCTGAATGGTGTCGCCAACAGCGAGCTGCACCATGGTCTGGAATAGTGAAGGGGTCCAAGCATCATTCGTGTACCAGCAATTGAATCCGTACACCGCGCCGTTCTTGATGATCCCGATGTAGCCGTACTTGATGTCAGTGGCGACCGTATTGTTCCCCGAGCCATTTACGATATGCGCCGTGGAAACGAAATACAACCCAGCTACTGGTGCCGTGAAAGTCGTATTGCCGGTCCAGGCTCCGCTATTGAGCGTTACCGAATTAATGTTCTGCGGGTATTCACTCACGACCGATCCGTCAATGATCGTTGAGCCGTGCATGGCCGGGTAATTTGGGCTGATCACTCGCCCACCGCTGTCAATCTTGGCTCCGGCCGCGCCGAAGCTAAAGTCAGAACCACCCGTGAGTACGAAGCCATTGATGTCCAGTGCCATTACTTGACCAATCCACAGAAGAAGTTACCATGTCGATCCCCGCCGTACCAACCGTTTGCGGAGGACGCAGGACTTGGAGCCAGATTAATCGCGAAGGAAATCGTGTCACCAATTGCGCAGTCAACCACCGCAGACAATGAAACGTGCGAGTAGTGCGTTGCAGTATTCCAGTGGCTGAACGCCCACGCTCCACCGTTCTTGATGATCGCGAAGTACCCGTACCCAACCGTGTCGTTCCCTTGAGCTAAACCATTCGCAATACCGTTCATGCCAGCCAAGTATCGGCCAGCTACAGGGCACGTGAACTTCCCAGTGCTGTTGTTCCAGGCGCCACCAGTGTTCAGATTAACTGAACCCATGACCGCAGAAGCAGTCCGTACGTTGTTACCCTGGCTGCCGAAGTGCCCCTGAAAAGCGACGATTTGTTCGCGTGTCAGTCGGCCAGACGAGTCAACTTTCAACCACGGTGTTCCACCGTTGTCGATCGAGAAGTTCGTTCCTGCTGAAGAGGAGAGAGTAATCCCAGCTACGTTGAAAGCCATCAGCTAACCCTCGTAATCCAAATGTGGTGATGAGAATCAGGATACCAGCCGTAATTGCCCGATGCCGCACCAGCATTAACGTTCTGCAATGGCGCGTTATTCACATGGAACCGAAGCGTGTCGCCAGCTGCGCAGTCGAACAGTTGGCAGGTACCGCCCTGACCCCACGAGTTCGTCTGTGAAATGTTGAAGTGCATGTACGCGGAGTTCACGTTGTTCTTAGAGAATCCAGCATACCCGTGCGTGCCGGCCGAGCCGTACCCGTTCATAATCCCAGCAGCCGAGCAGAGATAACGTCCAGCGATCGGGCATGTGAACACCCCAGACGCGATGTGACCGGACGTCCACGCGAACTGATTGAGCGGCCATGGACCATTCGAGGGGCTGTACTGATTCGAATCGGAACCGGGTGAGCCCTTCCATCCGCTGAAACCTGGCTGCTTCGTCACTGGAGCAGCGACACCAGCTGAATTGAACGCCATCCCACCAATAGTGAGTCCACCGCCAGAAACAATGATCTGTTGTCCGTTCGCGTCGATCATGATGTCTGCGCCTTCGCTGGAACAACACTTGGATCAACTTCGATCAGAGCGAACTTGAATGTCTTTCCAGACTTGTTGTTATACAGGAACAGATCCTCTTCACCTTCGACGATCGTGTAGTCACCGATACCATTCGAGAGTTGCAAGTCATTCGTGTAAATGTTTCGCCAGCGAAGTGAAGCAGATCCGAGATCGGCGACGTTCGTAACTGTCGGGAGGATGTGACTCACGCTGTTCACGTTCCCAACAGCTGCCGTTCCAGATGTGCTGAATCCACCAGCAACGAACGTGCCAGTCGACGACAGCGTGCCGGAGATTGTCATTGAGAGAGCTGTAGTGATACCAGAGACGGAGTCGATCTTCAGACGATCAACGCCATCAACCATGAGGTATACGTCGGTGCCGGAGCCGGCTCTAATTCCTGCTGTTGCCATAATTTATACGATTGTCCAAGTTGAGCCGCTCGGGATTGTCACTGTTTTGCCAGATGCGATAGTGATCGGTCCAGCGGACATTGCGTTCTTGTTCGTCGTGACAGTGTAGTCGTTGTTCACGGTGATGTCATTCTCGAAGAAGATCTTGTCGCTGCCACCGCCTCGTGCAGCGACGGCTGCCGACAATACGTACGCAGTGCTCGCGGCTGTAGTGTCATTCGTGCCTGGTGAAGCGGTTGGGATCGTGACCGTGCCAGTGAATGTTGGATTCACCTGTGGTGCGAATGCAGCCGTTTGCGCAGTGCTGACCGGCTTATTCACGTCACTCGTGTTATTCACGTTCCCAAGGCCGACTTGGGCTGCAGTGACAGAGTGCGGATTTGAAGTATTGCTGAAGTGATCAGAGAACTGCTTCTGCAGCTTGCCAAATGCGCTCAGCACTGAATCGCCAGCAGTGATTACCGCGTTCGTAGCGGTACTCAGACCAGCCAGGATCGTTCCGAGGACACGAGACTCGGTGAAGTACTTATTCGTGCTACCTTCGGTCACTGCATCAGTCGAGCCGGGAGATGCAGTGATTTCAACGTACACTGAACCTGTCCAGCGGTACGGCTTGTTCGTATCCAATGCAACGTAGATCTTACCAGTCTCTCCAGTGCCAGGGAACGCAGCAAGATTCGCGGCTTCGAGAACGTCGTCAACGTAGCTTGGGAGCTGAGCCGTTGGGACCTTACCGCCAGAATCAAGAGATGCAACACCGTTCGCGGCGCCAACCAAAGAGGTGCTGACCTTAGCAGCCACGTCTGTGAGTGTCGCGAGAGTGCCGGTTGTCGGGAGCGTGACGTTCGTGCTGCCAGTGGCTGTCAGTGTGATACCACCGCCCGTGGTAGTGAAAGCAGCACCAAGAGTAAGATCACCGCCAATGGTCAGAACACGACTGGCATTGTTCAGCTTCCAAGTCAGGACCGTACCAGCCGAGGCCGTGTCGTTGTACTGATGAGTCAGGAAGAACGAGCCAGAACCGATGTTCTGCATCTTCACGGATGTCAGTGACAGTGCGCCCGTTGCCTTGTCGAACGTGAAGCCTGAATTTCCAGCAAGCGCGCCGCCATCGTTGAACTGAACTTGCTTATCGGTTCCAGCAACGCCTACAGAAGCTGGTGTCCATGCAGCGTTCTTTCGAACGTAGTTCTGCCCATCTGACGGAGCATCGCCGATCTTCAGTGCGATTGCAGCAGCTTGCGCTGTGCTGACTGGCTTGTTCGCGTCACTGGTGTTATCCACATTACCGAGACCGACCATGGTGGCCGTGATACCAGACACGGTACCAGTGAAGGTTGGGTTTGCCTTGTCCGCCTTCAGATCCAACGCGGTTTGCTGAGCCGTGCTGACTGGCTTGTTCGCGTCTGACGTATTCGTCACGTTACCGAGACCGACCATAGCGGCCGTGATACCAGACACGGTACCTGTGAAAGTTGGGCTGGCCTTGTCTGCCTTCAGGTCCAACGCCGTTTGCTGCGCTGTGCTGACTGGCTTAGCCGCATCAGACGTGTTCGTCACGTTACCGAGACCGACCATAGCGGCCGTGATACCCGTTACCGTGCCTGTGAAGGCAGGACTTGCCTTGTCTGCCTTCAGATTCAATGCGGACAACTGAGCAGTGCTGACTGGCTTCGCGGCATCGGACGTGTTATCTACCTGATCCAGACCAACAGTAGTCTTCGTCAAACCAATGACCGTGCTACCCGTGAATGATGTCGTGCCTGTGAAGGTCGGATCGGAAACTACAGGACCTGTCAGATTGGTCGTCGTCCAGCCAACGCCGGCTGCGGCGTCAGGGTACGCACTAGTTGGTGCAGTGAAGTTCGACGTGTACCGAGCCGCACCCTTTGTCCAGCGCAACTCGTCGATGTAGCCATTGAAGAAAGCGTAAACAGAAGGATTGTTCGCGTCAGTACCACCACTGGCGCCGAGTCGAGCAGGCTGATCAGTTCGCGTGGTCAACATCCCGTTCGTGCTGCTGCCGAAGTTAGTACCGCTTACCCACGCACCGGCCTTCTCCACACCGTCGATGAAAATCTTGATCTGTCCGCTAACGAACACTACGGCAATATGGTACCACGTGTTCGCCACAACTTCAGAACCGGTGTTCAGCGCCCAACGGCAGAACCACCCAGGTACTGTGTTCGCCACCGTGTAGTTCTGGCTAACTGAGACGTACAGACGACCAGTCTGCTCGTAGATTTCCCAGCCGCCTCGGGCCGTACCGCCAGAGCCAGGCAAGGCGTGCATGAAGATCACTCGCTGCGTGCCGTTCACGACGTTCCAGCGGATGTGCGCCTCCCAGGTCATGGCCGAGGCCGAAGTCATCGCACCAAGATCGAACTCTGGCCCGTTCGTCGTCAAGGTAATGTAGTCACCTGTACCGTCCAACGAGAGTGAGGTGCTACCGAATTTGGCTGCAGTTGTGCTCAGCTTCGCATCGCCAGTGGCTGTCCATGACAGACCCTTCTGGTCAGTGAAGGTTGTCGCGTTGTTCGCACCATCGAAGTGCAACAGCGAAACTACGTACCCGAAGTTCGAATCCATCGACGAACCGGATGCCGAGTACATCCAGAGCTTGTTCGCGGTCGTGTCGAATACGATTGGCAGCGATCCAGTCGGCACATTCACTGGAACCCCAGTCGGAGTTCCTGTTGTAGTTGGGATCGTGATGAAGCCACTAGTGGCAGTCGTCAGGAGCGCAACACCAGCACCGCCATCAAGCTGAATGTTCCCGCCTGGACTTGGTTGGAGCGTGAGATTGCTCGCACCCTTTACCAGACCTGGTGTTACTGTTCCGGCAACAGTCAGCCCGCCTGCGACGGTCGAAGTGCCTGTCCCTGTAACCTCAAGGAGATTCTTTACCTTGAAGTTCGGATTGATCGTTGCCATCAGTTTCCCTATCCACCATTGGCATGATGAGCTAGCTCATCAGTTGTTAAAAATTACAGCTTGAAACTTTAGTTGAGTACTGTTCGTTGATGCTGGCGTAACTAGAAGACGAACATTTGCGCTGCCGTCGTAATCAGCCGTAAAATCAACGAGATAAGTGCCACTCACAATGGTTCCATACTCTGAGATGTACACGTTATTCGAGTTCGTTCTACTGACCAGAATCTCTGTGAACATCACTGCACCTGACACAGTGTCAAGTACCTGAACAACATATTTAGCTGAGCGATACGTGCTCACTGGCCATGAGTCGAGACTCACTTGCGTTACTGCTGCCGTGGTCAAAGCGCCAGCACGTTCACCGAACATCGCACCTGCTGAGAGCACGGTCGAAGTTGTTGTGCCTGTACCGAGCGCGATCGTTGGAGCTGCGAGCGAGCCGGCTGTCAGTGCACCTGCTACGGACAACGAACCGGCGATCGACGATGAACCCAGTCCAGACGTGGTCAGTGTGCCAGCGGTAATTGAAGCCTGAGTGTACAGTGGCAGATAATTCGGAGTGCCAGCCCCGTCGATCATCGTGAACCGATCGTTCGTCTCATCCCAGATGAACTTCACAATGCCATAATCACCGCGACGGACTTGGAAGCCGGCATCAGCGCTCGGAATACCTGTCGTGAATGAGCTGTTCAGCTCGATGATGTTATCGGAGATCAGAACAGTCTGAGTGTTCACTGTAGTGGTCGTGCCAGAGAACGTGACATTTCCAGAGAACGTTTTGTTCCCGGCAATTGTCTGATCACCCGTAGTCCGAACAATCGTGCTGTCGCTGGAAGTCAGACCGTCAACGTACCCCTTGTTCACACCGTCTGTGGAGGTCGATGGATTCCCTACATTCAGTAGCTTCCGACCACCAAGGTCAATATCGTTCCCGAACAGGATCTTCACGCCTGCGGTATCGGTGATTACGCTTCCAGAGGTAATGTGTAGCGTGCCCTTGATAATCACGGCACCACCAGCACCGGTCTGCAGTTCCAAATTACCGGTGCCAGACGTCTGAATTCGCAGATTCTGATTAATGTCCGTGCTGAACGTGATCGTGTCTGACACATCCTCGAGGATCTTCTTGCCATTCATGTAGATCGAACCAGGACCTACGTAAATGTCGCGCCACATCATCGTTGGCGAGCCAAGATCGTACGTGATGTTCGCAGTCGGAATGATGCTTGCCGACATGTTCAGATTGCCGGTCATCGTGCCGCCGGCTAGTGGCAGGTAAGCACCAGTAGCGCTCGAAAATCCAAGGCGTTGCCAAGAACCGTTCACATAAACGTGCATACCTTTGACTGAGGTATCCGCGTCAGAGCGAAAGAACAGTTCTCCTTCATCAGCCGAGCCAGGGAAGGAAGTGCCAGAGTTGATCACCGGATTGGTGAACTTCGAACCTTCTTCGAGTTGAATGCCGTGGAACTTCATGTCTTGACCTGATGCTGGAACAGGAGTATTTAGGCATAAATAGCCCATACAAGGATTGATCTATGTTCTCACTGCTGAAACAAATTCTCACCGAGGGTGGGAAAGCTACCGAAAAGCTCGGTACCGTTCGCGCCGATCAGGCTGCCATGAAGGCTGCGATCGAGTTCGTATCGAAGACCACTGGCATGAAGGCCTCTGTTCTGGCCGATCGACTGCTCGGCTCTGCTCGCCTGACGTACAACGGGAAGCAGAAAGACAGCGGTGACGTGGACATCGCCGTGAATGAAACGGAAGTCGATAAGGACTCGATCGTTCAGAAGATGACCGATGCATGCGGAAATCCTCCACACGTCACTGGTGGTTCGACGTACAGCTTCGCGGTTCCGGCTGGTGAGATCAAAGTTCAGGTTGACCTGATGTTCGTGCCTGATGTCGATTGGGCAAAGTTCTCGCACTTCGCAGCAGAGAACAGCAAGCACAAGAGCGGCGTTCGTAATGAGCTGATTCACTCGGCCCTGAAGTACTCGATGAAGGCAGGTCAGGACGTTCGTGTGAAGGACAAGGAAGGGAACGACATCGTTCGCGCTTCGCGTGCGTACAAGCTGGACGTTGGTGTCGAGCGCCTGTTCAAGGTTGCCCCAATCCGCAAGGACGGCAAGGGTCGCGTGAAGGGCGTGAAGCCAGCGAATCCAGACGAAGTCGAGCAGACTCTAAAGGACCTCGGTCTGAAGCGGAACTTCAGCAAAGAACCTGACATCATTCGCGACCCGACCACGTTCGCGAACATGCTCTTTGGTCCAGACGTTTCGCCAGATGACATGGCCTCGACCGAGCAGATGATCGCGCTGATCGCGAAGTACAAGAAAAAGTACGCGGCCGAGATCTTCCGTGACGCGGTGAAGGGGATCAAGCGCCTGAAGTTCCCGGTTCCTGACGAACTGAAACAGTACGAGTAACCGACCGTTACGAAGTCTGGCCGGCCATGGTGTACAATTTACCATGACCAAACCATCTACCCCGCGGCAGATGAACAAGACCGTGGCCGAGTACTTCGAGGCCAGTGGGTGGAGTTCGTCCCTGTTCGTCGAGCACGCGAAGTACGTGTTCGCAGAGCTCAAGGAAGCTCAGATCATCATCGGCCGGACCGTGATCCACGTCGAAAAAGGTCCGAAGAAGATCAAAGTGTACGTGCACTACGCCGGGAAGTCGCGTGAATTCGTGACGATCACGGACCGGTACGGCATGCCGATCGAGGTGTACCACTACAAGTCCAGTCCTGAAGCTCTGCTGAAGGCGATCAGGGACCACCTGGTCTGACGGTGTTTAGCTAAACAAAAGAGGGACCCTAGGGTCCCTCGGCTGTTTCTGGTGGCACGGTAAGTGCTTAGGCACCGCACTTGCACATGCCGGCCTTCAGCTCGTCGATCTGAGCTTGCTGGGCCTTCACAGCTTCAACGAGCAGACCAACCAAGTTACCGTACGCGACCGACAGGTAACCTTCTTCGTGCGTTTCAACAGCTTCAGGAGCGACAGCAATGACGTCCTGAGCGATCAGACCAGTACCACGGATACCGTCGTGAATGCGGGTGAAGTTCACACCAGTAAGCTTCATGACCTTAGCGATCGCGTCTTCGATCGGCGTAATGTCCTTCTTAGCGCGGCGGTCAGAGAAAGCCGTGACGTTACCCTGAGCGGTGATCGCGCCACCAGCGTAGATGTTACCCGTCATCGAAGCGCCACCTGCAACACGAAGAGCGCCGTTGTCAGCGTTCCAGTTACCGGAGTTTGCACCGCTCTGAGCGATCAGGTACTGACCGTACGCGGCGTTCGTTGCCACGGTGTTCACACCTTGGACGTTACCCGTATTGGAAACGATAGCACCACCACCAGAAGTGATCTGACCAGTTGCGTAGATCGCACCAGCGGTCGAGATCGCGGATGTTGCGTGCGTGAACGTGATGCCGTTGATGACCAGATTGCCGGACATCGTGGAACCATCGCGACGGACGTAGTTCGCGTTCGCCACGGTTGCTGAGACGTATCCAACTGCATTGCCGAGCTGGCCAACTTCAGTCAGATTCTGATTGTCCCAGAGCGTTCCCCATGCACCCCACGAGCCGACTGTACCGCTGTCATCGTTCACACGGAAGCGCAGACCGCGAGCAGCAGTTTCTTCAAGGTTCCAGTTCGCTGCGATCTGCAGACCACGAGCGCCTGCTGGAGCAGATTGACCCATCAGCGTCAGACCAACTTGGTATTGGCCGATGTCAGACGTGAAGTAGCTGTCAAAGCCGGAGATCGAGTAAGCGGGGAATGTCGTTGGAGCTGGGGAAGCGGTGCCTGCATCACCGAAATCATAGAACAGAGTTGGACGGCCGGAGACGCCAGTCCAAGGCACGTTCGATGCGTTCGTTGCATTGATCGCGTTCGTGGCGTTATTTGCGTTGTTCGCAGTAGATGCGTTCGTCGCGAATCCGACGCTCAGGGCGGATTGGGATGCCCACGTTGGAGCAGCAGCACCACCAGAGAGCAGGACTTGCAGCGCAACACCAGCGGCTGTCGTACCGATCTGCGAAGTGCTAGCGCCGTAAGCGACACCACCAGCGATCGTCGAAGTAGAACCCGTACCACCGCGCGTGACAGCGAGGGTACCAGTCGCCATGTTCGATGCGTTCTGATAAAAAGCGCCTTGTTGACCGTCAAGCAGGTCAGCGTCAAGAGTCGAACCAGCGCCGTCATTGCCAGCGTGCCAGACTTGTTGACCGAGCCATGTCAGACCCGCATCGAGAGACTGAACGCTGATTCCAAGCCCTGGAGTGAGGGTGCCACCAGTCGACCAATTCGTACCTTGACCGATATTCAGATTGCCGTTCAGACCTTCGAGAACGACTGGCAGCGCGCCGCCATTCTGATTGCCGATCAGGATACGCTGAACACCGGTGTTCTTCGTGACGCGCAGAACATCAGGAACTGTCAGTGGGCCTGTCAGGACACCACCACCTGTGCTCAGGTACAGATCAGGCGAAACGGCCGAGGTCCAACCTTGTTGAACTTGCGAGCCGAACTGGCCTGGGTTCGAGTCCTTGATGAACCCGAACAGGTACAGACCCGACGAACCGCCGATCGCGCTGTCTGTTTTGTAGAACAATGCACCGTCTGATGCTTGTCCTACGGTAGGCAGCGTCGGACCGTAAGAAATGAGTGCGCCGCCGTTGAGGATCTTTGCCATTTGTGCTCCAGGACTTCTGGGTAAATTCGATCCAGTATTTAGCCCGAACCTCCTCTCTGGACGAACTTGTAACGTCTGTTCGTTACAATTGAACATTCATAGGAGAGTACATGGAACATATGCAATTGGGGCATCTGAACAACGATTTTCGGACGTGCCTGCATCATCTGAATGCGCACGGCATGACTGCGCACCCACGTGGAACGACCACGAAAGAGCTGCTGAATTACAACATTTCGCTCGGCGATCCACGCAATCGGATCATCAATTTCCCTGATCGGAAGACCAATCTGAAGTACCTGCTCGGTGAATTCTGCTGGTATCTCGCTGGTGACAACGACCCTGACAGCATCATCCCGTACAGCAAGTTCTGGGACAACATCCGCAATTCTGGCGACATGCCGGGATACGCGAAGGGCACGATCAATTCGAACTACGGCTATCGTCTGTTCGGTCTGGACAACGAGATGCTCGTTCCGCATGTCGAGAAGGCAATGACTCCGTACGGTTGCGATGAGACCGGTGCAGTCGTGATCGAGCCGCATGAGACGACAGTGATTCGTGGTCAGAGCCAGTGGGCAGCAGTAGTCGACATGCTCAAGGCCGACAAGGATTCGCGTCAAGCGATCATGAACATCCATCGCCCAAGTGATCGTCACGTCGGGAACAAGGACGTTGCATGTACCCTGACCCTGCAGTTCTTCATTCGTGAGAACAAGTTGTTCATGATCACGAACATGCGATCGAACGACATCATTCTCGGCTTCACGAACGACGTGTTCCAGTTCACGATGCTGCAAGAAGGCCTGATGGTTCAACTGCGTGAAACGTACCCTGAGCTTGAGCTCGGCGCGTACTACCACAATGCAGGTTCGATGCACATCTACGACAGGCACTTCGAGATGGCGAACAAGATCGTCGCTGACGAACGAGCACTCGAGCTGTCAATGGTTCCAATGGATCGATTCGACTCCGAGATTCTGGACAGCCTGGTCGAGATTGAAACTGAGTGGCGCAAGGACGGCATGAAGAAGGACTTCAACTTCAATCTGTACACCTCGTACCAGAAGCTCACACCGTACTGGCAGAACCTGATTCAAATGTGCTTCGCCGAAGATGGTGAAGCAATGCACGCCGTGTTCGGCATCCCAGAGGAGCATTGAAATGGAAATGGCATTTGCGCTGTTGCTAGTTCTGATCGGAGGCTTCGGCCTTCTGGTCGGCTTGAACTTCAGCCACAAGGAAGGTGACGGCGACATGTCGACGTTGTACGCCATAATTGGCGGTGCTTGGGCTGCTGGCCTTTGCACGTTCGCAGCGAAAGTGATGCACCTCACATGAGCGATAACCTGGTTGGATATAGAGGCGCGACCACTATGGACACCGGGTATTTCTACTGTCCTTATCCGTTCGGGTCTACTGAAGAGCAGATCCGAGCGATAAACGCGAGCCTTGAAGCATCGCGTCTGACGGAAGAACAACGTGCGTTCCAGCAGAAGCTCGCAAAGAGCATCAAAGACACACCGAAGGTTCCATGGAAAAGCTGACAATCATTGCGTACTACAGGCCTGAAAGCGATAAGAACGCGTTCGCCATCCGCGGCGAAGTCTCTGAACGGTACGAGTCGCTATACAAGTGGCTGAGTGGCGGGAAGTGCTCGGCTCGGTCCGTGTACAGCGACATGCCGTGGGACGTGATCGTTTTCGATGATCCATTCGATGAGCAATCGTTCCTCGTGTTCTATGAAGGTGACATCGAATTCAGCACCATGCAGGGAGACGAGCCGTACCGTCCGCTGCCGAAGATCAAGTACAAGCAAGGTGTCGTGCCGGCCGAAGAGCGAGTGATCGGTCAGTCGTACCTTGGGAACTGCGGGCACTATCACGTTCATCAGGACCCGAACCGGGATTTCATGGGCGAACTTGCAGACACTTTGGCCGCCGAGATCTCTCGGGAGATTGACAACGAGATCCTAGAACAGCTCCGCAAAGAATTCACTTAAAGTCTAGAATACCTCAATGAGATACGAAAAACAAATTCTCGAGGCGTACGATCGCCTTGAGTTCAAACCACGTGGTCGTCAGGTCGAAGACATCGACACGATCATGACCTCGTTCCTCGATGAGGGATTCAAGACCGTGATTCTGTCGGCTCCGACTGGCACGGGTAAGTCGATCATTGGTGCCGTTACTGCTGAAGCTCTGCACCGCATTCGCTGGCCGGATCTGAACGCGAACGCGAGCTTCTTGCTCACGCCAACGAACATTCTGTCTCAGCAGTACCACGACACCTTCCAAGAAGGACGTGATCCGAATGACACGCGTTTCCGGATGATCAAGGGCGCTGGGAACTTCCCATGCGAGGCTCTTAGCACGGAGTCTGAACCGCAGACCGCCGAGTCGTGCGCGCTCCGTCTGTTCCAGAAAGAGCAGATGACTTCGATGATCGACACGTTCTGCAATGGATGTGACTTCGCCCATCAGAAGAAGATGCGTGACAAGTCGCGCCATCTGATCACGAACTACGCGTACTACTTCATCGATCGGATGTACATGGAGATGCTCGCGAAGCGAACCGTGTGCGTGTTCGACGAAGCGCATTTGCTGAACGATCTGTTCACCGAGCACAACGCGATCTACTTCAGCGATTCGCGTCTGAAGAAGATGGCCGAGGAAATCAACGAAGGCCTATCGCTCGGGCACACTGAAGTGTTCAAGATCCTGAAGACGGTGAAGACGGATCTGAATGCCGGGAAGATCAACGATCAGACGTACATGAACTATCTGCACCAGCTTGCAGACGCGTACGGGCAAGTCACTGAAGCGGCTCAAGAAGCGGCTGAACGTGAAGTGCGGAATCCGAAGAAGTACCTGCAACTCTCGCGCCTGTCGAAGAAGTACTTCGGCCTTGGCTGCAAGATTGGTGACCTTGTTGAGTACGGGTACCCACATGCATTCGAGTACAAGGAACGGAATCCGAAGTTCAATCAGCACGAAGACGAAATCTCCGTGAAGCCAATCTTCGTTGGCGACATGTTCGACAAGCTGATCAACGCAGATTACAACCTACTGATGTCGGCAACGTTCAGCGAGCAGTTCGCTCGTCGTACCCTGACCCTCGAGAACGCGAAGCACATCCGTCTGCAACCTTCGTTCCCGAAAGAGAACAAGAAGGTCGTGTTCTACAAGCCGCAGAATCTGAACTTCACCTCGCTGAAAGAGTCGAAGACAGTGAAGCAGCTTCAAGCGACCTGCTACGAGATCGCGAAGCACCACACCGACAAGGGTGAACGTGGTATCGTGCTCGCTCCGAGCTTCGCGCTGAATGAAGGCATTGCCGCTGCGTTCGACGTGATGGGTCTGAAGGCACGAGTGTTCGAGCACAAGCGCGGTGAGAAGCTCGCTGAAGTTCTGGGTCGATTCAAGCGACACACTGACGGACCTGCAGTGATGCTCACTCCGTCTGGCTTCGAGGGTATGGACTTGGCTGGTGATCTGAGCCGTTATCAGATCATCTTGAAGGCACCGTTCGGTTCGCTGGGTGAAGCGCGGATGAAGAAGATTCTGGCAACGTGGCCTGACATTTACTCGCTGCTTTGCACGATGAAGCTCGTTCAAGGTGCTGGTCGTTCGGTCCGTGGGCCAGATGACTACGCCACGACGTACATGCTCGACACGAACATTCAGCGTCTCTGGACAGCGAAGAACATGGAATGGGCTGATGAGTTCCAGACGATCTTCACTTCGATGCTGAGCGACGACTAACCCGGTACAGGGATGGAGGGTGTTCCCCTCCATCTTAGAATGATTCATGGCAAATCAACCTCTCGCAAGAAAAGCAAAGCGCGAGCAGAAGGCAACACGCTCCACCCGCCGCCGACTGTCAGATAATCCCAGACACGCAGTTTACGAAGACAACTTCATGGATGAACCACAACTAGAAAATTCGCGGAACGCAGGGCCTGATGGCGTTGTGTTCGGTGTGTACGGTCTCGATGACTGGGTCACGAACACATACCTCCGAAATGCCGTCGAAAAAGGCATGAACACCCTCAGCCTTGAGGGCACATGGATCACCCCGTCGAGCTGGAAGCTCCATGAGTGGGTCACGGCGAAAGCTGAGCGATTCAACTTCATGTCGGCCAATCGTGCTCTCGCATGGTTCAGCTGGGGCATGATCGAACTGACCCTGACATCGGGTAAGCTCTGCATCGAGCTGAACGGTACGCCAGAAGAAGTCGTCGCATTCGTTGCATCGGTTGACGGTGAAATGAAGCGCGCCGAGAATCTGATCGAGTGGATCTACAACACGAAGGGCGACAGCATCTCGGTTCCGCTGAACTATCGTGCAGCAGTTCCAGGCGCGTACCCTTGGCTCCCAACGGAGATCGGTGAGTACATCGACGGGTACATGAACTCGAACGCGAGTGTGCTCGTTCTGATCGGCCCTCCAGGCACCGGCAAGACGTCGTTCATCAAGCAGCTCATTCACCGCTCTGGCAGTGACGCGAAGATCACGTACGACGAGAAGGTCATGAGCGACGACTCGCTGTTCGCAGGGTTCGTGGAAGACGATGCAAAGTTCCTGATCATGGAAGATGCGGACGCATTCCTGAAGAGCCGAGCCGATGGGAACACGATGATGCATCGCTTCCTGAACGTGTCGGATGGTTTGATCTCGGCCCGCGACAAGAAGCTCGTGTTCAGCACGAATCTCCCGTCGATCCGTGACATCGATGACGCGCTTCTCCGGGCTGGTCGCTGCTACGACGTGATCGAGTTCCGTGCTCTCACGCGAGCTGAAGCCGAGCCAGTGGCTGCCGAGCTTGGGCTGGAGCTCCGAGATGGTGCCGAGTTCACACTGGCCGAGCTGTTCAATGAGCAACCTTCCAGTGGTCGTAAAAATGTTCGAAAGGTCGGATTCGTATGAAGAAAGTTCTCCTCTCCCTCGCCGTTCTGACAGCCCTCATGGGCTGTGGCAAGATCGATCGCATGACTGCTGCATGGGCCGGTGACGGCACGAAGACGTGCGTTGACGGTGTCACGTACCTGCAGTTCACGAGCGGCGCGACTCTCCAAGTGGACCGGACTGGCAAGCCAGTTCCTTGCGGCAAATGACAACGATCTCGTCCCGCAAGGGGACGACTTCAAATAGCCTGACGTTCGATGACCTAACCGACGCAGAGCTCGAGCTGATCTCGGCCTTGGTCTACAATGTACGACTCGGCAAGGGAAGTATCTATCGCGAAGCTGCGTACGATCTGATGAACAAGATCGAATCCTTCAAGCAGGACGATGACTACATCAGCCGAGCCAGTGCACTCGTGGACCCTGAATGTGATGTGCTTGACAGCCATGGCACGCCAGCGTTCACGATCCGTAATCAAGACTACGAAGTCGTCGTATGAGCATAAACAAATTTCTGATCGAGGGTCTCGATCGTCTCGGCAAAGACACCCTGATCGATGGGATCATGCACCAGCGCGGGTACCATCAGGTCCTGCACTTCTCGAAGCCACGTCATCTCGCTCGGTACATGCCAAGCCCAACGGGCATGACTGCAGCCGAGATGGAGAGTGTCTCGTTCAAGGAGTACCAAGAGCAATCGTTCAGGACAATGTTCGCGATGCTCCGCAATCTGCCGTACACTCAGATCATTTGCAATCGGGCGCACCTTGGCGAATGCGTGTACGCTCCCCTGTACCGCGGGTACGCAGGCGAGTACGTGTTCGACATCGAGAAGCAGTTCTTGAAGGGCGATTCGCGAACCATTCGTCTGATCCTGCTCACTGAAGACTTCAGCGTGTCGAAGCACTTCGTCGATGACGGTGAGTCATTCGACATCGCAAAGCGCGAGCAAGAGCAGGACCTGTTCAAGGCTGCGTTCGAGAAGTCGTGCATCAGTGACAAGCGAATCGTGAACGTCACCGATCGCGAAACTGGCGGCTATCGCTCGAAGCAAGACATTCTGCTTGAGGTCACCTCACTATGATCCGCGCACCATTCAAGGGGACGATCTCGATCAATCGCCGCTCTGACGACAAGATCAGCGTCTCGTTCGTCGACGATGCATCGCGAACCGAATTCCTCGATGTTCAGCTCTCAATGTCAGAAATGATGAGCGCCCTCACTGGCCTGGCGTACGTGCCGGTTAAAGGTGAGGTTCGCGGGCTTGACGTGGTCGGCAAGGAGCGTGTTCGCGAGAAGCGCTCGATCACCTACCCTGGAAGATCATCCGATCGCAGTGTCATGCAAAAGTGGCTCACTGAGAACGCCCAAGAAGAGGGCTGGACCGTTGACTCGTACCTTGGTTCGCAGTCGTCGATCTCGTACAAGGACGGCGAAACGATCCTGAACTACGCGGTGTTCAAGTTCGTCTGAACGGGAAAAGGGCCCATCAGGGCCCAGTTCCGGTAGCGCGGTCGATCAGACGTCGAGCAGAGCCTTCAGCTTGTCGATGTGCTTCTCGATGCCCTCGAGCTGCTCCTTCGAGATCTTCGCGCGGATCGCCGCCGTGGTGAGCTGCGTCTTCATGCGCTCGTGGATCGGGGGCGGTGCACGACGTTCACGTGCGGGTTTTGCTTCCTTGGTGGCAGTGGCTGTGGCCATGATCAATCTCCTGGTTTAATCGACCACCATCGGCCGATGTGTCTAATGTATCCCGAACCTGGCCAAACGTGTTTGGCGAATTGTAATGAACTGTAACAGCCGGCCAACTCAGTATTTCATCGTCCCAATTTGGCCCCGAGAAGCCTGAACAATTCGGTTACAATCTCCTTTGGATTTGGGGAACTCTATGACACTAATATTTGAAATCAAAGCGGCCCAATTGGCCGCTCGTAAAGAACGTCGGGCAGCGGATGTTGCTGTGCTGACGACCCTGATCGGTGAGGCGGAAATCATCGGCAAGAACGATGGAAATCGCGCAGTCACGGACCAGGAAGTGCAGGCCGTAATTAAGAAGTTCATCAAGAATATCGATGAGGTTCTGAAGGTCGTAAATCCTGGGTCTGATCAATTCACGACCGCTCAGGAAGAGAAGATTCTTCTGAGCACGTTCCTGCCTGTGCAGCTCTCTGAAGCTGACCTGCGGCTGATCATTCAAACCGTGATCGATGCACATCAGCTCGTGGCTCCAAAGGGTCTCGGTGTTCTGATGAAGGAACTGAAGGACTCGCATAACGGCACGTACGATGGTGCGCTTGCCTCGAAACTTGCAAAGGAATTGTTGAAGTGAAAGTTGGTGTAGTTAAACTTGGTGCTCGCATTACCTGGGAAACCGACGCAGCTGTCGGTCCTGGTGAAGCGATCTCGATCTGCAAGGCACTCACGCGAGGTGGGGCTGAGGTCCATGTGTTCACGAAGATTCTGGCGAAGGACACGCTCGATCCGTCGATTCAGTGGCACAATACGGTTGGCAGCGATGCACGTTCAATCCATGCAGGTCAAGACCTCGACACGACCGGTCTCGATGCTCTGCTCGTGATTAACGGGAATGTGAACTTCTTCGGTGGCGCCGAAGATCGTGCTCAGATTCTGAATTACACGATCATCAATCGGTTCGCGGGTCCGGTGATCTACGTGATGTGCGACCCTGAACTGCCGATGCTGCAGATCTGGGAGAACGTCTCGAAGAAGCAAGTCGATCCGAAGTACAACTGGGAGAACGTGTACGCTGAGTCGGACATTCGTGTCACGAAGCCGATCAATGTGCTCTGCCAGCCGTTCAATGTTCAGGCAATGCAGGAAACGTGGAAGAGCAAGAAGGGCGCTGTGCCACTCGGCACGATGTTCCACTTCCCGATGGAACGCTTCCCGCTCCTGAACGAGTGGCTAGATTACGCCGAAACTCCGGCAGTCGATCTGCTCTACGGCGGTACGGCTCGTGGTGGGCGCCGCATTCCGAATCTGTACAAGTGGTACTGCGGTCTGCCTGAAGATCTGAACGTCGAAATCTTCGGCAAGATCGACAATGAAGACTTCGAGAAGCACAACAAGATCGGGAAGCTTCCAGTGAAACGGTACCCAACGTTCACGGGTATGGTGAAGTACTCTGAAGTGCTACCAAAGATGAACAACGCTCTTGCGCATCTGGTCACTGGCGATCCGTCGTACGAAACGCTCGATCTGATTCCTCAACGCGTTGCCGAGTGCATCGCCGCTGGGAACATCGTGTTCATCGACGCGAACATCGACAAGAGCCGTCGGATCTATCCTGTTGGAACCGAGGCGCATGACTTCCTGTACGTGCAGACGCAAGATGAACTCGTCGAGCGACTGCGTGTGCTGAAGGAAGAGCCAAGTCTGCGCTCCACTCTGTGGCAGCAACAGACGATCGCAACGAACTTCAACGCCGACACGTTCACAAAGTCGTTGGTCACGAAGATCGCGGAGTTCGTATGACCAGGAAGCAGGAGCTCGAATCTCTTGCTCGCAAGAAGGATGCATTCATGACACAACACGAAATTATCGAAGCGCTCGAAGAGATCATCCGTGAAGCGGATGAGCGGGATGATTTTCCCGAAGTGCCACAAGGCATGGTTGAGACCTGGACTCTACAAAGTCTGATCAACAGGATCAAGAAGTAATAAAATGGGGTCATGCCTTCTCTGAACCAATTCAAGAAGCTTGACCCCGAGCTTCGTAAAGACCTGATCGAGCGAGTGATCCTTCGTAAGAAGCGATTCCTCGCTCTGACTGGCAAGCGTGGTACGTTCGATCCGTCGACGTGCGACGTTCTGCTGGTTGGCGATCGACCGGCCCCATCGGCCCCTGATGACGCGAATTTCCATTACACTCCATTCGGTGCCCTCTGGAACTCCTCGTTGTACGTGAACATGGAACTACACAAGGGCGGAATCGATGAAGCTCGGTTGGCCTGGGTGAACTCGGCCGACTTCCATGGCGTGCCTCAAGACTATTCGGTTCTCGATCTGCCGTGGAAACACGTGATCGCTCTCGGAGGAGCGGGATCGAAGTGGCTGAAAAAATCGCCGCAGAAAATTCCGCACGAAATTTTTCACCACCCCAGTTCTTGGAAACGATTCCACTCCAAGGAACCGTACCCGCTGATTGACTACCTGAAGACGATATGACCCCGAAGATTCTTGCGCGCATGATCACCCCACGTCCGTTCTACGCGATGTGGCAGCGGGGGCTTGTCACGCAAGATGGTCGAACATTCGAGTGGATGAACCGTCAGCCGTATTACACACGCAATCTCGAGGTTGGTGATCGCGTATGGATCGCGAAGCGCCTCCCTGTTTCAGGATACGACTGGTGCTTTGAGGTCTATCAGATCACGATCGAGCAGACCGATTACGGCACGCCAAAGCTCTGGCTTGGCAAAGGTCGGCAACTGCTCTTGCCCACCTGATCCTCCTCTCAGGACGCCGCGAAGGTGTCCGAATGTAACAATGCTTCTATTCCCACGGAGCATTGTGAATGCACTTCAACACCCCTACACTGGTCACTCTGACCGCCCCATCTTGCGCTGGCAAGAGTTACCTGCTCGAGGCAATGGTTGACAGCCTTGGCATGCAGCGTATTGTGTCCACCACTGATCGCGCTCCACGAGCCGGTGAAATCGAAGGTGTGCACTACAACTTCATCACGACGAACGAATCTCTGCAGTACGAAGCTGAAGGAAAGTTCGCCGAGCTTGTGACGTTCAATGGCACTCGGTACGGTGTCACTCACGAGGAAATGGAGAAGAAGCTCGTTCCTGGTGCACCAGCTCCGATCGTGATTCTCGAGCCGAACGGTGTGAACATCTACCGCCAGTACTGTGGTTCGAAGAACTGGTCGATCTTCACCGTGTTCGTCTCGACGCCTGAAGCCGTTCGCCTTGAACGCCTCGCTGCTCGTACCACTGCTGATCTGCTGAACATTGCAGTGAATGGCGGTGATCTGGAGAAGAGCCTTCTTGCACGCGGCAATTTGTTCGACCGGTTCGAGAAGATCGTTCACGCGAACAACAAGCGCCTGAAGGCGATCATCGAACAAGAACGTCTCTGGGCTGCCACGAACCTGTGGGATGCGCAGATCACAGGTCAAGACCTGAACGTTGCACTCTCGCACCTGAAGCAATCGATCGCCAGCCGTAACGCCCGCTCCGCAATCTACGCCTAATCATGAAAACCCTCGCCGTAGTACTGTTCATGCTCGGTTCGCACGCTTATGCAGGTGCATTCCTCACTGGGAAAGACCTGCTTCGCCAATCAACTGAATTCACGACTGGCTTTGTGGCCGGTGCGGTGGACAGCTTGAGTGGTGCTGGTCTCGTGTGCGTCCCGCCGCAGACCAAGCTCGGTGAGGTTCATGAGCTGGTAATCGCATGGGTGAAGAACAAGCCAGAACGTCGTGATGGAGCAGCAGTTGAGCTGTTGTTCGAGGTTCTGACGAATCGCTACCCATGCGTAAAGCAAGCCCCGACTCTGTCAGCACGTCGGGCAGACGTTTAACTCTCGGCGAAAATCGCCGTTTTAACCACTGAAGGAAACTATGACAAAAGCAATCAACAAAGCACTGCAAACCCCTGAAGCCCAAGCTCTCCTGGCCGCTGGCCTGAAGCTGAAGTCGACCAAGCGTCAACTCGCGAACGGCACGATCGCCCTGACCGGCCGCGTGAAGAAGCGCGCTGTGTCGTACAAGATCACGGCCACTGGTTCGGTCTTGAGCAATGAGTTCGTCGCTCGTCGCGTTCTCGAATCCACCGAAGGTCAACTGTACCGCGCTGGTCTCCGCGCTGCTGCTGAACTGCTCGCCAAGCGCAAGGCTGCCTGATGCAGTTGTACACCGCTCCCGAGCCCGTACCGTTCGGCCTTGATCCAGTTCCGTCTGTGTTCTTGGCTGGTTCGATCGAGCAGGGTACCGCAATTGACTGGCAGCACGAAGTGCTGGACGAGATCAGCGATCTGCGGGTAGTGGTGTTCAACCCACGACGCAAGGCATGGGACGCGTCGTGGGTGCAATCAATCGACAACCCTCAGTTCAACAAGCAAGTGAACTGGGAGCTCGACAATCTGTCTCGTTCAGACATCGCGTTCTTCTACTTCGATCCAAAGACGAAGTCGCCAATCACGCTCATGGAACTTGGTTTCATGCTTGGCCAATCCATGCAAGGTGGATGGTACGAGATCATCGTGGTTTGCCCAGACGGCTTTTGGCGTCAAGGGAATGTCGAGATCATGTGTGCTCGAGCCGTCGTGGCTGATGGCACTCGCGTTTCGTACGTGACCGAGCTTGACGCAGGGATTTCGATTCTACGCGACGACATTGAACGCCAGCTGGAACGCGCGATTTAAAGTCCCGTATCAGACGAGATCAGACGGAGCGGAGCTCCGTTGTTCTTGAACGTGAACGCAAGTTCTAAGAGTTGCTTGACTGCTTCGGTGGTCAAGCACTTTTTCGTATCGAAGCCAGGGTGATGCTTCAAAAATAGCTCAGTAGCGACCATGCCAAATCGGACCGTCGTGACTTTGCATGCGTAAGTCGAGTTGTTCGTCAATTTCGCTGCTTCCTCAAGACCGATCTTCGCGATTCGGTACTCCCACCATCTCTGATTCTCCGTGACCGCATCGACGACCGTGCTCGATGACGTGACCATGTGTGTTTTCCGGCTCTTGTTCGCGGCTGCCCATTCCAGAGCGAGCTTCGTCTGCGCAGAGACATGGTACGCATTGTTCAAGAACACGTCAGCGATCAGAGATTTCTCGATGATCTGTTTCTGAACGTCCTCAAGCGAGATGTCCTGCCCATCTGATTTATCGAAGCCGATTACTTCGTAGCCAAGTCCGCTTAGGACTTCAGCGCCAAGCTTACCGATTCCGGCCAGATGGCCCGTGATTACGGCGATCATGTGATCAAGTGCCCGATAGGTTCGCTGAATCGCAGCGAAAGAGAAACACGGATCGTGTTCTTGAAGTTCTGAACGTTGTGCGCGGTGCCGACGTTCAGCCAGTACGGTTTGTTCAGCTCAACGCGCGAGATCTCGGTTGCGTTCTCGTACTTCGCGTACCCAAGCGTGCGTCTTGCGTTCGTGCCACCGTCGAACGGATCATCTTGCACGTCAACATGTACGTGCAGTTTCTCGGCCTTGCCTTCGGGCTCGTAGAACACGGTGTGCGTGCCATCGCAGTGATGGATCGGAAAGTTCAGCGCCAGGAACCGATCGTCCTCTAGATCTGCGTGAACAGGAATGTCGCTGTTCGGCATGATCACAATCAGCTGCGCAGCATCGACGAACGGTAGAACACCGCTTACCTCGAGAGCTTCCGAGAGTTCAGGCGCGGCCGCCAAGAGCTTCGGTAGATCTAGCGTCAGGAAGCGAGGAACCTTGATCGAATAGAAGTTCACCTGACGCAGAATGGCACGCGTTAACGCGCTCTTGAACGTGTACTCGGGCTGGAATGGTTTGAAACGGAACATCGGGTATTTACCAAGTCGTTACGACGTTACAGATTCGTCGTCCCAGATCCTCGGCGCTGGTATAAGATGCCAGTCATGCTACAAACGACCTACAAACTGAACACGCTCACGGCCACCGGCTGGGTCCGTTCGGAAACGACCGAGCTGAACGTGGGCGACAAGATCACGTTCAGGTGCAATGGCCGCGGTCGTGGTGGTCACTTCAACGTCACGGCGATCGTGACGAAGATCAAGCGGAAGACGATCGACTGCACGGAAGCCGAGCGCTCGTACCGCCCAGGAACTCCCTGGTGCGTGAACAAGGAAGATGTCACGATTATGCGTGAAGCGCCGACCGTGTTCCTTCCGCTCGAGATGTCCGAGCGCGCGATCAAGCGCAGGATGGAAACCGCGTGGGACCTGCCCGGTGGATTTCTCGACAAGATCAATCTCGACATTCCCGTGCGGGAAATGAAATGAAAAACCTCGTTCGCGTTCTCGCGCTCCTGCTCGCGTGCGCGATCGTTCTCTCTGGCGTAATTTGGGTGACACGATGAGACTTGTGCTTTTCTTCACGGACGGCGATGGCTGCTCCTGGTCCGCAGACACGACCCTCCCGTTCGAGTGGGAGTCGGCCGAAGCTGCGATCGTCGAGTTCGAGCGAGCCTGCAAGACCGCGTTCGCCGAGCGTCAGCAGACATTCATGTTCGCAGGTCACGAGCTCTCGCCGGACGCATTCTACCCGCGCGATTCGTACTTGCAACCGAAGTACCAAGCTCCGTCGATCATGACGGTCGATGAGTGGTTCGAAAACTACGGAGGTCAATGATGGCTGCAACAATCCAGTGGCAGAAGAACTGCTACGGCTGCACGGAAGCGGAACTTCGTGACGGCCTTGCGCGAGCGATCGCGCTGAGCGGACCGGCGATGATCGCGATGTCGATCCTGTCGGACTCGCAGGAAATTCTCGAGGGGCCGAAGGGCGACAAGGATCTCGCGAGACAGTTCATGAACCGCGCGAAGTGGGTAATCGCCGAGCACATGCCGCGGATGATCCACGCGGGCTGGGAAGGTCGCCAGCTCTACCATGACGAGAACGTCTGGAGCTCGTGGAAGCCGATCGAAAAGGGCGATCTCGAAAGGTGGATGGCGCGTCAAGGCGACCGGAACTACGAGATGCGCAAACTGTTCATTGAAGAAAAGAGGGACTGACATGAAAGCTTGGGACAAATACAAGACGAACCTGCCGTACCCGTCGAAGAGCGAGTTCACGACCACGTACTACTACCGTCGTGGCGAGCTGATCGCGAAGAAGCTCGGTGATGCAACGGCGGTTTACGAGCCGAACTGCATGACCGTCGCGCTCGACCAGTGCGTGACCGAGAAGGTCGTCGACGAAGCCGCATTCAAGAAAGCGCGGAATGAGTACGGCACGGAAGAGCGCCGGCTGCAGGAAGAATTCGAGAAAGATCTGTACGAAGATCTCGGCATCGTCGGCCACCCAAAGGCCTCGCGCCTGTACGGCATGGCCTGGGAAGACGGACACGCGAACGGGTACAGCGAGGTGTACAGCCGTGCTGCGGTGCTGGTCGATCTGATCAAGGACTGACGCGTGCACAGGCAGAAAATCCTGATCGACAAGGTTCGGCCTGTGCACTCTGGCGGGCGATTGCACGCGCTGATCCACACGATCCCCGAGCCGTACCAATCGCAGTTCTTGGCGGATACCGATCCAGCGCTGCTTGTTCGCTCGAATCGAGGGAAGGTCATGATTCCGTTCCTCGTGTGGCAGCGCTGGATGCAGAAACAGGTGTGACATGGGAACACGTCAATATCAACTAGGATTGCGGCACGCTGAGAAAGGCGTGCCGTACATGAGCCATCGGAAATTCCCGTACAACGGAAGATCCGATCAACGCAGTTACGACCACGGATATCGAGATGGTAAGAGCCCTCCTCACAGCAGAACGAATTCGACAAATCGGAACGGTCCAGCCGTTTAACGTGTCGCTTGATGCTCTCCAGTACGTGGCTGGTCAGCTCTCGGCGCGGTGCAGCACCTTCGAGGAAGTTCTCGAGCAGGAGTCGTATCTCGAAGATCTCGAGAACGCGGTTCGGAAACTGCGCCTCGCGTACGAAACAGCAAAGGCGTTAGCGCCAGTCAAAGGAAGAAGATCATGAGTTTGCCAGTTCAGATGGAAGCAATCAAGAAGAGCATGCAGAAAGACACGATCTCGTCTTTCTGGACGATGCTTCAAGAACTCGACTCCGTTGCTCGAGATACGAAGGACAAGGTCCTGATGCACTGGGTCGTGTGCTGGTACAAGCAGTGGAATGCGATCACGAACGACGAGAAGGTTCCGTCGTGGCTGCGTGATCAAGCGAACACGTACACCGACACGCTGATCGACAAGCTCACGGAATCGGCAGCCAAGAATCTCGAGGGCTAGACTATGAACTGGCATCTTGTCTGGACTCTGTCTCCAGTCTGGGGACCCATTCTCGTACTTGGCCTCGCGCTGATCGTGAAAGGGGAGTTGTAACGGTGCCGATCACCGTTACAGATTGACCCTGCAAGTGTGGTACAATTCACCCATGAACACCACACTGAACCCTGTCGCCGAAGCTGCTGCCGCAGTCTTCCTGCCCAGCCCTCAGCAAGCGGACTTCTTCAAGTGGATCCTTGAAGGCGTTGGCTCCTGCGTTCTGGAAGCTGTCGCTGGTGCCGGCAAGACGACCACGCTGATTCAAGCGCTTGGCCTGATGGTCGGAACGATCTTCCTCGGTGCATTCTCGAAGAACATCGCGGTCGAGATCGAAGCACGCGCGCCGAAGAAGCCGGGTCTGTTCATCAGCACGATGCATGCTGCTGGTTTCAGGGCCTGGCGCCGCGCCGCTCCGAAGGTCCGCATCGACGAAGACAAGTGCCGGAACATCTTCCGCAATGCGTGCCTGAAGTACCCCGAGTACAAGCCATTCGAGCAGCCGGTCCTGAAGCTCGTCGAAATGGCAAAGCAATCCGCCGTCGGTATCACGAAGTCCGAAGCTGACCGGAACGTGTGGGTCGAGATCATCGAGCACTTCGACATCGAGACTTTCGACGAAGAACTCGGCGTCGACAACACGAACAAGATCATCAGCCTCGCTCGCAAGACCCTGCAACGTTCGCAAGAGATGGACATGGACGCCGTTGACTTCAACGACATGATCTACGCGCCGCTGTTCCACAACGTGCGTATGTTCGAACACGACTGGGTGCTGGTTGATGAAGCCCAAGACACGAACGAGATTCGTCGCCTTCTCGCCCTGCGGATGCTGAAGCGCGGTGGACGTCTGGTCGCAGTTGGTGATCGTCACCAAGCGATCTTCGGTTTCACCGGTGCCGATTCGAAGGCACTCGAGATGATCGCGACGGCCGTGAACGCGAAGCTCCTCCCGCTCACGATCACGTATCGCTGCCCGAAGTCAGTCGTTGCTTACGCAAAGCAATGGGTGAACCACATCGAAGCTGCCGAAACCGCGCCTGAAGGCGTCGTGTCCCACGGTGATGTGAACAACCTGTTCAGCCTCGCGGTTCCTGGTGACGCAATCCTCTGCCGCTTCAACGCGCCGCTGATCAAGTATGTGTATCAGTTCATCGCCCGCGGTATTCCCGCGAAGGTCGAAGGTCGCGAAATTGGCGAAGGTCTGAAGGTCCTCGCACGTCGCTGGAAGGTCAAGAAGCTCGCTGCCATGACCGACAAGCTCGACGCGTACCTCGAGCGTGAAGTCGCGAAATGGCGCGTGAAGGAACAAGAAGCGAAGGCCGCCGCGGTCGAAGACAAGGTGAACTGCCTCCGCGTGATCATCGATCGCGTCGCCAAGATCGATCCGAACTGCGCGAATCCGGTCGAACGCGTTTGTGAAGAAGTCGACGCGATCTTCACCCAAGAAAAGGGACAGAAGGTCGTGCTGTTCAGCTCGATCCACAAGGCCAAGGGTCGCGAATGGCACAAGGTTGTTTGGCTCCAAACCGGTCCTTCTGCTTGGGCTCGCAAGGAATGGGAACAAGAGCAAGAGGATAACCTCTGCTACGTTGCAGCAACTCGTGCAAAGCACGAACTCTGCCTGGTCGATATCTCGAAGGAAGAAAAGTGAAAATTCAAATTCAAGGAAAGCCAGAGTTCGAGATCAGCCTGACGAAGGAGCACGTGCTCCTTCTCATGAAGCTCTCAAGCTGCCACTACGATTCGCGTTGCAAGAACGCCAGCCAGCCTCGCGGTTTCCTGTTCGGCTGGAACAACATCCTCGGCCTCACGCCCGACGGCGAGACCCTCCCGATTCGCGCGACTTGGCACGAACTCGACACGGTCCTGAAGATCATCGAGATGCCGCCGCCCCTGACCGCGGACGAGATCCATCTCCGCGCCGAAATGCAGCGCTGCTTTTTCGCAGCTTTCCGCCTGGCAAACGAGGTCTACAGTGCGTGGACAGTGACACTCGAGGACCCAGCCTAAGAACCTATCACTGAGCGCGACGAAAGTTCCCTGACGTCACCTCGTGTCGCCGAGCCTACCTTCAAACCACCTTAGGAGAATGCAATGCCGAAAGAGAAAGCAGTGATCTTCCGTGTTCTGATCGAGCCGAAGTCCCTCGCCCGCGTGCTTGTCCACGCTGTTGAGCTCGACGCTCAGAACTTCCATGTTCAGGACGATCGTGGTGGCACGGGTTACTGGCACGTGAACTTCACCGACATCCAACGGAACGTCGTTCGACAGATCGTCGGTCCTGGCGTCGACATTCAAGATCTCGACGAACATGGCCGCCCGATCCGGGTGCTAGCCTTCGCTGAGGAGTGAACATGGACGAGTTCTACCAATACCACCTGAGCGAACAAGGTCGGGCAGAGATTGCCAAGAAAGCCGAGGAACTCAGGAAGAAGCTCGAAGAAAGCCGCGAGAAGCGCGTGCCATTCAAGCTGCACGACATCGGCCAGCGCGGGGTTGCTGAAAGCTGAACGCTATCTGCCACCTAATGCCTGTATAACTCGCACCTCATGGAGAATTGAATGGCTTCGATAGGAAACGGACGATGCTGCTGGGTTCTAGTTCCCGCGAAAGCAGGACAAGAAGCAGTGTTCTGCGAGAAGCCGACGGGGTACGACATGCCTCGCGACGACGATGGAAATCGACATCGCAAGTACCGCACGTTCTGCCCAGAGCACGAGGTGATCGCAAGTAAACAGGACGAGGATGAGACTCGTTCGCATGAGGACTACGGGGACTCTTGATCCCGAACCCAAATGAAGGTTGCATATGACGTCGTGATTGGTCGGCCAGCGTGTATAGTTCTAGCTATGCGCCTAGGCGCCGACATTGCGACTTCGTTGATCTTCGACAAGAAGCACTGGTTGATGGAACAGACCGCGAACATGAGAGTACACGACGTATCGTTCGCGACCCTTCGAAATATGGTGTACCTCTCAGAGGCGCGCTGGAACCAATGGAGCAGAGAGATGGACAAACCGCTGGACAAATCTGAAATCACGATTCGCAAGGGTGGTGGAATGTCGATCGTCGGCGCAGACGCCACGAACCTCTACCGCGCCGTGATGCTCGGGCAGGCACTGAGGATGTACGCGAAGACCAAGATGCTCGCGACACGGAATGCGACTCCGAGCGTGATGCTCAGGATGGCGGCCGAATACTCTGGCAAGACGTACAAGCGTGGCCAGTACGTGCAGGCGGCCGATGATCTCCAGATCTGGATCGACACCATGAAGGCCGCGTTGCCGATCAACTACGAGGACGAGAAGTCATGACCTGGCTGAAGCTCTACCGCTGGTGGAAAGGCGGTCGGTGGGTGAAACACGAGAACAAGTGGTACCTCGCTGACGTGAACGGCTACATCCGCGGCGAGTGTCTGAGCGACGAAGGGCGACCATCGTACTTCTCATGCCACGCCGATTTCAAGGGGAACCAAGCGGTCGAAGACTACCGCGCCCCGTACAAGAATTCCCCATTCAACAAGAAAGCAAAATGAGCTACCGCCTTTACACCTTCGTGAACCACATCTACATGAGCGAGAAGCAGTTCGGTATCCAGACCGCGCACCTCGTCTCGACGATGATGAACAACGTCGCCGAACTCAAGGGCGAAGACATGCGGTCGTACCACAAGGTGCATGCATGGGCCGCTGAGTCACCAACGATCATCATGTGTCAGGGTGGGAACGTTGCAATGCTGACTGAGTTGTACGAGAAGTTGAAGCCTCTCGCAGCCGATCTGCAGTTGCCCGTCGCGAAGTTCCACGAAGATGAACAGAGCCTTGGTGGTGTAATCACCTGCGTCGGGGTTCTCGTTCCTGAGTACCTGTTCGACGCTGAAGTGGTATGGATCGCTGGTTCTCCAGTGTTCACGATCACGCAAGACAACCCGCGCCCTGCAACTCTGCTCGAGAACGAGTTCCTGGGGATCGTGAAGATCGCGCGTCTCGCGTAAGGAGTCTCCCATGACTGATGACAACATTGACAAGTTCTTCAACGATGCAGGGTTCGCCGCTTGGCACGCCAAGATCGCGCTCACGATCGCTAAAAGTGGTCATCAGCTCATGGGCGTGTTCGATCATGAAGGCACCATGGCAAGCTTCACGTATACGATTGGTCTTGAGAAACAACTCGGATTCGAGCTGATCGTGTTCGGCCTCCCGTACAAATATGCAGGTCTACTTCTGAATTACATCGCGGCTCAAGTGAAAGCTGGCGAAAAGCTGGTCCTCGATGTACCAGATCAGCGGTGGGCGCAGATTCCGCTGCTGTTCAAGAAGGCCGATGAAAGAGCGCGAGGATACGTGTGCCAAGCTGATCGGTACTACGGGCACGATGTGCAGACCGTCCAGATCGTGCTACCCGATAAGAATGCTCGTTTTCCTGGAGACGCGGAGTACGATATTGAGTACATGGAACCCCGCCAATCTCTGCTCTATGACCCAACATAAAATCGTTCACGTCCTCGTTCCAGTCCATGATCAGGGCCGCAAGGGCCCTGTCGGGGTTTTGATTCTGCATCATGTCGAAACAGAGATGTGGTTCATGCCTGCCGATTACCTTGGCGACGAGACGGCGAAGGAAGCGGCCTCGAGAATTCTACGGGACCGAACGTTCATCGACATTCCGTCTTCGCAGTTCCGGTTCGTTGCGCATCGTGGAGGCATGACTGAAGTGTTCATGCTCTCTCAGACACCCCTGACGGTGGCCGAGGTGGACCGAGTGACACCGACCGGCGAGTATGATATGGCTACACTAGGCTCGCCAGTCGATGTCCTCGGCTCACGTGTCGAGACTGACATTCTCAGGGATCTTTCGTACTGGTCCTGAACCCGACATCCCGGGTGTGAGGTTCAAGTTGTAACGATTTCGGTTACAATTACATGCATAGCTTACTGGGAGACATGCATGTCAACAAACCTCGCACTTCAGTGCATTGAACGTCAAATCGAAGCGCTTCGTGCGCTTCCCACCCTCGTCGAAACCTCGGAGGAATACAAGAAGATCGTCACGATCGTCACTGAGGTCGCGTTGAGCGAGCACGGAGCTCGTGTCCTGCTTGCCGGCGTCGGCAAGAACTCGAACATCGCGTCCAAGGTCAGTCAGACCATGGCCAGCCTCGGCATTCCGTCGATGCCGTTGAATGTCTCGCACCTTGGTCACGGCGACTACGGCTTCATTGGGAAGTACGATGTGATCATTCACATCAGCCGTTCTGGCATGACCCGTGAAATGCTGGAAGGGATCGAGCACATCTCGCTCATTCGCCCATTCGTGACGCAAATCCTGATTCACTGCAAGGCCGGCAAGGTCAAGAACGAGCATGCCGAGATTGAGCTCTTCCTGCCTGATGTCCTCGAAGGCGATGAGCATGGTCTTGCACCAACAACCTCGACGACCGCGCTGCTCTGCATTCTGGATTGCATCTCGGTTCAAGCATCGGCGAACATCGAGTTCGAACGTCTGGACTTCCTGAAGTTCCACCCTGATGGCGCACTCGGCGAAATGCTGAAGGCCGAGAAGGCGAAGAAGGTTCACACTGATATTTCGGCCGCCGTTCCTGTCGAAGGCGTGCCAATCAATGATCCAGCGATCGCAGCATTGGTCACTCCTGAATCCGCTGAAGCAGCACGAAAGTTGGTTGTATGAACGTCGTAAACATTGGCCTCAAGACCTTTGACGACGCGGGCCTGGATTGGGATGCGTTCGTGTCGCTGAAACACGAGAATGGAAACACTGAAGACATCCGCCTCACTGAACTTATTGAACGGATCGTAGAGCGGAAGATCAAGGAAAAACAAGAATGAATATCGTGATTGTTGCGGGTGGGCTTGGTTCCCGCCTCGCTCCACTGACAAACAACGTGCCGAAGTTCCTCGTGAACATCGGGAAGAACACGGGGTATGTGGAGCAAGTTCGGTACTGGGCGAAGCAAATTGATTTTTCTCCGTTCAGCGAAACAAATGACACGCTCACCGTGATCGTTCACAGCGCGTACGAAGCTCTGATCAATGCGTACCACAAGGTGTACTTCCCGAACATTCCGCTGATCGTGCAAACGGTTGACGTGGCGAACGGCTCTGCACACGCGATCTTGAGTACATGTCGTCATTTGAACGGCAAGCCAGTGGTCTTCCAGTGGTGCGACGTTATGCCTGCCGTTCCGCTTCCAGATTTCGACAAGGAACAGAACGCGATCTTCACGAACTACGATCACTCAAATCGCTATGGCCTTTCGTATGCGAAGACTCCAGGCGGTGGGTGCATTCCTACACCTCAGCCGGATGGCAAGGGTGGTGTGTTCGGCATGTACTACATCGCGAACTTCCACACGAGTGTGACGTCCCATGATGGTGAAGACTTCGTTGACGTGATCACCCAGTACGGCAAGATCCAAGAAGTGAAGCTTGATGGCATCATCGACTGGGGCGACATGCCTAAGCTGAATCAGACCCGTGATACGGCTGATGCCGCACGTGAGTTCAACAGCATCTCGGTCCAAGGGAACTTGGTCATGAAGTCCGCGCTGAACAAGCAGGGCGAAACGCTGATCGCTCGTGAGATCAATTGGTACCGCAAGGTCCACAAGGATGGGTACGGCGTTTCGATCCCTGAGATCTGGCCAGCAGATGACGGCAAGAGCTTCATCATGGACAAGGTCGAAGGCGAGCCGATCTTCAAGGTCTGGCCTGCACTTGATCCTCAAGGACGTGGAATCGTTCTGCGGAAGATCTTCGAGCAGCTCGATCGCCTCCATGACGATGGTGATCTGTTCGCCGTAGGGACTGACACTGTTCTGCGTGACGTGAAGATCGAAGCTTGTGACAAGCTCCTTGCTCGCTATCGCGAAATCAAGGACGTGATCAAGGCGTTCGGCCCTATCACGCACGTGAACGGTCTGTACATCGGCGATCTGAATCCAGAGGTCACGATCCACAAGCTGTACGCACGTCTGCACGAGCACTATGCTGGCACAGAAGATTACAGCATGATCCACGGTGATCTGCAGATGTCGAACAGCATGATCGATACCAGCAATCTCGAAGTGTCGTTCATCGACCCACGCGGTTATTTCGGCAAGAGCGAGCTCATGGGTCTGCCAGATTACGACATCGCGAAGGTTTACTACAGCCTGAGCGGGTACGATCTGTTTAACTACAGCCGCGATTTCCACATCAAGGAACTCGCTGACGGACATCTGGAGTTCGAGATTCCGAAGCCGAATCTCGATGGATGCGAAGACGTGATGGGTGAGCGATTCTGGCACCAACATCGCCTGTGGCTCGCGGTGATCTGGATCGGTCTTGCAGGGTACATCAAGAACGACCCGGTGAAATCACTGTGCGCGCACTACCACGGCCTCGCGATCGCGGAACAAATCTTCCGCGACACGTTCGATCCGTTCAAGCCATGAACGAAGGCACGTTCAGTGCCGAAGATTTGGTAGCGTGCTATGCGCCGCCAAATCTTCGCTCAGTAATGCCTGGGAACAAAGTGATGCTCCGCTCTGGCGGGCCAGAGATGATCGTTACTGGCGTTGACGCCGGTGGCTACGCAATTTGCGTGTGGCCAAATGACGCTGGGATCCTACAGCGCCGAGCATTCGCTCTCGAATGCTTGACTTGTTATGGTGCTAAGTAAGGCGCTTGCCACCGCGAAGCCACCACAACCAAAGGTTCCAACCGTGTGCCATATCAGACCTTGATCTCTTTGCCGTTGCAGTAGTACATCTTTGCATCAGGCTTAACCGTCTGCGTTCCGCGCTCTACCACAATCCCGTGTTCTTCGATGAACTTGAAGAACTCGGGCGTCAGGTCACGAGCGCGAAGCCCGTAGAAGTGGAACTGCACTGGCATTGGAATCTGGCCATTGATTGCAGCGAACGCATCTGAACGAGCGCGGCCTTCATGGCCCTTGACCTTCACGGCTTCAGGAGCTTCTGGCTCTCCTTCGATGTCCAAGATCAGAAATGGCGCGCCGATCGCCTTCCCATCACGCATCTTCTGCTCGAGGTTCTTCGCGTCATCGGCGCGATCCGCTTCCAACGCAAGCTTGCGGAACGTGTTCGGCTTCATCCAAGCCACGCAGCCGCGGTACATCACGTTCGCGTTATTAGGCGTTGCGCCCAGACCATCCACATTGTCGAACGTCGTATTTCCAACGTTGTAAACGCCGTCCACGTTGTTCGGCGACGGCAGGGATTCGTTCAGGTTCGAGACTTCTTGGAGCAGTTTCATGATCATGCAAGGTATGTGAACCCGTATTTACGCTGCCAGAACGAGGTTACGCGATGTACGATTCACCATCGCATCACTAACCTGGAGACAAAATGCGTTCTGGCAGTTTTGGTTACCGTGAAAATGGCGGCTCGAAGGTCACAAAGGCCTCGCTGCAAGAAGGAATCTTCTCGATGGATTTCATCAGCACGCTGCAGCACCAGCCGCTGGACATCGCGAAACAGGTCTGTCTCGAGCGAATCGACAATTCGACCGCCACGCCCGAGAACAAGATGAAGGCGCAACAAGCGGTCACGAAGGCAGCCAGCCTGAAGAATCTTCTCCTCACGACTTCGAACTTCAGCCTCGCGCATCAAGGCATGAAAGTTCTGTAACGGTTACCGACTCGTTACAGAGTCGGCCCAGGTTTGGTGTACAATGCACCATCGCATCAAACCTGGAGCTTGAATGCCGCGAACGCAAGACGAACTCTCGGCTGCTTTTGACCTCGTCAAGAACAGCACGCACTGGAAGAAGCCGATCAACGCACGTGTCGCCCTGACGGATGAGCAGGTCGACGCCGTGCACGAAGCCGTGATCCACTTCACTGGCTCGATCGCCACGATCACGAACCTCCCGAACGGCAAGCGCCACGTCCGCGCCGCCGGGTACTACGCCACGATCGGAGCTTGACATGCTGAAGTTCAAACTGGGCCAGCGCGTCGTCGCGACCCGCACGATCCACAAAGGCGCCGTTGGCACGATCGCGATGATCCCCTCCTCGCTGCGCGAAGGCAAACGCTGGGTGTACGTCCAGCGCGATGATCGCGTGTCGCCGACCTGGTTCTTCGAGGACGAGCTCGAGGCGACGACCGAGCGCGTTCAAGACCTTCGCGCTCGCCTTGCCGTGATGCAGAACGACCCCACGCACGCCTTGATGGCGACCACCATTTCCAAACTGATCGGAGAACCGAATGTCTGACTTCCACATCGACCTCGATTTCGTGCTCGAAGAAACGCGGAACAAGATGAACCGCGTGTGCGTCCAAGGCGAGCTGCGCGCGGAGCTGAAGAAGCGCGCGATCACGAGCCGCGTTCTCCAGGAGAACGGCCCGGCCGGCGGGAACCCGCTCGTTCGTTTGTACGGCACGCGCCGCGCGCTCGAGACGTACGTTCGTGAAGAGTACTGCAAGGAAAACGGGGCCGAAGACGCCGAGTTCCACATCGGGTTCATCAAGCGAAACGAGGGTCGCAGCCATGGCCAAGTCTAAGTTGCTCAGCATCAACGACGTCTGGGACGCTCGTCGTGTCTCGAAGTACCTCGGGCCCATGCTGGTCGATCTCGAAGATTCGATTATGAAGACCCCGACGGGGCCGGCCCGCGACGTCCTGACCGAGGCGAACATCCTCGTGATGCAGGCCCAGGCGCTCCTTCACGCGTTCGATGGGCGATGCGTGAAGGAGCACTACCAGCGCACGCCAGAAGATTGGGCGGCCGAGCTCCCAAAGGACGGAGGGCATGATGCCTGAAGGACCTGAAGTGAAACGGATCGCGGCGGGCCTCGAGTCCCTCCAAGGGAAGACGATCGCAAGCGGGCAAGTCGTGTCGGGCCGTTATCTGCGCGGCCAAGAGATCACGTTCGAGACGATCATCGGCGCGAAGGTCGAGCGCGTGATCTGCAAGGGGAAGCTGATCGCGTTTCACTTGAAGGGTGCCGAGGGGCCGCTGGCGATCTTGAGCACGATGGGGATGATGGGCCGTTGGATCGTCTTGACCGAGGCGAACAGCGACTTGGATGCGCACCGTCGTGTCGAGCTCACGTTCGATGACGGCACAATCGCCGCGTTCTTCGACCCTCGGAATTTCGGCACGTTCAAGATCGTGTCGTACGCCGAGATGAAGCGGAAAATGCAGGAGCTCGGCCCCGACATCCTCACGGCGCCAGGGCACTGGCATGCAATCGCCCTGCCCGAGTTCTACGAGCGCGTTCGCCGATTTGGCAAGGATCTCTCGCTTGCCGAAGGGCTTCTGGACCAACGAATCTGCTCTGGCTGTGGGAACTACATCAGGGCCGACGCGATGTGGCTGGCGCGCTTCTCGCCCAAACGGCGCATGTCCGAGATGACTGACGCCGATCTGAAGCGGATCTGGATCGCGATGCATGAAATCGCGATCGCGGCGGCCGAGAACAAGGTCCCACCACTGCACATGGACGGCGAAGGGCATCACAGCGCTCTGATCCAGATCTCGAAAGAGATCAGCGCCGTCGGCGAATTCTTCAACCTCGCTTATGGCCAGCCCGAAACTGCAAGTGGCGGTATGATCGAGTCTTACAAGGACTCGAATGGTCGCACGGTGTGGTGGTGCCCCAAGGAACAGAAATGAAAATCGACAATCTCTCGAAAATCCTCGCAGTTATCACCGCTGCTGGCAAAGGTGAGCACACGATCTGCGCCGAGCATGACGCAATCTTCTTGTTGCCGTCAGATGAAATCGAAGAAGACAGCGTCGCTGGGAAACAGCTCATCGAGCTTGACTGTTTTTACGACGAAAGCTCGGGCTGGGCGGTCTTCGTATGAGCGTGTGGTTCGGCGGCTGTAGCAGCCCTCCAATGGAGGACCCGAATGAGTACGATGTCGTGCTCACCAAGATCACGGCTGAAGATCGATTCAAGGTCTGGTGGCGAGTGCGCTATCTCACGCTCCTCGATGGAGTGAGCGCGAAACGGCTGATCGACAATCTGCCGCAGACGTTGAAGACACACGTGACAGATTGGCGAGCTGAAAGCATTCGTCAAGAATTTGCCGAGGTTGGTGGGATAATCGAAGTGAAGCGATCAAAATGAAGAAGTGCAAACACATCACCGCGTGGACGGACTACCCTTTCGTCGAACTCGGCGATACTGCGGGTGAGCTCGCGCCGATTCGCCACGTGAACGTGATCTCATACGATGGTGACAAGTACGTCACGGTCTCGTTCGAAGATAACGGGTCGCATCTCGAAGTCAAGGCCGGGTACCTGTACCAGAAGGCCACTCGATACGGCGGCTCGAAGCAGATCAGCACGCTGAAACTCGCACGCATGGGCGATGGCAAGGTCTATCGCCACCATGTTCGCTGGGAGCGCGAGTTCGCGAGACGTGAACGGCAGTTCATGCAACATTGCCGTGAAACGCCGTGGTGCGAAGATGACGTGCATCTCGTGACCGCAACCGACCCAATCGCCATCTACGAAGGAGCGTGATGTTCTCACCAATAGAAAAAGAAATCTTCGCCAAAATCCTCAGCGAGGCAGAAGATGCAATGAGCAACAACGGGTGCAATGACTTCGAGGTCAAAGTCACACGAAAGAACAAAGCTGATCTGTTGGTCTTCATCAATGAGATGTGTCCGAACAGCGACGAGGAAGAGCGCCTGGTTGAACAGGTCGAAACCGGCACCGTGTACTTCGTCGACTGGTTGCTACTCGCGTACCTGAAGCACAAGATTCTGAACACGAAATGAGCACTCCACGCTTTACAATCGAGGTCGAGTGGCAAGTGCTCGCGACCCAAAAGGCCGTGCTCGTTGTCACTGACCAGCAGGACATGCTGAATCAACTTGCTGCGCACGACGCGCAGATTCGCAGCACTGCGCTAGTGACCAAGGCGAAACGTGACAAGCACGGAAAGTACGAATTCCATGAACTGAGCAAGGACTGGGACCTGCCATGAGCCGCGGAACCGGCGTTCTGACGCTGAACACGATGTGGCCCGATGATTTCGGGAACGTGTACGTGCAGTACATTCCTCTGTGTGTGGACGACTTCGGCAATCAGTGGGCGGAGCGCTGGGTTTTCGGCGACTGGTGGGGATCGCGTTATTACTTCTTTACAGGAGAGCCAGATGGAGATTGAAGACTTCTACACGTACCTGTACAACGGTGCGGCGGCCGTAGTTGCTGACAAGACGGAGCACGTGCCGATGATGTTCGCCCTGCTTGACTCAGGTGGAATCGCGGTCATACCGACTCCAGGCATGACGAAATCACAGATGGAATCGTTTCAAGAGTACCTTGTGCAGCAGCCGCCAATTCGAGCGGCTGCTCTGGTATTCGAAGCGTACGGAGTTCGCGTTCAACATCCTGAGGAGCTCCCTCGGAACACGAGCATCGCAAATCACCCAGGCAGATTCGAAGCGGTCGTGATCAGCATTCTCACGCATGGCCGTCAGGCATTCATTCAATGCGAGATCGATCGCACGAATGACACACTCGCGAAAGCACCGTTCAAGTGGATGAACGAGAAAGGTGGTGGTCCAGTCGGGGTTGGTCGCTTCATTCGAGGTTCAGGATTGAATGGCTCATGAAGCACGATAGAATAGCGACTGAATTTCATCCGAAAGCTACATGACAAAACACATCGCACAAACGTACCAGGTGCTCGACGAGATCGAACACGTCCGTCGCAGAACGGGCATGTACGCAGGCAGCACCGAGCTGCAGACCGCCAGTGAGTGGGTGTACGACCCGATCGAAAAGAAGATGGTCAAGCGGACTATCTCGTACATCCCAGCGCTGGTGAAGGTCTTCTCCGAAATTCTGGACAACGCAATCGACGAGCATCGTCGCCAGCCCATGGATTCGATTCGCGTCGAGTTCGATCCAAGCGGCATGATCAGCGTTCAAGACTCTGGCCGAGGCATTCCAGTCGAGATTCACCCGCAGACCGGGAAGTACGTCGCTGAGACGATCTTCTCGAACATGCGAGCTGGCTCGAACTTCAATGACAGCGAAGACCAACAACTGATCGGCACGAACGGCGTCGGCTCGACCCTGACGAACATTCTGTCGAAGCACTTCCGCGTCGAATCTTGCGATGGCAAGAAGCTTCTCACGCAAGACTTCTATGACGGTCTGCGCGAGCGCACCGAGCCGAAGATCAAGCCTGACACGAAGAACCGCACGAAGATCTCATTCGTTCCTGACTACGAGTTCTTCAAGCTCCAAGGTCTCGATGGTGATCACGCGCTGAAGATGACGAAGAAGATCGTCGATGCAGCCGCATGTAATCCCGCTGTGAAGTTCTACGTGAACGGCGAGCGGATCAACGTGCGCGACTTCGGCGATTACATCGGCCTGTACTCAGACGAGTACGTGTACGACGACACCGAAGACTGGAAAGTCGGGGTCTCGGCATCGGACGGTTTCGAGCAGATCTCGTTCGTGAACTCGGTCGAGACATACCAAGGCGGAACGCACGTGTTCTACGTGATGGACCAGATCACGGAAGCTGTCCGTGCATTCATCAAGAAGAAGCACAAGATCGAGGTGAAGCCAGCCGACATTCGGAATCACATGCGCGTTTACATCAGCGCGAACGTGAACCGTCCGAAGTTCTCCAGCCAGACGAAGGAGAACATGATCAGCCAGCCCGGCACTTACAAGACCACGTGGTCAGTGCCAGACAAGATGATCAACAAGCTCTTGAAGAGCCCAATCATTCAGTCCGTTCTGGATTGGGTCACGGCGAAGAGCAAGGCGGCCGAGCTCGCGGAACTGCGGAAAGCTGGTAAGGACATCGCGAAGGCGAATCCAAAGCGCGTTGACAAGTTCACTGATGCAGTCGAGAAGCGCGATCGCCACCTGTGCGAATGCTACTTCACCGAAGGCGACTCTGCTCGGAACTCGATTCAATCGGCTCGAGGGAAGAACAAACTGATCGGCTCGTTCTCGCTGCGTGGCAAGCCACTGAATGTGTACGACACCGAGACGAAGGAAATCCTGGCGCCCCGCAAGAACGGCGACATGAGTGAATTCGCGAACGTGATGGTCGTCACAGGTTTGCAGTTCGGTGAAACGATCAATCACGTCAGCCAGCTCCGGTTCGGTAAGCTCGTTGTTCTGTCTGATCAGGACTTGGACGGCTTCCACGTGACCTCGCTGGTCCTGAGCTTCTTCGCGAAGTACTGGCCAGAACTGTTCAAGCTTGGCGTGATCTACCGGATGAACACCCCGTTGTACATCGCGACCACGACCAAGGGCGATGTGTTCGAGTTCTTCACCGAAGAAGAGTACGAGACCTGGGCAGCCACGGCACCGAAGCACAAGGCCGATTACTTCAAGGGTCTGGGTGGTTTCGATACCGAGACGTTCGAGCGCTTCCTCGAGAATCGCGAGCGTTATCTGACCCGCATCACTGCGCTCGAAGCCGCCGACTTGGCGAAATTCGAACTCGCGTTCTCGAACACTGAACAGGACGCTCGTAAAGAGTGGCTCCAAGACATTCGGTACTTCGAGCCAATCGGAGAATAAGATGTTCATACACGGCAAGCGGTACTACACCGATGGGAAGACGACTGCGCAGTTGGAGCACATGCTTCAGCTCGCGAAAGACGAACTCGTTCATTACAGGATCGCTTGCCGGAACTATCCTCCTGGTCGCATGGAGCGGCATGGAACGCCGTTCATCATGCGGCTCGAAGCGAACATCAATGAAATCCAGACTGCATTGAAGGACGATCACTCGTGACAGCAGACCTCCCAGGAAATCCGTGGACGATCACGTACGTTGCTCGCCACCCGCGCACTGCAAGCGACGTCGAAAAGAAGTACGTCCAATTCGGCCGGCACGCGAACAACGCCGCGATCTTCAAGGAAGTTCGGCGTGATCTGGCCGAGATCCGTCTGTGGGACATCTATGATGGACACACGAACGAGGCACGTGAAGGCGCGAAGGCCGCACTCCGCCGAATTCTCGATCGGGAACCATGATCGACGCTAAGACACTCGAGTTCATCAAGACAACTCTGAACGAATCGCAGCAAGAGCATCACTATCTTCCGGGTCATCATGCGGCGAATGTGGAGCATTGCCGCCGGATCTTGAATCGCGAGATCAAGATCCAAAAGAACCTGAAATTGCTCGGGCAGACTGCAGAACAAGAACATAAAATTCAATAATGGCAAAAGAACTTCCGAACTACAAATTCACGATGGCGGCGTCAGCGCTTGAGCTGAGCGCGTCTCAGTTCATCGACGACAAGCTTCGCCTATATTCCGCGCACTCGAATATCCGTGGCATTCCATTCATTGGTGACGGCTTCAAGCAGTCCCATCGGAAAGCTCTATGGGGCATGATGCGCCGCGGCGAGAACGCCGACAAGGACACCGTCGAGCGTATCGCAGCAGCTGGTGCTTCAGCAACCGATTACCACCACGGTGTCGGCTCGTTCGAAGGCACGATCGTTGGGATGGCGCAGGACTATGCGGGCTCGAACAATCTGCCGCTCTTCGAAGCGCATGGCCAGTTCGGCAATCGTCTGAACAAGCTCGCGTCTGCTTCGCGGTACATCAAGACGAAGTTCAGCCCGATCTTCCGTCAACTCTTCCGCAAGGAAGATGACCTGATCTTCGAGCACAACATGTCAAATGGCATGGCCGTCGAACCGAAGTACTTCACACCGATTCTGCCGCTCGTGCTGATCAACGGCGCCGAAGGCATGGGCACTGGTCACAGCACGTACATCTTGTCGTACAAACCCGACGACATTCGCGCCGCTGTCTTGAAGCTCCTCGATGGAAAGACCCTGAAGCCGAACGGCCTGCTCCCATGGTGGCGCGGTTTCAACGGCACGGTTTCTCGCGATCCAGTGTCTGGCCAGATCTCGATCGAAGGGAAGTACGAGCTGAAGGAAGGGCGATCGCCGACAATCACGATCACCGAGCTTCCGATTGGCGCGCAGTCCGATTCGTACGAAGCCGTTCTGCAGAAGCTCGAAGACAAGGGTGTGATCGTCTCGTACGACAATCTGTCTGACAAGCGTGGCTTCGAGTTCATCGTGTCCATTCCCCGGATCGCGACAATGATGTCCGACGAGGAGATCAAGAAGACGTTCAAGCTCATTAGCCGTGAAACCGAGAACCTCACGGTCTGGGACGGTGATGGTGTCCTCACTCGGTACGAAACGGTTGAAGACCTCCTCACTGAGTGGACCGTATGGCGTGTCGAGCGGTACGAAGACCGTCGCCTTGCACTGATCAAGAAGATCGAGGCCGACATCACGTGGGCCAGCCTGAAGATCCGCTTCATTCGGTTCTACCTCGCGAACTACAAGTACTTCCGTGACACGGCGAACAAGGAGCTGAACGCTCGTCTGATCGCTGAAGGGTTTGATCGCCATGACGAGCTGCTTGCGATGCCGATGCGGAACCTCACGCACGACAAGATCAAGGAACTCGAGGCGGACGTCGAAGATCTGAAGCTGAAGTTGGCCAGTCTGCAGAAGGACAACGCGATCGAGATGTTCAAGCGCGAGCTGAAAGAACTGAAGCTGTGATCTACTCCCGACCACAGGCGGCTCCCGCGTTCGCGCAAAAGGAGCTCGTGATCACGGACGATCGCACTGTCGATCCAGCGGTTCTGACTGTTGAGCTTGATGGGCAGCTCATCCTGGCGAAACCATCTGGTGATCCGTTCTCGATGTTCGATCTATTCTCGATCGTCGGGGCCCTTGGGCACGGGGTTGACTACTCCGAGATCCACTGACCAGAAACTGAAGTTCACTCTGAACTCAGGGCGGTAGAATGAAAGTTCTACCGCCCTTTTGGTTTCTGATATGTCCTTTTCAAAACTGCAACCCGCCCACAAGTACGTGACCGAGATCGCGCAGATGCCGACGACCGAACACTGGGCCGTCGTGTACGACGAATCATTCACGTATGACGATGGGTACGGCGACGATCGTCATGGCAAGAGCTACTCCACGAAGTCATACATGACGTACCTGTCGTTCGACAATGTCGAGCAGGTCATTGCGTGGATCCATGAGAACGAGAACACGAAGTACGGCTCGCCAAAGACCTTCCGCGTTCTGCATGTGAAGCCAGGTGCCGTGAACAAGCAAGTGTCGATCTCGATCGAATGAATCCGTACCTCGTTCTCGGTCTTGAACGGACAGCTACCAAGAAGCAAGCCAAGGTAGCGTACCGCAAGCTCGCCATGATCCATCACCCGGATCGGGGCGGGGACAAGGCGCGCTTTCAAGAAATTCAGGCCGCCTGGGCCTGGATCGAGAGCGACAAGCCGGTGCCCCCGGAGACACCCGAGCCGGCCGTTGAGAAGACATACACGTCTTCGTTCACAGACCCACAGGGCCGCACGAGGCCACCTCCACGACCGTCTCCGGGCTTTCAGTCCGATCGCCCGACGCAGACCAGAGCCGGTAAGCCGGCTCCAGGTTACGAGGCGAAGGGTCCGCCAAAGCTGCCGAAGACGAAGACGCACGGTCGAGATCACTCGGTTGTTCTCGAGGTCACGCCACAGCAAGCCGCTCTTGGCTGTATGGTTCCGTTCTTACATACAGATTACGGACGGCCTTCAAAGCTCGAGCACTGGGTTGCTCCAGGCTCTGGCCCGTACACGGTGTACTGCAGATTCGTGACGGACGAGATGATCGGCTCGCAAGCGCATTCGGTCGGAATTCATGTCACGGTCAAGATCATCACGCCGAACACGCATGAGTTCATGCACGAGTCGGAGCTGAACGAGAAACCAACTGGGAACATGAAGGTCACGCTTCGCGTTTCAGCATTGGCGCTTTTCACCGGTGGTCTGCTCGAGACGAAGGACTACCTTGGTGAGACGGTTCCTGTGGTGATGCCACCTGGGTACGATCCAAGCAAGCCGCTCGTGGTGAACAACAAGGGGTATGGACCGAAGAATAATCGAGGAGATCTGTACGTGCACGTCGAACCGGTCTTCAAGGATCCGAGCAAGTTAACAACAAGTGATAAGACGCTCTTGACGCGTCTTTACGAACAGGTGAACAGATGAGTGATTTGTACGCGACGCTAGGTGTCGCAAAGAATGCGTCGCAAGACGAGATCAAGAAGGCATACCGAAAGCTTGCGCAGACGCATCACCCTGACAAGGGCGGTGACGAAGCGAAGTTCAAGGAAATCCAGACTGCGTACGACACGCTTGGCGACGAGCAGAAGCGAGCTCAACATGATCGCGGTGGGAACGGTCACCAACCATTCGGCGCGTACGGAAATTCGCAGATGGACGACATCTTGCGGCAGATGCGTGAGTCCATGCATCGAGCGCAGCAAACGTTGCACATGCAGATTCGCGTTCCAATCGCGAAGGCATTCAAGGGCGAGAAGCTTCCGATCACTGTGAACGGCCGCTCGATCGCGTACCAAGTGAAGGCAGGTATTCCGCAAGGCGTGACGTACATCGACGAGATCCCGTTCGAAGACAAGATGCTCCGCGCCGAAGTCTCGATCGTGATCGATGGTGGACCATTCCGCTTCATTCGCCCAGGCACGATGGACGGCAGATTCTTCAGCGGCGATCTCGAAGCCGATATCGAAGTCGACGCGCTTGATCTGATCCTCGGTGGCTGGACTGTCGTGACTGACTTCCTTGGTAAGCAACTTCAAGTCCGCATTCCTGAAGGGTTCGATCTCGCTACTCGTCTACGCGTTGCTGGCCACGGGTACTCGCACTGGGTCGGCGATGCGCAAAGCGAACGCGGTGATCTGCATCTGCGCGTGATTCCGAAGTTCGGCACAATCAAGGATCTCGACGTGAAGAAGATTGAGGACCTCGCAGCTCGAGTTGTTGCAGCGCATGCCGAGCCTGAAGCTCCCGCTGCGGCTGAAGGAGAAGTGTAACGCCCATTACACTCGTTACAAACTCGACCGGCGGATGTAGTACAATCAACCCATCGCACAACGATGGAGTTCCAAATGAAGCTTGCTTATCTGCCAGTCGCATCCAATCCCGCTGCACTGGACGTGTTCCTGGCCCGCGACGCTGGTCCTCACCACGTCGGGTACGTCGAACTCGAAGATGGCGTTTTCAAGTTCCGCCCGAACGACGCTGGCGCGGACATCGGCTTCATGGAAGCGCACAGCGAAACCTCCGCTGCCACAGCAGTCTCGGTCGGCCGCCCACTCTAAAGGAGCACGAACATGGGAAAGCTCAATCTCACTTTCACCCTCCTGAAGACCGAGAACCTCACGGTCAAGGCCGGGAAGAAGATGAAGACCGAGGAGGCGTACTTCTACCAGGGCTCGAACGGCGCGAAGGTCGCGTTCCACGCTCATCCCACCCGCGCCTGGAACTGGGTGCTCGTTCCCGAAGGTTCGAACGAGCTCGGTCAGGTGATGGCGAACGCGGTGATCGACGAATTCTGCCGAGTCGGCGCCGAGCCCGAAGCGATCAAGTCCCTGTCCGTCTGAGGAGTTCCCATGAGCTTCAACATCCCTCCGCATGACCATGTCCTGCGCCCGTTCATCGATCTCGAGCAGATCGCGAGCTTGCAGTTCGCCGAGAATCGCATGAAGCTCCGCGGAATCGTGAAGACCCGCGTCGAGGGACGGAAGATGCTCGCTGCGAACAAGGAAATCAAGTTCCTGTTCATGCTCGCGGAAACCGTGCATGACGATCTGGTCCTGATCCGCGTGGACAAATTCTCGCAAACCGTCGAATGGAACTTCGGTTCCCTGTTGCAATTCCAAGGAGATCAAGTATGACCGGTCGCGAACTCTTCCGCAAGTACGTTCTGGCAGGTCTCTGCACGAACACCGTGTACCTCTGGGACGATCTGTCTCCTGTGATGCAGGAGCGCTGGAACCTCCTCGCCACTCAGCTCAAGGAAGTCTGACATGTCGCTCTTGAACGACAAAACGTGGCTGATGGAACAAGCCCTCCCCCTCCCCAAACAGAGAGTCGAAAAGATGTACGCAGGACTTCGCAAGGTTATCAGTGGCGGCCAAACGGGCGCTGATCAAGCAGGGCTGATCGCTGCTGCGAAGATGAAGATTCCGACTGGTGGCACTGCCCCAGCGAATTGGATGACGCAAGCGGGTCCGAACCCCCTGCTCGAAGTTCTCGGCCTGAAGGCGGAAGGCACGCTCAGAACTCGCACGATCAAGAACATCACGGACTCCGTCGGCACCGTGCTCCTGACCGTCTCGCCGAACTCGCCTGGTTCGGTCCTCACGCGGAACGAGTGCAAGCGCCAAGGGAAGCCGATCCTCGAGATCGACCTGGTGCCTGTTCTCGAAGGCCTGCAGAAGGGTGGTGGTCAAGACTTCGCGAACCTCGTGCAGAAAGAAAGCGCGAAGGTCACGCAGTGGATGATCACGGAAGGCGTCACGGTCTTGAACGTCGCCGGCAACCGCGAACGCGGCGAAGCCCTGATGACGACCACAGCCGTCACGACGATCTTGACGAACGCGTTCAAGGCACTCGACAACGTCGACGCAATCGTGCGGGAATTCGCATGAGCACGAAACTGCACGTACTCGTGAAGGTCGTTTACAGCGACTTCGACATCGCGGTGCCCACGCCGATCGCTGTTTCGGCGAACGTGGAACGCCTTCGCATCGAAGCGGCTGAGCTGAACACGAAGCTCACGGCCGAAGAGCGTCGCGTGGAAACGCACTACAAGGTGCAGGGCCAGGTGAAGTTCCTCGATGTCTGAGTTCACACCAGGAACGGACGAGGACATCGAGCATCTTGAGTTCCGTGTCAGGACTGCCGCGAAGGTCCTTGCTGACGTGGATGTCCAAGACCAGCTCGCGTTCATGGCGAATCTGATGTGGCTGAAGCAGAACCATGAGAATCTCGAGATCAGCCGAATGCTTCGCCATCGAATCCGTGAAGAGGAAGCGCGATTCCCTAAATAAGGGCATGCTGATCACTGAACTCTTCTCCAAAGACACGACTCTCACAGTCGTGAAAGACACGCCACAGGAATTCTCGACTCGATCCAAGATTGCTGGGCGCGTCATTGAGTTCACCGCAAAGCTCGCTGCAGGCAGCTGGTTGATCTTCTTCGTCGAGAAAGATCCTGACGGCAAGAGCATTTACGACACCACGACCCCCACTGGAAATGGTGCTGAGTTCGAAGTGTTCTCGATGGTCTTCCAAAGCCTTCGCGAGTTCATCAAGAAGCGCAATCCAGAGAAGATGGACTTCGCTGCCGCTGGAACCAATCGCGCAAGTCTGTACCGTCGGATGCTGAAGCGTTTGGTGGGGTATGACTTCACCGAAACCAAGCCGCAACCTGGCGTTTCAGGGTTCAAGATCTTCAAGCAACCCAAGACCTGATGTAGCTCAGGTTTCATGCGCCTTACAATAGGTGCATGACACTCACAGACAAAAGCAAGTTCCTCGCGTTCTTGCTGAGGCATAAGCCGCAAGAAGCAAACCTGATTCTCGACAAGCAGGGCTGGTGCCCGATCGCTGACATCACAGCGAACACCGAGATCACCTTCGAAGATTTGATCTCGATTGTCGACACCGATAAAAAGGGTCGGTACTCGTTCGATCAGCCGAAGCAGTCCTCGCAAGCGCCGACAAAAATCCGCGCAAATCAAGGGCACAGCACCGACAAGGTCAAGCTCTCGTTCAAGACGGCCGTTCCTCCAGTCGTTCTGTACCATGGCACTTCAGCCGAAGCTGCCGTTCAAATCTGCCGCATTGGCCTGCTCGCGATGAGCCGCCATCACGTCCATCTCTCTGCTGACATCGAGACTGCCCGCACCGTCGCATCCCGGCGTAAGGGCAAGACAGCGATGTTCCTCGTGGACGCTAAGCGAATGCTCGCCGACGGGTTGAAGTTCCAGCTCTCTGAGAATGGAGTCTGGTTGGTTGACGCCGTACCCGCTAAGTACCTTACACAGGAAACTTAATGGATAACATGTACACCTTCGAAGACGAATACCTGGATCTGCTCGATTTCATTCTGAAGCGCGGCGAAGACCGCGGTGATCGCACTGGAACTGGAACACGCGCCGTGTTCGGCCAGCGCCTGCAGATTGATTTGAAGCAGGGTTTTCCGATCATGACGACCAAGAAGGTCGGTCTGAAGTCAATCATCTCTGAGCTCCTCTGGTTCGTTGAAGGCAGTGGTGATGAGCGGCGTCTGTGTGAGATTCTGTACGGTACCCGTGACGCTGCAAAGCGCACAATCTGGACCGACAATGCGAACTCCTCGTACTGGAAGCCGAACGCAGAATTTGAGGGTGACCTCGGACGCGTCTACGGTGTTCAGTGGAGGCACTGGAAGAGTCTTACACTGAAAGAATCCGGGGCCCACGTCGATCATTCTGGTGGTTCCGAGACACATTTCGACGCGAAGGTTCTCGTGCAAGAGGTCGATCAACTGAAGCGAGTGATCGATACCCTGAAGACGAACCCGACCGATCGTCGTCTCGTCCTGACGGCCTGGAACCCAGGCGAACTCGGCTCGATGGCTCTGCCACCATGCCACATGTTCGCGCAGTTCTTCTTGTCGAACAAGAACGAGCTGAGCTGCCAAATGTACCAGCGCTCGGTTGACGTGTTCCTCGGCTTGCCGTACAACATCGCGTCGTACGCAGCACTGACGCACATGATTGCTCGAGTGATCGGTGCTGAGGTTGGTGAGCTGATCATGGTTCTCGGCGACACGCACATTTATCAGAATCACATCGATCAAGTGAAGCTCCAGCTCAGCCGCGAACGATTCGATCTGCCAAAGCTCGTGATCAGCGGTGAGCAAAAATCCATTGACGATTTCAAGCTCGCCGATTTCTCCCTTGAAGGTTACCAGTGTCACGAAGCGATCAACGCCACAATGGCGATCTGAAGCCATCGGTTTTCTATCGGTACATCCGCCCGGCTCGGTTCCTTGAGAACCGCGCTGAGGTCGTCGTATCGCCGAACGGTGGGGTGTGTCTTCGTTTCGAGATCTACAGCGGTCAGCTCTGGTTCACGTTCGCTCGTGGATCTTCAAAGGACCGATTCTCAAAGGACGTCGCTAAGAAGATCGCGGATCATCGCTCGATGTCGGCACGAATCGTTCCAATCGGCGATATCACTCCGTTCGCAGGAATTCTGCCAAAGGTCACGAAGGATACGGACGAGCTGATCACGCTCGTGATCGACTGGTGCCTGACTTGGTCAGCCCCTGAAACGCCAACTGGGAAATTCCTTCAGGTCGAGTACGATGAGCTCGCGAAACAGCTCGCGGAAATTCGCTTGAAAAATTCCCAGCAAGAAAAAACCGCCGAAGAATGGAAATCCATTCAGGCTGCAGCAAATTTCGCAGGACAATATCGTGCTCCAACGTGAAGGCAATCTCCTTGACCATGTCAAGGCTGGGATCATCGTTCAACAAGTGAACGCCCAAGGCGTAATGGGATCTGGGATCGCGAAATCGATTCGAGATAAGTGGCCGGTCGTCTGGGAAGAGTACTCAAGGGTGGTTCGTCAGAGCACGATTGACATGGGCGCCGGGTACATGGGGATGATCATTCCAGTCGAAGTCGAGAAGAACCTCTGGGTCGTGAACATCGTCGGCCAACAGTTCTATGGTCGTGAACCTGGGAAACGACCTGGCGGACGGTACACCTCGTACGACGCGCTTGACCTCGGCTTCCAGCGACTAGGCGCATTCGCTCTCGAGAACATGATCGTCGAAGATGGGCACTACACTGGATACCCGCAAATTCACTTCCCCTTGATCGGCTGCGGTCTTGGTGGCGGTAAGTGGAGTGTCGTTCAGGCGCTGATCAAGGATCGGCTGCCTGGATTCCACAAGTTCCTTTGGACCCTTCCGGGGACGAAGGTACCGGCCTGACGCCTAAATATCAGGTCAAGAACACCGCTTAGCGGGATTATATGGGACAACACATCAACACAAAGTCTACCAAGCGCAAGGTCAAAGAGCACGACGAAGGTGCTCGCCGTCAGCGCACGTCTTTCAAGCAGTACCTCCGGAATCTGGAAGAGTCCCTGCTTGAAGAAGAACTGGAAGACGACCTCGACGACTTGACAGGCTTGAACGACGAGTAACCCGGTTGGATTGAGGTTTGGTCTGTAAATAGCAGATCAAACTCCGAGTCCAACCATGTTCGTCGTTCCCCTGATCGGTGACAGCATTGATGTCGGTGCAGGTGTTACGCACACTGTACTGTCTTATGCTGCGCTCAAAGATCAACCTGCAGTGTACGTTGAAAGCGAAGGTGCTGACACGCAAAGTGTCGAGTTCTCCGCGATCAAGAAAATCAACGGCACCCCAGTCACCCTGAGCACCAGCAAGATCTTCACTGCTAGTTCGCTCGTGAAGCGCACTGTCCAGCTCCCGCAGCCGGGTGACAAGGTCACTGTTGGCGGCCAGGTCCTGAAGGTAAAGGCTCTGAAACTCCGAGAACATGGAAAGCTGACGAACGGTCTGCTGGTAGCAGGTGTACCAGAAGGCTCGGACGAAGTAACCACGGTTCGCGCATCTCAGATCGATCGGATCGAACGCGCGAATGGCGACACGAATTTCAAGCGTGCCGCTTTCCTGTCTCTGTACAAAGAGTTTCTTGGTGTCAAAGGGTAATCATGTCTCTGTTCAACACGGTTCTGAATGCAATTTCCGTCTTCGTCGGTAAGACGCACTGGAAGACGAAGAAAGAAATCTCGGCTGATCACAAGGAAGTGATCCGTCAGCTGCTCGCTAAGGACTACTACATCATCCTTACGAACAACAGCAATCACCTCTCCTCGTACGCAATCAGCTTCGCGCAGTTCCTGATCACTGGCAAGTTCGGCTTCTGGTCGCACATCCTGATGAATACTGAAGGCGAAGTCCAGACTGACGAAGACTTCCGTCTGATCGAAGCCGTTGGTGATGGCGTGCACTTCACCCCGTTCGACGAGGTGTTCAAGGTTCAGAAGGTCGCACTGATGAAGCCAAAGAGCATGACGATCGACAAGTGGACGGCAGTTCTCGAGAAGGCGAAGACCGAACTCGGTAAGCCGTACGACACGATCTTCGATCTGAAGAGCGACTCGGCTCTGAGCTGCGTTGAACTCGTCCGCACTGCCCTGATGGCCGAGCCAGACTACATGCAGAACTTCGCTGCATTTGAGAACATGGTTCAATCGCACAAGAACCTCACGCCTGGCATGTTCTACACATGCCCAGACTTTGAAGTTGTTTTCGCGGTGAAAGCATGAAGATCCTTAGCGACACGAACGTCACCAAGGCGGATCTCGATGCGGTGAAGGCGGCTTATCGTCGTCGACTTCGCGAACTTCGGGTTATCGTGTACGGCGGTGCTGTACTGAACTTGCTCACAACTGCATTCCTCGTTCTGACAAGATCGTAAGGGGGCGAGTTTAGAGGCATTAGGTGGCAGATAGCGTTACAGTTTTCTGTGAACGTTACGAATTCATGGCGTACAATACATCCATGAACGAACAACCCCTCCTGCAAAAAGTCGAACAGGTCTACACGGTCAGGATCGTCGGTGAATTCACGATGATCACGCCGAAGGACGACTTCAGCCAACCGTTCCGAATCCGGGAAAAGGACGGAGTGTTCATCGTGTCCAAGGGCTGGACCGAGCGGGTCTGGGAACCACTGAAGTGGCAGAAGAAGAAATCCTGCGCCACGATGAACGAGGTGTACGACTACCTCATCAAGGACTGGAACAAATCCGCCAAGATCGCCGGCATGAGCAGGACTCCCATATGAACGGCGAGTACGTCCACAAGCCCCAGCCGAGGCCCGGCAAGTGCCACATCTTCAAGTCGTGGAACGGGTTCTGGTACCTGAACTCGAACAACGTGGAGGACTGGGTCCTCGCTGATAAGGCCCGCGTGCACTGCATCACGCGGAACAACGTCATTCGCGAACGCAATCGCGAGATTCTCGAAGCATCGCTAGGAGTTCTGAAATGAGCCAACTCGTGATCTACAACTGGTCCTGCAAGAAGCTCAAGGACCAGCTCGTTCTGACCGGCTTCGTGTCTGGTCATCCCACCGTTCCCGACGGGAACTTCGTGAACGCGACTTCGCCGGTCGTCGGGATCGTGCAGAAGCACAATCAGACGTTCGCGCAGACCAAGAGCGGTCGCGAGTACCGCCTCGGCTTCGTTTCGACTGAGCACGAGACGTCGCACCCGAACGCCCGCGAGGGCTTGATCAAACTGTTCTCGAAAGGCTGATCATGACCGCTTTCTACCCAAAGCCACACGGACCGGAACCTCGCTTCGAGCTGAAGGTGTACTGGGCTGACGCGTGCAATTGCTTGCACGTGAACACGGTCGTCTTGCACACTCCCTCGAGCGTCGAAGCGTTCGCGAAGCGCGAGATGAAGTGGGAAGCCACGGTCCGCTGCGTCTGCCCCGCTCTCGAGATCGACGTGGAAGGCGACTTCGTCGGCGTCTCGCACCCCCAAGACCTGTTCGAGCGTCGGAAAAGCGACGCTGTCGTGGAGAATTGGCAGCTATGACACGAGTGAAAGTCACGATCACGTCTGAAAATGGCGAAGTGCTTGACACAATCTTTGTGGATGGCACATACCTTGAGGGTACCGCCGCCCACCCCGAGAACATGCTTGGCGCTGCGATAGTTGAAGTCATCGAAGAAAACTTCGAGACCTCTGAGAGCTGATCGTTACACTTTCGGCGATCGTTACAAGGTGGGCGCGTGGATGTTGTACAATACATCCATGAACAAAATCACCTTCTCCACCGGCCCCGGTTCCAAGGACATCCTGCTTAACGGCATCGTGATCGGTCACATGACCGGTGGCCGCGAAGTCTGGGTGGAATTCGGCAATCACGAGTTCGTCGCGCGCTTCAAGTACCGCTCGCCCATGGTGGTCGCGAAGTACACGATCCGCGAGCTCCTGAAGCGCCGCACACCCGAGGAAATCCTCGCGAAGGTCAAGGCTGGTGTGTACGCCGGAACGCAGCTCCAAGAGCTCGGCATCCCACACTACTGGGCGACGAAGGAAGCACGATGATCGAGATCGAAATCACCTCCGCCGAATCCACGAACGGGTGGTTCCTGATCTGCGGTCATGGTTGCGACACGGTCGCCGAGGCCGAGCGGTACATGCAGATGAAGCCCTCGGCCCTGCGGTACCGCGTGAACGGCGGTGATTGGGTCGGCCCAGAAGCTGCGCCTCCAGCTCCGCCCGCTCCGAAGCCGGAACCCCTCGATCACGCGGTCAAGATCAACCAGACCGCGCTGAAAGAAGTCATCCGCATTCTGAAGGAGTTCGAACAGCGATGATCACCACACGCATTGCCCCAGGAATGTACAAGATCTCGGACGGAACGAACGAGGTTGAAGTCTTCCGGAACGATTTCTGGGACGGCCCTGCGTGGATCGCGCTAGCCTGCTGGGACAAGCACACCGTCACAGACCCGGTGCCGACCAAGCGCCAGGCTGTGATTCACGCGAAACAAATGCTCGAAAGGAAAAAGTCATGAGCGCGTCCTTGTTGGAATGGACTCTGCACTTCAACTTGCGCTCGCCCGAGGGGCGACAGTTCCAAATTCGCCCATGTGGAAATCTGCCGCTCTTTCTCGTGTTCCTGAACGGCGAGTACATTTTGCACGGCCGAATCGACAAGTTCAAGCCGAAGAAGAAGCAGGTCTGGGAGATCTGCTTGCCCGATAATCTTCGCGAGCCGATCGTGACGTATCAGCCCGATGACATCGACACGTTCTTCAAGGACCTGATCGCGGGCAAGTTCGAACCGGAACTTGCGAGTGTTCTGCCGCAGCCAGCAGGCGTTCACTAGTCTCGATCAGCACTCCTGAGTTTCCTTGTAGTACTCATCCTCGATGAACGCGTGGTAATCGGCGAACGCGTCACCATCGACCTTGCGGTACGTGTACCCGTTCAGCTTCCAGCGCTTTATGAACCTGTTGTACAGCTTCGCTCTGCTCGGGCCCTTTGTCTTGTCTGCTTCGAAGAACACGACTGATGGCTTGAGCATCTTGAGCGCATCCTCAAGGAATTTCTTCGCGGCTGCGAAGATCGCGAGCTGATCACCATCCCCCGTGGCGTCGTACGTTTCGCCATCTTCATTGTAGCGATCGTCGTCCTCATCGTCCTCGCCATCGCCTAGTTGGACGAATGTGAAGTTCCATTTGCTGTCGTCCGGCCACCTGTCCATTCGAAATTCAATCTCGCGGCCACCGAACTTGGCTCGAGCCCGGTAGGATTTCCCATTGTCTTTTACGACAGTGAGAGTGGTGTTCGTGTTCAGGATTTCGAAGATTTTCATACTCCTATTTACGAGGTGTTCGTCCCGGTCCTGATTCGAGGACTCCAGTGCGGTGTATCTTTCTTACGATACACCCTCATCACTGGAGTTCAAATGTTTCCCTCGATCGCAAAACTTGACGACTTGCTGCCGTTCGTTCAATCGAACAAGCAGATTCGCGTAAAGCCGTGCGACACGACTGGCCATACGGTCGTGTGCTACATGGTTCAAGACGAAGACACGTTCGACGGGGATCATCATGAATTCGCACGTGAATGCCGTGGTATCTCGTTCGACAAGAACGGCAAGATCAGCGCCCGCACGATGCACAAGTTCTTCAACGTTGGCGAGCGTCCTGAAACGCAGCCTGACGTGATCAACTGGCGGGAAGTCACGCGGATCATGGAGAAGCGCGACGGCTCGATGGTAACACCTGTGTTACTCACCGAGAAGACCTTCAAGTTCAAGACGAAGAAGTCGTTCACGACTCCCGAAGCTGGACTGGCCGACTCGATCTGCCGTGAAGATCTGAACAAGTACCAGTGGGTGCTCCGGCTCCTGCAAGGCGGGTACACGCCGACTTTCGAGATCACTTCGCCACGGTTCCCGATCGTGGTCCGATACGAGAAGGACGAGCTCACGCTCCTGCATGTTCGCGAGAACGCGACTGGCCGGTACCTGTCGGCTGACGATCTGAAGTGGCTGCTTCCACCGTTCGCGCTTGTTCTCGATCACTCTGGCGAGTTCAAAGTGGACGGCGTTGTGAGCTGGGACAAGCTGAAGGTTGCGTCTGAAACGGCCGAAGGCATGGAAGGTTGGGTGATCCAGTTCCGATCAGGCGAGATGGTGAAGCTGAAGACGAAGTGGTACATCGATTTGCATCACTCCGTGACGTTCACACGTTGGCGCGACATTGCTCGCACCGTCTGTGCTGATCAGTCTGACGACTTGAAGGCTGCGTTCGCAATGGTTGGTCGCTCTGTCGAGCCGATCCTCCAGGTAGAGCGGAAGATCAAGTCTCGGATCGAGACTGTGGAACTGCTGGTGCGAGCATGTGTGCTGCACGCGAAAACGAACGGAATGTCGATCAAAGAAACGGCGCTGCACTTCAAGGAGAACGAGTTCTTCGGGCTGATCATGCGTTCGTTCCGTGATCAAGAAATCAACTGGGTAGAGTTCTACGAGAAGCACTACCTTGAACGAGACTTTGGATTGGAAGTTGTAGCATGAGTTACTTTGATGAAGAGCGGGAGCCGCCAAGTAAGCAGGGTGAGAAGTACCTGCGCCCAATGGGCGTGAATGCTCCGCACTATCCGAACAAGTTCGAGCGGAAGAAGCTCGTGCAGATTCTGCAGAAGTCTGGAGGAGCCAGCGAAGAAGAGGTTCGCGAGCGCAAGGGTAATCGCCAAGCGCTCGCGCAAGCCCGCCGCTCTGACTATGGGAACGGGTCGAACAAGTCTCGCCTCGCGCTTCGTCGGGTTCGGAATGAGGTTGCTCAGCGCCTTGGCTTGAACGTGAACGATCCGAAAGTCACGGCCGCGACAATGCAGGAGATCTGCGCGCCTTCAGTTCGTGACCGATGGTTCAGGCGGCCAACTGCAGCCTTTCAAGCAGCATGGGCCGCGCGCGGGCTGAAGGACAAACTGAACACACCAAGTCGTCCGAGGAAAAAGAAATGAAAAATCCTGAACCCTCTTACCTCGCGTTCGCGGAAGCGATTCGCGTGCAAATCAAGCAGATCTTCGACGCACCTCCTGACGCGTCGACTTTGCAATGGCAGATCCTTCACCTTGTTGATCAGCTTGCCGATTGCGGTCGAACGTCGATCCGTCTCGCTGGGCCGAGCATCATGGTCCCTCAAGGTCTTGACCGAGACGGGATCATAAAGTTCATGGACGACATCAGCAAGGCCAGCGAACCTGCGACGATCACTGACGCGCAGATCGATCAGATCCTGCTCGAGTCCGGGACAACTGGTGAAAAGCAGGTCTGGTTCCAACGGCCAGAAGCTCGGAAAGCTGTCAAGAAAGCATTCACGCTCGGACAGCAGTGAGGCTCACCAGAAGCAACCGAGGGACCCTAGGGTCCCTCTTTTGTTTAGCTATACACCCAGCGCACCGGGTGTCTCTCGTTAAGCTCTACGAACTCCATCCTGACGGACGCCGTCGCTGAAGGAATGACGAGTTGCGGTTGGCTTCGCGTCTGGGCTGTCCAGGTGGCGGAGCAGTTCAGCAACGAGTGGCGAACGCTGAATGTCGCTGTAGCTGAACTCAACCACGTTGACCATGTTCGTTCGACCAGCGAGCTTACGGCAGATCCACTCAAGGCCGTTCTCAGTGACACCGCGAAGATCGCACTGCGATGCGTCACCGTTCACAACGAATGTCGAATAGTTACCAGCACGAGTGACGAACAGTTTGATCTGATCGATTGTCGTGTTCTGTGCTTCATCAAGAATCACGTACGAGTTGTTGAATGTTCGACCGCGCATGTACGCGAGTGGAGCGAATTCAACCTTGCCAGTATCAAGCAGCTTCTTGGCCATCGTGACGCCAACCAGTTCTTCCATGGCGTCGAGCAGAGGACGCAGGTAAGGGCTGATCTTTTCTTCGAATGTACCAGGAAGGAAGCCAAGGTTTTCACCTGCTTCGCAGATTGGACGAGTAAGAACGATCTTCGAAACTTCATTTGCGAGAAGCTTCTCAATCCCGACGGCCATACAGAGGAATGACTTACCAGATCCAGCAGGACCGGTGCCAATCGTGAGTGGAGCTGTTCTGAGAGACTCAAGATAGAAACCTTGAGCAGCAGTACGAGCTTGTGGCTGGAATTTCAGACGGATAACCTTTTGGCTTTCTTGGCTAATTGGTTGTGGATACTTCTGACGTGTGGTAGCGAGCTTACGACCCATTTGATCCTCCTACAGGACTGGGTGTGGTTGTGGAACGTCTGCCGATTGGAGACGCACGGTAACGATCAGAGGGGCATGTGAAAACCGCTGCAAAGCACATAAGCACTTGCCGATAGTAGGATTTGCCCTTGACGTTCTCAAGAACACTGCAGACGTGATGCTGCACTGTAGAGACTGGAAACTTAAGATGCACGTTGCAACTTCGTTGTATTCGGTATTTAGGCGGCCGGCGCCTATAAGTATCTTTGTAACATCAAATGGAGTACACAATGTCCGGAGTATGGGTTGACGAGAAAGTCGTCGAAATTGCACCGCCAGATACTTGGCCATCACTTGGGTTGGATTCGTTGTTCGTTGTAAAGAATCAGCTGCTCGATAAACTCTTCCTGTCGCGCGGTATGCCTGCTTATCAGGTCCCGTTGAATCGCGCACTTGCACAGGTCGAAGTCTTTATTTCGCAGAAGATGGGCTCTTCCGCTTTTTAGCTGCTGGTTTTTTAGCTGGAGCTTCGATCACAGGTGGCTGATCGAAGTAGTCCACAACCTGGTCAATCAGGCCGAACTTCTTGCATTCTGCCGGAGTGAGATAGCGATCAGATGGCGCGAACAAGATATCGCGGATCTGCTTCTCAGTCATGGTAGTGTGATTCAGGAAGTGCCTAATGAAGCGGCGCTCGAGCATCAGATTCGATTCATGCGCTGCGACCAACTCATGCATCTTGCCGTACGTCTGGCCGGCGAATTGATGCGCCATCACTTCGGTGTTCTTCGTCATCGTGCGAAGACCCTTGTATCCGGCTGACACGAGAAGAACGCCCATCGACATCACAGCACCGATACCGACCGTTGCGATCGGGAGGCGTGATGTCTCCATCAAGTCAATCACTGCGAAACCTTCGGTGCAATCGCCACCAACGGAGTTCACGAACATCGTGAGCGGCATGATTTCACCCTGTGAAGTCAGATTCGACTTCAAGATGAAATCACATGCAGCGTGCGATGTATCAACATCGACTTCGCCGAAGAACATGTGGCAACCCATCGACTCAAGGCTGCTCATGTCGTATCCGAGACCGCCTCCATCAAGAAGGGCTTCAGAGATTTTACGCATGATGAACTCCTGTATCTCGAACAAGTATTTAGAGACCGGCCGGTCCCCTTCGCTGAACTCCGAAATCTGATAAATACCGGTACGCCATCTTTAGATAGCTAGCAGATGTCGTATTTCTTTCAGCTAGCGGAAACCAGGAGACTTCAATGTCGTACAGCTTGCAGTGGCGCTCGCCAGCGCTGCCTTATGTCCAGAAACAAACAGCGATCACGGTTCCAGCCGGCGCTACAGTTTCGAACGCCGCTTCGTTGACCTTCACCGGTAAGGGTGCAGCGAACTATGGCAAAATCCAACAAGAGAATCAGCTTCGTCTGCTTGAGAACTTCGCAGGCGATACCGCTCCAGCGTATGCAACGGTCGGCCAAACATGGTACGACACTTCTGCAGGCGCTCTGAAGGTCTGTATCTCGACTCCTCCATCAGCCCTGCTCTGGCGCGCTCTGAACGCAACCCAGATTACAGACATCGGTGAAGGTCCTCCAAGCCCAGCATCGCTTGGTGACAGCTGGTTCTCGCGCACTGGTTCACAGTCCGGTATTCTGTACGTGTACACTGGCCTGGGTCGCTTCCCAGAACAGAACTGGGATGCTGAAGGCGCTGCGTACTATCCAGCAGAATCGACTGCTCTTGCGCTGATCCCAAATCAAGCTTCGTTCGCAGGTGCTCCTAACTTCGGTGAAGCATACCTGCACGGCTACATCAGCGGCACGGCTGCAGATGTGAACGGTTCTATCCTGTTCGACGGTGCTCCAACAACCGCTCCTAAGGGCGCACTGTACACCTCAATGCCGGTCTCGAACGGCTACATCCTGTGGGACTCGAGCGCTTCGCTTGTCTCGGCTGCTCCAGGCACCGTGTACTTCAGCGTTCGCCAATTGATCGACGGCCGTTGGCAGTTCGACGATAACGTGACTTGGAGAGACTTCGAACCAACATCGCAGATGTACGCAATCGGTACGCTCGATGTTGCTGAGCAAGATGATGGTGACGGCCCAGGTATCTCGGCTAGCACGCTCTGGGAATCGGCTATCGTTCTGAGCAAGCTCGCTCAAGTTCCACTCGAAGCGGCTGATGGCGCGATCGGTGGTTGGAAGCAAGTGTGGCCTACAGTTGAAGTTGCTGGTGGTCGTGAAGAGTACGACTACGTTGCGGGCCTCGTCGCTCAACTGATTGGTGATCCAATCGGCTTCGGCGGTTCTGGCGCTCTCGGCAAGTCGGTTGATTACCTCCCAACGATGCAAACGTTGGATGCATCGCTACGTCTTGCATGGCTTGGCGGTGGTCCAGTTGACGCAACTGTGCTGAACAACGCTGCAAATCTCGGTCTCCTGAAGATTGAGCCGACATCGAACGACTGGGACAAGCTCCTCGCTGCTGCAAAGTACGCGATCGATCGCCTTGAACTTCCAGTTGATGCATGGACTGACGTGTCTGAACTTCCTTTCGTCCAAGATGGTCGCGAAGCTCCAGCAGTTCTGCTTGCAAAGGATGCTGACGATGTGCAGTACCCATCAGCTCGCCGGACCTCTAGCACGAAGGCGGGTTCGATCACAATGGGACGTCTGTATCAAGAGACAGTGAACGTGCTGAACGCCGCGATCGGTAATCGGTATGCGCTGAAGGGTATCCTCGGTCTGTCTGGTTCGAACACCGTGTTCAACTCGATCGTTCACGTTGTCGAGCACAAGACTGTCTTGAACAGCGATCCAGTAGACACGTTCGCAACTTCGCAAACATCTGGTATGGACTTCAACTTCGATTTCACTGAGCCAGAACTCGAGCGCTTCTTCTCGAGTGGCCAAGCGATCGAGCTGATTGTTCGGCACGCACCAGGTTCCGAGCCTTCGGCTGCTGACATGAACTTGAAGACGGTTTGCGACGGTTATGGCCGCTTCCGCATTACTGCTGATGGTGTGTACGTGATGGACAGCTCGGTTCTGCCAACGCTCGCGCAATCCCCAGGCGCTGTTGGTGTAAACAATCTGACAAGTGTCGGTTCGACGCTCGCATCCGCTGTATCTGGCGGTGCTTCGCTGGTTCTGCGCGGTGTTCGTCAAGGTGGAAACGTTCTGCGTATCCTGATTGACATCAATGCCGGTGGCGAGATTTCCGGTGAACTGACAGCAGTGTGGAACCTGATCGTCGACACTGAGACGTACACGGGTGGTCGCGTTTATCCGCTTCCGCTCGACTACAATGCAGCCGACCTGATTGGTACATCGCTCGCAGGAGAGTTGTTCTAATCGTGAACCCAAATTCCGGGTTGTACACGCGGTGAGCATTTCGCTAGAATTACTCATCTGCTAACGTTCAACCTTGGAATTTCATGAAGCGTACCCCCATCATCTCCGCCGGCCAAGTCTATCTGCACACCGACATGAACGAGTATCTCGTGGTCACCAAGTCGACCCGAGGCGAAATTCAGTTCAAGGGACCTGGTATCGGCGGTCAGCACGAAGCTGATCTGTTCCTGAATCGCTTCGGTCCCGTGGACCCGGCCGATCTGGACGCAGACGAGCAAGCACTGCTGATCGCACTGCTGGACAAGCCAGGCGTCGCTCTGTCGACTGGCTGGGTCTGCACGGAAGATGATGAGGACTTCGCCGACGCCGAGCTCGAAATGGAGCTCGAAGCTTAATTGACTTGGTGAGGACTTATGGCTGGAAAATTTATTAGCTCTCGTGTAGACGAGAAAACTGACGAACTTGAAAGGCTGCAAAGCCTTCTGTTCGTCTGTCTCGACACTCTTGGTGACGACACAGATATTCCAGCGGAGCGTCCAGAACTTCTGGATGCCCTCGATGACTCGGTACTCGAACTTGCGGACGAGTACAACGAGACGCTCGCGGTGAACGGAGCGATGGCTGGTGATTTGATTTCGTTGAGCGTCTCGAACGTCAATCTTGGCGTTGAACTTTCGAGGGCTGCGAACGTGATCGCTGGTCTTACGAGCGATCCAAGCGTGCCAAGCTCAGTGAACACCAAGATTCTTGATCGCTCGCTCGAGCTTTTCCTGAAGGAAAGCTTGGCTGATCTCTCAGGGAATGCGATCCAAGTGTACAGCGCTGAACAATTGAAAGAAGGCCTGATCGCTGCTATCGGGTATTACAACAACGAACTGGCCGATCACCTCATTGGGCCTTGATCTTCTTTCCTCTAGGCCGCGTTAAGACGGCTTCACTTCCATGAAGGCGCTCCAGTTCTGCTGAGAGCGCCTTTTCTGCATTCTTCGCGGCCTCAAGTGTGAATCCACCTTCGTGGACTTCGAACTTGATATTGATCGCGTTCACGTCGGTCATGTACTTCCGACTGTACAGTTGGCTCTTGCCAATCCTGGTCGTGGTCTTGCAGTTCTTCAGTTCGGATTTATGCAGAGACGCCCGCGTTCGTGGTTGCCCACTCTGGCCTGCGTAATACATCGTGTGTCGCACGACCTCGTCCCCCATGAAATCCATGGCTGCTACGTAGGTTGATGTGCTGCCGTCAACGTGCTTTGAAACGTCGATCGTCATTGTGATCTTGATGTTCTTTTCGATATGAGCGCGCCATTGATCGGCGACTCCATCAAGATCTGGTGGGAGTTCTAAAATTGCTTCGGTCATTTGCCGTCTTATGAGTTGGACGGCATGACTACATTGTAACGAGACCTTTTCAAAAACCGTTACTGAATTCGAGTTCAGGTCGGGGAACTCCGAATTAAAATCGAGTCATGGGATCAAGATAATGAGACGTAATACAAACGTATTACTTTGGATATAAATTTTCACCTTCCTTGAGGGATCGAAATGGATGTTCTAATTCGCCGTCGAGAGATAGACACAACCACCCACGTAGTTGAAGTTCATCTGAACGATGAATGGCTTGAATTCGCGAGGGCTACTGCTGAAGAGCCCGATCACCGCGAAGCTCATCTCTCGCATGCAGAGCGTGAAGCGTTATCTCGAATGGAGGAACTCGTTCAAGGTCCTCCCGTTCCATTCTTTGTAGGCCCAGTCCTCTGCTGTGCTTATCATCTGTCTCCCACGATGTTGAAGCATGATCTCGACATGCACGGGGCGGATGGGTTCGCCACGCGACACAATCTACTGATCCACGAGTCAGGCAGAGAGTTCGAAGAACAATTCAAAGCTTGGTACGACGAGCTCTCTGCGGGGACGTATGGCGGCGCGTAAAGAGCCGCGACCCCCACCCACACCTGAGGAACTCGTGATCATGAAGATCGAGATTCAAGCGCGTACTGACGCCCTCATGATAGTGGCTACCAGATTGTCTGGTGTGCACACGCTACCAGGCAACGGCCTGGCCGGCCAATTGATCACCTCGGCCGAGCCACTTGTCAAATTCATCCTCACAGGAGATAAACCTATCGAACGGCACTGACAGAACTCAACTTTCGAAAATCAACATGTTGAAAGGGTATTGATGACAGCGACCCCCGTAGAGCAATTTACTGTGAATTGCACACAAGCACTCGCGATTCGATTCGTAGACACGTTCCACACGGGTGACGAGATCGAGAAAGAAGTCGCGAAGACTGAGTTTACGAGACTCACGAAAGCCATGTACGCCGATGGCACCGCTTGCGCAGTTCAATGCAAGGTGCTCTTGCGTACGATGCAGGACGCGCTGCACGGGAACTGGCCAAGTTGACTGCTCGTTGTAAGGTGAACGCGGCCGGCGAAAGTCGGCCGCTTCTATATGCGAGACACGAAACCGGTGCTCGTTACAATTCTCTGGCAGACCGTTACCGTTTTCTGGTTTTTCTGGCCGCGACCGGGTTATAGTTCACCTATCGCAACGAGAAACGGAAAAACAAATGTCGAATGTCTGCATCGGTCAATACAACGCTGGCGCTGAACGTTGGGAAGCAATCTACCGCGGTCGCACGATCGCGACGAGCAAGGACCTGAACGGCGGCCCCGAGTACCTGAAGAAGGTCATCGAAGGCGGCTTCAGCCAGAAGGCCCAAGCGCTCGGCGTCACGAAGATCGAGATCATCGCAATCGGCGGAAGCGCAGCGAATGAAGATGGTGTCGCCGGCGAGTACATCCCGGCCGCCGACATGCCGAGCGTCGAGAAGGAATTCTCGATCAACGAGCGTTTCGAGATCATGGAGTCGTACGTCGAGATGGTCGCAGCGCGAGAAATTGCGTCGACGGTCGTGACAGGCGAAGGCGGTCTCGGGAAGTCGTTCACGGTTCTGCGGACCCTGAAGGCCGCCGGCCTCCAAGACATCTCCCTGATGGAGATCGGTGCTCGACACGCCGGCAAGCAAGGTTTCGTCACGATCAAGGGTTTCAGCACTCCCAAAGGTCTGTTCCGTACGCTGTACGAGAATCGGAACCAGATCGTGATGTTCGACGACTGCGACCAAGTTCTGCGTGATCCGAACTCGGTGAACATCCTGAAGGCGGCGCTCGACTCGTACGACACTCGCCTCGTCACGTGGAACTCGGAAGGCGGCTTCGGCGGCGAAGATGATCTGCCGAAGACGTTCGAATTCACGGGCGGCGTGATCTTCGTCTCGAACATGCCGAAGTCCAAGGTCCCGCAAGCGATTCGCTCGCGAGCCATGAGCGCTGACGTCTCGATGACGCGAGATGAAGTCGTCGAACGGATGCGAGTGATCGTGAGCTCTGACGAGTTCATGCCTGACTACGAAATGACGGCGAAGCTCGAGTCGCTCGAGTTCGTCGCTCAACATGCTCACAACCCACTGATCACCGAGCTGAACCTCCGGTCGCTCGTGAACGTCGTGAAGACCCGGACGGCCAAGCCCGAAAAGTGGACTCGCATCGGTCTGTACGCAATGGCGAACTCCTGATCAAGGAGTTTCGAAAATGAAACACACACTTCCTCCCGGCACCTACTTCATCGGCGACCCTGGGAACGTGCTTGAACAGAGTTGGGACTCGATCCTCGTGTCGACGAACTTCTTCAGCGAGCCCGACCCAATCCAAATCCAGGGCCGCTCGATCTGGGGACACCGAACCCTGAACGGCAACGGCCGTTTCACCGATCAGAACGGGATCGAGTACAAGGTCGCGGACCAAGTGCTCGGCGCAGTGAACATCGAGCTGATCGAGAATCCCGAAGGCGAGACACTTGGGACGGTCCTGATCGCCCCGAACGGTCTGGACGTCGAGTTCTTGAACGGAGTGTTCACGTTCAACTCGATCGTGATCGACTCGAACGACCCGGCCGAGACGGACTTCGGCGACATCGACGGCGGGTACGATCTCGACTTGAACGGCGACACATTCCTATGAGCACCAAATCTCTACTCCAGCGCGCGCTGGAAGGACTGATCGCGACGGGTGCACTTGACGGCCAGGTGCAGAGCTACAGCGGCCGAGCGATGTACGGTCAGGAATGCGTCGGATTCTCGACTGACGACGCAGATCAGGTTTCGCTTGGTGTTCTCCTCGCTCGCTGGGTCGCGACTCCCGGGAACTTCAAGATGTACGACCCGGACGAGTACATCGACGACAAGCTCGCGCTTCTGCTTGTTGAAACCAAAGGCACGCGTCGAGACTCCCTCGGTCTGGGCGTGATCCTGTACTGGCCGAACATCGAATTCTCAAACGACTCCGACAAAGGATAAGTCATGCGCTCACGCTGCCATCTGCACTTCAATCAGCTCGAAGCTTTCCGCGAATTCCTCGTCTCTCGAGGCTGGGTCGAGGAACAGGCGAAGGGCCAGTACGAGAAGCTGCGGATGCGGCACAAGCGCGAGAAGGATCCTCTGATCCTGCACGTTCGTGAAGGCGCGAAGGAGCACTTCACGACTTGGGGTCTGAGCGAGAAGATGGCGAGCGCCTTCCTCCATCGTCGACAGGAACCGACCTCGGCCGAGATAGCGTCGGTCCTGCATGACGAGCAGTTCCACCTAGCTGCCGCTGGCGACCACGAGGTGTCGCCGGTTGCACCGAATTTAGAGCGGTAGCTGGTACTACACCGCTCAAGGAAACGATCATGCGACGTCTGCAGCGACAAGCAGTAAATAGACCAAACACACGGTCTACTATGTCGCCTACTCAAACCCGAGCGGTTCTAATTCGTCAAGCTGCGTGCGCCGTCCAGGCGCTAGACGCGGATCTGAACCATCTTCTCGACGCGTACGATTTCTACGTGCAGCGTTTCCCAGATGACAAGGAACTCGCCGATCTGAACGTTTCGATCGACGCTCTCGGCTCGCTTCCCCTGATCGTTGCGCATCAGCTCACGCACTGGGCGCAGAACGAAAAGTCAGAACTCTCGAGAGATGCTTTCGAGATTGGCGTACTGAACGAATTCTCGCTCCACATGTTCGCGCTCACGAACTTCATGGAGCGGAAGAACGTTGATGTTCAAGATGTCGTGCCTGAGAAAGTGGCCGACGCTTTCAACGCGCTGAAACTCACGAACACAATCCTATGAAAGTCACCGAACTGCTTGAGAGCGGCGGTGACCTGCGCGCGAAACTGATCGACAAGATGCGACTCCAGTTCGAGAGGAACGGGAAGTACATCAATTGTCGCCTTGCTGTGCAGCTCACGGTCGATGTTCCAAAGCTCGAAGAACTGCCGAAAGTGAAGCCGAAAGAGATGATTCTCGGCGACATTCTCGCTTGGGGAATCGCGCACTTCGCGATCTACCTCGGGAACGGCGAAGTTCTCGAAGTCCCAGGCTGGGGCGATCAAGTACAAATCACGCCTTTGAAGGCCGTTGAAGCGGATTACGACAAGGTCCGCACTGTTTACCGAGTTCCTGCAGATCAACTGCAGAAAGCCCTACAATGAAACTACAAGAACTAGCTAGCGCAGAGCGCTTTAATTCCACCACGCTGCTTGAAAGCGGCAACGCAGCCCTGCGCGCGAAACTCACTGATGATGAGTGCTTAGTTCTTGCGTTATTGATTCATGATAAGGGGCACATCATGGCCCGCGGTAATCATGACAGCGATTTAGATAGCGCGATCAGCAAGCTAAAGATGAAGTCTACTATCCCACTTTATCGTGGCGTGTCTGATAAGGAGTTAGCAGAGATTATCGCTGGTGAAGCTGATCACTATCTCTCCTTCTCAGAAGATCGAAATGTTGCAAAGGGTTTTGGCGCGAATGTGATTACGCTAAAGCCTGGGGCTGTGGGTCTCTGTTACTGGAAATGGGGAATCGCAGATAATAAAGCGCTCGCGAAAAAGTATGGCAAGCAATGGGCTGAGGACCAGGATATTCAGTACATGATCGATTCATTTGAGGAAGAGAAAGAGTGGGTGTTCCCGTTTGAGACACGGTTCACCCAAGTCGGACCTCTAGAGTTCAAGCAATGAAACTACAAGAACTAGCTGGTGCAAAGCGCTTTAATTCCACTGAGGGCGGTGGGATCACCGACGCTCTCGATCTTCTTCAAGCCGAATTCGAAGCTGGCAGAACGTCGCTTCGCATTCTCGGCACTGGCGCGAACGGCGTTGCCCTGACGAATGGCACGAGCGTTTTCAAGTTCTGGCATCGCGATAGCTCGTACGAGAAGTTCGTGAATTTCTGCCACGAAAACAACAGCCCATTCCTGCCGAAGTTCACGTCAAAGATCAAGAACCTTTCTCCTCGCGTTTTCTATACAGCGACTGCTGATGAAGACGGCGAGAACATCGTGAAGGGCGTGAAGTACGTGAAGATGGAACTCCTGAAGCCGTACAAGGGCCAAGGCGGTTGCGAGGTCTGGGCGGACAAGAACATCCAAAAGGCGATCGGTGTTGACGACCCTGAGCTGGATGAGTACGGTGTCGTGAACTTCATGTCGTACGAAGACATCTGGAATTGCTCAGGTATGTCACGCACTCCTCGCGGCGCATTGATGGAGCTCTTGAGTCATCATGCCTTCCTGAATGATCATCTCGAGTACGAAGAACTGGTTCCATATCTCGAGAAGATGAACCGCGAGATCATCGACATGGTCGGTGTTCTCGTGAAGCTTCATACGGTCTTTGGCAAGGAAGATCGACTGGATTTCGGCCCTCGGAACATGGCGCTTCGTGGAGACCAAGTCGTGATTCTCGATCCTATCGTGAACGACAATGACATCATCGTGAACAACATGATCATGGACTTGTCGAAGTACCGGACGCCGCCGAAGATCCAAGAGAGTACCGACACCGATGCCGAGCGTGAAGCTGTCGATGAGTGGATTGAAGCCGCTTATCTTGACGAGCCAGTGATGCGGAAGTTCCTGATGAAGGGGCTCCCTTCGTTTGGCGAGAAATGCTATCGAGCAGAGTTCGGCTCGAAGGCCAAGAAGTTCAAGGCGCTTCCGATTGGTGAGGACGTGGACATGTCATACAAGTCGGCTTCGGCGTCGATGGCTGCGCTCAATAACGGCGTGATCGAGCCGAACGGTGGTGAGCACTGGCTGCTCGAGCTTCGTATTCCAAGCGGGCTGCGCTGCGGTCGAGACATCAAGCACAGCGATCCCGAGCATCCCGAGAACGTGCAAGAGGAATTCTTGATCGGCCCGGGTGTGAAGTTCAAGATCATGAAGCAGCTCGCGGATCGAACGATTCTCGTTGCACAGAACTCCATGCACTAAATAGAGTTCGAACACGAGAACCGATCATGAAAGTCAACGAACTATTTGAAGCCCGTCAGCTCCGTGAAGGATCCTGGTACGACGACTTCCGCCCAGAAGATACCGTCCCGTCCCAAAAAGACAAGGGATGGACGGGTCGTCATAAGGTGAAGGAAGACGACGGAGAGACGTACGAAGACCTGAAGTATGAAGGTCGAATTCTTCTCCATTACGATGCTCCTATCAAGACGCATGGTCTTGATCAAGCAGCCGTTAAAGAGGCCTATGAGAAAGCGAAGGCTAAATTCTTGGAAATTCGTGCCGCGCATCCAACGCAGCTTCGCTTTAAGACTTCCGTTGAAGCCACAAAGTACATGAAGACGATGGAGTACCCTGGTTGGACTCTCGTCGTGCAGTATGCAAGGCTGAACTGGGGATCCGGAGGATACAAGTACGCACAAGACCTCGAGTACAAGACGCCTCGCAAGGTTAAGACGCTCGACTTGCCAAAGCAAGAGTTCAAACCAAAACACGCCGAGAACGCGATCAATGCGGAAATGGACGGCGATAAGGTCAAGCTCAGCATTGACGTGAAGGTCGGTCCTCTGATGTCTGCATTCATCACGACGGTTTATAACGTCGGCGATAAAATGAAGGCAAAGATTCTTAACGTTAAGGGCAAGGTCCTTGACTATGATGATCTCTATCGCTCACGCCCACAGAAAGTTTGGGTGACCACTACTGATCTGGATCGTGTGAAGGCGATCATCGCGAAGAAGCATGCTGACCGCGTTGAGGATGAGAAGGCAGATCACGACAAACTGCAGAACGCTTTGACTGACCGCAAAGAAACCAGCAAATGGCGAGCTGACGATCAGAAGCAGCGAAAGGCTAAACTCCACGCAACATACGGTAAGGAAATCGTCGATCGTGTGAAGATCAAGTCTATGAGCATGGAAGGTGATGATGGTTATCAATGGGCTCTGTTCGTTGATGGACGGCGCAAGAAGTCAGGTCTGACTAAGTATCAAGCAGAGGGTGAGCAGCGTATCATGTGGCGCTGGCTGAAAGAGTACGAGGACATGACTCCTGAGCAGCGGCTGCAGCACGCTCAAGAACTTGAAGGTATTCGCCTGTACTTCATGATGGACGCGATTGAGAAGTCAGTTGGCGCGCAACTTCCACAGTATCTGAACGCGATCAAGAAGAATGCGAAGGACTTCGTTGATGCGAAGCAGGCAACTAAGGACGCGATCGAAACTTCGAAGGTCTCTGACGCTCAAGCAAAGAGCATCTTTAATGACCTGATGAAGCGCATGGGCGACAAGCTGGACTGATCCCGAAATCCGAGTGCACTCGGACTCCTCCGTGATTAAATAAGAACTGGTGCTGATGAGGCACCTTTTCTTTTACCTGCGAACAGTGGGTACCTATCACAACCTCGGAGTACGAGACATGTCAGACCGCACCACCATCGGTGATCGGATGAAGAGCTACGAAGCGCCTTCAACGACCCGCAAAGCTTTCAAGGGCCAGCCCCTCATTGTCCGCCTGGACGGAAGCTCATTCCACAAATTCACCAAGGGCATGAAGCGCCCATTCGATCTGGTTCTGAGCCAGCTCATGATCGACACCATGAAGTCCATGGTCGAGCGATACAACGCGAACATCGGGTACACGCAATCGGACGAGATCACGCTCGCCTGGTACATGGAGCCATTCGAATCTCGCGAGCTCGAGTTCGGTGGCCGCTTCCAGAAGTTCGAAAGCGAACTTGCTGCATGGTGTTCTGTGAAGTTCAACTCGCTCCTTCGCGAAACCGAGTACGCCAAGAAGGCAGAGATGCTGCCGTACTTCGATGCTCGCGCGTTCGTCGTGCCGAACTTGACCGAAGCGATGCACTGCTTCCTGTGGCGCCAGCAAGATTGCACGAAGAACGCGATCAGCATGGCCGCTCAGTCGATGTTCTCGCACAAGGAACTGCAAGGGAAACATGGGCCTGAGATGCAGGAGATGATGTTCCAGAAGTTCAACGTGAACTTCAACGACTACCCTTCGCACTTCAAGCGTGGCACGTTCGCTCGACGCGTGAAGCGCGAGTGGTTCCCGTCCGATGCAGAGATCGAAGCGATTCCGGAGAAATACCGGCCAAGTGGGCCAATCCTCCGCTCGTTCGTGCAGACCGAAGACATCTGGCTATCGAAGCAACCGAGCGGAACGCAAGCTCTGTTCGGTGACGCACCGATCGTTACAAATGTTACGGTGTCATGAGATACAATCTGAGCATGAACACCCACAAGGAAACTTCATGCTCAACATTGCACGCCTTGCAGGCGAGCTGCTAGCCATCAAGGCAAAGCTCGCCTGGAATTCGGTCCAGATCTGTTGGTACTCGTGATGGACGACCCAGACATCCTGTTCGCGATCGTGATCCTCGTGATCGTGGCGATCGTGAACAGTTTGCACTTGGATCACTGCGATCAGGACCGCCGCGGCTCAGATGGTCCGCTGTGTACAAAAGACGAGAACGGGTTAGAATAGCTCTGTCCACACGGACACGTCGGGCAATTTCGCCTGATGAAACGGAGCACATCCATGTCAGCATCAACTGCCCCTATTCGCGGGCGCATCTTCACGTTCTTAATTCGCAAAGCAGTGCTACGTGAAACCGCAACCTACGAGGAAATCGCACTTCGGTTCGATCTTCCGAGTTCTGGAAGCCAACTCGCCGTCGTACTCTCGCCGCTTCTCGGCGATCTGTTCAAGTGGTGTGAACGTTCCGGTCTGCCAAAAATCACCTCGCTCGTCGTGCGCAAATCCGGCGCCGAAGAAGGCCTGCCTGGCCGAGGGTTCTGGACTCTGCTCGATCTCGATCTGCTCGACACGAGCGCGAAGCGCGTTGTGCTGAAGACACTCCAGAACGAAGTGTACACATTCTACTCGGCCCTTCGATGAAATTCTTCTGTGACGATGGACGGCACTTGATCTGCGTGCCGTACTCGATCGAGAATCTGCACGCGATGGCCGAGGAACTTGGTATCAAGCGCTGCTGGTTCCACAACATGAAGTACCATCATTACGACATTCCGAAACGTCGTATCGCCGAAATCCAGGCGAAGTGCACCGTCGTCTCGGATCGTGAGATTCTGACGATCATCAAGGCAGCTCAACAGGAGCTCGCAGAGACCACCGAATAGCACGGTGTAGCGCTAACCAAACGAGGGACCCTAGGGTCCCTCGGCTGTTTCTGGTGGTCCGAGCCTTAGCCGCGGCTGATATCGATGATTGCGTCCTTCGCTGCATCGGCACCGAGCGTGGTACGGATGAACGAGCGGATTGCCGAGTCTTGCAGAGCACCCTTGGTCGGGAGCAGAACTGCGTGGACTGAAGAGCCCATGCCAGCAGAACCCTTCTTGACCTTGTTGTGCACGTTGTTACCGAGCGAGCCGGCGAACTTCTTCTGGATCGCAGCAAGGAGAGCTTGAGCGGCGGTGCGGTCAAGGTTCTGAACTTCGATCGAGAACGATGGACCTTCGTGGAAAGCTTCTTCCAGAGCTTCGTAAGCGCGGCGGCCAGTCTGATTCTTTGCCTTCAGGTCGTTCACCTTGTCTTGCTTTGCGAGAACCTTGCGATCGCGCGAATCAAGAACATCATCCCAATCTGCATCGTCGTTCGCACCAGCGGCCTTAGCTGCAGGGGTGACCTTCTTCTTGTCGCCAGCGGCCCAAGCAGCCAGAGCTGCGTCGAGCTCTTTCTTCTTCTCTGAGCTCATGCCCTTCAGACGTTCGCGTTCCTTCTTGAGCTTGTCAAGCTTGGCGTTATTGCGGAACAACCCGAAGATTTCGTTGATCTGTTCGTCAGAGAGTTCATCGCCGGTCTCGACGAATTCGTTGAACTTCTTGAAGGAAACTTTTGACATACCCGTGATCCTGTGATCGTTGTAATTTGAGATTTATTTAGACCCGGTAGCCAGAAGATCCCAATGTCCAGGTGCATACGAAGGCACGATCGTTACAATTGTTCTCATGTTCCATCCTGTTCTGTGGCGATGGCACAACCACCAAGGGATCAACATGAGACGTTTTATTCTGGTTACGGCTACGCAGTCGGAACCGGCCGGGGTGAAGACACACTCTGGCATCAAGAAGCTCAAGCGAGGAGTCGGGATCGTTGACTTCATGAGCGAGTACCTCGAGCAATTCGCAGGTCAAAAGGAAATCTACGCACGTGGCGAAACGCAGGTCGCGTTCGCTCGCGAAGATAACAAGTCCATTCAATGGGCATTCACCGAGTTCGCAGAAGACGAGCTCATTCGGGCCGTGTCGAACCTGACCCGTGAAGAACTCCTTCGCGATCTGAAAGAACTGCTCCCGCTGAAGGCTGCGCTGTGAGTACCTTAGTTGGTTTGAGTGGCGCCCAGGGCGGTGGAAAGTCCAGTCTCCTGAAAGAGCTGGCAAAGCGGGGTTGGCACGTCGATGACTACCGAGTTAGTCGTGCAGTTCAAGATGCTTTGGGATGGGACTCCCTCGATCGAGTTCTAGATTCATTCGAGACGATGCAGTCCTTCCAAGAAGAAGTGTACAAGCAGAAGTTCAATCGTGAGATGTACTTGAAGCGCCAAGTCGGCGCGATTCTGACTGAGCGGACATTCGCTGATTTGGCCGCGTACACTCAGTCGTGGACATGGAAGTTCTTTCCTGTCGACTCGATGATTCCGCGCTCAGCACTTCGGTGGCTGACTGACTACATCAAGAACTGCCAGCTCGCGCAGAATGAACTGTACGATGGTGTGCTTCTTCTGCCACTCATGGATCATGTCGTATTCGAAGATGATCCGCATCGCGCAAAGAAGGAAGACGCAGAGGAGGTGTACAACTTCATCGGGGCGCTTTCCGCAATGACTGACATGCCAAAATTGGTGATCACTCAAGAGTCGATCGAAGACCGCGCGACTGAAGTTGAAGACTTTTTGAAGGACAAGCTGAACACCGTGCTTGTTCGCAGACATTACAACTTGGAAGAAAACTGATGGCATACGTTAAGGGGTATTCAAAGGCCCACCCAGGCTCGAAGGGCTTGCTCCTCGACTGGGAAACAACTGGATCGAATTTCGGCGGTGACAGCTCGATCGATTATCAGGGTATCACGTTCGGTGGTGTTGTGTTCGACACGACCACGTACGAAGAACTTGACTCGATCTACTGTGAACTGCAGTTCGACGACACGAAGTACAAGTGGACCGACGGCGCTGAGAAGATTCACGGGAAATCGCGTGAATACCTTGCTGAGCATGGGATCCCTCGTGAAGAAGGTCTGGCGCAACTGCTTGAGCTCTTGCTGAAGCACTGGGCTCCAGGCTCGAAAATCCTGATGGCAGGTCACAACGTCGGATTCGACAACGACTTCACCGCTCAGCTCTTCCGCGATCACGACATGGAAGGCGAGTTCCGTCCTCATCACGTGGTTGTTGACACGAGCGGTATTGCATTTGTTCTGACTGGCGAGTACAAGTCTGACATCGTGTTCGAGCTGCTTGGTGGTCTTGGCGAGCGCAAGGAGCATAACGCTCTTGAAGATGCTCGTGCAACTCTGGCTGTTCTTCGGAACGTGCGTCAGATTTTCGAAGGCAATCTGTGATCTCGTTCGATCGAACTGGGGAAACTTACATCCCCCTTCAATTGACTGGTGAGTTCCAGAAGGACTGTGATGTCACTCTGGAAACCAGGTATGGCAAGCGCCGCGTCGTCGTTCGCGATTGCAAGATCGTGTTCGAAGAGTATTTCAACAACAAACCAGAGAATTTTCCATCATGAGCAGAAACGTTTACTACATTGATGTCGGCAATTACGGCCGAAAGCAAGTCGAAGAATACATCGCCGCGGTGCGTGAAGGAATCCAAAACCGAGAAGCACCTACTCTCGAAGAACTCGAGCGCAATGTGTGGGGTCCTGCTGATGAAGCTGAGCACGGCATCAAGCTCACGCCGAAGTCGCACAACATGTACGCGGGCGTGAACCTCGGTCCAGGTAGTGTGAACTACCGATTCACGTTCCTGATGCGTGAGCTCGAGAATCGCTTCCCGAATCCAGCACCGTACCGCTCTGATCGGATGCCAGAACAGGCATACCTCGAAGCGATCGACGCGCTCCTCGCTGACACGTACAATCGAACCCGCTAAAGTGCAACCCGAGTCTGACCACGTTCTTACAATGTGGTTATGACTTGGAAACTCTTCCTCGACGACTTGAGAGCGCCGCCCGATCAAACTTGGGTGGTAGCTCGGTCCGTCCCTGCCGCGATTCTGTACATCACAGAGTACGGCTTCCCTTACGAGATGAGCCTTGATCACGATCTCGGCACTGGAACAGATGCGCCGCAGCTTCTGCTCTGGATTCTCGAAGAGCTCATGGATGAGCACATCCACCCCTCAGCTTTGAAGGTCAAATTCGGCGTTCATTCGGCGAATCCTGTCGGGGCGCTCAATCTGAACAATCTCTGGAAACACATTCTCCGATATGACAACATTCTCTGAAGACAAAACGTACGTGTACGACGGCGCGGAAGTGAAGCTCACGGGCCGGAAAGCCAAGAAGCCGAACATGGCCGGCACGCAGTTCGAACTGGTCGAAGTGACGCCAGTTGACGAAGACAACGGCACCTGGAAGAAGTGGGTGCCACGCCAAGGACTGTTCGAGATCCAATGAAAACTGCTGTCTGTCTCCTCTGCCCTCGCGGCGACAAGTACCTCTCGATCTCTCGTCGGAATGATCCCACACAGTGGGGAATGCCTGGTGGCAAGGTCGATCCGTACGAATCGAACGTTGAAGCAGTTCAACGCGAAGTCGGCGAAGAAACCGGAATCCTGGCAAGCGCAGTCTCGTACGAACCGCTTCTGAGCTCGCACTGCCCAGGTGAAGTCGACTTCTGGGTCACGACGTACCTCTGGGTTGACGAGTTCGCGATCAATGACTGCGAGCTGGTCGCCGAAGAAGGGATGACCCTTGACTGGAAGACGGAAGAAGAGCTCTGTGATCCTGCAGTTTCTCCGTTCGCCGAGTACAACAAGCGAGTGTTCAAGGCGCTCCGTGAATACCGTCAGGAGACCTAATGCGATACTCAATCATCTCGAATTTCCAACTGTTCTGGATGTCGATCGTGATCGGCTTGATTGCCGGGATCGGTCCAGTCGTCGGGAACATGTACCACGACTATCGGCTGCTTCCAGTTGTCTCAGTCACACCGAACGATCAGTGTGTGAAGGTCACGAACTACGAGAACGGTCATGCGTTCACTTGTCCTGACGTTGACGTCCTCCTGCGTAGGTACAAAAAGGTGATCGTCTCGGCTTCGTAAATACGACTGTCCTCCACAGGCAGTCCAAATTGAAACGATACACGACCCTTCAGTGCAACACTTGCTCCCGCAAGAAAGATGAACTAATCGATCTGACGCATTACGCGCCGGACCGATGCACAATCACGCTCGGCTGCGAAGGCCGTCTAACTCCTGTTGGGTACACCAGCGAAGGAAGCACCATTCTCGGTGTGCCTCCTGCTGGTCTCACGAACTGGGCTCCTCGCGGATCTACCGTCACTGGTACGGTAGCGCTGAAGGCCGACCCGATGTACGACACATCGACTGGAACCAAGAAGCAGATCGTTCTTGCTGTGGCGAACGACACACTCGGCTTCGTCCCATCTGACACCGCTGTCGTCACTCTGAATTTTGTCACTGAGCAACAGTCCGCAAAGGACTACCGCCAGTACACATACCGCCGCTCGAACTCGTTCACGATCGTGAACGGCATCGAAGACAATCAGGCCAAGAAGGTTCTGCGGTACAACATCTCTGGCGGGTCCGCCGATCAGGTCGATGTGTATGTGAACGGCGTGAAGCGCGAACGCGGCACAGCGGCAGATCAGTACCAGTTGTACGACGGTGTTGGCTCGGTGGTTCCGCCCAATTCTGTGTTGTTCAACACAACGATTACCGGTGGGTCCACTCAGGTGGACGTCGTGGTTTCTAAGGCAGCTGCAGTGTCGACTGCCTCTCTGAATTTCGTCCGAGCAATCGATGACGAAGCTCGTGTGAACACTGGTGCCTGGGAAGGCGTTCACTCAGTGAACTCTCCTGCGCATGGTGGTTTGTACTCGCTGTTCGTCTGCGATTTCTCTGAGAACCACGCGCTCGCTCTCGATGTGAAACTCCGTGTCGATCCCCAGATCCCATCGATCGTGGTTGATGTTCCAGGCGGTTCGCCGTTCATCATCACGAACGCAGCGATCCTGCTTTCACGCGCGAAGTCGTTCACTCAGATTGATCGTCAACGAGCAAAGTGGGTTCCACTTACGAAGCTGAACTCTGAAACAGAGTACATGGTCGTGAAACTTGTTGATAACGCACGTGCACTGTTCATCACTGAAGCTTCGACTGTGAATCTTTTCCCAGTGATCGAAGCTGTTCGATTCGGTTCGCCAAAGCTGCAAACTCAAAATCTGCTTGGTGATCCTGATGCGGCCGAGTTGGACAACGATCTGATCTCTGGGCCTGACGCATGATCACTCCTCCGCTGCACGCACCTGTTTTCTACAGCGCAATTCTCGAGGGTGATGCCGCGAATTTCCTCACAAGCCTGCTCACTGATACGTTCGCAAAGTCAGGCGACATCCAGAAGGTGATGATCACCTCGCAGGATTTCACGTCTGATATCGCGGCTGCGAATGAGCTCCATGAAGGCACTCGTGAAATCGCTTCGCACATCACTGCGTTCGATGAAGAAGTAGACACCGTCACTCGATACAATCCGATGTTGCTGCCGAAAGAGAATGCGATCTTCGATCTGGCCGAGCTCGATCATGATGGCGACATTCTGACAGTTGACGGATTCGCCTCGCCGTACGTGATGCTCACTACGAAGATCAGCACAACATCCCATCCAGAGGTCATTGACGGTAAAGTCGTGTTCAAGCAGTTCGAAATCTCGGAGCTGAACAAGGGTCTGGAACGAACAACGGGTCACTATCTGTCATGAGCTACTTCACACAACCAAAGAAATTCAAGTACGGGCTGAGTGTAAAGCTGCATCTCTTGAAGGCGAACACTGCGGTGAACTCCGTGTTCCCACGTGTTGAAGACTTTGTTCTGAGCTCGAAGCAATTCGATGATCTGGAAACGGCGATTCAGTCAGTGAACATTTTGACAACTGAGCTCACATACACTCTGAACAAGGCGATCGATCAAGAGAAGTTCGGGATCATTAGTGAAAGTCGGGAGGATGAAACCCCATTGACACATGAATGGGACGAAACTGCCGTCGCAAAGATCTGGATTGTCGACAAGGAAGCTCAGGCCGCGAATAAGACGGGCGGTGTCCGAGCAATCGGGATGGCGCAGATTGTTCATGTGCTCGAAGATCCCATATATCTGAACTGACCCAGTTCAGGGACGCTGCTCCCTCCATGAATCGTTACAATTGAACATCCAATCGTAACACTCAATGGAGTCAAATTTTGAACATGCTTGTAAATGCTGAAGCAAAGTCCAGCAAATTCCGGAACATCGAAGACATCCTGAAGGACCCCGCCCTGAAGGCGCGTCTGAACAATCTCGTCGATGAAGCCGTCCGCGCTAAGCTGAAGATTCAGCTCGAGCAAACCACGATCAAGGATCTGCGCGATGTCGCGAAGAATGATCTGAGCCTGAATCCGAAGTTGTTCAACTACTACGTTGGCATGGTCTTCAACAACGACTACGCGATGCGCAAGGACAATCTCGATCAACTCACGTCTCTGATCGACGCAGTGATGGCCCTTCTGCCGGCCGACAACTCGAACTTCGTTGGCGACGATGATTGAGGAAGTGCACGCCCAAGTTCTTGGCGCGTTGCAAGCTCAGTACGATCTAGCACACGACGCGAACGGGTTCGAATTCCACGCGCTTGTGCGGAAAGACAAGAAGATCTCGCATGTTCTCAAGGGCGTCGCGGAAACTCCACAAGATGCGTTGTTCATGCTGGCGAGCGCAGGCTCGTTTATGTATGAGACGTCACACACTATTTTGCCAATCGTAAATGTCAGCAGCTAACTCATACATCAGCGCCGTTCAAGACTACGACTCAGATAAGATCCTTATCTGGGAGCGTCCGATTGAGGGCGGGGATCGAGTTCTGCGGATGATCGATCCACCACGGTACTTCTACGTTCCAGACGAGAACGGGTCGTACACGGGGATCGATGGTGTGAAACTGAAGAAGCTCGTGTTCGACTCTGAAGACGAGATGAACGCGGCAATCAAGAGCAATTACAAACGATACGAGAGCGACGTGCGTCCTCTCGCTCGTGCTCTGATGGACGAGTATTACGGTCGGCCAACGCCGATCATTCACTTCGCGTTCCTCGACATTGAAGTCGATTACTCGTCGAAGCTCGGCTTCAGCTCACCAGAAAATCCGTACGCACCGATCAACGCAATCACGATCTATCAGTCGTGGACTCAGAAATATCTGACGTACGCGGTCCCTCCAAAGGGTTACAAGGACCAAGAGAACTTCCAAGCGAAGATCAAGGCGATGTGGGAAGAGCACAAGCTTGGCTTCGAGCCGAACGTGGTGCTCTGCAACAGCGAACGCGATCTGCTTCTGTACATGCTCGGCGATCTGGAAGATGCCGACATCATCAGCGGTTGGAACTCCGAGTTCTTCGACTTGCCGTACATTGTGAAGCGCCTTGAGCGAGTCCTCGGCAAGAAGGCGCCTGCGCATCTGTGCTTCAAGGGTGCTGGTGCGCCTAGAGAACGGCAAGTGAATCGTTTCGGTTCGCCTGCGATCGTGTTCCAACTGAAGGGCCGCTCGCATCTGGACTACTTGGATCTGTTCAAGAAGTTCACGTTCGAAGGCCGGACCTCGTATTCCTTGGGGAACATTGCAGCAGAAGAACTTGACGTTCCGAAGCTGGATTACGACGGCACTCTCGAGCAGTTGTACAACAACGACTTCGTTCACTTCGTCACGTACAACGCACGAGACGTTGAAGTGCTTGTGAAGCTCGACGTGAAGTACAAATTCATGCAGCTCGTGAATCAGATGGCGCATGAGAACACCGTGCCATTCGAAGCGATTCTCGGCACGGTGCGATACGTTGAGACTGGGATCATGAACCGTGCGCACCACGTGCATAATCTGATCGCCACGAACAAGGTGAACGTCCAGAAGGACAATGAGAAGGTCGAAGGAGCGATCGTGATGACCCCACTCGCGGGTCTGTGGGAATGGTTGGCATCAGTGGACATCACGTCACTGTACCCGTCCGTTATCCGCGCGCTGAACATGTCGATCGAAACGTTCATTGGTCAGTTCTACGACGAAGAGCGTGCATGGCGTGGTATCACGAACATGGACGACAACGTCTGGTCGCTCGCGAGTCGAGACGGCGATCTGGAAATGACTGGTGCCCAGTGGCACGCTCTGATCCGTCAGAAGAACTGGGCGCTCTCGGCGTTCGGCACTGTGTTCGATCAGTCGAAGCCAGGGATGGTCGCTGATACCCTCACGTTCTGGTTTGCTGAACGTAAGCGTCTCCAAGCAGAGAAGAAGAAGTACGGTAAGCTTGCAAAGGCCGAGACCGATCCAGTGAAGAAGCTCGAGTACGAGAAGCTCGAGGAACAGTACGACCTGTTGCAGCTCACGAAGAAGATTCAGTTGAACTCGACTTATGGTGCCTTGCTGAACGAAGCATTCCGCTTTGGCCGGCGAGAAATCGGTGCATCAGTTACGGGTACGGGCCGTCAGATCACTCTGCACATGGCGCAGACTATCGGTGAGTTGATCACTGGCGCTCCAGTGAAGATGGAGAAGCGGTACGCTGCGACTAAGGCTGGAAAGCACGTCGCTGGTGAACTGATTTCGAGAGCGCGCCGCGATTCGAACTGGGCGTTCCTTGAGGAACTCTCAGAGAAGCCAGTGACGTTCCTTGACAAGAACGACGAAGATGCTGAAGTGTCGGGTGCAGTGTACTGGACGCAAACGCCAGAGATCATTTACGGCGACACTGACTCGTGTTACTTCATGACGAACGGCACGGATTACGACTCGGCTGTAGAGCTCGCAGACGCGATCGCATCGGAAACGAATGCGTCGTTCCCAGAGTTCATGGCTCGCTCGTTCAATTGCACTGATGGTCGTGAAACACTGATCAAGGCAGCTCGTGAAGTCGTCGCTGAGCGTGGAGTGTTCTTGCTTGCAAAGAAGAAGTACACGTTGAAGGTCGTGAATCTCGAGGGTGCCGATCTGCGCGAGAAGCCGAAGCAGAAGTCGATGGGTTCTGAAATCAAGAAGGCCGACACACCGAAGCCGGTGCAGGAATTCTTGAAGAACATGATGAACCTTGTGCTTGACGGCAAGGAGTACGCAGAGCTTGAGACGTACGTGAACGCGCATCGTGGTTCTCTGATCCACAAGACGAATGACCTATTGGCTCTTGGTTCCGCGAAGCAGATCAACAACTTGGATGCGCTGTACGCCGAATGGCAGCGCACAGAGAAGATCGGTCGCGGTAAGTGCAAGCTTCCAGGTCACGTGCGAGCAGCGGTGAACTACAACGAGCTTATCCTCGCGTACGACGAAGGCGCAAAGAGTCTTCGAGCTGGTGACAAGGGCGTGATCTTCTATCTGCGGAAGAACCCGTACAACTTCAATTCGATCGCGTTCCCAGCAGATGCGATGCGTCTTCCTGAATGGTTCGTTGAGAACTTCCAGGTTGACATGAAGAAGACTGAAGAGAAGCTGATTGACAACAAGATCGAGGGTATCTTTGATGCACTTGGTTTTGATCTCCCAACCCCGCAGACTGCGTTCTTGAACACGGTTTTCACGTTCTGATCTGCACAATTTTCGTTACAATTAGACTATGAAATTTATTGCCACTTTGTCTGACGGGACAACTCACGAGGTTGAGTTCGTGAATGAGCCCGGAATCACGTTCGAGTCGGTCGAAATCGTGACTCCAAACGGAATTGGGTACATCGCAGGTGCCCAGACATGGAACAAGCTCCAATCGCTCGTGCCTCTCGACGCGCTGATCAACGGACTGCCATTCACCTTGGCTACCGCTGCTGGCGAGACGAAGCACTTCCTGTTGGAAGACTGCTATGTTCTCGCTGACAAGCTCACGGTGTACGTGCGGTTCGGTAAGCAGGTGTTCTGATGCGACTCACAGGAACTGATGTTCAAAAGCTGCGATCGGCTATGCAGGCCTGCCGTCTGGCTGACATCGATCTTGCTGTGATCTCCGAAGGGAAGATCCGCGGTCTGAGCGAAAGCAAGAACGCCGCGATCTTCTCCGAGCTTGAGCTCTCAATCGACGCAGATATCAAGATGGGCATCACCCGTCTGTCTGAGTTCGAGAAGCGGCTCTCGCTGTTCGGCGATGACATCCTGATCGAAGGCGAGCTGAACGCCGACAAGAAGGTCAAGAAGCTCACGATCAAGGGCAAGGCCGGCAAGATCGAATTCCGCTGCACCGACATCGCGCTGCTGGAACGCAAGTACCCGAAGACGCACAACGAAGAAGTCGGCACGGTCATTACGATCTCGAAGCCTGAAGTCTCGTTGATCTCAAAGGGTGTGAAGACTCTGGGTGCAGAGCAAGTCACGCTCCAAGTGAAGCGCGATGGACACGTGCACGTTGAAGGTATTGACAGCTCGAACGATCGGTTCGAGACTGAACTGGAAACGGCTGCTGAGTTCGTCGATGAGGATCCGCTACCGTCTGTGAACTCGTACGCGAGCACGACTTCAGGCGTGTTCCTGAAGGTCCTTGATCACTCTGTTCGCGATGCAGACAGTGTGCAACTCATGATGATGAAGTCGGGTAACCTTGGCATGAAAGCCTATGGTCACGATCTTCTGATCATTCCACGAATCGAAATTTAAGAGGTACACAAATGGATGATATTGAAAAGGGCCGCGTCTCGTACGTGCAAGAGCTGGAAGTGAAGATGAAGCACCTCCAAGCAGAACACGATCGATTCAAGCGGATCGCCGACAAGTGGGAACCGCGTCTGACCGTCGTGATCGATCCGAAGACGCAGAAGACCACGTTCGGTCTGGCGTTCGGCGGGAAGAAGATGCAAGCGACTGTCGGCTCTGACTTCCTTGCGCAGATGGACGCCACCGGTATCACCACGCAACTCGCTGACACGTTCTACGAGAACCTGGTCTCTGAACATCTGAAGACGATCATTCGCCCAGAAGTCGAGCGCGTTCAGAAGGGTGCGATCTCGGTTGAAGGTGCAGGCAAATGGTGAAATGGCTGAAGAGCCTTTTCGGCTCTAAGCCCGCTGAGGTCGAGGTCTTTGCTGAGCGACACAAGTTCGTCGAAGAGCAACAGGCCTTGAGCACACCGTGGGCGATGTTCGAGGTCACTGGCTTCGAAGATGACGGGCGTGTAAAGGTTGAATTCAATTGGAACAAGCCGTTCATCAATGTGATGGACCAGCTCGGCTTCACGGCCGAGACTGAAGAAGACACGGTTCAACTGTTCTTCTACGCCAGCCAAATGAAGCCGACGTCGCTAGAGCTCGCCGGTGGTGACGAAACTGTTCAGTCAGAAGATCTACCACAGCTCAGCGCGAACACAAACCGGATGGTGTCCTGAGGACCTGACCTATGAAACAGAAGCGACTCGTCGTAGACATTGGAAATCTTTTCTGGAGGTCCGTCTCTGCTCAGCAGAAATACGGTCCAGCAGACGCAAGTGACAGCGCAGGTCTCGGCCTGCACATGAGCCTGATGTCGCTCCGCAAGCACTACAACAACATCAAGCCGCAGAAGATTGCGGTCGTGTTCGAAGGTAAGGCGAACTGGCGTAAAGAGTACACGAAGTCCGAGGAATGTTACTCGAAGCGTCTGTACAAAGGCAATCGAGTTGCTGACCCGAAGATGGCTGTTCTGTTCGACGTGATCAAGTCGTTCGAAGACCTGGCCAGGAATCACACGAGCCTGACGACTCTGTCGCATCCAAAGCTCGAAGGCGATGACCTGATCAGTGGGTACGCTCGGCACTTTGCCGCTCAAGGCGATGAAGTCGTGATCCTCTCGGGTGACAAGGACTTCGTGCAGGATCTTGACGATCCATTGATCACACTCCTGAACCCTGACACTGGCAAGCCACGCACTCTGACTGACGTCTGTGGTGTCGATGATGCAGGGTACTTCATGTTCGAGAAGGCATTCCGCGGCGACGGTGGTGACAACGTTCTGCCAGCATTCCCTCGCGTTCGAAAGACTCGACTGCACAAGGCGTACGGTGTGAAGGACGGCAAGGTTGACGCAGCTCTGGCTGATGCGTTCGAACTGAGCAATCTGTTCGGCAGCACTTGGGACTTCCTTGACCCTGACACTGGTGACAAGCGAGTGATGTCGGTCGAGAAGATGTTCGAAGAGAACAATCTTCTGATGAACCTTCGCATGCAGCCTGATTACGTTCGTGATCTGATCACGGAAACGATCACGCATGAGAGTGAGAATCACGGGCAGTTCAACTTCTTCAAGTTCAATGCTTTCCTCGGGAAGTACAAGCTGGTTGAGATTGCTGAACGCGCATCTGACTTCGTTGGTCTGTTCAGTGGTAAGGGGTTCGCAGCTCATGACCCAACTGTTCAGGTAGCAGCACAAAAGCCTGTACGTTCGCTCGGCGGACTGCAGTTCTGATCATGGAAATCCTAATCGAATCTCTTGGTTGGTTGGGATCTCTATTCCTTGCGATCTGTGGCTTCCCACAAGCGTGGATGTCATTCAAGCAAGGACACTCGGACGGAGTGAGTAATGGTCTGCTGTTCTTCTGGGGCGGCGGAGAATTGCTCACTCTGTTCTACGTGCTATCCCTCGGGAACGCACCACTGATCATGAACTACGTTTGCAACATGGTCTCCATGAGTGTGATTATCTGGTACAAGTTTAGGCCGAGAAAATGATTGCAGTTGGCGATAAAGTAATTGCGAAGATCGACATCACGCAAGGTGCTGATGAAGACGGGCCTGCCCAAGTGTTCGCCACGAAGGGCACGCCTCTCGTGGTCAGGCGAATCGGTCAGCAGTGTCTGCACGTATCGCACGAGGACATTACTGATCAGTCGTTCAGGGTGTTCGACGGCGAAGTGATTGATTTTCTGCCTGATGGGAAACTTACATACGCAGTCACGGTCCAGAAGTGGGAACGAGTTGCGAAGATCATTCGCGAATTCAAGAAGAAGAAACACGTTGGATACTTCCTGGACGTGGAAGAGCTGCCATCATCGGTGTCTCCTGAGTTCGCTTATTACCGGGTCTGGGTGTACAAGGAAGCGTAAATACAATCTTGAACTGAAGGATTGTTATGCGTCTCGACGAACTCGCCGGTGTAAAGAAATTCCAGCGACTACAGTGGCATCAAATCACGCGTCTGCTTGATCGGAAATTCGGCATCAAATACATTGGTGGCGGAAAGTACGGTCAGGTTTTCACGCACCCGGGCTGGGACTACGTCGTGAAGATCATGGAGCGCGAGGACCCGAACTATCTGGAGTTCGTTGACTTCGCGCTGAAGCATCCAGACAAGCATTATCCGAAGATCATCAAGAAGCCTTTCATGATGCACGCTTTTCACAAGCGTGAACGCAGCCAGAAGTACCAACGTCTGACTGTCCTGAAGATCGAGAAGCTTCTCCCGATCGAGAAGAACAAGCTTGACTTCATTGTTCAGAACCTGGATCAATACGCCAGCATCGTCACTCGGTACAAGAACAACGAGTACAAGCACGAGAAGAACCAAGAGGCGTACACGCAAAAGCATCCACACCACACGAAGGTCTTGCCTGACGGCACAAGTGAACAGAACCTGTCGTACAAGGACATCTTCGATCGGTACCCATGGTTCGAGGATCTGTGCTGGGCATTCCGCCGGATCATGGACAACTCGGAGTACGGGTCGGCCGATATCCATGGTGGGAACTTCATGGAGCGGAAAGACGGCACCGTCGTGATCATCGATCCGCTGTGGGAAGGATACAACTTCGAAGCTGCTGCATGGCAGGCCGAGATGGCTGAACGCGGCGACTACTGGGGCGACTACGAAGAGCACATCCCAATGGTCAGCGGCCCCGGGTATGACAGTGCACGCAAGCGTGAAGAACAAGAAGCGCTCGAGAAGAAGGAAGCCGAAAAGGCGGCCAGGATTGCTGGCGTGTTCGCGCACAATTTCGACGACGATATTCCGTTCTGACCGGCCGGAACTGCTAAATACTTTGCACGCACCTCTGTGCGTTCTAAAGGGTTCGGAGAAGCATTCAGCTTATCCGGTAAATCGTTGAACGATTACCCACATGCCTAGTAAGGAGATTCACATGGCAGCAGCAAAGATTGAAAAGCGCGGTACCGACCTCAAGCACGTGTTCCTGATTGACTGGAACGACGATGGTATCTTGAAGGAAATCGCCGTTGTAAACGAACAGGCAGATGGCACTCTCTTCGGTATCGAAGTTGACCGACTCCATCCAATCGACAAAGCCCGCCTGAAGAAGGTCATCACATCCGTTCACGCTGACAAGTACGCCCTCTGGGAACTTCTGTCGCAAGGTCGTCTGAACAACGGCATGAACGCTCTGGACTTCTTCCACGCGAACTATGTCAAGGTCAAGCGTCCAAAGGGTGCGATGATCGGTGGTGGTCTTGCTTCGATCGAGGTTGATCTCGACGACGGCCGCATGATTGGCTCCAGCTTCTCGAACCCACTGGGTGCGACGGTAGCTAGCGAAGTGCCAGCAATGCGCTAACCTGATCCCGAAATCAGGCTAAGAAGGGGTCGCTATGCGACCCCTTTGTGTTTTAGAATCACAGTTCTAACAAACTTAGGAGATGCCAGGCAATACACATCGGCTCGTATAATGAGTCACCACCTGAAACTACGGTGAGCAATCACCCAACTCTAAAGGAGTGCACCACATGTACAAGACCCTTGCGGCGCTCGGCGTCGTTCTAGCTCTTGTTTCCTCAGCCGCCTATCAAATGGTCGGCCTTCTCCCTGAGCCAAAGGCCAATACGGTCCTGGCTGAGAAGTCATCTGTTATCCTCGGTGGTCAGGCCGCCGTTCTAGTCCCCGACAATCTGTCGACGAGTCAGTACCAAGTGCTGAACACGGCGTACCAGATTGCAAAAGCGGATGGACACAAAAACCCTGAACTTGTTCAGGGGATTCTGCTCCAAGAATCCAAAGCCGGTGCGATGAACTCGTACAAGGTCGCCGGGAATAAAGGCGACGAATACTACGGCCTCGGCCAGATCAAGCTTGCGGCCACACGCGACGTGATGGCGACCTTCCCCGCTCTGTGGGCGAAATACAAGTTCCAAACGAAAACCGACGACGAGCTGAAAGCGAATCTGATCTTGAACCAGACGTTCAACATCGAGATCACGTCGAAGTACCTTAAGATGTTACAGGAGCGATACGGTCTTTCCGGCCGGCAACTCGTGAATGCTTATAATCGTGGTCCAGGCGGCGTGAAGAACGTGGACTCCTCGTTCCATTACGCCATTGGTGTCGAAAAGAACATCGCGAACATGCGAAAGAAGAAGGACAGTTAATGCCAGCAAAACTGAGACCGAGGTTGATCATGCAGGACTCGTGCTGCGTTTGCGGCAGCGAGAACATCGAGACGGTCGTGAGCGATCGCTCGTCATGGGGAAAGGTTCGCCTCGGTTGCCAGCACACTCGGTGCAACGACTGCGGCTTTGAAGCTACGAGCGGCGAGCAGAGCGCGTACAACGATAAGTGCGAGGTCGTTGAGATCTGCGGACCGTTCAAGCCGATCGAGATCGGCACCGTGCACAACGCGAACGCGTACTTCGATTGGAGCTGGTTAGGATGCGGCTTCGGCCAGCTCTCGTTCAGCAAGGACAAGGAAACTGGCGAGCTAACATGCATGAACGAGTGCATGGGTCGCGAGGCGGTCCGGAAGCTGCTGCACGCGTTCGCTGATCACTTGGCAGACAACGTTCGTCTTCTCGACGAGCGGTGAATATAGAGGCATTAGATGGCAAATAGCGCGCACAAAGTTCCTGGGGACGTTCTGACCCGCGTCCTCGTTGCAGTGGTGATCGGTATCTGGTGCTTCGTGCTCTACCGAGCTTTGTAACAGATTCCTGCGCCGTTACAGATTGACCCGGCGGATGTTGTACAATCACCCATCGACAACGAAACGGAGTACAGCATGAACGGAACCGCAGCAAAGTTTGTTCGCTTCGAGCGCAAGAACGGGAAGCTCGCCCTCGTGTACGATGTGATGAACAAGACCGGTGAATATGTGATGGCACAGTTCACCACGTCCCCGCAGTTCCGCTCGATCGGAGCAGCTCGGAAAGCGATCGTCCGCGTCGATGCAGCGCTCGCCAAGACCGGCGCTTTCCCGAACTGCTGCGCCTGGTTCTGAAATGACAGCACGATACGTTGAAGTCGATCGTGCTGCTTTCCGCGCAGCACTCGAATCCGCCGGGTTCACGCCCGACCCCGAAGCAGTCGGAGAGCTGGTGTACGTTCGCCAGCACCACAAGGATCCGACGATGTTCGTGAAGATCTTCACGTCGCTTCCGCTGAACGCCGGGAACGCTCGCCCACCGGGTGCCGACGCGATTCGCGTCCTGCTGATCTTCAAGAACAGCCAGACCGGAAAGTCTGGCTGCCTATACAAGACCTCCCGCGTGTACCGGACTGGTTCCCAAGAAGCCGTCATTCGTCGCACGATCGATCGCGCTCGCGAAGCGTACGGCGAAGGCAATCGTCGAGCCAATCGCTGATCACTCCTCGGCGACACCAGAGAAGCCCGGTTCATCCGGGCTTTTTGGGCTTTAGAGTCATACTTCTCGCTGCTAAATAGTCCTCAGAGGGCCACGTCGTGGCCGCAGAGGACTCCATGACATCTCCGGTCGATACATCCGTCAAATCTTTCGATAGCACCATGCTCGGTGCTCCAGCCCTGAGTGGTACTGCTGGCACCACAATTGGCGTGCTTGATGCTTGCTTGGTGAACGGGTTCGACACACGTGCTGCTTCATCTATCGTTGTTTCAGGTGGTGTGGCTACGGTGAGCTACTCGGGTGCAGTGCACTCAGCTCGGTTGAACAGCGTTATTCTCGTGTCTGGCGTGACTGACATCACGTCGTTGAATGGTGAACAGAAGATCACGGCAGTCGGTTCTGGCTTCGTGAAGTTCGCGACAGCGGCCTCGCCAGGTACCGCAACCGGCACGATCTCGTTTAAGATGGCTCCACTCGGATGGGTGAAGCCCTTCAATGGTACCAATATCGGCGTGTACCAGTCGAGTGACATCACGTCAACAAAGTGCTACCTTCGCGTTGACGATACTGGTACCCAGACATGCCGCGTTATGGGGTACGAAACCATGACTGACGTGAACACTGGACTTGGTGGATTCCCGCTGTCTGGTCAGATTCTTGGTCCTGTCACAGGTGGTGGTTGGTGGTACAAGAGCGCTCAGGTCAACTCGACCCCAGTTGTGTGGTCTATTCACGGTGACGGCAAGATCTTCTACATCAACATTCAGATGGGAACTAGCACGAACGCCTCGTATCAAATGACGTCTGGGCGTGTGTTCGGTGATCCAATTCCGTACAGACCTGGCGGCGATCCATACTGCTGCATTTTGAACTATGCCACTGCATCTGGTGGTATGGCCGGTGGTGTTGGAAATACGTACAGCTCATCTGCAAATTGCTCATTCGCGACACCTCGCGATTTCACTGGAATTGGATCCGCAGTTGGGAACTTCTTGATGCAGTTCGGAATCCCAGTAGGCTCTAACTCAAATTCAGGAATTACGAACTTGGCTGGGGCATTCCCATCGTACATCGATGGAAGTCTTTGGTTGTTCCAGAAATTTCTTGCCGCAACTTCAACTGGCATGCCGCGGGCGCTCATGCCAGGTCTTTATATTTGCGGGCAGTCTAGCATCTATAACAACTTTAAGCAGGGCGATACGACCCCAGGCACAGGTGCTCTTGCTGGTCGATGGCTACGTGCAGCAACGTCAAATGATGATGCAACCGTGCCGAACACGGCAAGCACAACGGCGAACACAGGTATCATTTTCTTTGATGACACTGGGCCGTGGAGATAAACAATGGCTGCGCATCGATACTGGCGCATCACTGGTCTTGAGGCCTTTGCAGGTGCAGATCTTGAACTGAGTGAATTTCAGCTCCTGAACGGTGCCACTCGCGTTGATGCGTCTGCAACGCTCACATGCTCAAACTCACCAGCAATTGGCGCAGTTGCGAACATCCAAGATAACAATCTGAGCACGTCTGCGTACTGGCAAAAGGCATCTCTTGTCGGGCTTACGCTGAACTGGGACTTTGGTGGATCGCCGACTCAGGTGAATGATATTCGGATTGCTGGTGGTGACAGCGCACTGACGTTCCCGCTGTATGCTCGGCTAGAGTACTCGGACGATAACGTTGCGTGGATCGTGCAGTACACGTACGGTGGTATCACCTGGCCAGGCCCGCGCACGCTGACTTCATCTGGGACATTCTTGACTAATGGCGGGGTATGCACCTGCTTGTTGCACTTCGACGGTGTGAACGGTGCTACCACAACAACTGACAGCAGCTCAATCGGGGCGACCGTCACGTTCAACGCGATGGCAATTTCCACGACCTTGTCGATCTATGGTGGCTCTTCACTGTCTCAAACTGGAGCTCGCGGGTACATTAGTCTACCAGCTAATACTGCGTACGTGCCAGCGGGCGATTTCTGTATCCAGGGCTGGTTCCGAAATGCTGCAGCGGGTGGCGGCAGTACCCTTGTTTTGTACGTCAAGGGATCAATTTCGGTCTATTCTTACTTGGTATTTGTGAATGGCAACGGGTATCTGCAGGCCAACATCTTCGGCACCGGCGGCAGCGTTGCGCTGCTCGCCCCTTCACTATGGGCAACAAATACCTGGTGTCATGTTGCGGTGACTAGACAAGGTAACGTTTTTAGACTGTTCGTGAATGGTTTAATTGTAAGCATAATCACGGCGCCGAGTTCATTTGGCGCCTTAGTCGCTAGCGCAGGTCCCCTCAGTCTCGCTAATGACACGGCGGGGACATATGGTTGGGGCGCTGTTCCTGGCTATATCGACGAATTTCAAATCATTAATGGCGCGGCAATTTACACGCAGGCCTTTACTCCGCCAGCCGCCCCCTCAACTGCTACCGCAATTGACCAAGTTCAAGGTATTCTTCAGAACCTCGGCGGTGGCCGCGTAGCGAGCGGGAACAATCTCGTTCTCCCAAGCGTGATTGGGAGTTCCCTGGCGTCATATGGCGCGAGCAGTCAACCGCCGAGCGCGTTCATTCGTGGTCGAAGAGACTACGTGTACAACGCGAATGGATACCAAGGTCTCATTGACGGGATCGTCGATTACAAGGCGACCCCGTTTAATGTGCCTGTCTCGCGGCGCGTCCGGCTTCACCGACAGGCAGATGGTTTGTTGATCCGCGAAGTGTTCAGTGATCCAATCACTGGCGAGTACAAGTTTGATTACATTGACGAGACACAGAAATACTTTGTGTGCAGTCTCGATCACACTGGCGCTTTCCGTGCCGTGATCAGCGATAATCTGACACCGACAATTATGAGTGGTGCACCGATCGCGTATCCACCTGCGCACTACAGAAGCGTCGGTCCTGTGGCAACGTACCAGGCCGGGCCGGGCACTACAGTTGTCCCTAGCACTCCTACTGGGATGACTGTTGGTGATCTCATGATTGCCAGCATTGCGAACATGATCTGTACCGTGACGCCTCCAGTAGGATGGACATTGGTGAATTCGTACAGCATGAATAATGGCGCAAACACCCAACAGGTTATGCTAAGTGTGTACAGCAAGTATGCGACCTCTGCAGACGTTGCTATTGCGGCGCATACTTTCAGTTTCAGCGCCACGAGTACACAGGGCGCAACTGGAGTTATCACCGCGTTCTACAACCCAGCAGGGCTTCCAGTTGTTGTTGACACGTCTGCAGTGAACGGGTATTTGGTCGGGAATGCATCCACCCCACCACAGCAGTCGCAGACGATGATTTTCACGCCAATGCGAGTAACGAACAATAATTCGCACATCATGCTCGTTACCGCTCAAGCGTTCATGGGTACAACGTTCAATGCAGGCACAGGTCTGATTCTCAGAGCAGGAAGTACAGCAGGCGGGATCGGTGTCTGCACAGGTACCAGCAATCTGCAAAGCGGGTATGAGAACGGCGTTGGGTACAATGGGTACATGATGACATGGAATAACGTCGCGACGCAGCCGGCGATCGGCATTGGTCTGATTTTGACGACATAACGGGAGGGCTAAATAGTCCTCAGAGACCACTGCAGGTCTGAGGCTATTCATGACATCTCCAGTAGATACATCCGTAAAATCATTCGACTACTCAATGTTGGGAGCGGCTGCCCTGAGCGGCACGGTCGGCTCGTTGTTGCCAATTCTTGACCAATGCCTGGTGAATGGGTTTGACACTCGAGCAGCGTCAAGCATTGTCGTTTTTGGCGGGATCGCGACAGTAAGCTACACCGGCATTACGCACTCTGCGCGTTTGAACTCGGTTATTCTCGTGACTGGTGTGACTGACCTTACGGCCCTGAACGGAGAACAGAAGGTCACCGCCGTCGGCTTCGGTTTCATTAAGTTCGCAACCAGTGTTGCGAACGGTACCGCGACCGGTACGATCTCGTTCAAGATGGCTCCACTTGGATGGGCGATTGCGCAGACAGGTACTAATCTTCGCGCGTACAAATCGACCGATGTTACATCGACCGGCTGCATTCTTCGTGTCGACGACACCGTTGCCACGTCGTGCCGTGTCGTTGGATACGAAAGTATGACCGACATCAATACTGGTCTTGGCGCATTCCCGACTGCTTCGCAACAGCCTGGCGGCGGGTACTGGGTGAAGAGCATTACGGCCTCGGCGGGTACTGTCCTCTGGTCTATCCATGGGGATGGGAAGGTGTTCTACCTGAATGTTCAGCCTGGTAGCGTTTCTGGCGCAGGTTTTCAGATCACTTCTAATCGTATGTTCGGAGACATTATTCCGTTCAAACCGGGTGGTGATCCTTATGCGTGCGTAATGAACTACTCGATCACGTCAACGATTGGCGCGATGCACGACGCCGGTGTTGGTGGGTCGGCTGTCACTCAGTTCGCTCAACCACGCGACTTCACGGGGCTTGGATCAGCGGTGATCTCGTTTATCTACCCGTACAACGGCACGACTCTGAACACAATTTCCGGCATTACCTCGATTGCAGGTCCATTCCCATCTCAGGTAGATGGTGGCATTTGGTTGAGCTCAAAGTATCTGAACACCACCACCAGCGTTGGCATGCGTGGTCAGCTTCCAGGCGTATTGCACTGTGGTCAGAGCGGGGTATGGGCCTCGTTTAAAATGGGTGACACGACGCCCGGCTCTGGCCCCCTCGCCGGGCGTTCGCTGCGCGCTACAACAGCAGGGCACGATACGACAGGTAGTAACACCACCTCGTCAACTGCAAACACCGGGATCATGTTCTTCGACGACACTGGGCCTTGGCGATAAGCAATGGCTACGCACAGATATTGGCGCGCTAAAAATCTTCAGGCGTACGGCGCAACCGGCCTAGACATCACTGAGTACCAGCTTTTTGTTGGCAGCACACGTGTTGACGGCCCGGCGACGCTCACCTCCAACATCGCGCCATCAACTGGTTCATTGTCATATCTGCAGGACGGGCTAGCTACGAACAGCGCAATCTGGCTAGCAGCTGATGTTCCCAAACTCGTGCTCTCGTGGGACTTTGGTTCGACATCCGGTAACTGGGTTGATGTGAATGACATTCAGCTCGGTGGTGGCGCGCTTCGGCAGAATTTTCTGGCGTTCTCCACTCTTCAGTACTCGGATGATGCCAGCACTTGGACAGATGCATTCATTAGCACTACGAACGGCTATGTTGCGGGTGCGTACGCGTGGCCTGGAAGTTTTACGGCCACCACGAGTAGACCATTCTCGTACAATAGTCTGACAGTGTTGCTTCACGGTGATGGTACTGACGGTGGGACCACGTTCACGGATAGCTCAACGAACGCATTCACGGTCACCCCCACAGCTACAACAACAAGTGCAACGCAGAAAAAGTTTGGTACGACTGCGCTTTCGTTCAATGGCGCGACCTGTAAGCTGTTGATCGCGCACAACAATGCGTTGGTTCCGAGTGGAGATTTCTGCATTCAGTGTTACGTATGGGTTGCTTCTGCGACGGCTGCGACTCATCGATTCATCGTGAACAAATCGATCTCAAGTGGAGTCTGTCCATACGCATTTGCTGTGATGTCGACAGGTGTGTTGTCTGCTAATTCATACAACGCGGCTGGCACGTCGATGGTGAACTTCACCGCGACTCAGTTAATCACAGCTCAGACTTGGACACACGTAGCGTTCACACGTCAGGGCTTGATTTACCGTATTTTCATGAATGGTCAAATCGTTGCGCAGGCAACGGCGCCATCAACTGGCGCGCTGTACAACAACAATACGCACCCGATGTGTATTGGGAACGTGTCAGACAGCATTTACCCTATGTTTGGAACAGGTGGTACCGGGTACATTGACGAGTTCTCATTTGATGCGAACAACGCTGTGTACACTGCGCCATTCATTCCACCTGCGGCTCCAGGCTCAGGTGGTGGAATCGTGCTTACGAACAATTTCGCGATCTCATCTCCGACTGAGCCGTCTACGGTAGGAAATGGTGTATCATCGTATGGCGTATCAGCGGTGTCAATTGCGCCGGAAACGGTCGCAGATGTTATCGCCATGTCAGCGCCAACAGTGTACGGTGTAGCTCCACCTCCAGTTTTCTTTGGTGTCAGCACGACATTGATGCTCTCATATGGTGCTGGACTGCGAGCGCCTAATAACACGCGTGGTCGAAATGATTTCGTCACTGGTGTTCTCGGCTCTGGCGTCGGACGAATCGACGGTGTTGTGCAAGTTCCTGGTACGCCAAATCAGCCAGTGAAGCGTCGTGTTCGTCTGTACAGGCAAGAAGACGGATACCTTGTGCGCGAGGCCTGGAGTGATTCAAGCACTGGGGCGTTCTCATTTGACTACGTTGACGAGAAACAGCTGTACTACATCTGCGCATTTGACCACACGAATGCGTTCGTTGGGCTGATCGCTGACAACTTAACGCCATCCCTGCTTGAAACTTCTACTGTTGACGCATACGCAGGTGCTCTGAAGAGACTGATCACGATCACTGGCGCAGGTGGTGCAGGTACAGGATACGCTATGTTGTTCAAGATTGGGGAGAGCAGCGGTTCTGCCGGCTCCGATTTCAACCTTGAAGCTGTTACAACGACGTTCCCACTTGATAAGAACATCCCTGGCGATGTGCAGTTCACTGACGTCAGTGGAAGCCCGCTTCCACAGTGGGTCGAGCAAGTCACCGGGACGGCACCGAATCGTGTTGCATGGTTCTGGGTTAAAGTTTCGGCCGATCTGAGTACAACGCAGTCGATTTACTGCACGTACCGGAATGGTATGAGCACCGCAAGCAATGGCAATACCGTGTTCCTGTTGTTCGATGACTTCGATGACGGCACGCTCGATACTGGAAAGTGGTCGAACGTCACTGGATCAGGCAGTTATGTAATCTCCGGTTCTGAATTCGTACTCACCGGTACTGGTGTTGGTCGCGCGCTTTATTCGGCCACGACGTTCGGTGATGGAATGGAAGTGGTTGGTAAGGTCGGACCATCGGCTACCTCGCTGAGCTACAACGGTAAGTTCGGTTTCGAAACGCAGTACATCTTCCAAAATGACTGGGACAGCCAAGGATCATCGGAAGTTGTAGTTGGCCCATCGACTAAGACACAACTTGACGCGCGCTATCAGACCACGTATTACAGAATGCGAATCCGGCGTGCGGGTGGCGCAGGTAGCATGTTGGTCAATGACGTGGTGAAGCATACACAAGGTTCTGGGATTGGGACTTCATCTGTGCCAGTTTGGCTGATGAACGTGTATGACGCCACTGTTGCCGGTAAGGTTGATTGGATCGCAGTCAAGAAGTACATGCTCACCGAGCCTACGTACTACTCGGCCGACACCTCCATTCCTGCGGCGACTACCGTGATCAACATGACTTTCGATACCGGGAACGGTTCGACTACGTTCACGGATACTGGTTCACAAGCATCAAGTTGGCAGATCGGTACGGGCGCGGTTCAGTGTTCGACGACAGCGGTTCTTGAAGGCGTTTCATCGCTCTTTGTTCCTGGTGGTGGCTTCGCCTATCTGTACACTACAGCGTACTCCGCGAACATGCTTCCAGCTACCTCAGACTTCTCGCTGAAATTCAAGGCGCGTTCGTCGTCATGGCTGCGCTTTGACGCTTCTGGGTGCTATTTGATCTCGATTCAGGGCGCGGTAGGAAATGGAGCAGACACGCAATTCGCGATCGCAACGAATCTGAATACATATCTGGCATTCGCGTATAGTGACGGCACGACGCGTTCAGCAGTGACTGGGACTACTCCTGTCCCGGTGAATGTGACCGTGTCATTCGAGTTCAAGCGAGTAGGCAGTACACTCTCATTGCTGATGAACGGCGTGCTTCAATGTTCTGCTACTCTGTCTGGCGCGTTGAACGTGCCGTCTGGTCAGCAGTGGCGAATCGGTGCACCGGCCGGTGCACAAGGCGGTGCATTTAACGGGATGTATTTCGACTCGCTCTCGCTTACTGTTGGTTAACCCGAGCCCATTGCTGGGACGCTCTGCAGTTGTACACTCGTTACAATTGACAGATGCAGCAGAAGCTACTTCGGGATCTCATTGAAACGCAAGTCCATCTCGGTCAGGAATCCTCGACCGGGTTCAGGGCCGTGCGATGCGCGAGCTGCAATGACCACAGTGAAAGAGCGGGGTTCAAGTTCGACGGTGAGACTGTCGGGTACTCTTGCTTCAACTGCGCGGCAAAGTTCAGGTACGAGGAAGGGAGTGGCAAGCTCGGGCGATCAGCGAAGCGGATCCTTGAGGCGTTCGGTATCTCTCAGAATCAACTGAATGAAGTCACTGGCTCAAGCTTCTTCAACAAGAGTCAAGAGCCGAAAGAGATCACTTTGGAGTCAATGGCTCCGAAAGTCAGGCTGTTCACGCCTGAAGTCGCGCTCCCTCCGAAATCGCATCCGCTAGGTTCACCATTCGCTGATGAGCTTCAGGCTCCGATCATTGAGTACCTGATGAAGCGAAAGATCGATCCACTGGAGGTCCAAGCACATTTCAGTCTCGATCCGAAATTCCTGTACCGAGTGATCATGCCTTGCATGAGAGAAGGTAAGGTCATTTACTGGCAGGCTCGGACGATTCTGGATGGCGTGAAGCCGCGGTACATGTCGCCTGGGATCAACAAAGACGCGGTTCTCTGGGGGTACGACAATCTCTGGCGCGATCACGATCAGCCGCTGTTCTGCACTGAAGGTATCTTCGATGCAGCAGCCCTGAACGGTGTTGCGTTACTGGGATCGAAGTTGAACGAATCGAAGCTCGAGGTTCTGAATCGGTGCAGGCGACGGAAGATCGTTGTAGTCGATCGCGATGATAATGGTGGAGAGCTTGCGCAACTCGCGCTTGAGAACAAGTGGGAGATTACGTTCCCACCCGCTGGTGTCGATGACGTGAACAAGAGTGTCCAGAAGTACGGACGACTGCTGACAATCTGGACCCTACTAAAGAACGCTACAGTCCCACAAGGGCTGAAGGCCGCCGATGGTCTGGCCGTACAATCAAAGCTTGCTCTCGGAATGGAGCTAGCACTCGCAAAATTATCTAGAAGGAAATAATGGCAACATTCAACATTGCAATCAGCTTCGAAGTCGAAGTTGGAACCTATGACGCGGCCCATGAGATGGCGGCCACGATCTTGGAAGAAGTGGATCACTTCAGCGCAGGCACAATTACTGGCGTCGTGATCGATGTCGAACACGCAAGCGGAGACCTGGATGAGTGATGTCATGATCGACGACATGGCGCAGAAGCTATATGTCTCGAGCATGCTGGGGAATCCCGCGCTGTTCGCGCGTGTTCAACATCTTCTGAAGCCGTCGTACTTCGACGCGCACTTGCAGGACGGAGTTTCGTTCATGCAAGAGTTCTATCAAAAGCATCGCGGTGTGCCGAGTCAACCAGTTTTTCACGCCAGTACAAAGCTCGTAATTGAGCCAACAAGCTTGCCCGCGCAAGACCTGCAGTTCGTGGCTGAACAGATCGCATCGTTCTGCCAGATCAGAGCCGTCACTGAGGCTGTTCTGCAGTCTCCAGCTCTGATCGAGAAAGGCGATTTCGGTAAGATGGTTCAACAGATCAAGCTCGCAGCTCAGGTGCAGCTTCACAGCGATCTGGGTGTCGAGTACTTTGCAGACCCGGTTGGTCGACTCGAAGAGAGCGAATCGTCTGAAGTGCTGATCCCTACGGGTTGGGATACGGTCGATGAGATGATCGGTGGCGGTGTTGGCCGACAGGAGCTCGTGCTGTTCACTGCGAACTCTGGTGGTGGTAAGTCTGTTGCGATGCTGAACATGGGGTACAACCTCCTGAAGTCAGGTCTGCACGGCGTGTACATCTCGCTGGAAATGCGTGACAAGGTCGTGGCAAAGCGTCTTGACTCGATGATCTCTCGGATCGCGGGTAAGAACATCTTCGCGAACAAGCTCAAGGTCGGACAAGAAGTTGAGCTCGCTCGTGAAAAGGGTTTCGGCCGGTTCTTCATCAAGCGAATGCGCGAAGGTTCGACCACAGCCGATCACATCATCTCGTACCTCCGAGAGCTCGAAGCAGTTCATGGCTTCAAGCCAGACTTCGTGATCGTGGACTACATCGACTTGATGGCCTCGGTGCAGAAGACGAGTGGAGACAACATGTTCACGAAGGACAAGTACGTCACTGAAGAAGTTCGAGCGATCGGCTTTGACTTTGATTGCTTGATGATCTCGGCTTCTCAGCTTGGACGTGGCGCGATCGAAGCGACTCAAGAGCAGAAGAGCATCGGCCAGAACCACATTCAAGGTGGTATCTCGAAGATCAACACTTCGGACTTGGTGATTGCACTGGTGAAGGACGAAGCGATGGACGCGGCTGGTGAATACCGGTTCGAGTTCCTGAAGTCGCGGAACTCGAACGCCGTGAACAAGAAGCTCACGATGCGGTGGAACCACGAGGCTCTGCTGATCACCGATGCTGGTCTGAATTTCGTGTCAGCGGCGGTTCGCCCGGCTCTCGGCAAGACACCAGACAAGAAGGGTCCGCGTCAAGTGCTTCAGATGGGTGATGCAGTTCCAGGTCAGTCAGCAGGCGGATTGGATGACCTGATCCGGAACATCAGAAAACCGTGACAACCTGCCCCCGTAAATAGTCAGTTCATACACATAGGAGAATCCTCATGGATCAAGCCCGTTCAATCACGATTGACGGCATCAGCTACGATGCCGGTCAGTTCAGCCCCGCAGTTCAACAAGCCGTTCAGATCTACAACGTGTTCAGCGCCGATCTTCAAAAGGCACAACTCGACGTGATCAAGAACCAAGCCGCTATTCAGTCTGTTGGCGCTCAGATCGGCGAAGCCGTGAAGAAGGAACTTGCTGATAAGCAAGCCGAAGCGAACGCACTTCCTGAAGCAGCGAACGACCAGGTCTAAGCCAAGATGCTTGACCCTCCGAAGCCGTCCTCGTGGCGGCTTCGGTTGTTTCCGGATCAGGATGACCTAAATAGAGACTTCTAGTCAGAGAATTCAAATGCGAATTATTAGCGAAGGTGCTGGGATTACCCACATCGAAGACCTCCCTGTTGGCGAGTTCATCCGAGTCCTGCGGAACATGCCACTCATGACTGCGCAGGAAAAGCTCGATGGTGCTCAGCTCTGGGTCGGTGTCGACGAGGCCGGGAAGCTCTTCGCTTCCCGTGAAGGTAAGCGTTCCGGTTCGGACCGTAAGTACTCACCGGACGACTGGAACCTGGTCTCCGCGAACAATCAATTCCGCGCTGCTCATGCTGCTCTCGTAGCAGTGCAAGACAAGATCCTTTCGGTACTGCAGCCTGGCGACACGGTTGAGGCCGAGGTGTTGTTCGGGCGCCAACCTAATAGTGTCACTTACGGTGCTGGTGGAAAGTCCTACATCGCGTTCCTGCGTGGTGTCCTCGAGACCGAAGACTCGGTCGCTGAACGGCTCGGTGCCGCGCTGAAGGGGCAGGAAGCCGAAGCGAAGGTTCAAGTGGTTGACACCGAAGACGGCGAGACCCTGAACGACGTCGAAGAATCGTACCCGTTCATGTTCACGACACCCCAGCGCGTCGATCCAGAGAAGCTGAAGCAAGCGGCTCAAGTTGAGAAGCTCCTGAAGAAGCTCGAAGCTTTCCTGCAAGAGCCAAGTGGTACCGAAGGTCTGTCGAACAACGAACTGCTGAACACCAATCTGCAAAAGATTCCGACTGATAAGCGACCAGCAGTGAAGGAAGCACGGAAGGCTCTGATGGAACTCGTGATGAACGAGTACAAGATGCCAATCAAGAACGCGCTCCTTGACAATGTGGTTCGCAAGATCCGCTCTGGCCTGAGTGATGAGGACAAAGGCACCGGGGCCGACATTGGCATCGAAGGAATTGTGCTGCGTGATCAGCAAACCGGTGAACAGATCAAGATTGTCGACAAGGACATCTTCACGGCGATCAACACGTTCAATCAGTCCATTCGTCAGACTGTTCAATCATCTCTGACTACCGTCGATCCAGACTCTCCGCTCGAGCAGCGTGGTGGTCTCGTTGGTGAGCTCCGTATTCGGATCGCTGAGCTGTTCGGTAATCGCGAAATGGCGAAAGCTTCGAACACCCGCAAGGTTCTTGAGCCACTGAAGGGCAAGTCGCCTGAAGAAGCAATTGAGAACATGGCGAAGTCGATGGGCGCAATTGAGGACCACGAAGCGATCAAGAAGAAGATTCTCGCAATGGTCTCTGATACGGCCAGCCAGTTGAAGTCGAAGCTTGAAGAGTTCAAGGCGAATCAGAAGAACTACAAGCTTCAGCTTACGAACGGCAAGGAAATCAGCCTGAGCGACGACACGATCAAGCGTACTCTGTTGACGTTCGCTGAAGCCCGCAAGAACCTGTTGATTATGTTCGAGCACCTGAAGGCAACAACGACTCTGGCGCAGATCCTCGCGGTCCTGTATGGCGGTCAGGCAAAGGCTGTTCACGCACCGAAGATCGACGAAGGCTTGCTCCTTGAGAAGAAGGTGAAGCGGAAGACGACACAGGCTCAGGACGTTGATCGTCATGAGTACGACAAGCGTGATGTGTTCCAGCTCGTGAACTCGTACCTCGCTACGGTGTTCATGACGATGTTGGTCTGGCACGAAGATGACAAGCCAGGTATGCGGATCCTTCGTGACCGTAAGAACATGGGTCTGAAGAATTGGTCGAGCGACATGAGCCCGTTCAATCACTGGGGCTATGTCATCTGGCGAAATAACAAGCCTGACTTGAAGAAGCAACTGTCGAAGAAGGTTCAGCACGAGCTGTTCGCTACTACCCGTCAGATCCAAGCTCCACGCTGGCGCTTCCTGCACATTGACTTCTCGACGAATCGGGATGTGAAGGTTGACTGGGCCGATCACCGGAAGACTCTGCAACGCCTGATTGATCTTACCCGGCTGCGTTCAGATCGACTAAATACGCTACTCGACAAACTGATCCGTTTCCCTGATCTGTCGCATGATGAGAAGCTCTCGGCCGTGAAGAAGCTGCATACGTTCGCGATGCAATTTGTTCCACGCTCGGTTATGCTCTCTCGGCTGAAGATCATTGAACGGGCACTCACGAACGGAAAAGACGACCAAATGGTGACTGAAAGTAAACTGCTGAAGTCAATCAGTGCTCTCGCTGAAGACGAAGGTGGCGAAGGCGTGTACACACAGCCTGTCAGCGTTGCCGGAACCACATCTGCCGCAATTGCGCCAGTTCAATCACGCGTAGCCCGGGAAGCAACGATCATCAAGCGTAAACGGAATCCTTCCGTGAAGCGTCTGACGATGAAGTTCCCTGATCCACGCAAGGAAAACGAATGAACCTCCTCAAAGAATTCTCCAAGGGCGACGTCCAGCAGAATCTGAAAACCAGCGATCAGTCCGATGCTGGTACGACTGACACTGCAGCGAAAGCTGTTGACGTGAAGTTCTCGCTTATGCGGAACGCGATCAACACCGACAATAATGAAATCACCGGTTCCGACGTGAACGATTACCTTGAGCGTGCTCAGGATCTGAACGACGAAGTTGAATCCGTTGGTTTCGCGATCGAGACCGATGACGGTTCCTTGATCAAAATCTACGTGAACGCTGAACAAGCCGACGCGTTCAGCGAAGAGCTCGCAAAGGTGCTCGGCCTTGACGATGACGCTGAAGTAGCGATCAACAATCTTGCTCAGAAGTACGACATTGTTGACGTGGTATGGCCAGACTCTGGTGATGTAAATGCACTCGGCTCGGGTGATGAAGATGAATTCCAATTGGACGGACCAGGAGAGCCTGGAGACAATGACGGAGACGTTTCTATTGACGACGATCTGTCTGACTTTATGGGTGGTGATGATCACGCTGCTGAACCAACCGCAACTGACGCTGCGTCTGATGAGACTGCTGATGCCCTTCCAGCCGATGACGAATCTGCTGACGGTGATGTACCTCCGGAATCGGGTGAAGACGATGGTGATCTGTCCAAGGATGATTCCGATGGCGATAAGGCTGATGGCGATAAGCCTAAGAAGAAGCCTAAGAAGTCTCTGATGAAAGACGTCGCTGGTGGCGACGATGCTGAAGACGACAAGGGCGAAGAAGAAGGTGGCAAGCCTGAAGGCGCTGATGGTGAAGAAGGCGGCCCAGAAACAATCGATGACGGTGAAGATGAAGGCGACGCTGATGTCGATCCAGATGCTGAGCCAGACGCCGGCGAAGAATCCGATGAGCTTGACGATGAAGGCAAGCCAAAGAAGAAGTCGAAGAAGAAAGACAAAGAAGTAACGGAAGAAGGTATGAAACTTAGCAAACTCGAATCGATGGCGAAGGCCCTCACAGAAGACCAGCTCGACGAAGCTGGTGGCACTGATCTGAAACTCGACACGCAGTGGACTGGCCTTCGTAGCCGTCTGAAGCGCCCGTACGAGAAGAAGATTGTTGAGCTGTTCTCAATGCTCGGCGTTCCAGGTCGTTATGTTGTCGCTGAAGAAGGTGTTGAAGACCTGATTCGCGGTGCAGCAGACGTTATCCGTCGCCCAGGTCGTAAGCAAACGACGTTCAATGAGTTCTATTCGCAAGTGAAGGCAAGCACAGCTACCACGAACGAAAAGAAGCGTGGTGGTCGTCTGCAAAAGGTTCTCGAAACCGTGATGATTGAACTCGGCTTCCCAGCATCGCTGGTCAGCACTGAGTCTGGTCCAGGCGCTCTTGGTACCGTTCTTGGCCGTGCAGCGAACAAGATCGAAGCAAGCCAATCGCTTGAATCCGCTCTGATCGCATTCGCTAAGGCAATGGGTATCACGTCCGCTCAAGTGAACGAAGCAAAGACGATCAAGGTCAAGGAACCAGGTTGGTACGTTGTTGACCACATGGACAAGGCAGTTGCTGGTCCAATGCAAGAACGTGGTGCACACGAACTCTGCGATGAGATGAATGCTGGCAAGACTGGTGGCGACATCAAGGCTTTTGACGTTACGTACTTCACGGATTACGAAATCCGCCGCATGAACGAAGCTGTTGTTACCGAAGCAGTTGACGTTGGGAACGACGAGTTCTTCCAGAAGGTTGTTCAACTTGCGGTGTCCCTCGGTATTCCAGAACGCAATCTGCAGTACGGTCGCCCAGCACTGGTGAAGTCCCTGCGCGACAAGAAGATGTCCCTCTCGAACCGTGGCATGATCGAAGCACGTGTTGATCAACTGCTCGCTATCATCGAGAAGGCAACTCGCCAAGCTCCAGCGACTGCACAAGCTACGAATGAAGGCATGCTTGCTGAAGCATTCGACGCGCTTGAAGCTATCCCACAAGAGATGTACCAACGTTTCAATGTGCAAGAACCTTCGACCGGTCCAGTGATGATGGCTGGTTACGTTGGTGACACTGACGCGCATTCTGAGACTGTTCTGGTTCTTGGCGTTGACCCAGAAGCAGAAGGTCGGAACACTCTCCGCGTTGGCGTTGACAACCCATGGAGCGGCTCTGTTCAATCGAAGTATTTCCCAGACACGCGCGAAGGTTACCGTGACGCACTGCGTTACGCGAAGATGCTCCGCACGCTGAACCTGAAGACTGGCGGTCGTCCAGCTGAAGTGAAGTAAACGTGAACCTAGTTTGAAAGGGCCTTCGGGCCCTTTCTTCGTTACAATTGAAACTTCTATGAAATTCAACTACCAAGACTATCAGACGACGAGTGAGCTCGGCCTTCGGTGGTATCACACACCAGATGGCGCGTTCCCCTCGATCACGACAGTCCTTGGTGTGTCTGAACCTCCAGAGAAGAAGGCTTCCCTTGTTGCGTGGCAACAATCTCTCGGTGCTGTAAAGGCTGCTGAAAAATCGAAGGAAGCGACTGATCACGGCACGATGGTTCACCTTTTGGCCGAGCGATTTCTGAAGGGTGAAGAGGTCTTTGCTCCTGTTGACGGGAAGCCAGTCTCTGATGTTAGCAAAGCCGGGTTCAACGGCTTGAAGCTGAAGCTTCGTCAGATCAACGAGGTCTGGGGTCAGGAAGAATCGATCTACTCGCCGACCCTCGAGGTTGCTGGTCGCTTTGACTGCATCGGCCTGTACAAGAACAAGCCATCCGTGATTGACTTCAAGACCGCTGGCCGTCTGAAGTCGCGGAAGGACATTGAAGATTACGAACTGCAGCTCGCGTTCTACGCTGCTGCGCACAATGAATTGTTCGGCACCGAGATCACTCAAGGTGTCGTGCTGATGAGCTCTGCCGGTGGAATGCCACAGGAGTTCGTTGTTGATGTCGACTCGAAGCTCGAAGAGCTGGTCGGCCGAATCCAGATCTTCTGGGAAAAGACTCTCTCCAAAGTATGAACACCGCTCCGCTGACCGAAGAAGAGAAGGCCCTAATCATCGCTGGTGGTTGGAAGTTCCTGAGTGACGATCACATCTACATTCCGGAAGATTACGACGGATGCATGGCGTCCGGAATCGAGCAGATTCGTAAAGTGCTGTTCGCCATAAATAGGTCTCGCAATCGAGACTGAACATGCTCCTGAATGAAATCAAACTTGGTACCAAATCTGACCCTGAAGCCCTGAAGGCTTTCATGGCTGACATGCGCGCGAACACTGAAGCGCATCCATTCGCTCGTGGAATGGTAATTCATAATGACTCCGTCGGGGTTGAGGTATCAATCTTTGACGGCAAGATTCACCTGAGCTCGATCATGAGCTTTGTTCAGAAGAACGCTGGTGAAGCTTCGAAGACTCTGAAATTCCTGACTGATCTTGCTGACAAGCACCAGGTGATCATGGATCTGGCCGTTTCGCCGATCAAGAACGCCGGCGCTCGTGAAGGTAAGAGCCTTACGAAGGCGCAGCTCACGGCCTGGTACGGTAGGTACGGTTTCAAGAAGGCACGTGGCGATTACATGGAGCGCCCACCTGGCGCCGCTGCGTAAATAGAGCTGCACAATTAGGAAATTTCAAATGCATCCAGTAGTCATCATGGCTTACGAGCCATCCGACGCGATCGACGCGGCCGTTGCTGCTCTCGGTGAAGCGGGTCTGACAGCCATCGTCCTGAGCACCGCGAAGGCGAAGCTCGTCGATTTTCTCGGCGCTCTCGCCGCTGACGAAAAACCGGCAGACGACGAAAATATCGATAATTCCGGCGCCGAAGAAACCGGCGGTGGAGAACCCGCAGCTGATCTGCCTCCTGAGCCAAAGGGCAAGACTGACCCAAAGGTCGAAGAATCCGTGATCGTTGACGGCGAGAAGATCGCAGTCAAGATCGTTGAAGGCATGACTGCTGAACTCTTCCCAAGCGGCCTGATGGTCGGTACGAAGACCGCGTACGCTCTGAACGAATCGCACTTCGCTTTCTGGCCGGCCGGTTCCGAAGGCATGTTCGATCTGACGCATGACATCCAAATCGAGCGCAATGGCCGTGCTATGTTCACGGCTGCTACGATCAAGGAAGCGGTCGCAGTACCATTCCTGAACCTTGGCATCGAGCTCTGGAAGAAGCTCAATGAGGTCGAACAAGAAACTGAACTCACAACGGACGTCTAATGCTCGTTCAATATACACAGATCAGTGCTCTCACGCCTGACCAGAAGCAACGTCTGAAGGCGACTTTCCGAGGCGCCGTGCTTGAAGGTATGCCGCACGTTCAGTTCGAAGGCCTGACTCTCAGCGTTGCTGAGCTGGCCTCTTTCCAACGCATGTGGGAAGCTGAACAGCGCCAAGGTGGTCGTCAGACCTTGTTCGGATAATAAATGACATCTCCAGTCGATACCTCAGTTAAGTATTTCAGCTCGAATATGCCGAACGCTCCAGTGCTGAGCGGCACTGCCGGCGCGCTGATTGCATTGCTGGACGCTTGTCTCAAGGACGGCTTCAACTCGATTACACCGACATCGATTGTGGTCGCTGGAGGTATCGCTACTTTGAGCTGGGCCTCTGGTACGTTCGCGGCACTGCCAGACTCGGTAGTGCTGATTGCTGGCGTGACCGACAAGACCGGCCTGAACGGTGAGCAGAAAGTGCTCACCAAGAGCGCGCTGTCAATCACGTTCGCAACTGCTGAGACTGCTGGCACTGCAACGCTCTCCGCTGCCACGGTGAAGATCGCGCCGCTTGGATGGCTGAAGCCTCAATCAGGTACCAACCTTGCAGCGTACCAATCAAGTGATTCACTGTCTACCAAGATGCTACTGCGTGTTGATGACACCGGAACCACGATGGCCCGCGTTGTCGGATACGAGTCCATGACCGATGTGAACACTGGAGTGAACCCATTCCCTTCAGCGGCTCAGATGTCAGGTGGCGGTTATTGGTCGAAGAGCGTGAATGCGAGCGCCGCTACCGTGAATTGGTCCTTGCATGGCGATGGAAGAATCTTCTATCTTAACGTTCAGCCAGGATCGTCGAACGCTTTGGTGAATCAAATTTGTTCAGGCAAGGTCTTTGGAGACGTGATTCCGACCAAGCCGGGCGGAGACCCTTATGCCTGCTGCCTGAACTACGCCCAGACCGCAACGATTGGTAACCAGACCGATGGCGCGTTCGGCGCGTCTGGCGACTTCAAGTTCGCCATGCCTCGCGATTTCACAGGATTGGGGTCTTCAGTGATGTACGGCGCGTGGACTTTGACTGGAAATGGCGGAGTTTCAGGTCTAGCGAACGCCCTTGGCTCGTTCCCTTCCCCAATTGACGGCGGCCTTTGGCTGTGCAAGAAGTTCCTGTACACTTCTATTCTCAGTTCCCCTCGTGCCATTTTCCCAGGCCTCCTGAACGTCGTCCAGTCTGGCGTTTGGAATTCCTTCAAGCAAGGAGACTCAGTGCCGGGGTCTGGGATTTACGCGGGTAAGAACCTGATGGCGGCAACGACATCTGACAACTCGACGGCGTTCACCACAGCTTCTACTGCAGCTAACACTGGCATCATCTTTTTCGACGTCACAGGCCCTTGGAGATAAGTTGATCCACAGTCCGTTCCATACCGTTGAGAACTTCATCTCTCCACTGCAATGTGAAATCATTGCAGATCGCCTGAAGCTGAATGTTCCAAGCTACGCTGAAGATGGTCAGCCTCTGAAGTACGAATGCCGTGTTCCCGTTGAACTGGCAGGAAATATCGCATCAGAGCTGGACGCCCTGTCACCGCTGCTTGAGCGACGTTATGGTGCTCAGATTTCCGCTGAACCAGCGCTGTTGTTCCAGCAGTACTGGGAGAACGCGAAAGCTCCAGCAGAACAGATCGGCTGCGAGAACTCAAAGTTCTCACGGAAGAAGTGGATCAAGACGAAGGACGTCGATCTGGTCGGATTTATCTGGCTGAAGTCGTTCCACAACTCGGTTCCGCTCGATCCTCGCCACGAGGTCTATGGCGGCAAGCTCGAATTTCCTGGGTACAACTTCAGCCTGACGCCGGTCCGCGGCACGCTGGTAATCTTCCCAGCTACTCCGCACTTCATCACGGCCACGTCGCACGTGATGCTCGGTTCTCTTGAGCAAATCAAGCTGAACATCAAGCTCAAGGACTGGCAGTACCAGCCTGAGAGTTTTCCAGGCACGTACCAAGAGTGGTTCTTCCCTGAAGAGTAATCTGTAACGGCGTTACAGATTCGTTTACACGCATTCCCAGGATGCTGTACAATTCACCATCGACACTGAAACGATGATGAACATGAAAAATCCCGCCCTCGCAAATCTCACGCCGGTCAGCTCCGAATCGCTGAGCTGCTCGATGGCGCGGAAACTGCTCCTGGGCGATATCAGCGATCTGAACGTCCGTCGCTTCGAACACATCTACAACGACCCCCGCCCGCACGTCGGTCTTGCTCTGAAGGGCAAGGAAGGGAACGTCACGGTCTGGGCCCTCACGAAGGAACTCCGCGACGAACGCGAGAACGAGCTGATCGGTTGGGAACTCACGCCGATTCGCGAAACCATCGAAGCTCAGCCGTCGCTCGCCGGCTGGACCCTCCGTTTGCTGAACGACTAAGAAGGAAAAATCATGGCAAGCTTCAACGACTTCCCGGCGAACTGGCGCGAAATCACGCAAGAGGTGTTCGCCAAGAGCCGGCACTTCACGTTCGCGCCGGTGAACATCGAGTTCCGGCAGATGATCGATCGGAATGATCGCTCCAAGCCGCCGCTGAATGCCAGGCTCGAGTGGCAAGCCGACGGCACCGGGTACTCGATCGTGAACGACTACTGGGCCGGGACCGTGAAGCTCTTCGCGTTCGGCGAGCGTACGCCCGGTCTGGTCGAAAACTTCGATTCTTCGGACTGATCATGTCGATCTCCATCGTCGCCGGCGGCGACCTGTACAAGCGGCTCCAGCAGGAGATGCTGATCAACGTTCCGCGCCAGACCACCCTGACCGGGTTTCAAGAGCGGATTGCTGACCGCGGCTTTCGCGGCGCTGAGCTGATCGAAGGTGCGCATGGTTGGTGCCTTCGGTACGACTCTGGTCTGCAGGGTTTCGACATCATCAAGGTCGACGGTCTTCCGGGCACGTTCTTCACGGCATGCAAGAAGGCCACGGCCTGGGTCGCCGAAGACCCACTTCATCGGTACGCTTTTGTGAGGACAGTATGAGAGCACATCTCTGTTTCATCGGTGGCGGCGATCGCATCGAACGGTACTGCCCGGGCTGCATCGACGAAAGGCGAGCCATGAAAATGAACATCGTGTACTGCCATGTCGGGTACGACCAAGCGTCGGCCCACTCCAGAATCAAGCCGAACATGCCTGACAACATGAGGCTCACGTTCAATGACGCTGGCGTGCTGATCCGCGCCGATGTCCTGTCGCCGATCGAGCGGCGGGTGAAAGCCATGCGCGCGGCCGATGTGGAACAATCCGATCGCGAATACATTCTGTCTACTCAACGTAAGGGGAAAATCTGATGTGGGAAAACCGTCGCAATGCTGGCTCGGCGAGCTGGACCGGAGTTGACAAGAAGAAGGTCGACGCGGCCAAGAAGAAGGAATGGCTCCAGAAGCTGAACCAAGGCAAGCGCGGCCAGAAGGGGTTCACGCTGATCGAGCTCATGATCGTGCTCGCGATGGTCACGATCGTTCTCGCCATGGTCGGCCCCGGCATGTGGGGTTACCTTGGTGAACTTTTCGCGGTCGTGTCGAAATGAGCGACGCAATGAATGAGCTGTTCGCAGCGACTGAAAAGCGGCGCGCTGAAATCCAACTCGAGCACATCGAGAAGATGATCGAGATGTCAAATCAGATCGCCAAAGATCTGCTGAACGGAATCGGCTTTGAGGAGCGGCCGAAGCTCAGCGATCATAAGATGCAGCTCATCTTGCTGAACAACATGGCGAACAAGCTTCAGCGCCGTGTGATCATGATGCTGGCTGCGGCCGGTCAAGACGGCACGTAATCCTGCCAAGACCCGATGTTCTGACTTGGTCCTACCCAGTGGTAGACCTTGTTCAGAACGCCTAGATCGCCAGTGTCGAGCTCGGCGTAATTCATGTGAATCAAGACTCGCTTCGGTCCAGTGTTCAGGACTGCAGGCGAGATTGGCAGGCCATCGCCTCCCGTGAGAGTCATTGGCTCGAACGCTGACAGAAGCTTCTCGTCTCCCTTGTCGTCTTGCGAGTCCTCGTTCTTTTTGGACGAGGACGGTCCGCTTCCGGAATCCCCACCAGCACTTGTTCCAACAATCGCGCCTGGAGTACCTTCAGGTCGATCTGGCATGTACACCCACGTGTCGCCATTCAGGGAGGCCCGGAGCTCTCCAATGTCCCAGCCTGTTGTACTACTTGTACTGCCAGAGCCGGTGTCTCCGGTGTCGCCTGAAGAGCCCGAGTCGCCTCCTGCCGAGGTGTCTCCACCAGCAGAAGTATCTTCTGGCGTGATCGTCTTCAGGACGAGATCGTATGTGCGAACCCGAGGGCGAATGTACAGGACCCCGTTCGTCGGCCACACGACGGACCCGAGCTTGAACGAGACTGCAGGGTTGCTGAACAATTTGCCTGGGGTGACAGTTCCGAGATCCTTCACAAGGGTCCCGACGTCGTCGGCTATTTGCCAACTAATGCCGTATAAACTCGCCCCTAACGAGCCATTCGGCGCCTTTTGAATTCTGATCTCTTGGTCCCAGTCGAGTTTCAAGCTAAGCAGATCAATGTCGGGGATCGACATATTCTGCACGCTCAATGACTCGTCTGGAGCGAGAGCTGTGTGCTGGATTACGCAGAGACCTTCACTGAGATCGTCGTTCTCGACGACACTGATCCTAATCAAATTGGCTGCTTGACCACGTTCAACTGATCTAAAATAGGTACCACCTGCCCACAGTCGCGCGCGGGTGCTTGATGACGTCTTCAGGAACACTGGCCCCTGCATCGTCGGCTTGAACTCGCCCTTAACCGGCGCTTGTTGCGCAGCAATCTTAACGACATCCAGTGTCGCGGGTCTGCCAGTGATCTTGAACGTGCCAGCCGTCGCCCGTACAATCGGAGCAATCTTAGCGGTCGATGGGTAACCAGTGACAGTGAACGCGCCTGTTCCAAGGAACATTGGCCGATCAATGAGCCGCCAGACCGTGAAGTTCGCGCCATTGCTGCCGATCGTGAACGCACCAATACTTGGTGAGAGCTTGTACGAGAGCTTGCTCTCAATCGACGTGCTGCCGATAATGAAGTTCGCCGTTCCAGCATTGATCTTCCGCTGGAACAGGTACTTGGTGTCGCGACCCTGAACGGCGTACGCACCTGTCGCTCCAGCTGGAACGTGGTTGTACACCCAGCGCATGCTTGGCGCACTGATTGTGAACGTACCCGCCAAGAACCCAGCGCCAGTAGACGAAATTAGCGCTGTAGATCCGTCAATCGAGAATGCGCCAACGGCTGGCGACCACTGATGTCCGCGCCAGATCTTTGCCGAGCGGGTCCCAATGCTGAACGAACCTGTTCCTGCTCGAATCGCGCGACCAAGCGATGTCGTGGAAAGAACACCGGTGATGTTGAACGCAGCGGGATCAACTCGCCAGGCGGTGTTGTTCTTCGTGAACGCAGCTGGAGGCGTATCAATCGTGAATGCCTGCGGAACAGGCACGTTGATACGACGGGATCTAATGTAAGACGCCGCTGGGTAATCAATCGTGAACGTGCTGGTCGATGTGAACCACTTACGTCCAGTGAACTTGAACAGGACATCGCGACCAGTGATCGTGTACGCACCAGTCGTCTCACCCCATGCTCGCGTTCTTGCAATTCGGCCATTTGATCCAACGACCGTGAATGACGATGGTGGCAGGAACCACTCAAGATCTGCGCGTTGGAAGAACGCCAGATAGCTGTTGTCGATCGTAAAGACGCCTGGCTGCGTTCTAAGCTTGTGCGCTACCGACGGCTGAACAGTTGCCCCAGTGTACGTGAATACGCCAGGTGATACAGGGAACTTATGGGCGAACGTGATTTTGGCTGGGAAGCCAACTACGTTGAACGCGCCAGTCGGCGCTGGCATTGTGCGCGTGAGCGATTGCCGTGCCGAATTTCCAGAGTAATTGAACGTGCCTGGTGCTAGCGACCAGAACACCGATGTCGAAATCGCCGCCGACGACGGCGTGATCGAGAACGCCCCTGGCGTTGCATCGAAGGAATATGAGTTCGCGGTTCCAACAGAACCGAATAGCAGGGTAACCGAGGACGCCCCTGCAGTAGGAACGCCCGCGAACGTCAGGTGGGCCGCAGACGACATCGGCGTCAACGACCCAGAGACGGTACTTACGGCGAAAGAGCTAGGTGTACAACTGAGGAGATAGTCAGCCACGTAACGGCACCGTTAGGCCGATTACGTCAGCGTCAGAATCGTACCTGGCGTAGCCGAGTTGAACTGAATCGTGACCGTTTCCGTATCGCCCAGCGTAATGCTGGTACCGTAGTCGTACCAGCCAACAACAGCGTCGGCTGGCGACGTTGCGGTGTCATTGTACAGGACAGCGTACCGGAATGGACCGATCGAACCACCAGTTGCGGTGAACACAACCTGCGTACCGAGCACCGAGGTAACGCCCGAAGAGACGCTCAGTGTGATCGTTGTTGCCGAACCACCAGTTGGGTAACCGACGGCCGAAGTTGGCGGCGCGTGTGCGCTGACCAGGTCAAGCGTTGTTTGCGAAGCAATAGGCGCAACGTTCGTCAGGCAGACCTTGTAAACGTCGGTAGCAAAGTGATGCACACCCTTGATGACCTGCTGCGAGAAGTCATTGAACTTGTTGAATGCTGAAACAGCCATGATTATCCTTAAGAGGGACTGGAGATACCGGCTATTTACACGCTATCTACGCGGTCCAAAAATCACTCTTCGATTGAAACGTCAGGTGAGCCCTGGATCGCGACACCATCGTGCCAGCGCTTTCCACAGATGTGGAGCATGATCCGCGTCTTGTTCTTCAGAGCGACAGGCTGCTTGTTCACAAAGACCGTGTTCGAAAAGTTCGAAATGAACACGGACGGTGGGAAGCAGTAATGTCCAGTCGTCATTCGCTGACCCATGTGCGTGATCGGCATTCCGTTCGCGAACACGTTATCAGATCCCTGAGCACTGAAGTCACCACAGGAAACGCCATCACCGATCCGGACTACGTTCCCCATTATGTCAGGCTCTGCACGTACGACATCGACTTCGAAGCACGATCAAGCCAACCGTTCTGATACTTCGGATTTCCGATGTTCTTGATGAACTGTACTCGAGCAGCGTTCAGCTTCCGGCAATCTTCAAGTGCCTTATCGGCCGAGTCACTTGTCGCGCTTGTGATCCCGGCATTCGCGTAGATCGTCCGAGCATTACCACAGCCATGGTGATAATTGATGTCGAACAACATCACCCCAACCTTCTTTGCCTTGTTCGCACAGGACGAAGAGCTGATCTTCCAGTAGTTGTTGAACCCCATCTGCTTCGCAGCAGCGTAGTCCATTGTCGTGACCTTCACGCTAGGATTCGGCTTCTGAGCAATCCCGAACTTCGTTTCTCCACCTGGGAAATTCTGCGTGTTCACGTACCCGACCTTGTAGCGTTGCTGCTTCGTCTCAATCAGACCAGCATCGAGCTCAGAGTCGCCTGGAGAGAATTGCGGAGACGTCATCCAGTGTGGACCGACCTCGCTTTGCATCGTGAACTTCCAAGCCTTTTCGAATGGATCGTCTGACTCTGGCGTAGGGTCTGTCGTCTCTGGAGGATCTGCAGCCGGGTATGTTGGGCCGTACGGCTCGCAGCTGTTCTGCTTTGCTTCGGCTTCCTTCTCGGACATCGAAGCATTCGAATTCTTGGTGCTCAGTGACGATTGATCTGCGTCACCATTCGGCAGAGTCTTATCTGCAACAGTGAGCGAACCATTGATCAGCGGTTCTGGATCGACGAACTTGCCGTCAGGGAGCTTCACTTCAAAGTGCAAGTGATTGCCAGTGCTGGAACCAGTCGTACCTTCAAGCGCGATCTTTTGGCCAGCCATAACCTTCTGGCCTTGAGTGACGTAGATCTTGTTCAAGTGATTGTACGTGGTCGTACAAAGGTGCTTACCAGACGAAGTGGTGTGCTTCACCCAGACACGAATGCCGTACCCAGTGCTTGGATTACCGCCGCACATTTGAACTTCACCGTCAGCTGCAGCAACGACGTCCTTCACTGAACGATCAGAGTACTTCATGTCGATCCCAGTGTGCATCTTCTGCACCTTCTGGATTGGGTGCATCCGCAGTCCGAACTTAGAGTTCACGATTGCGCCAGGCAGTGGAGAGATCAAACGAATCTCGTCACTCTCACCGCCCTTTGTAGGAGCGATCACGAATGCACGATTGTCAATTGTGCCGTCTGGATCAGAGGCTTCAACTTGGACGTTGTACGTCTTACCGATTGCTTCATCACTGAACGTGCCAGAGAGCAGACCTTCAGTCGTCATTGTCAGACCTGGAGGAGTCTCAGAGATCGTCCATGACGTTGCTGTCCGATCAGAGCCAGCAGTAAGCTTGAACTGAGTGTTCGTGCTCACTGCACTGGAAGAACGAGTAAGAGGAACAGAGTTGTTCTCGATCTTGTTCTTCACGTTATCAGTTGCGTCATCATGCTTGCCAGAGGTGTTCCCACCACGCGCCATGTAGCACTCGATACTTTCGCCTGGACGAATATCGGATTCAGCACCGTTCGCTTCATTGAAAGCTCCGCCGACTGATACCGCAGCCGGAGCGCCTGGGCAGCATGACATTACTTCTTCTCTTCCTTAGTGACTGGTTGCTCGTAGAACGAGATCAACTCTTTGATCAGCGACTCGAGGTCCATCTGACGCTTCTCATTCGCGATGATCCACTGAGCGAGCTCAAGCTGATTTGCCGTTTGAACGTCAATCGGAGCTGGGTAAACGGGGATCTGCTTCTGAGCAGCCGAGGCAGTACGGACGACGTACTTCGTTTCAGTCACGACGTCTCGCTTTGTCTCGAACGTGCCAAAGCAGCCAGTCAACATCAGCGCTGCGATAATTGCAACAAGGTATTTCATTTCACGACCTTTGGAGTGCGTTGAGCCTGAATCCGAGCGATAACTTCCTGCAGAACAGGGCTGAGCTTCACTTGATTCTCTGGGTTCGAGGCTTGGTTCTTGATCACATCACCGAGAGCGGTGATCACCTTTGCATCACGTTGACGAGCAGCTTCCAGATTTGCGAGAGACACTTCAATGTCTTTCTTTTCTTTCTTCATCGCGTCAATCGTCTCGGTGCTGGTCTTGTTCGCAGTGATTGCCGTATCAAGAGCGCGTTCAGCAGATTCCTTGGCAGCAACTGCCTCGACCCGAGCCGTGTTCGCTCTTTGGAGCTTCACGTACTGTAGTCCGCCCCAAGCACCAACGCTTGCGATCGCGATCGCTGCGAAAATCGCAATGATCTTAGTTGAGATACCGAACATGGGAGTTATCCTCTAGTATGTTAAACACCCATGACCACAACTTTGCAGGCGATCGAGGCGTTGAAGGTTACAGTCAATTGGTTCGCGCTATCGAACTTGATCGACTGTGGAATGACTACTTCGTCAATGCTGTCGACGACCGTCACGTTGCAGTACTTCTGTCCGAGATTATGTGTCACGGTGTGGGTCGTTCCTGCTGTGCTGCCGTTGTACAGGAAGTAGATCTTCTTGTTCACGAAGTTCGTGCCATTGAACACGAACAGATCACCTGCAGTAGGCGCAGTTACCGAGACGTCTGACAGAGAGTCAGCGTTCTTCGCCACTGCAGAAACGCTTCCGGCAGTGACTGAGAAATCAGATGAGTTGAATGAAGCAATACCCTTCACGACTGTCGTAGCATCGACACCGCTGAAGGTTACGCTAGATCCAGTAGCCTGAACAGTGAGACCATTCAGTGCTTCAAAATTTAGATTGCCGCCAAGACCAAGTGACCAAGTCTGAGCGCCAGAGTTCGAACGGATATTGACTGCACCGCTTGAAGCCAGCATCGTATTCGTAATACCACCAGCTTTGACGCGAAGAATATCAGAGGAAATCTCAATCGATGAGCTATCCACGTTCACGTTCAGCACCAAACCGGCGTAAGACAGACCCAAGCCCGCTTGCGCTGGTTGAACACCGGCGAACTGCACCCAGGTGATTACGTCTGAACCAACCGTTACTACTTCAGCAGTCTGTGTCCAACCAGTATCAGCGTTCACTGATCCTTCGCGAACGAACACCGAAGCACTTGCGAATTCATCTGCAGAATCTAGATCCTCAGCCCGCGTAAGCGTGCCGCTGTTCAGAACGTAAACGCCGTTCTGTGATGCTGTAGTCTGGTTCTTTACAAGAACACGATCACCGCTGAGCAGAATAACACCGTCAATTACGGTGACTGAACTGAAGCTCGCAAGATTGACGATCGTCGCTGCGCGAACCGATGCCTTCCAGGCAAGACCATTCAGCGCAGCATCGAACTGAGCTTTGTTGATCGCATCAGTTCCCGCCGTACCTGGCAACAGACCTGTAAGCTTGTGCGAACCAAGTGAAATGTTCGCAGTAACTGAAGAGGTACCATCGGTCTTGATGTAATCAGTACCGATCGACCCGAGGCCGAGAGCAGCTCGCGCTGCACTTGCATCAACAGTATTCAGCAGCGTTCGTGCATAGCTCGTGAGCGGTGTCGTTTGAACAGTCGTTGGGCTTGTGAAGTACGGGAACGTGTCCGCTGAAGGTGTTAGGGCTGCGATCGCAGTGAGCTTCACATTCAGCGGGACGATCGCTGAATTGATCTGCTGCAGGACATTCGTCAGACTTGTAGGAGCCGTGACGTTCGCCCAACCAGTGAACGTACCCGGTACGAATACGCCAAGTGAACTGACGGCTGCGCCAATGGAGGTTTCAAGAGCATCCAGTTCAGCCTGATCAGCACCACCGCTTCCACCACCGCCAGTGCCGCCTTGAATCGTTGTCCAGCCAGAGCTAGCACCGACGTAGATCAAATCTTCAGTGGTGTTCCAAAGGAGACGGCCAAGATCAGGCGTTCCGAATGTAGGCAGTGACGCCACCTTTTCAATCCGAAGGTTCTTTGCCTCAGATGAACTGGAAGTGTCAAAAATCAGACTGCCCTTGATTCTCATGACAAGCCTTTAGAGGATGCGCTTTGTTGCCGTGGTCAGGGCCTTGATCGCGTTATTCAGAGCGACTGGTTCGACCAACGATTGGCCGAGATTGAATTCGGTTAGAACTGACGCATCCACTTCAACGAAGCAGAAGATGCCCCGCTTACCGTCTTTCTCGATGCGATCGAGTCGAAACCCCTTGACCTTAAGGGTCGCAGCGAGCACGATGTCGCTGGTATTTGTCGTCTGGTTCATTTTGCACTACTTAACTTGGGACAGTGTATTTAGTGCAGGATGGTCGCGTTGGGGCACAACCTTTATCGGCAGTGCCCCACGAAACATTAGGTCACGGTGATCGTGAGCGTGTAAACCACGGTCAGTTCACGATTGCCAGTGTGCTCGATTGGCGAGAAGATCAGGTGCGAGAGCATCAGTTCATCGGTTTCGTTCAGCAGATCTGGAGCGCCAGTACCGTGCGTGAACAGGCCGAGTTCGTCAAAGAAGTACAGACCTTCGGTTGGAGTCGTGTCAACGCCGTCCAGACCACCACCTTCGTCTGTTTCACCGTCAGCACCGTCAGTAGGACGATTCACGGCTTCATTCGCTGCGACAACGCAGGTAACGATCACGCGAGTGCTCGTCGAAGAAGGAATGTTCGTGTACGTCACGCTGTTACCAACGCCAACGACTGAGTCGCTGTCATCCACAACTTCAACGTACGTTGGGTTGTACAAGTCAGCGGTCACACCAGTGGTGTTCGGCGGACGGAACACGATCTGCTGCGACGAGTCAACGTACGTGCCTTGGTTGCCGAGCTTGAGCTTGAAGATCTGGAAGTTGTTCCCGTTCGACAGACCACGAGCAATCGCTGTTGCCATATTGCCTGGGTGAATCGCGTTCTTCTTCTCCATGAGCACGTTCCCGAGGCTGTCCTTAACCTGGACGGTGCCTACGATGTGAGTGTTCAGAGTTGCTTTCATTTCTTTTCCTATTGGAAGGGTTGTACCCGGTATTTAGATAACGATCAGTTTGAGTTCCGAGGCTTGCGCCTGACGGAACCTGAATACGCGATTGTTCACGCGTTCAACGACTGGAACTTGTTGTGGTGCTGCATCAGTTGGACGCCACAGGTAGATGGTCGGGATCACAGCAGTCGGTTGGCTGAACGAGATTTCGATCAGCTGCGAACCTGGAGCATCAATGACCATTGGAGTGACGAAGTCAGCGTACAGCACGCCACCACCTGGCAATGCGCCGAACGGTCCAGTACCAACCGGGTACATCATCGTGACGGTGTCTGGAGGAGTGTCCAGGCCGTCAGCATCGTACCCGTACATGCTGTACCCGTTAGTGTCTACTGCTCGAGCCGTGAACGCCTCAACGATTGCCGTAGCAGCCGAGGCTGTTGGCTCATCCTTCACGCTGATACCCAAGCCAATTGCTGGAATACCGAAGCCGAACCCGGTCGGCGTGTAATTGATTGCATCATCGTCAGAGAGACGCTGAACGAATTCTTCCAGCGTCGTTCCGGTGATGTCGCCGTCTGTCAGGTAAGGATTAACCAAACTCGACAGATCGAGCATCGTGGCTTGCTCTTGCGGAGTCAGATCCACTGGATCCTTCAGCGCGAGCATCTTCGCGGTGATGAAGTGATCAGTCAGAGCTTGGCCAGCATCGTAGTAGCCGTCTACACCGTCTTCACCATCGTACGGCATGTTGTCGTAACCTGGCAAGAATCCGGTGAATGGGCCGTCGCTCATCACGACGTCCATGACGTTCGAGTAGTTCGCCTTGATGTAGAACTTGTACGAATCAGTGACCGAGACATGCAGCACGTCTTGGTACATCGAGTCTTCATCCAGACCACCGCCACTGATCATGAACGCGATACCTTCGGTCATGTTCACGTGGATGTTCTCGTTCATGCCATTGCCGTACGTGACGATCGTGGCTTCTGCGTTCAGCGGCAGGTACTTCGACGCGAACACCGAGTCCCAGCTGAAGATCACAGGTTCGTTCAGCGACGTGCCGATCGAGCGAACAGTACCGACCAACTCACCTGTAGTAGCGGCTCGGACCACGACGTGCGTCGCAGGGTCACTGAACTCGGCCTGTGTAGTACCATCAAGCTTAGTGATCAGCGTTGGAATCCAGCCTCTCAGGACCCCTGTCTCAGGGCTCGTGTTCACCAATGGAACGCCAGAACCTGTGGTGTGATCGACGACGCGGAGGTCAGTCGTCTGCAGACCGAGCGGAGCGAACGACGCGAGCTGAACGGGGTCACGGGAATTGATCGAGATTCGGATGTCGTCTGAGCGAGTCCGGGAGAACAGAACGAAGTCTTCGTTCGTTGGAGCACGACCTGCAGAGGTGCGAACGATCGCAAGATCATGCCCCATCGCCAGGTTGTAGTCATCGGAAACGAGATCGACAACGAACGTCTTACCAGCCTCAGCGATTGGCAGACCGAACTGAACGAACTTGTCAGAGACGGAGAATTCTCCACCACCAACAACCGCACCGTTCCGGTACAGCGTCCACCAATTGTCGTTCAGCGCCTTGATCGTGTACACGCACGAAGTCGTGTCATCACGGAGACGCTGGAGCGTGATCAGACCGATGCTCGATGTCCATGGAGAACCTGCGCCGAGGAGCAGACCATCTTCGAACACGGCCACTTCTGGCGTGACGAACTTGAAACCAATCTTGCCGTTCCAGTACCACTCGTTGATCGATGCTGGCTTGTTCCAGCCAGAGACCGAACCGTGCACCAAGAACATTGGACGCTTTTCGTACGTCTCGAACAGGAACGCATCAGGAGCGAGCAATCCGGACATGCCTTCATGGATCGTCCAGTGGATGTTCAGCTCAGTGTTGTAGTACGAGCGACCGTCTGTCGCCATGTTCACGGTGATCGGGGTGCTCAGAACAGGAGAACCGTTGTGAACGCCAGTCGTGTGAACACCTTGAATGGAGTACGTACGTGGACCAATCATTTGAACTGTCCACTTTGCAGGAACAGTTTCAAAGAAGTTATCAGCGCGTGGAACCAGGCGTGGAACGCGGTGCGAGACGATGCCAGCTGGAGTCGTTTGAACTGGTGGCTGATTCAGAACAGTCCAGCCAATCACGTCACCGCCGTCAGTCACGTCAGTCATGACTTCACCAGCTTCACCGAGGAGCTGAACGTCTGCGTACGATGTCGGGCACGTTGGGTTCCCCGAGTCAACATTGATGTTCAGCCAACTGATAGTCGCTGGCGGATGATCGCCTGTGAACGCTGTTTCTTCGAATACTCCGTTGCTCAGGCGAGTCAAACGAACTGTCGTGTTCCCTGCACCCGCAGCCAGCGTGAACATGGCTTCGTACCATTCACCATCGACGAGAGTGTCGGTCGAGATGAATTTTGATTCGGTGCCAATGTATGCTACTGGGCGGCGAGCAGAGTCGAATGCTGCTTCACGGCGTGGATTGATCGCGATCGTGTCGCCATCAGTCAGGAATTCGAACACCGCAGCATCGTCAAGAAGGGCTTCATCGACCTTGAATTTGATCTTGATCGTCTCAGCGAAGAACGGATCATCGAGCTCCTTTACGAGAACGGCGTGGATTTCATTGTCTTGTGAATCAACGTTCACACCCTGGCCGTATGGAGTGCTCACGAACGTGAACAGATCTGGTCCAGATTCGCGAGTCCAAGAAGTGAAGTCCTCAGTGTACAGTGCAGTCGCTGTCTCGCTCCAAGTTGAGCGAGCACGGGCTGCAATGAATGGCTTACCAGCTTCTACGAGCTTGAACGAGATACCTTCCTCTTCATTCGAGTACGAATCGCCTACATTGATCGTGTCAACGAGCATCCAAGACGTTTCGTCTTCCGAGTAGAACTCGAGAGCGAATGAGCTCGAGTACCAAAGTTCCAAGTCAGCGTTCACATCGGTCGATGACTCGTCCATGTGGAACTTCGTAGCGGCATCTGGATTCGTTGGATCCAGCGAAGCAATCAAGTTCACCTTGTTCGTTGGCGTGCTGTTCTGGAGCAGGAGTGGACGCGATTCATCAGCGATCGCACGGAGACGCCATTGACGACCGTCAACCGCAGATTGCGTGATCTGCAGACCGAATTCGTACAGATCGTACGCAGTGAACCGCGAGTCGTATCCGAAATCCAGCGTTGTGAGGTAATCCTGAACTGCGTCATTCACGGTGTTGTACACCCACTCAGCACCATCGTACGGATCCATGTCAAAGCCGTACGACAGATCCAGATCCTTTGCCGTTGGTTCTTCGTTCAGAACATCGATGTAGAATCGATCACCTGGCTCGAATGTGTACGATGTACCTTGGCGAATGCTGAAGATAAGGCGTCCATCATTGAACGTCGTATTCACTTCCGCAACTTCTTGGTAGAACGGTTCAGCAGTGTTCGTGACCGAGAATGTTGTCGCGGTCAAGGCAGTCAGAACGATCGTGCTCGTTGGGAACGTCAGATCCACGATGTTGATCATGTTCACGACGCCAGCATCGTCTTGTACGTACCCGTACCGAGTCGACGTCAGCACTGGGCGTGAGTACGCCATTGGGTTCACTTTGATGATCGACCAGGTCTCACTCGAGGAGTCCTTGTGGATCGTGACCTTTGCTTGAGGCGTAAGCTGAATCTCGGTGCCAACAACCATTGGTGATGTGCCAGCCGAGAGGGTGAATCGAATTTGCGGCGCGTTGAAAACGCCTGGCATTGAAGCAACACCGATCACACCAGAACTCGAACCAGTTACAAAGAACGTGTTCGAAGTCGCTGCACGGAGAGTCCACTCTTCGTACTCAGGGCGATTAATGTTCGGAATGATGTTCGTGACCTTGATGTCATCACGATCGAGCTCAGTGATAGAGCTGTAGTACAGCATACCGGTTTCACGGCCAATACCCGAACCGTCTGAACGTGGTGTCAGATCGTTGTACGAGTTCCGGAACATCGAGGTTGTGCACGCCCCAAGTGCCTTGTGCACCTCAGCCCACGTAAAATAACCACCAGACGGAATCACTGGTACATCAGCTGCAGCGAGTGCGTTCGTGAGAGCTTCGTACGTGTGCGGCAGATCGCCGTCATTAACGATCAGTTGAGTAGCATCAAGAGCTGCCTGTGAATCCGTGTCAGGAGTAATTGCAAGTTGAGCAGCGATCTGCGTCAGGATAAGCTGAACGCGGCTGATAGCTGAACTTGGATTCGTCTTGTCCAGAGCCTGGGCTTGAACAACCGCCGTAGCATGAGCGAGAACACCTTCAGTGCGGCGCTCAGCGAACAACGGCAAGTACTGACCTTCCATCGTCTGCGCTTGCTTCACTTGGAAGACGTACGCACCGTGCGACAGGAAGACGTCATGACCCTCAAGCAATGGCTCAGAGGTAGCGCCATCACCCTTGCGCTGCAGGAAAGCATCAGCAAGACCGATACCTTCGAGAGCCGTTGGATCGTATGCGAATGGAACGAGAGGCAGATCGGTATTCTCATCGCGACCGACCTTGAATGCGCCACGATTCTCAGCGATCACGCTGTTCTTCGTGAACCCGCGGAAGAGCGGAGACACTACGCGGTGAATTGGCGTTTGCGGAGCAGGAGTCGAAACACCGTTCGCAAAATGGCTGTACATCCAGGCGCCCTTGGCCGTGACATTCGTGAACAGACGTTCCTTGATGTCTACAGTCATGTCATCGCTGAAGCGATACTCCTCGATGATTTCAGTCAGCTTGGAGTGATAGGGCTTGGTATCATTCAGGAACGATACCAGCGAGCCTACATATGTGGAATTTTTGTTCGCCATTACTTATTCGATCAAAGCTTATTCGTACGCTGGCGCAATTGGGCTAGGGCGAACAACCTTGATCGAGTAAGCACTCAATCTAGACGTCTTGAAAACATCAGTCATCTCGTAGTTTGCTGCGCAAATGTCTTCCAACACCGCGAAGAACAACTCATTGATCTGACTGACCTTGCCTTCGTTCCAAATACGTGTCAACGTACCACGTGTGCTTTCAACCGTCTCGAACCATGTGTCGCTTCCATTGAAATCAAGGAAGTTCATGTAGTCAGGGATCGGAATCTGCCCACTGTCATCAACTAGTTTCGTATTTAGGATCGTGAACAAGAGTGTCCCGCGCACCATTTCCGTCGGAGCAAGAACCTGATCCGAGCCGAAGCCGAACTGGGTCCGAGTGCCGTTCCGTTCATCATATGAAACGCGGCGAGCTGACGGGATCGTCGAACCAGCACTGTCCTTGCCACATGCCGTATTCACCATCTTCTGCCACAGAACTTCAGGCACCTTCGTGCGCTGACCTGGGCGAATGAGCGACCATTCGACGTGCGTGTTCTTCAGATCGAGCTGGTTCGGATCATCACGGAGAGTGAAGTTCCGAGTGAAGCGGAGCTTGAACGCGTCGTCCTTCGTGACGATGTACGACAGGCCAGAGATCGTGATCGCGTCGTAGAAGAACGGAGCCGAGTTGCTGATGTGTTGGAACGTCAGATAGTTCGACGGACCATTGATCAGGAGCTGCGAAACTGCCTTCACCGAGAGGTTCTTGCCGTGCGCAGCCGTCGAGCGGTTCTTCACCCAGAAGTAGTACTTCGTGGTGCTGATCTGGCCGTTCTCGTTCCGGATCGGAACTGCAACGTACTGGTAGTCCAGCTTGTACTGGCGCTGAATCAGGAGATTGTCAGCGATTGCTGGATCGAATGCGAGGTCAGCAGCCGATGGGTTCACCGCGCGAACAATCAGAACGACTTCAGAGCCGCTCTGGACCGACAGAACTGTCAGAGTTCTACCAACAAGCTTGTACGTACCGCTCAGCTGCGAAACACCATTCACGTACACAGAGACGCGATCGTTCGTCACACCTGCTGGAAGTGTGAATACCATTTGACCAGTAGATGTCGCGACCTCGTGAGTCATCGTGCTCTTCAGCTCGGACCATGCAGCCCAAGTCGTCTTGTACCGATCGATCTGTGTGCCGTCGTTCAACATGTACGGAGTCGTGCTTGCAGCATCCTGAACGATGTTCACTGGAGCCGATGGGAACGCGTACCATGGACCGACGTATGGGAACCACGAACTGTTCGGTACACGGGCGTCAGCATCAAGCTGAGCCTGAGTTGGAACAGCCCAAGCACGCCAGCCAACACCGTTATTCAGCGTGTACAGAGGATCTGTTGGGTCGTTCGACAGAGTCGAGCCATCCATGACAAGATCGTTCTCAACCATTGGAACAACCAGTTCGACCTTTGCAGCATCATTCAGCTTCACGGAACCGGCAAGCGCTTCAGCGATCAGACGAACCAGCAAGTCAGAAGGGAATGTGCCGGAGTTCAGAACCTTCACGGTGATTTGCAGACCGAACGAAGGGACTTCGAACGTGTACTGCTCACCCGCAACTGCGTCGAATGTAGCAAAGTGCAGTGGAGAGTCGGCGTTGCTTGGATCAACACCGCGATCCTTGCGAATCAGGATGTGATCTGTTTGGCCGCTGTCGACTTCCATGACACGGAGGTACGTCGAAACATCCCAGTCAGAACCGGTCGAGCCAGTCAGAACAATAGCGTGACCATCAGTGTTCGAGCTGAACGTGACAATCACGGTGTTCAGATCCACGACAGTGATCTCATCAGGCAGAACGACTTGGTTCATGCCGTCATAGAGCGACACTTGAACTGCAGTCGAACCCATGTCGTGCACGATAGTCCATGTGCTAGCTGGAACAGCCTGCAAATGGGTGTAAACGGTCTGTGCGCCATTCGATGCTGGCACGAGGCTTTCAACGACTGGCTCAGCGGTGAACAGGAGTTCGCCGACAGCTTCAGTGTGTTCAAGCACGGACAGATCAACGACAGCCTGGAGCGTATCCAGGCTGTGCACCACTGGAGTGAACAGATCACCTTCGTACGAGACGAACTTCGTGAACTCACCGATCACGTTGTACTCAGACAGAGGACGCAGAACAGTTTCGTCTTCTTGCCATGCGCCAACTCGCATACCACCAGTAATACCGTACTGAGCGAACGTACCGGACTCGAGCATGATCAAGCCGTCGTTCGTGAACGTCAGATTCGACTGGAAGCTCGAGTTGAACGATGGGTGCGCTGCTTCGATTGCAACACCAGCCTTCGACCAAGCGATCGCACGGGTGTTCCAGACACGTTCACGGGAATATGTCTTTGCACCGTACACTTGACCGTCCGCCTTCGTGCGAACATCAAGATCCGCGTTACCAGCATCGATCAGAGCTTGAGCGTTGTACTCAGCAGGTGGAACATTCGACTCAACCCATTCCACGACATCCATCGTGGCAAAGTCAGTCATTGTGCCCCAACGGCTCAGGCGTTCGTCAACAGTCTGGAAGATCATCGTGTCGTAGTACGGCACGTAGTCCAGATTCGTCGTATCCCACCAGACACGGCCAACTTCCTTCGCACCCCACATGTGCAGCGGGTCGTAGTTGTTATTTCCAACAACCTGCGTCGACACATTGTATCGAGCTGGATCCAGAGTCGAGATGATGTTCACGCTTTCCAGAGCAACTGGGGTGTGCTGATCGTACGCTGGGTGCCAGACTGGAATTTCTTCGATCAGCTCGGCAGCAACATAGTTGAACAGCTTAACAGGATTGAACTTCGGAGTAGCTGGACCGTAACCTGTCACGGTGATTTCACCGTCTTCAGATGCAATCAACGTCGTCATGTTCACACGATCAGCAGCAATACCAGCAGTCGTGAGCTCATCCGCAATGAACGGCAGCTTGATCAGATCACCAGCTTGAACGACCTTCGTGAACGTGCCGACGACCTGCGCATTGAAGTGCACATCGGTGTTCAAGTCGTCAATGCTGAACCAACGGTTTTCATCAGTCGAGTCGATCACGGTGAACGCATTGAAGTCTGTTGGGATCGACACTGGGTCGAAAATCAGCTTCGTGAACTGCGTCAGAGTGTCATCAACCGAGAGGCGGAGCTCTGGGAAGATCTTCGAACGGCTGTCACCGTACTCAGCAACCTTGTACGCCCAGTACTCGTCGAGCTTGGCGTCTTGGAAGCGATCATTGTTCAGGAATGCGTCGATCGATGCGTTCGTACCCTTCATCTGGATCAGACCACGCCAGAAGTTGAACTGCGAACGATCAGTCAGATCGAGATCGGCCATGTACTGCTTTGGCGTGAAGCCGAGAAGCGCGAGCGCGTGACGTGTCGACAGTTCATCTTCGAACGCATGATCTGGATCGTAGTACTGAGCGATCTTGTCAGCGCTGGACTGCAGATTGCGCTTCACTTCGTTACCAACGAGGTAGTGACCGCCGAATTCTGGACGCAGCGAGTTCGATCCTTGACGACGGCCGTTCAGCTTGATCGTCACGATGCGAGCACCAGAGAACGGATCGTAAATCAGGCCTTCACCAGTGGATGGCGACATCAGATTGCTGAACACGAACAGGTGCTCGTACTCATCAACTTGTGCGTGCACCGAGAACATCGGAACCTTTGCGCTGATCATCGACTTACCACGTGAACGCAGGATCGTCAGATCATCGGTGTTCATCTTCGCGCCAAGCACGTCGAACACGCCTGGATTTGCACGGACGTCGAACAGAGCGGTGTCAAAGTACTGGCTGAGCAGACCGACGTCTTGCTCGACCCAGAGCTTGTCCATGAATGGAACAAGCACGTGACCTTGGTTCAGCTGAATACCCGTGTAAACGGCGTCGACGAACTTTTCAATTTCGAGCTGCCAATTGCGGATACGGCCAGTCGCCTTATCGGTGTTACCACCTTCTTCGTCTTGGAAGCGCCAGCCATCAGCCTCGAGCTTCTGCGAGTAACCGAACAGGAAGTCAACGACGTTCTGCAGACCAGTGATCGTCAGTGGAAGCTGAGTGCTTGTCGTTCCAGCGATCTTTGTTGGCTGTGTCCAAGTACGATCGGTGTGCGCCGAGCTCAAGGCCTTGAACGTGACTTCGTCGCCAGAAGTGAACGTGAAGTACTCGATGCCGAGGAAGCGTGGGTTGTATCCTTCAACGCGGAAGATCCAGTCTTGACCAGCGTTCGATGGGACACGACCAGCAGGTGTCGTGTTCTCTGGGAGAGCCGAGCCGAGCTGAACAACCGTGATACGCAGACCTTGGACCCAGATGTCGCGAGCGAATGGCGAGCGCTTGAAGCGGAGCTCATAAGCCGACTCTGGGATTGCGTCTACGTCAGTGAACACGCGCAGATCGTCTGTCGAAACAAGACCACCAGCGCGGTAACCGAGATTCACATCCCAGCCGCGGTAAGCTTGGATCGCGTAACCTTGAGCGGTGTCAACAGATGAACCACGCAGAGCTTGCGTGAAGATCTGACCGAACCCGTGGAACTGCGCGTACGAAGCTTGATCGAACGTGACCAGCAGACCAGAGCCATCGGCATTCGCCGTGATGTTGAACGTGTCACCGATCCGGAAAGGCTTGCCTTCGTCTTCAATCAGAACGTCGTTCAGCGTGTATCCAGCACCAGTGATAGTACCAAGTTCGCCTTCATTCACGTACCCAATCACGGTGCCGTCCTTAGCACGGACCGTGAACGAGAACTTACGACCTTCAGCGTATCCAGAGTGCTTGATCGTCAGATCAATTGCCTTTGGACCAGACAGCGAAGACATCGTGAACGGTGTCTTGCGAGCGACTGAGCGGATCGCATCACCTTGCAGGCGGAAACGTGGGTGTCCTGGAACAGCGATGTCAAAACCATCGTACAGGATACCATCAACTTCAACCCACTCAAAGCCCCAGCAGTGACCAAGCCATGCCATTGGATCTTTGCGGAACAGAGCACGAGTCAGGGCGTACCGGAACTCGATCGAGCGGAGCCAGACCGTTTCAACTGGAGAACCTTCGCCGAACAGGTATGGATCGGCTGGGCTGAGCGGCAGACTGTTCGTCAGAGCGTTCGCCGCTTGTGGCGAGGAAGCATTCACGTACGGCGACAGGAGCGCGTCGTTCACAGTGTTCACTGAGAGCTTCAGACCTGGACGAGCTGCCTTGATGTCGTTCCACATCGAGAGCTTCCACGAGCGGACCTGTTCGAACAGAACATCTTCGAACGGCGAGTTCACGTCCTGCATCAGGACCCACTGTGTACCGCTGAATTGCTGACCAGTACCGATCGTGACGACCGTCTTGGCGACCAGCGGAGTCGCAGCACGGCTCCAGGCACCAGAGGAAACGATCCACAGACCATTGTTCGAAGCAGCAGCTTCGGAGGCAAGCAGAAGAACATCACCGTTCAAGAGGTTCTTGCCATCAACCGTTGGCAGACCATTCAGTGGCGTGCCAGTTGGAGCTTCGGACCAGAGGACTGCCTTTGCGGTCACACCGATGTAACCAAGCGAAGGGTTCTGAACCATTGCCTGAGTGACGTTCGCCTTGTACAGAGTGTTCCAGTCCGTTGGCTTCACTGCGAAACCAAGGAGCTTCCATGGCTCGAGATTCGGACGGGAAGTAGGAATCACACCAGCGATCGAAGCTTGGTGCGCCTTCAGTGCGTCGAACCAGCGAGCTGGCATACCGAGCGAGCTGTAGTTCCACGTGAACGCGTCAGTGGAAACGTAGTTCGGTGCTGTTGGATCGTACTTGTTCGCAGCTGCCCATGAAGCGAGCTCACGCTGGAGCTCATCCTTCAGAGGACCAGTCAGGGCCGTTTGAACTTCTTGTTCATTGAAGTACGTTCTGTGCTGAGCATTGATCCCAGTGTACAGACGGTTCTCAACTTCAAGGAGAACGCCGTTCAGCAGGATCGCTGGATCGAGAGCGACCCATGGTGCAAGCAGATTCGACTCTGGCTGCCACAGAGCGCCGTCCCAGACGTTCAGCTCGTTCGTTGCACGATTGTACCAGTGTTGACCAACTGCCGAAGCAACTGGAGCGATCATACCGTCGCTCAGAACGTTGAACGCACGGAGCTCATTGCCGTTCGCTGCTGGGTAAATCCAGAGCTCACCACGGTGCGGTGCCGTTGGAGGAACAGTCGTGAATGAACCAACGGCTGGAGTGAACGTGCCATCTGCGCGTTTGATCAGCATTCCTGGCGACAGCATACGGTCACGGAATTCTTGCGTGAATCGGTAGATCGGCGACAGGTGACCGTCATGGTGACGGAAGAGTTCAGTGCCGAGCTCGTTGTCGAACACGACGCCTGGCTTGACCAGTGGAGTCACGCCAAGCATTGGGAGCGTAGCTGGGAAACCGATCACTGGTGATGTGCTGTCGAACAGAACAGTGCGGACATCATTGTCCTTTGCACGAACGGAGAGCAGGTAGTCAGCGAGCTTTGAAGGCGAAGTCAGAACACCTTCATTACCGAAGAACTGCACGAGCTCCTTCAGGTAAAGATCAACAACCGAGTTCAGAGCCGATTCGTACTTGCGCTGAGCGAAGTCAACGATCGACAGTGGTGTGTTGTCACGCTGCATCAGCAGAGCGGCAAGCAGATTTTGTTGCTCGGACCAGAGCTTGATCGAACCACCGAACGCGTTGTCCTGGGTCTGACCGATCTGATTCACGAGGATACCACGGAAGTGGCTGTACAGCGTACCTTCTGGGATTGCATCGCCATTATCCGCAGCGACGTTGTTGTACAACATCCGCGGAATCTGCCATGCACCAATGCCTGCTGCGTCACCATTCGCACCTTCGAACAGGTCATAGATCTGTTCGTCAGTATCACGGTAAACGTACCGAGCGCTCTCGAAATTACCAACCGCAAATTGGAACTTGTCGCCAGTCTTGAATGGAATCGAACCAGACAGGATCATCGCGGAGAACAGACCATTGCTGTACGGTGTGTTCACGCCGATCGTAGAAAGATTGTCAGGCAAGCTCTTCATCTTCGAGCCAGTCACAGAGAACGTGGTCGCGCTCGTTGCTTCGAGCGTCCAGATCTGCTGCGCGCTGAATGGATCAATCACTTGAACATCGAACAGACCATTCCCGTCGCCAGTGAATGACTGAGAAGTGATCTCGGCGGACGAGTGGCCTGGATGCCAGATCGAGTGCAGTGCACCGTCGATCGTCTTGTAGAACAGGAGATTGTTTCCTTCTTCGATCAGACCGTGTCCGAACAAGAAGTCAGAGGATGCGTTCGAGGCATGAGCGACGCGGCGCTGCAGAGCAGGATCGATATCAGCCGTTGGGTCTTCCATGTAGAAGAAGATTGGCGACACGAGCGATGCATGCGAACCATCGTACCGGTACAAGTCGAACTGTGGAGCCTGATTGAAATCAGTCTTCTGTTGTTCGTACTCAGTGCCACCGACATCAGTTGGCGTACCCACTGCTTCAGCGTGCGGCTGAGTTGGAGCGGCCATGCGACCAACGATACCCGAGTTCTCAATGAAGAACCGAGTGTTCAGCTTCAGGTTCGAGTTGTACTCAATGATCGGACGCGTAGCTTGGATGATCTTCGACAGATCGAGACCAGCGGCAGTCGCTTCATCACGGTGCATCCAGAAGTTCGACTCTTGCCAGTCGTTCGTGTTCGACACAGAGGTCGAGCCGTCAGCGACCCAGATGCCGGATGCTTGCGCAACGTACAGAGTTTCACGATTACGATCAAAAACGCGCGCACCATCAGTTGTGCTTGGGTAATCAGCAGCGCGAACGAACGCACCTGGTTTCACAACATAAATGCCGTTATCGACAGAGGCGCCTTGGTTCTTTACAAGGATACGATCGTTCTCTTTGATCTGAACGCCATCAATCACTTGGTACAGATCGAGCGAGTCGACTGCATTGATCTTGCCCTTCACACCCGGGCCGACGTTCGGCGTCACACCGTACGTGCTCGACAGGAATGGGGCTGCGATCGTGAAGCTATCGCCAGCAGCGAAGCTTTCGTTACCGATCCAAACACCGTCACCGTCATAGATTGGATCGCGAATGATCTTGAACGTCAGGAGAGCTTCACCAGCGCCAGACGCCATGAAGTTCACGGTGTACGTCGAGGATTGCTCAGCTACGATCGTTGGGAGAGTGTATGACTGAACGATTTCGTCTGGAGCCAGGCCAGCACCCGAAGCCGTCACAGTGAAGTGTGTGCTGTCAGAGAAAGCGACGACCCACGACTGTGCGTAGAAACCAGTGCCAGTCAGAACGATCGCGCGTGTCGTTCCTGCAACAACGTTCAGCTTGTCGAGATCGGTCGCCTTTGGGGCCGAGATCGTGTAGTATTCTGGCGCGAGCGATGGATTCCATGCGAGCGCTGGCGTATTAGGCAGCGACTTCGCGACCCAGTAGTAGTTGAAGAAGTTCGTGAACCGATCGAAGTTGATCGGTGGCGCGTAGTTGTTCCCTTGGGAGTACAACCACGAGGACTGATCTTCCGAGATCCCAAGGACTTCAGCCTTGCGGATCAGATCCTGTGCAGTGAACGAGTACGTCTCATTTCCGACCTTGAACGAGAACACAGGCACAAGGGCGTTCACGTCACGCTCTGGATTCGACTGCGGAACCTTTGGGGTACGGTCGTCTGGGGCCGATGGCTTGCGACCAACGTAACCGTACAGAGGTACCGCTTCATCCTTCGTCAGGAAGCGATTGAACAGATTATCAATCAGCGACGTGATCATCGGGTTCCGAAGGTTCTTCGGAACGAGATTCGTCATATCCTGGAAGGGGAGGGAGTAGTCTTTCATGAGCTTCATGCGCGTGTAATCACAGTTCGGTATTTAGACCCGTGGCAAAAGTGTAAAAATTCACATCCCGTTACAGATTGGAGTTCGGGATGTAGTACAATTCATCCATACCACGGAGCTGAACATGCAAATAACCAAGGAATTCCAAGTTCGATACACAACCCCGCGTGGTTCGAGCTGCTCTTGGCGAGACCTGCCGCTGCCGGCCCGGGACACCGATGACCTCGCTGCCAAGGTGAAGAGCGGCGAAGCAACCGAGATCATGCGCAGCCTGGTCGAAACGGAAATCTCCGGCACCACGGCCCTCGCAATCCGAACGCTGAGCTACGAGTTCGTGTCGTATGACGTCGGCATCCTGAAGGTCAAGATCGAGTACCTGCTCTGGGACATCCAGATGGACCGACCGCACGGCTGCATCGATCAATCCGCAACTTTCAGCTTCATGGACTAAGGAGAAGAAATGGCAACTGAATTCATCCGCTACGGCACCGGCTCCAAAGGTGGCGCGCACTTCGTGACAGTCGTCTTCCGTGAAGACGGTAAGGAAATCACGCGCAGACTGACGGGTTCCACCGGCGACGCTATGGAATTCGACAATCCAACGACGGCTGCCTGCGTCGCCACCCATCTGACATGGGCTCGCGAAGCCGAACGAAAAGAAGTGCAGAACCAGTTTCGCCGAGCGCTCGGCATCGTGGATCTGTGACATCAAAACAAGAGGAGAACATCATGAACGACAAACGTGAAGTGACGGAGTTCGATCTCCGTGCCGAAGAGTTCAAGCACCCGCAAGTGAAGCCGGAAGACTTCGAGTTCCGCGGCGATGGCAAGATCGTCCGCAAGGATCGCTGGGAGGTAGGCATCCGCACGATCGCTGGCCTGTTCGGCTGCTCTCGCGAGTTCGAGATCGATGACCTCGTCGAGAAGGTCGAGCGGCTCACGAACCTCGATCTGGAGGAGCTGCACGAGAAGCTGGCCGAAACCCAGCGCGTGTTGATGGACCAAGGCCTAACTGAAGCCGGCATCAAGCACGCGACCGATAATCTGGACGAAAGCATTCAGGCCGTGTGGGTCGCCCGCGGCATCGTCGACGTGGCAGACTGATGGCACTCCCGACCAAGACAGCGAAGGAGCTGTCGAATCTGATCAATCAGATGCTGTGCGGGATGGATGCACTCGCGCGAGCCGAGGCCCGGGACCCGCAGGTTCCAGGCGACATTCGGTACTGGTACGAGTACCGACTGAAGGCCGAGCGCGATCTTCAAGCGCTCGGAATCCATCTGGCTGCCCCACTGGAGTTAATAGAGAATTCAA